GATCCGGCGCCGGTCTCAAAAATGCGCATTTGACCACTGACGTCGAGTTCAAATGTGGTTGAGGGTGCCATTCCGAGTCCGACCTTACCCAATATCTGGGTATCTCCAGTAACTCGAGTATTGCCGCACACATCTAAAGTACATGTGGGATCTTTGGTATTTACTCCTACATATCCAATGCCATTTGCGGGATACAGTGAAATGCGATCTTGGGCTCCGGTAGGACCGTCATTTTCAATGCCGATTGTAAGTAGGCCATTTTCGGTACTGGGGCCGCCGAAGTGTTCTTCGTACTGGATGTATGCATAGTCGCTTCCACTATTGTAGGTGGATTTGAATACTATAGACGATTTGCCAAAATTGTCGCCATGTTCCAGTATAAGTGAGCCCGCATTTAATGCTGCTGCCGTACCCGTTGGTTCGTAAATGCGCATTTTACCTTTAAAATTGGTTGTGCCACTCACATCAAGGGTGTAGGAGGTTGTTACATCCTGGTTTACTGCGAAAAAATTGTTACCGGAACCAAATTTTGCGTTTTGGTTAAGAGATATGTCCATCATGAATCTTGTCGGTCCGTTTACTGTTACGGCGGATCCTCTCATCGTTAATTGGCCTGCTGCGGAGATGTCCACGGTGGTTCCCGCGTTAAGGTTTGTTACTTTGATCGCATTGTCTCTTCCTATAATTACAGTTCCAGTGGATCCGGAGCCGTTCATAATTCTTACGTGTCCAGTTGTATATGCGGCGCATGCAATATCGGCGGTCATACTGTCGGGATTGTTATCGCCAGAAATGCGGCCCACATAGAATCGGCCTCCCCCTTGGTCTTTTATTATCATGTCTCCGCCTGCAAGGTATGTACTACCACTGTGTCCGCCAATGTAAATATTTTTGGCGGCAGTTCCGCCTCCTATGTAGATTGAACCCGTGCGATTATTGCCGTTACCGATGTTCAGCGTTTCTGCTGACGATGTGTTGTTAGCAATGTTGATTGTGGACGTTGAATCTCGACTACCCGATGCAATGTTTAATACGGCGTTATTGGAGGCGTTTCCATTCAAGAAGTTATATGTAGAATTGCTGACGTCACCGTTGAACGCGTTCAGTGTCGAATTCTGAACTTTTCCTGAAAACAGGTTCGTTGTAGTAGCGATGACGTTTCCCGAAAATACATTCGTTGTAGAACCACTTACGTCGCCTGACCCAAGATTAAAGAATCCTCCGGTTCTTGCGCCCGTTACGATATACAGATTGGCCCTGTTTGCTGCATTTGGACCCACATAGAGGTTACCGTTATCAATATCTGAACCGAGAGTCATTGTTCCACTGCTAGTTGGGTTCACGTATATGCCTGAAGTAGAACTTGTTCCAATACTTATAAACTGAGACCTTAAATCTAAATTAGATGATTGAGCATTGCTTCCAATTCTTATGGTTTTGTTAGTACCTGACTCACCCGTTCCTATATTAATACTGCCGGTTCTCCCAGAAAGTGTACCAATGTTTAAAGTACCCGTAGTTTGATTGTCGCCAATGCTCATCGTTGTGGTTGCAATTGTTGCGGCTATTGTATTTATAAATGCAGTACCAGAAACTCGAGTATTGCCGCTCACGTCCAAATTATATAATGGGTTGTTGGTATTTACACCGACGAAACCTGAGCCGGGCATTAATGCGATGTTGTCGTTGAAAAGCTGACTGACAGTGTTGTCAACCCCTATCGTCATAAGACCCTTGTCAATTCTGGTACGAATATTATACAAATCCACAATATCGGCAGCAGTCAAAGCGCGGTTAAACATATTTACAAAATTCATGTATCCATTGAACCCTTTTGCGAATTTCCCCGTGCCTCCTATTGCTTGCCCTGTATCATATGTATACTTAAGCCCCATCAATATAGCTTGATCGGTTGCAGTAAGCTTTATGGTTCCGTATCCATTATTTGATACTCCACCAGGAACCAAAGTACCATCCAAATAATGATTTCCGGTCGAAGTTGCGTTATCAAATGTGAATGCATAGTGGCGCCATATATTAGCCGTTAACGCGGTAGTCGCTTTGTAATTATTGGACTCTTCACATAAAGCAACAATCTGATTAGTGTCTCCATCTATATAGATATCAAAAACCGTGTTAGCACTTCTAGACGAAATATTCAAAATATAAAACCGACAATTCGCAGCAGAAACCGTCGTTGGCCTTATCCACGCGGAGAATGTAAACCCAGTAGAAAAAGGGTTTACAGTGGTTATATTCGACTCAAAGTAAGAAATACGGGCTGTACTACCGGTTGTTAAATTGTACTGGTTGAACCAGAGACAAAACACGCCAGCCGGAAACTGTGAAGGAGGACTGAGTGTAGAGACAGAAACAGAATTTACGGACAAATCATCTAAAAATTTCTTAAACACACTAGTATTTGAACCTCTACTGGGAATACCATTCGTAACCAAATCCGTTTGCGTATAACTTGCAGACAAATCCAATTTTATAAAGGGAAGCGCAGACCCTGCATTGTCCTTATATTGAATGTATGCGTAATCGGCCACGGAACTTTGGGTTGTTGATCGAAAAACGAGGGAAGAAGTTCCCGAAACATCACCGTGCCCCAGCACGAGAGAACCGGTTGTTGTACCAGCGACAGATCCGACGGGTTCGTAAATGCGCATTTGACCACTGACGTCGACTTCAAATGATGCATTTGATGGCGGTGCGCCGAACGTGGCTTTTCCCAAAACATTAAGGGTCGGTCCGTTTACTGTTATGGCGGATCCTCTCAGCGTTAGTTGGCCTGCTGCGGAGATGTCCACGGTGGTTCCCCCGTTAAGGTTTGATATTTTGATGGCACTGTCTCTTCCTATAAATACATTTCCAGTGGATCCGGAGCCGTTCATAATGCTTACGTTTCCACTTGTATTTACGCCGCCTGCAATATAGACGGCGATATTGTCGGAAATGGTATCATCATGAATGCGACCTACATAGAAGGTGCCTGCCCCTTGGTCTTTTATTCTCAAGCTTCCGCCTGCAAGGTATGTCAAACCACTGTGTCCACCAATAAAAATATTTTTGTCGGCAGTTCCGCCTCCTATGTAGATTGAACCCGACCGACTTGACCCGTTACCGATGTTCAGCGTTTCTGCTGATGATGTGTTGTTAGCAATGTTGATTGTGGACGTTGAATCTCGACTACCCGATGCAATGTTTAATACGGCGTTATTGGAGGCGTTTCCATTCAAGAAGTTATATGTAGAATTGCTGACGTCACCGTTGAACGCGTTCAGTGTCGAATTCTGAACTTTTCCTGAAAACACATTCGTCGTCCCACCACTTACGTCGCCTGAACCAAGGTTGAGTGTAGCGGAAGTTCTTTGACCGGATGCAATGTTTACTACGGCGCTGTCACTTATCGTACCTGTTAACACGTTCGTTGTCGTACTAGAGCCGCTTACGTTGCCAGTAAAAGCGCTTAAGTTTCCGCCGGTTCTGGACCCCGTTATAATACTTACTTGTGGCGTCAAATTCGAAGTGCCAACTGTCATATTACCACTTCCGAATATGTTTATGGTTCCGCCACCAATGGTGGTTGTTGCAGATGAACTTCCATTCGAGTTTAATGTGACACTACCGAAACGAATGTTGTTTGCAATGTTAAACGTTGCTGATGAATTCGATGCGTCTATCGTGTTTGTTACTAGCGTGCCGTTTACTATTGAGTTACCAGAAACCGTGGTGTTTTTATTAAACGTCCAGTTGCCAGTTTGATCAACCGACTGAATACCATTGTTGCTATTGAACAAATTGTAAGCAGTGGGGATGCGCTCGGTAAGCGAAGAAATAGTAAATGACTCGGTAGAGTTTGCCGGAGTAAAACAGAATATTCCTAGTTCGGGCGACCAGCACATTCTTTTTCCGAGAAAATTACCAAAAGCGTTTGTTGGTAAAGACGGCAAATTTAAAGAACTCCAATCGATACCATTACTACTTACATAACAGAATTTGTTGACAGGCTCTATTAATAAAAATATCCCTAGTTCGGCAGACCAAGTACCAAAAATATAACCACTATTTGAAAAAGTAATATTTGGAACTGTTCTCCAGCGGAGTCCATCATAACTAGTATATAATTTACTACCACCATAACCAACCAGCATTTTAAGTTCAGAAGACCACATAATGCGCTCTGGTTGTGAACCATATTGTAACGAAGTCAAAGCCGCCTCGTTAGCAAACCAAGTGCCTGTGCTATTACCAAGTTGCATATTCCCAAATTGATTCGAAAATATGAAACATTTTAGGTCACGTGCCCATACCACCCCATAATAATTACTCGGACTGACATTACTTGTCCAATTAATTCCGTCGTAACTATACAAGAACATATTACTGCCATACGTTCCAATTACATTAAACATTCTTAACTCGGGAGACCAAGCAATTACAGTTAAACCATTAGGGTCTCCTACTGCTACATGAGTAATATTCGTATTCCATGAAACACCGTTTGACGAAGTTGCTATTAAGTTTGTAGACAAATTTGATACTTGGGTACGTGCAATTGCACAAAAGATTCCAAGTTCTGGCGCCCAAACAACGTCTATATAGCCAAGAGCAGTATTTGAACAGATATCACTCACTGCCCAGTTCATACCATTTGGAGAAGTATATGCTTTAATGCCTCCTACCGCGCAAAATATGCGCAGAGTTGAAGACCAGCAAACGCTGTACACTGCAGTACCTGGAGTATATACGGCTGACCAAGTAGAAACCGCCTTTTTCGCATTTTCAATATTTGTTACAGGTGCTTTTTGATGATCCAGTGCATAAAAGCCATTCATCGAAGAGTAACTTGCATCATTATAATCCTGTTTCACCCGACTTGAGAAAAGCATATTTCCAGTTACTTCAGTATCATTCGAAATAACCTTTCCAAGTAGCTGTAAATCATTGGTTACTGTGGTTTTGCCCATCGAATAACCCGCCGGTTCGCCAAATAATCTAAAACTGTGGATGGCTACAATACCTTCACCAACTATTTTTGTAGTAATAATTCGGAAATAAGTATAAGCGATTGTTTTGTTTATTGTGAAACTCATTTCTACTGTGTTTGATACGCTCGGGTTAAAGTTTTGAACTTCATTTCTGAAATCAAGTTGCGTCCATGTAGTACCATTATTTGAACCTACCAAATAAAATTCTTTCGGCAGAAGACTATTTTCAATACTAAATCTGTTTACAGTTCTACTGATCGAATATTTTGTAATGCTAAATGCAGTGGGCAGTTTTATTTGAAGCCATTCGCCGCTAATGGTTGTAGAACCAACCACTGTTCTAAAATAATTTGTGGTTGTGCTTCCAATTGTGCCTCCCTGATACTCATAAGGTGAAACGATTGAGTAAGGTTTTTGAGTGTATCCACGAGTTCCTCCAATAATACCACATAGCCAAGCAGTGTTTACGGTTTCGTCAAACGCTTTAAAAGGAGCACCATAATTACCATTAATGTCAAACGAAGACGCGGAGAAATCATAAACGCCATTATAGAAGGAGGGGGTTACTGAATTGATAGTAACGCTATTCGAATTAATCGTTGTCGAGTTCGCGAAAATAAGGTTCATAACAGGAATTGGTAAAGTCAAGTTTACGTTGCCACCAATGAAATTATTCGATGAGTAGTTACTTACATTAAAGGATCCGCTCACGTCCAAATGAGCCGTTGGCGCCTTCGTGTTTACACCCACGAATCCGGAGCCGCCCGCAGAAAACAGTGAAATACGATCGGCACTGTTAGCCGACCCCGATTCATTTTCAATGCCTATCGTAAGAAGACCTTTTTCGGGGTTAACGCCGGTTCCACCAACATTTTCCTCATACTGAATGTAAGCATAATCGGATGCCGCATTATTTTTTGAGCGGAACACGATGGAAGACGCACCACTTGCATCGCTGTGCTCCAAGACGAGAGAACCTGTTGCTATACCAGCTTTAGATCCGGCGCCGGTCTCAAAAATGCGCATTTGACCACTGACGTCGAGTTCAAATGTGGTTGAGGGTGCCATTCCGAGTCCGACCTTACCCAATATCTGGGTATCTCCAGTAACTCGAGTATTGCCGCTCACGTCCAAATGAGCCGTTGGCGTCTTCGTGTTTACACCCACGAATCCGGAGCCGCCCGCAGAAAACAGTGAAATGCGGTCGGCACTGTTATCAGACCCCGACTCATTTTCAATGCCGATCGTAAGAAGACCTTTTTCGGGGTTAACGCCGGTTCCACCAACATTTTCCTCATACTGAATGTAAGCATAATCGGATGTCGCATTATTTTTAGAGCGAAACACGATGGAAGACGCACCACTTGCATCGTTGTGCTCCAAGACGAGAGAACCTGTTGCTATACCAGCTTTAGATCCGGCGCCGGTCTCAAAAATGCGCATTTGACCACTGACGTCGAGTTCAAATGTGGTTGAGGGAGCCATTCCGAGTCCGACTCTACCAGAAACCGTGGCGTTTTTATTAAACGTCCAGTTGCCATTTTGATCAACCGACTGAATACCATTGTTGCTATTGAACAAATTGTAAGCAGTGGGGATGCGCTCGCTAAGCGAAGAAGTCAAAAACGAGTGGCCATTAGCACCTGGCGCAAAACAAAAAATTCCAAGGTCAGGCGACCAACACATTTGTTTTGAACTGGTCGACGAATTCGTCAATGTTGCTGAAATACTTATGCTGCTCCAGTTAATACCGTCATTACTAATGTAGCATTTGGAGGCGGCATCCATGACGTTGAAAACACCCAACTCAGCAGACCACGTACAATTAGTAGGTTGAGTTAAAGCAAGGTTTTTAACCATTGTCCAAGAAAGCCCATCATAACTAGTAAAAAGAGTGTTTCCACCAAAAGCAACCAGCATATTAAGTTCTGGTGACCATACTAATTTTGTAGCACTGTTATTGTACAAGGCATTCTGTAATGGAATAAATGTAACAGTAAAATTTTTTCCGTCATAAGTGCCCAATGAGATTGTGCCGTTAGTTTGAATAAAAACAAACCGTTTTAAACTATTCGCCCAAACTCCGCTATAATAAGTATTTCCTGGATTTATGCTTGTCCATGTGAGACCGTCATAACTATACATAAAACCATTTGCAGGAGAAGTACTATCAAAACCTATCGCGTTAAACATTTTTAACTCGGGAGACCAACTTACAGAATAAAATCCATTAGAGCCACTATGGGTAACATTGGTGTTCCACGTAGTTCCATTTGAAGACAATGCGACAGAACTATTCGCACTCGTTGAACCGGTCGCAACAGCACAAAAAGTATTGAGTTCCGGCGCCCATACAACGTCGCGGTATGCTAATGACGCATTTGAACTTATATCGCTGGTTGTCCAGTTAATACCATCGGGCGAAGTGTACGCTTTATTGGTTCCAACCGCACAAAAAATACGCAATGTAGAAGACCAGCAAATACTTTGGATTACGGCGCTAGGATTAAATCTTGGCGTCCAACTAGAAACTGCGTCTTTCGCATTTTCAATATTGGTAATTGGGGCTTTTTGATTATCCAAAGCATAAAAGCCATTCATTGAACCGAAACTAACATCTTTAAAGTCCTGTTTCGCGCGGCTTCTGAAAAGCATATTTCCACTTACTTCAGTATCATTCGCAAGAACCTTTCCAAATAACTGTAAATCGGTTGTTATCGTGGTTTTCCCCATCGAGTACCCAACCGGTTCGCCATAAAGATATAAATCTCCAATCGATACAAATCCAGATGTGCCTGTTTTCAGTTTTGTAGAAATAAGTCGGAAATGCGTGTAATTTTCCGACTTTGTAGTAAGAGTAAAATTAAAATCAAAAGAATATGTGGAGTTATTTCCTTTTACCAAATTTTGGTTTTCATTTCTATAATCAATGAGAGACCAAGAGGTGCCGTTATTTGACCCCGCAAGATAAAACTCGCTCGGCATATACTTGTGGGAATTGGCTACATCGGTTTGACTCTTGTTTAACGAATAACTCATAATGCCAAATGCGGTTGGCACTTTTATTTGAAGCCATTCGCCGCTAATGGGTGTACCACTAACCACTGTTGTAAAATAATTGGTGGTTGTGCTTGAAGTCGTGCCTCCCTGATACGCAAATGGTAAAGTGGTTGAGTAAGGACTTTGATTGTATCCACGACTTCCTCCGTTACGAGAACTTATCCAGGAAGATTGTGAGTCATTATTGAACGCCTTAAAAGGTTCTCCATAATTTATATCTCCATTTAAGCTTAAATCAAACGAAGACGCGGAGAAATCATAAACACCATTGTAGAAGGAGGGGGTTATTGCACCGATAGTAACGCTATTTGAATTAATCGTTGTCAAATTCGCAAAAATTGCGTTAGTAACAGGAATTGGTAACGTCAAGTTTACGTTGCCGCCAATGAAATTATTCGATGAGTAATTACTTACACTAAAGGATCCACTACCGCCGACGAACAAATTGCCTCCAATACCGGCTCCACCAGTAATTTGAAGCGCACCGGTACTTGTACTGGTAGAAGCGGTTCCACTAGTAACAACCAAATTTCCAGAAACATTAATGGTTCCACTTACATCCAAGTGAGCCGTCGGCGTTTTCGTATTGACTCCGACAAACCCAGAACCATTGGCGGGCATTAAAGCAATACGGTCACTAAAACCAATGCTGGCGTCATTTTCAATGCCGATGGTCATAAGGCCTCGCTCGACGGATGTTTGCGTGTACCCGGGAGTATTATACAGTACCGCGATATCGGCAGCTGTTACCGCCCGGTCAAACATATGTATATAATTCATGTGTCCGTTGAACCCTTTTGCGAATTTCCCTGAGGTTCCTATTTGTAACCCTGTAGCAAATTGAGATTTAAGTCCCATCAATATAATTTGACCAATCGCAGTAGTAAGCGTTTTGCTTGTGTATCCATTTCCTGATACTCCGCCAGGAACCAAAGCACCATCCAAATAATGATTTCCGGTCGAAGTTGCGTTATCAAATGTGAACACATAGTGTCGCCATATATTAGCCGTTAACGTGGTAGTCACTTTGCAATTAACGACGTCTTCGGCACATAAAGCAACAATCTGATTCGTATCTCCATCTATATAGATATCGAAAACCGATGTTGCACTATTAGGCGAAATATTCAAAATATAAAACCGACAATTCGCAGCAGAAACCGTCGTTGGCCTTATCCACGCGGAGAATGTAAACCCAGTAGAAAAAGGGATTATACTGCTGGTTGAAAACATGTAAGAAATACGGGCTGTACTACCGGATGTTAAATTGTACTGGTTGAAAAAGAGACAAGACGGATTAGACACTGACAACTGTGAAGGAATAGTGCCACCTACCGTAGAAACCAACACAGAATTTATGGACGCATCCGCTGGAAATGTTTTAATCGAAATAACATTTGAACCGGTACTGGGAATACCATTAGTAAACAAATCCATCTGTGTATAACTCGCACTTAAATCATACTTGAGCATAGCAGGCGTAAACCCGGTATTGTCCTCATACTGGATATAAGCGTAGTCCGACGTGGTGCTACTGTTCGTCGCCTTCAACACGAGGGAAGATGCACCGCCCGATAAACCGTGTTCCAAGACGAGAGTTCCGGTGCTAGTACCAGCGATAGATCCGACGCCGGTCTCAAAAATGCGCATTTGACCACTGACGTCGAGTTCATATGCGGTTGTGGTCGGTGGTGCGCCGAACATGGCTCTTCCGGTCACGTTAAGGTTTTGGTTAAGAGAAACGTCACCGATCAACTGCGTCGATCCTCTAAAAATGGTTGCGCCGCTTACATCAAGGGCATACTGGGAGGATATGTCTTTGTTTACAGCGATCGAGTTGCTGCCGGAACCTAGTTTTACGTTTTGACTGAGAGATATATCAGAATTGAATTTTGTTGGTCCGTTGACCGTTATCGAGGATCCTCTCAGCGTTAGTTCACCAGCAGCCGAGATGTCGACGGTGGTTCCAGCGTTAAGGTTTGTGACTTTGATTGCGTTGCCTCTACCTATATTGGTGATAGTGGTTGAAGAGGTGCCGTTGGCCACGTTCACTGTACCGGCGGCGTTTTGATTGGTTGCGATCCCGACAGTACCACTAACAGCGATATCTCGCCCTAAAGTGATTGTATTTGCTCCGACGTTGTTACCAAGTTCAAGGGTACTTCCACTTTGTATAATTGTGGTTCCGCCTCCAATCGTGGTTGTTCCCGCTGAAGTTGAGCCAACGGTTATGACTTTTGATGAAGTTCCCGTTCCAATAATAATTGCTCCTGTCCTTGTCGTTAGTGTGCCAATATTTAAACTTCCATCCGTTTGTGTTACGGCGATATCCATTTGTGCTGATGTCGCTGTCGGCTCTACGTAGTTGTTATAGACAATTCCGCTAATGCGTGCGTTTCCACATACGTCCAGTGAATGTTGTGGAGTCAGCGTGTTTACGCCCACAAAGCCTGAGCCGCCCGCGGCGTACATCGAGATCCTGTCTGCGGTTGCAGTTGCGGTTGGATCGTTTTCTATACCGATGGTTAAGAGACTGCGGTTCGTGGTCGCGCCCGAAAAGTCTTGGTACTTTATGTATGCATAGTCGCCATTGCTTGTGGTGGAAGGGCTTTTGAACATGATCGATGATGCGCCCGAGGCGTCACCGTGTTCCAATGTTAAGGTAGCCACACTTGTGTTCGTAGTAACATTGGATCCGACAACTTCATAAATACGCATTTGGCCACATATGTCGAGTTCATATGATGCGTTTGTGGGCGGTGCGCCTATCGTTGTTCTTCCAGTAACGTAGAGGTTCTGGTTTAATGATGCGTCTTGTCCGACGTACAGATTTTTGCTCAAGGTTGTATTGCCATTTACGTACAACTGTTTGTTCAGAGACACGTCTTCTGTTACATACAGATTTTTATTCAATGTTGTATCGCCTGCTATGTAAAGATCTGCAGCATTATTATAAAAATTGCTCGTCTTTAAAGTTCCGTACACAGTTAAGTCACATGGGCCACTTATTCCAACGATTGTAACGTTCCCATTAGTAGTAGTAGATCCGACAAATTGATAACGACTGTTAATGGAAGCAGTAGTGTTTTCGAAACTAAGTCCAAGAGAGGTTAGTTGAGCGAATTGGGCATAACTTACATCGACTGTCGATCCGCCTACGGAAACTTTGAATCCTTCGTGGTTTACTTGATACACCATCCTGTCATTATGAGCATCATACACTTCAAATGACGAATTCCGTAGAGTCATGTTTCCGCCACTAACATCGAGAAACCCTTGGATGTAAGTCTTTTTTAGTTTATTTGCAGCCGCGTCTGTGTTCCATGTTGTTGACATTGGATCTGTTTCTTATATATTTTATACATACGATATAAAATATGCAAATGAACCACCGGTTTTTTTTTACCATTGAATAATGGTTCCATTTTGGTTGTTTATATTTGACTGCACGGTTACGGATCCACTAACGTCGACATTGTTTCCGATCTTTGCATTTCCGGTAACGTCGAGGGTGTAGTTGCTAGTTATCGTGCTTGTTCCTAAACCAAGTTTCGAGATGAAAGCATTACCGGTTACTGCCAACTGCTTATTGAAAGATACATCCTTTATTACAAATAGGTTTGAGTTGAAGGTAACATCGGATGTTACAAATAGTTTGCTTTGCATGGAAACATCTCCTGTCATCGTTGTTGGTCCTCTAAGAATTGTTTGACCGCTTACATCGAGTGCATACTGGGATGATATGTCTTTGTTTACGGCGATAGACATGTTTCTTGACGAGGATGTTAGCGACAGATTCTTGTTAAGGGATACATCTCCGCTGAATAACGAATAGTTTTTCACATAGAATTTATTGTTTATGGAGACGTCTTGACCTATGTAGAGGTTGGTGTTGAATGAGACATCTTGAGTTACAAATAGTTTGCCTTGCATGGAAACATCTCCTGTCATCGTTGTTGGTCCTCTAAGATTTGTTTGACCGCTGACATCGAGAGCATATTGAGATGAGATGTCCTTGTTTACGGCGATCGACATGTTTCTTGACGAGGATGTTAGCGACAGATTCTGGTTAAGGGATACATCTCCGCTGAATAACGAATAGTTTTTCACATAAAAATTATTGTTTATGGAGACGTCTTGACCTACGTATAGGTTGGTGTTGATTGACACATCTTGAGTTGTGAATAGTTTGCCTTGTATGGAAACGTCTGCAAGTGTGTAAAGAGGAGCTCTAAGAATTGTTTGACCGCTTACATCGAGTGCATATTGGGATGATATGTCTTTGTTTACGGCGATCGACATGTTTCTTGACGAGGATGTTAGCGACAGATTCTGGTTAAGGGATACATCTCCGCTGAATAACGAATAGTTTTTCACATAGAATTTATTGTTTATGGATACGTCTTGACCTATGTAGAGGTTGGTGTTGAATGATACATCTTGAGTTGTGAATAGTTTGCCTTGTATGGATACGTCTGCAATTGTGTAGAGAGGCGCTCTAAGAAATGTTTGACCGCTGACATCTAAAGCATACTGGGATGATATGTCCTTGTTTATGGCTACTGACATGTTTTGGTTACTTGATGTTAATGACAGATTCTGGTTAAGGGATACATCTCCACCAAATATTGATTGGTTTTTCACATAGAGTTTTTGGTTGATTGAAACGTCTTTACCTATGTAGAGGTTGGCGTTGAACGAGACATCTTGAGTTGTGAATAGTTTGCCTTGTATGGAAACGTCTGCAAGTGTGTAAAGAGGAGCCCGAAGAAGGGTTTGACCGCTAACATCTAAAGCATATTGGGATGAGATGTCTTTGTTTATGGCGATAGACATGTTTTGGTTACTTGATGTTAGCGAGAGATTCTGCGACATGGACACATCTCCGCTGAATATTGACTGGTTTTTCACATAGAGTTTATTGTTGATTGAAACGTCTTGACCTATGTAGAGGTTGGTGTTGAATGAGACATCTTGAGTTGTGAATAGTTTGCCTTGTATGGAAACGTCTGCAAGTGTGTAAAGCGGGGCTCTAAGAAGGGTTTGACCGCTGACATCTAAAGCATATTGGGATGATATGTCTTTGTTTACGGCGATAGACATGTTTTGATTAATTGATGTTAGCGAGAGATTCTGGTTAAGGGATACATCTCCGCTGAATAATGAATGGTTTTTCACATAGAGTTTATTGTTTATGGAGACGTCTCGACCTACGTATAGGTTGGCGTTCATGGAGGTGTCTTGGTTTACAAAGAGTTTTTGGTTAAGAGATGTGTCTCGTTGAACGAAAAGGTTTTGGTTAAGAGATGTGTCTTTCACGACCATTAAGTTGCCATTGAGGGACGAGTCTGCCGTGATGAGTAGGTTTTGATGTCCGGTTATATTGAACGTGACGTCGAGATTGGCCTTTACATTTGTGTTGCCGCCGACTATAGTGTTTCCGATGTTGATTTCTTGTGCTACATAGGGGAGGATGTTGAATGTCGGATTGTTGGTAAGGATTTGTCCCTTGTCGTTGACTTGCAAATCGCCCGATACCACGATGTTTCCGGATGCCTCGATGATATTATTATTTCGTCGGTTGAGCAAGTCTGGCGCGTACAAGTTGAGCATTTTACTAGTATTCGCGCCTGTTTTCACACTTACAACAAAGTCGTTCGCGTTGACTATGCTGATTGTGTTTAATGGATAAGTTGATATTGTGGTGGAAGTCCATGTTTGAAATCCATCGACCGAGTATAGGATGGCGCCCCCTTCCGTTGTAGCCATAGCTCTGTTTTCATCCAAAACTTTGACGCTGTTGAGTATGGTCGATGCAAAGGTTACGGCAGTCCATGCGTTCAAGTTGTGTGTATAATAAATTACGTTTGTGCCTACGGCTACGGCATGAACTGTGTTGTAGACGTCTACGGCGTTCATGGTTGCGCCGACAGCCACGGGGGGTTGCGTCGTATTCGTTGTTGCGTCGTATTTGACGATGCCACCGTTTCCTACAATCACGATATTGTTTTGGTTGCTTCCTGCGATAGCCGTGACTTTGGTGAGTCCGGTGTTTAAGGGGTCTCCATTTATAGCGGTAAGTGACGTGCTTTTGATAATTCGCCCGTCGAAGATGCCGAGTATGAGTGTGCCCGCAGTTAAGTGGATTGCAGTGAAGTTCAGATTGTAGCCATTGTTGCTCACTATGGACCAATTGTTGCCTCCGTTAATGGATCGGAAAATGTATCCGGTGTCTCCCACTATGTAAATGGTGGAAGAATCGGCCATTGCAGTGGCACTAAAAGTGTGCGCGGTGCTTTCTAAACTGTTGGGGTTCGGGTTGCCGAATTGGTCAACAATGCGTTTTTTCGTCCACGTGTATCCGCCGTCAGTTGTTTTCAGGAAATTTTGTTGAAATGTTGTGTTGGATGCGGAACCAAACACGACTCCTACATTGTTGTAGAAGCTGGTTGCATAAATCTGGAAGCTAGTGTCGGCGTAAGTGGTTAAGAGTTCTTGGTGCACGAGTTTTATGGGACCGTTGATGTCCATGGCATATTTGTTGGTTCCATCGCTTATTGTTGTTACGTCCGGTTTGTTAATCGCGATGGATGTTTTGAGATTTTTGTTGAGGTTTCCCGATATGATATTGAGTGCGGGGTATTTTTGATTGGTCGTGTCGGTGAGCGCGAGTGTCCCCATGATGCGATTATTCAAAAAGTACCCTCCGCCTATAGCCATTCCTTTTCCTTGGTCGGTGGCGAGTTTTACGAAAACGTTCGACGAGTTGTCTAGCGCGATGATTTGAGCAACGGTTCCCGTGTTGAAGCTGGCGTCCAAGTCTGAGTAAATGTTGGGAAAGTAGGGCACATTGGTTTCGGCGTTTCCGTAGATGATGACTCTTTCGTCTGCCTTGAAAGTTTTTGCGAGGTCTTGTGAGAAAATGGTGCGAGGTTTTACTGTCATGGTGTCCGAGACGTCGATTGTGAAGAAGCCGTTTGCTACGTATCCTAGGCGCGCGTCGGGATTATTTGCTTGGTTGAGCGAACTGTCCACGTAGAAGTCGATGTATGCGGCTATGGGGTCGACGTTGAGGGTGATGGCGCCATTGGTCGCGTTTTGTGCGAGTACGTTTTTGTTGCTGGGCGCGGATGACTGTACGTAGATGGATGCTTCTGTGTTTCCCGATATGTCGATTGTGGCGCGCGGGTCGTACGTGTTGAACCCAAATTTGCCTTGGTCGGCGTGGATGAAAGTGGATCCGCTTGCGTCTAGGTATAAGTCTTCGCGCACGAACATGCTGTAGTCCACGGTGAGATTTCCGATGATCCGCGTGTCGAGCACACCGAGTGTTCCTAAGATATTAATGTTTCCGCACGTGATCGTTCCTTCGACATTGACGTTTTTATTGAAGTTTGCGTCCTCGGCGCTACTGATTCCACCACTGACGTCCCAGTTGCCAATGTAGGAAACTTTGAGGGATAGTTTGTCTGCGACTAATGTATTTACACTAAGGTTATTGAATTTATCTAGTTTATTTGTTCCCCCATACTTTTTCCATGACATGGTTATATGGTATATATGCATATAAACATATTTTACTCGTTGAAGATTTCCGTATTAAGTACGTAAGGGGCTATTTTTTTTTATTTACTAAATAACGAATTCCACACGGATGTCTTCTTCTTATTCTTTTGTGTTTTTTTTTTCGCTTGTCTTGATGATTTTATTTGCTGTGCCTTTGTATAACGTGCCTTTGTATAACGTTCCTTTGTATAACGTTCCTTTGTATAACGTTCCTTTGTATAACGTTCCTTTGTATAACGTTCCTTCAAGAAAGATTTGATTTTGTCTTCGTCTTTCAAAATGGTGTCGATGACGTTTCTGTAAAAGTTTCGGAATTCGTCTTTTCTGTGCTTCATTTCGTCGATTGAAAACCATTTGATTTCTATTTTCTCAAAGAGTTTTGTGTTGGTGAGGTATTTTTTGTTCATTCGTTGCCACAAGAATCTATGGTTGTCGTTGTAATGTTTCACCAAGTCTGGGTTGTAGTCCATTTGGAAGAGGTGTATGTGGTATGTTTCGTATTGCATTTTGTGGACGCCGCCGTTTCTTTTTATGAGTGCGTTGATTTGCTTTGCGTCGCCTAGGAATCCCGATAGTTCTTCCGCGCCTTCGCGCATGGCTGTGTCGTAGATGGATTCACCTTGTTCGTTTCCGCCTCCGAAGTCGGACCATCCTGGCGTGTCCGCGAGACTGTTTTCCTTTCCAAAAAGGAAGTAGAGTTTGCCTTTGTAGAAGCATGCTGGCAAAATACTCGAACCGACCATTTTTTTTTATATCTTATGTTGCGAAGACTTTATTTTTTGTCTAAGAAGGCAAAAGTATTTTGTCTTTATTCGTGTATGATTCTTAGGCATATTGAAAAGTCGGCACCATTTAACTCGACAGTTCTCCCTGCATCATCGAGTAGCAGTAGTTGCATTTTCTGTATGTTTACCTTTTCTAAATATTTGCGCACTTCGGATGCCAAGAGTCCATTTGCTTTGTTTGCGCAGAGCGTGTCTCCGAAGACCATGTTGTTGGGTAGACTGATTTTGGCGATGATGTTTTTGTTTTGGTTGGTGTTTTCTTGCGGCGAGACAAATGCATTGGCGTTTCCTTGCGAGAATTCATTGAGTACTAGGAACAAGTGTCTTGGTGTTTTGAGTGTGATGAGGGTTTCTGATAAGAGTCCTGCGGTGGTCAAGTTGTATGACGTGTCTCTGAATCCGAGTGCGTATCCGAAGTTGTTTAGGTTGTTGAGTTCGTCAGTGTTTCCGCAAATGTCGATGTTGGTAGCTAGCGAGTACGAATTTGTCTTTGATTTGAAAAGGGATTTGTTGTTGACTACGCTGAAAGAGATGTCTGCTGCTAAAGCGTTGGCTGCTAGTTGCAAGTTGATTTCGGTGGCTAGCGCGGCGGTTGTTGGGTAATTGTTTGGCGTAATTGTTACAACTTTGGGTGCGAAGCTTCCATTTTGTTTTATTCTTAAATAGTTGTTTCCTCCGCTAGTACAATTACTTGGTGCGAAAAAGTTGAAGAATGTGTACGGGATGTCAATGGATACGACTTCAAGCGACCTTACTTCCGAGAGTCTTTCTCCGAAGACGACCATGTTGGAAGATGCGTTTTTGAATTTGGTGTCTATGTTGACGATTTTCTCCTTGATTGTCTTGCTAACGTTTTTCATGATCATGTGGCTTCCTTGTTGTTCTACGGATGGTTCCATAACATCGTAATAATAGCTGTTTTTCATTGGTTATATATATATATGTTATTGCGATATAAAAGAAGAGTTGGGGTCTTTACGCAGTTTACGCAGTTTACGCAGTTTTATTGCAGCTGCAACCGTCTTTGTTACAACATTTTTGGTTGGTAGTGGTGAGACCTTCGTACAATCCCATTTTGTTTAAGATGAGTATGCCGATGCCGACGCTTACGATAGCGATTGTGATTTCGGCGTGGCGTTTGCCTTGGAAGAATTTTTTGAAGTTTTCGAACATTGTCTTTTATATATATTAGCAAATCACTTAAAGAGGAGTGAGAGTTTGTCGTTTTTATAAGAGTCAAATGGAGATCTTACCGTTTTACTTTTTATTACAAGAGTTGCAACTTGCGATTGTTGTCTTAGTTAATATTTTTGTCTTGGGTTCCTCTATTTTTGGGATCGTAGTCATGCCCGTTTTTGCTTTGCTAAATACAAGTGATGTTAGCATGGGTTATTATATATTTTACTTGTAGAACAAATTCTTTTACTCGCGACTATAGTCATAAATATTTTAGTCGATGGCTCATTTTTGTGACTTTTGCGCCACTCATTTTCGAAGCAAGCGTCAGTTTTCAGAGCATGTGGTATTTTGCGAATTTATGACCACTCGTGCCGTGGAGCGCAACACAAATATGAATTTGGTGGAGGACCGCATTCCAGAGAGTCGTATGATGTTTGAGGGTATGAAGAGTTGCATGTCTCGCTTGAAGAGGTTGGAAGAGGAGAACAAAGAGCTAGCAAAGTTTGTTCATAGAGAGCGCCGCAAAATCGACATGATTGATTATTTGAAGATGCGGTATCCTGTGGTGCCTATGGATTTTAGTTCGGTTGCCGATTTCTTGAGGGATATTCAGCAAAAGCATTTGGAGTGTGTGTTTGCGGGTAATATTGCAGATGGTGTGTGTTTATTGGTGGGGGATTTTTTGGATGCGAATATGGTTTCGGGGTTGCCGATTTGCGCCTTTTCACACAAGGTTGGTGTGTTTTTTGTTTATAATAAGCAGGTGTGGTCCGAATGTTCGGTCAGTATTTTGAACGATTTGTTTGATTTGATATCAAATCGTTTTTTGGGTGCTTATGGTCGTTGGGAACAAAAGCGGTCTGAGTATATTTTGGAGACGGAGGATGTGAAGAAGCAGAAGATGGAGTTCATGAAGCGTATTTTGGGGACTTATTTGAGCGACGAGGTGAAGTACAAGAAGTTTCGCAGTTTTTTATTCGAGAAGTTGAAGCAGAATGTGAAAAGTATCATTGAGTATGAGTTTGTTTGATTTGCTTTTTTTTATTTATTTATTCATAAATTAATTAAATAATTATGTCCCTCGATTATTTAAAAGAAAAGAACCGCCATCCACGCGATGAATTTATTCAGTTTGAGGAGTCGACACACGTATATACGGTGCATGGCGACAAGTCGTTTATGTCTGTGACTACGTGGAACCACCACCATTTTTCCAAGTTTGATGCCGACAAGATAATCAAGCAGATTGTGAGCAGTCGGAAGCACAAGGATGACCCGGAGTACAAGTATTATCAGATGACCGCTGGGCAAATCATGGATATGTGGAATGCGAATCGCGACTCGGCGTCGTCTTCCGGGACGAACATGCACTATGACATTGAGTGTTATTATAATCAGATGGAGGTGTCGAACGACAGCGTTGAATACCAGTACTTTCGCAACTTTTTGCGCGAGAATCCGCATTTGTCTGCTTATCGGACGGAGTGGACGATTTACCATGAAGAGTTGAAGATTGCCGGGTCTGTTGACATGGTGTACGAGAATCCGGATGGGACGCTGTTGATTTACGATTGGAAGCGATGCAAGGAGATTGTTAAGGAGAACTCTTTTGGGTCGTATGCGTTGACAAATTGTATTCGACATTTACCGGATACGAATTTTTGGCATTACTCTTTGCAGCTGAATACTTACAAGACGATTTTGGAGCAGAAGTATGGGAAGAAGGTGGTTGGACTTTGCTTGGTTTGTTTGCACCCCAACAATGACGATTATCAGTTGATTGAGGTACCCTTTTTGGAGAAAGAGATGGTGGATTTGTTTGAGTATCGGAAAGAGATGCTTCTAACCACTACGTTTGAAAAAAAGAATTCTTTTCCAACATCTTCTACTACGTTTGAAAAAACCAATCCCGTGACAAATATTACTTCTTTTTTCACGACCTTGGAAAAAAAGAAATCTTTGACAAATGTTCCAACCACTACGTCTTCTTCCACTACGTTTACAAAAGACATTCCCATGACAAAAGTTACAACTTCTTTAAAACAAAGTCCCGTGACAAATGTTACAACTTCTTCTTCCACTACGTCTTTACAAAAGAATCCCGTGACAAATATTACAACCACTTTGTCTTCCACTTCTTCGTTTGCAAAACCAAAAGGTCTCTTGATCGATCTTACCAACCTTTGAAATTATTAGCGCTTACTATATTTATATTTATATAATATACACTTCTACCATTTTTTTTAATTCCACTTGATGATTTTTAAAAAAAACAAATATACTCTCAAACAAAAACAAAAGATCGTTGACAAAATATACGACTTTGATGACAAGGACGTTTTAGAGGATTTCAATAAATTGGTCGAAATCGGATGCAAGAAGCACCCACTGCTTAGTCATGTCGGGAGCAAGGTGGTCAACAAATACACGTCCGTCGAACGATTGAATACCGTTTACAACTTGTACAGGAAGAATCGCATCTGCTTTTACGATCTGGTACACAACAAAAATACATTGAAGAAGGAGAAGCGCATCAAGCAGATGCTGGCCTTTTACAACAAGTCGTATGCGAGTTATCCTGAGATGAAGGTGTTGTTCCGCGTGTCGAACTTGTACTTTAATGCAATCTCCGTCTTCAATCCTTTGGTTGCAATCCACGTCTATTGTCGTTTCAAGCCTGCGTGTGTGTTGGACTTTACGATGGGTTGGGGTGGGCGGCTCGTGGGCGCGTGCGCTTTGAATGTTGGGCGCTATATCGGCATCGACAACAATCGGAATCTGATTGCTCCTTATAAGAAAATGCAGACTTTTTTGGAGAAACACTCGAAGACTGAGATTCAATTGATGTTTGAAGATGCACTAGCCGTTGACTATTCGAAGCTGGATTATGACTTGGTGCTGACGAGTCCGCCGTACTATAATATCGAGTTGTATAGCGGGACGAAGGAGCAGTCGGAGGAGGCGTGGGACCGGGACTTTTATATTCCTTTGTTTGAGAAGACGTTTCGACATTTGAAGAAGGGTGGTCATTATTGTCTCAACATACCTGCGGATGTGTATGACAAAGTGGCTAAGAAGGTATTGGGGAAACCGTCGTTTAAAATTGCGATGCCGAAGAAGGCGCGTAAGCACTTGAATAAACATGAGTATATTTACATTTGGTCGAAAGGGTGAAGTAAGTTCTGGCGTTTCCTTCCAGTTTTTTATTTCATACCGTATATTTTATATTGTGTTATGTTTAGCTTGTTGCTTGAGAAGTTTGACAGAATCAAAAAGCAAAGGGGGTTGTACTGCTTGCAGTTTGAAAAGATTCATACAAATAGTAATAATAAGGAGATTACTCTTTACGATTTTATTTGCAAAAATCGACGTTCTTAAAAATTATTATAAACGTTTCGAGTGTTTATTAATAAAAAATTAATTTTTGTTTTTTTTATTAATTGATGTGTGTGTGTGTGTGTGTGTGTGTTTTTCTTCAATGTTGTTATTAAAGGCACTCGAGTCGTCGCGCTCACTAATTGTTCTTTGTTTTTTTTTACAAACCCATTTATCTATAGGACCTTTTTTTTTGGTTTTTTTTGGTTTTTTTTTAAGCGTGAACCCAAATCAATCAAAAATAAATGTAAATTTTATTCCGTCCAAATTTTTTTTCGCTCTTGTTTTGCAAAAAAAAATTGTATTTTTTTTGTTGTTGTTGTTGTTTGCTCTTGTTGTTTGCTCTTGTTAAGTTACGCTGTTGTTAAGTTACGCTGTTGTTAAGATGAATGGATTCCTCGCCCTTTTTGCCGAAAAGTACAACTTTGATGAAGATGGCGCACTTGAACATCAACGACTCAAAACCCCTTTCTACTTAGACTTTTGCAAAGAGAGGGTTGAAGAGACGCTTAAGCGTCGTGTTACGGCGTCTCAGGCCTCCTCTGATGATGATTCTTCTTCGTCGGATGACGATGAGATCAAGGCACCTAAAACCGCGAAATTGACCGCCCTAGTTATAGATTATGCCAAAGAGTTTGGCTTAACCTATGATGCTGCACTCGAAGAAGAGGCCGCATTGCTTCCTCGATACGACGAATTCAAAACTACTTGGATGAAAAAAGAAATCGAAAGACTTGCTAAGAAGCCTAAGCCTAAACCGAGGACTAAGCCCAATCAAAGAGAAAAAGAAGAATTGGCTGCGCAGAAACAGAGGGAAAAAGAAGCATTGGCTGCGCAGAAACAGAGGGAAAAAGAAGCATTGGCTGCACAGAAACAAAGGGAAAAAGAAGAATTGGCTGCACAGAAACAAAGGGAAAAAGAAGCCAAAGAAGCGACCAAGAAACCGTCTGCTAATAGAAAGAAGAAGTCGTCTGCATTTCCTTCTTTTAATTACGTAGTTTCGAAATCTGACCTTGACCCGGATACTTTGCAACATATGAGGTTCGCCCTCTTTTGCAAAATGCAGGAACAGTTTCCACGCGGAATCAATGTTGAGGGGTTTTTAAGTAATTCCCAATATGATCATCTTAATGATATCATTCAAGCCTTGTACGAATTTGCGCATTACAATATTCCGCTCTCCAAAGAAATGCTGACGTTTTTGCAAAAAGATGTGAAATTTTACAACAAGCCGATTCCCACTTCGAACGAGTGTGAGATGTCGTCCTATATGAAATTTGGAATTTGGGCGCGTCGCCAAATTGTTGACTCCAATGTTGATTCCATTATTCGACTCTTTCGCTTGAATAAGCTGGTTGATGTGATTGACGAGTTTGTTTTGAATCCGACTTGTGACGATAATCAATCGGTAAGATCGAATCAATCGAAAAGATCGAATCAATCGAAAAGATCGAATCAATCGATTTTTCAGTTTGATTTTGATTCATCGCAGGATTCATCGCGTGATTCATCGCAGGATTCATCCGATGAAGATGACTATGAAGATTTAGTTCATCCTCTTCAGATTGGCGCTGGTCGTTGGGTTGAAGAATATAATTTACCGCGCTCCTTGTCTATGCAAGTGCAAGTTGGTACTCCGCATAATGACACCGACGTCATGAATACCGCTTTCATTAATCATGAACCCAATGAAGATGATATCGATAGCATGAATGCATCTTTCGATGTTCTTTCTCATGAAGAAGGTAACGAGGTTATTGATAATGAGGTTATTGATAATGAGGTTATTGACAATGAGGTTATTGATAATGAGGTTATTGATAATGAGGTTATTGACAATGATGTTATTGATAATGATGTTATTGGTAACGAGGTTATTGATAATGAGGTTATTGACAATGAGGTTATTGATAATGAGGGTTTTGCTGCTGCTGCTGATTTTAATCCAAATTTGACTCATTCCGTTCAAGAGCCATTATCATTAGACCTTAGTGGTATAGAAGAAGAAGTATTTGAGGAAGAAGTATTTGAGGAAGAAGTATTTGAGGAAGAAGTATTTGAGGAAGAAGTATTTGAGGAGTTGCGGGGGAAGCGCAAACCTGATTTTCATGATCTACGCGTTTACCAAGAAACAGTTGCCCTACTTTCAAAGGATGATGTCGCGCATCTTTCCGTATTCCAACAAAATGTGGCTTACCTTTTTAAGAACCGTCTAGAGGAAGTTCCAATCTACGTGACCAACGTTCGATCTTTTGTTGACCTGAAAAAAAAGGCACGCTTTATCTAAGAGTGTTTTTTATTTATTTATCAATTTATTTATTGTTTTATTTATCAATTTATTTATTGTTTTCTTACTTATATATATAATATTTTTATTTTTAAAAAAAAAATGGAAAACCAAAACCAAAACCAAAACCAAAACCAAAACCAAAAAGATTTTCAACAAAATATTTCAAAATTGTTTGATGAATACAACTTGGACGATTTAAATAAACATTATTTCGTACAAGTGAAAAACGATTATGAACGAACTCAGAACCGAAAGAAGAAGGGGATTAAAATGTCCAAGGCTGAATTCAAAAGCAATTTCAGACACCAGTTTGCTTTCCTTCTTTGGGTAGCATTAATGACCTTTATCGGAAGTCACTTCTACATCGCTTATGGACTTACCGGCGGATCTTTCAGAGTGGGACTTGAACAAATTTTTGATGGAGGTTGTTTTCCGTCGCTCGGCGGCATTGCGAGTCCAACTGATGTTCTCGGGCGGTTTAGAACATTATTCGGAAGTGCATTTACGAAATTATTTGGAAATTTAGTTTCCAATCCAGTGTGCGAAGCATTTAGAGGTTCTACTGCAATTATCGCGGGTGCGATTGCTGGAAACGAACATTGCAAAGCCATTTTGCCGTCGATATTTAGGCCTTTAACTTTACCACTACAACTTAAAAAACTCATTGCTGACGTGGTAGATGTCGTTTTCAAATGCTTCGAAAATCCGGAGTATGCCGAGAAAGTCAAAAGGGACGGCGCGATTGGCGAGGCGAATTTGGAGAAGGAGATTGAGATGAAAAGGAGAGAACATGAAAAAGGCATGATTCAGTTGGTCACTACAGAGCCGAATGCGAATGCGAATGCGAATGCGAATGCGAATGCGAATGCGAATGCGGTCAAAAGTTCTGTCAAAAGTTCTGTCAAAAGTTCTGTCAAAAGTTCTTCATCCAAAGGGAAAGCGGCCAAAAGTTCAAGGTCCAAGACACAAAAGTCTAATCGGCGACTTGAGTCCTCCGACACTCCCGAAATAAAAGTCAAGGCGGTTATTTCCAACAAAGATGAGATGAAAGTTGTTCCCGATGGACCTAAAATTACCAAGGAAGAGTTCGAACAAAACTTGGAGGATTTGGGACTCGTCAAGGTGTATGAAGATGGATTGAAGGCGATTGCTAATGCTGATGGCAAGACTGCTTCTAAGAAGTGTTCTGTTGGAAAAATGAAGGGAGGGTTTTTAAATTTAAATACAATTATTATAACCAAGATGATTGTCAGCGGGTTGTTTGCCGGCGGAACTGCGTATTACAATTGGGACGTGTTCTCGAATGCCAAGAAAAACTACGATGTCCTTAGCAAGGGAGATTTGGCCAAACCGGAACATGCTACTACGAATTTTGTCTTGAATATGTTTGGTGTCGGAACGACATGTGCTGGTCAAAATAGTATTGCGTCTGCTGCGGCGTCGCGAGTGTTTACTGGTATGAGTTTGACCGCCATTTACGCCATGAGTCAGGCGGCGGGGTCTACTGCCGGGGATTCGGCCGAGAGCTTTGTTGATTATTCTTCCAAGATTTATACATATTTCGCTTAATTTTTTGGTGCGTTTTGATAATACTCGATCCATTATGTGAAGTGTTTGTTTATTTTGTCTTTATGCAAGTCAAAGACAAAATAAGTCTTCTTTGTTCAAGTGTCTTGTTCAAGTGTCTTGTTCAAGTGTTTGTTCAAGTGTTTGTGCAAGTGTTTGTTCAAGTGTTTGTTCAAGTGTTTGTTCAAGTGTTTGTTCAAGTGTTTGTTCAAGTGTTTGTGCAAGTGTTTGTTCAAGTGTTGTGCAAGTGTTTGTTCAAGTGTTGTGATTAATGTTTGTTCAAGTGTTGTGATTAATGTTTGTTCAAATGTTGTGCAAGTGTTTGTGCAAGTGTTTGTGCAAGTGTTGTGTTTAATGTTTGTGCAAGTGTTGTGATTAATGTTTGTTCAAGTGTTGTGATTAATGTTTGTTCAAGTGTTTGTGCAAGTGTCTTGTGCAAGTGTTTGTGCAAGTGTTGTGATTAATGTTTGTGCAAGTGTTGTGTTTAATATTTGTGCAAGTGTTGAGTTTAATATTTGTGCAAGTGTTGAGTTTAATATTTGTGCAAGTGTTTTTGAAATTTGTCTTGTGTTTAATATTTGTTCAAGTGTGTTTAATATTTGTGCAAGTGTTTTTGAAATTTGTCTTGTGTTTAATATTTGTTCAAGTGTGTTTAATATTTGTGCAAGTGTTTTTGAAATTTGTCTTGTGTTTAATATTTGTTCAAGTGTGTTTAATATTTGTGCAAGTGTTTTTGAAATTTGTCTTGTGTTTAATATTTGTTCAAGTGTTGTGTTTAATGTTTGTGCAAGTGTTGTGTTTAATGTTTGTGCAAGTGTTGTGTTTAATGTTTGTGCAAGTGTTGTGTCGGTGGGTGTCTTGCCTGTGTCCCCTAACCTCGAAGCCCTACCCTAACCCTAAACCCTAACTTCTGGCATGTCGAGGCAACCCGTGTGGGGAAAGTGTGGCGGTAGGGTTCTTGTGAGGGTTTTGTGTATATTCCTCGATATCCAGAAATGAGTGACATATCCCGGAATGAGTTAAGTTGTGTGTTGTGGTTAAGTGAAAGGTATTGGTTAAGGGGTCTTGTGAAAAGTATTGGTGAAAAGTTAAGTGAAAGGTTAAGTGAAAGGTTAAGTGAAAGGTTAAGTTAAGGGATAAGTGAAAGGTTAAGTGAAAGGTTAAGTGAAAGGTTAAGTTAAGGGTTCGTTTAATGGTTAAGTGTTCGATTAAGTTAAGGGTTTGGTTAAAGGTAGTAACAACAACAGGGGTTTGCGTAAGCGAATTATGTTAAAATGTTTAAAAAAAATATATTTCATTAATAGTTTCCAGTATGCATGTAAATAGTGCGTTTATGAGATCCTCGGGTAACTGTATGGTATCAGCCAACCATAATTTGAATGGTGCGATGGTTCTGATTAGCGCAGCGTCGAACCCCAGATCCTGGAATGAGCGAAGGGTTTCAAAAAAAGTATCGAGGGTTTTGACGGCAAGGTCGCCGGAGCAATCGAATCCTAGGATGTTTTTGCAATAATTGTGAACAATGTTTATGTACAAGAAGTGGTCTGGATAAATCTGTTGGAAAGCGGTTTCCAAAATCTTGTTGGTAAGTTCTTGTATATCTTCTTCGGTTAGTTCGAATGACTTACAAGGTATGAGAAGCCACGCCTTAAATGCGCCGACGACGCGCCTGACGTCTCCATCATACATTTCGTTGGGTGACATGTGTTCATGGAAGTAGTGGAAGGAGGCCATGACAACATTTTTTGTGAAGTCTTCGTGACACTCCATTTGCAGCACGTCTCTAACAAATTCGTTGACTTCAAGTGCGAATCTGACAGCTTGCTGGCGTAGGGGGTCTTGTAAGAGGTGGTCGACTGCGTTCGAAATGGTCGACAGTTTTCCGATAGTGGCGGTTTCCAGGCGTCTTTCCGCAGCTCTACGTAGGATAATAAGAGACATATTTTTTTACAAATTTTTTGTGATTTTTTTTGTGAATTATTTTTACAAAATTTTTTACAAATTTTTTGTAAGAATACGAAGTAATAATTTTATGACGATGGGCGGATTGAACTAAAAAGATTGTATAAAAAGGGTTTTTCGAGGATTACAAAAAAAGCGTAAATTTATGAGATTGAATAAATATCATAAAATAATGATTTTTGTAGGCCTGGTGTGTGTCTAACAAAAAAAAGCGTAAATTTTTTGTAATAGGAATTCCTACTCAAACCGCGAATTTCGAGGATTGCTTTCGAGGATTGCAAAAAAAGCGTAAATTTTAAGGATTGCAAAAAAATTCATAAATTTATACAATTCCAAAAAAAACAGATTTTTTTGCGATTACCAAAAAAAACAGAAATTTTTGTCAACAAAAAAAAGAAGAAATTTTTTGTCAACAAAAAAAATGAAAGCACCAAGAAACCAGGCACAAAAGGCAAGAAAAACCATCACCGACAAGATGATTCGATTAGAGCACAAAATCAGAGCCACCACTGCCGCCCTAGACGAAGCATCACATGCGGTTGAAGTGCTATCCGACAAATGGGTTCTCTCCGATGCTGCTGCCTGGGGGCAAAAAGCGGGTATCCAGTTACCATCGATACGTGTGTGTAGTGTTCCGGGACCTGAACGCCAAAAGCGTGCCGATGCTGCCAAGGTCGAGATCAAGAGATTAGATTCCGTTTTAAGACGTACCAGGAACGCCCAATTTGATGAGAGCGTTAAGGCGTTAAAGCTTCTTGGCAGTTATTCCCATGGACGCTTGCTAGACGATTGCAACCGCAACTTCAAGGTCGTTTCAAAGCCAATATATACTGATGGTGAGCGCTTTCTTTTCCCAAACCAAGACCAGGTAACAACGACTCCTATTTAGAGGGCCAAAATTAGAATAAAATTGTAGACAAGTATGAAAAGCAGTTATTATCTTGTTGTTTATTTCAATTAAATTATCGAATATTTTACTTAAAGTCCGGATTATTACGTGGGGTACCTCCTGAGTTCATTCTTCTTTTTATATTTTTTAAATTAATCCTGAGTTCCTCGTAATTTTGACGACAAAAAAATCATCGATTTTACGATCAGCAAAAATTTTTGGTACTTTTTTTTGAAAGATTCATAAATAAATGATTCAAATTTACTATTCGTACAAAATTTTGGCTTTTTTTTGTAACCCAAAAATTTCGAGCTTTTTTTTGTAATGACGAAACTACCCATATTTTCCAACGACAACTGGCGACCATCTAAAAAACTCGTATCCTCGATGTTAGGGTCCACCAAAAATAGACCTACCAAGGACACCCATGCCGTCAAAAATCTTAGTGCATACCAAATCCAAGGGTTCATTAGAGACGCATGCTTACGTAGTCACTGTAAGAAAGCGAGAGGGGCTCATCCCAACACCATGCGAGTATACAGTCGCAAAAATGGAACTGTCAAGTATGTCACCACATGGCATCCAAAGAATAAACCAATGGAATCATCATCAGCACGCATTCGAATGCACCTGCAAAAACAAACCGAAAAGTTATAACCACACCATGAAAGATAATCTCATATTACTTCCTATTTATTAGAATTTTTATTTAACTTAATTTTCTCCTCGATTTTTTATGTCCTCGAAAACCCCCCTTTTTTTGGTCACACCGATTCAACCAATAATGATTCATAAATTTATGATTCAAACATTTTTTTCGACAATTTTTTCGACAATTTTTTTACAGTTTCTTCACTCAAAAATGCCGGTTAACATCGCCAGTATGAACATGAGGGGGCCAATGGGCACCTTGTCCATCCGACTCCACAAAACTTAACGTCACCAGTGCACAAGGACTTGCCAGTAAAAACCGACGCGACTTCAGTCCCATGACCCAGGTTCCTGGCGGGTACCAACGATTCCACTGCTTCGAAAACTGGTGGCAAAGCAAAAAGGTTTACGATCATCTTCCTCATACACTAACCGAACCTTGGTGGTTGGCACAGCAGGAACCTCACAGAAGGTACCCAGGAAGCAAGGGCAAAACGGTACTCGGCGCACTTCACAACGGCGCTCTTCTTGACTACGTCAGTTCCAGAAAAATGGTCTACGTTCCTTACTACAGAGACCTCATTCAAGGACGCGAAATGCTTCAATACTGGATAGACCAAGTTCAACAAGGACATGATGTCGCCGTTTACGACTTTGATGGACCACGCACGGAAGACGGAGGGGTTACGTGCCTTCAAGTAACCGAACAACTCCTTATCGACAAAATCAACGACACCACACATCCATTCGGGCACGGTTACGTTGTCGCATCCATCCTCGCGGGAATACCCATCCACAAGTACTGTTTCCACTACGTTCATGATGAAATGGACGAATCTTTTTAACCATTAACCATTAAATATTTTTATAACACTTCTTTAACAACACACAACTTAACCTTCGATATCCAGAAATCAGTCACATATCCATTTACAACACTTACATTCAATGTTTGCCTTACTTACATCTTTTTACACCTTTTCTCATTTAAAACGCCCATTATAACTCTTTGTAAATAATATAAAAAATTTTTTATAATGTATATTAAGTTATGGTTTCCTTGATTTTACATGCTTCACGCAATGAATCTTTATGAGTGAGTCCAGAAGACAAACAAATGAGTCTCATAAAGAGGAGCGTTATAAATCATTAAAGCGTCTTTCACCATTGCACTCTCAATGGAAAAAGTTAGACCATCGTAGGTGCAATTCCTACTATTGACTTTATTACTTTTCTTGTTTTCCACCCTGTAAAATGGGCGTTTTAAATGAGAAAAGGTGTAAAATAACATTTCTACCAAAACATTCCCACCCTTTCAACTACAACATTCTTGTTAACTCTTGGCTTCTTTTTATTTTTAGAACCTTTCTTAAACTATCCATTCAAGACAAATCACAAAACCTTTCTACCAATTTTTTCGAACCCTTTCAACAACAATTTTGTACAATTTGTCATGGGATACTACTTTTTCAAACCTTTCTACAAAACCTTTCTACCAAATTATTCGGACCCTTTCAACAACAACATTCTTGCGAACACTTGGCTTGATACTTTTTCAAACCTTTCTACAAAACCTCTTTACCAAATTATTCCGACCCTTTCAACAACAACATTCTTGAGAACACTTGGCTTGATACTTTTTCAAACCTTTCTACAAAACCTCTTTACCAAATTATTCCGACCCTTTCAACAACAATTTTGTACAATTTGTCACGGGATACTACTTTTTCAAACCTTTCTACAAAACCTCTTTACCAAATTATTCCGACCCTTTCATCAACAATTTTGTACAATTTGTCACGGGATACTACTTTTTCAAACCTTTTACAAAACCTTTTTACCAAATTATTCCGACCCTTTCAACAACAACATTCTTGAGAACACTTGTCTTCTTTCTTTTTTATAACCTTTTACAAAACTTCAAATCAAGACAAATTACAAAACCTTTCTACCAAATTATTCGGACCCTTTCAACAACAACATTCTTGCGAACACTTGTCTTGTTTCTTTTTTATAACCTTTTACAAAACTTCAATTCAAGACAAATTACAAAACCTTTTTACCAAATTATTCGGACCCTTTCATCAACAACATTCTTGCGAACACTTGTCTTCTTTCTTTTTTATAACCTTTGGTAAATTATAAAATCAAGACAAATTACAAAACCTTTCTACCAAATTATTCCGACCCTTTCATCAACAACATTCTTGCGAACACTTGTCTTGTTTCTTTTTTATAACCTTTGGTAAATTATAAAATCAAGACAAATTACAAAACCTTTCTACCAAATTATTCCGACCCTTTCATCAACAACATTCTTGCGAACACTTGTCTTGTTTCTTTTTTATAACCTTTGGTAAATTATAAAATCAAGACAAATTACAAAACCTTTTTACCAAATTATTCGGACCCTTTCATCAACAACATTCTTGCGAACTCTTGTCCTCTTATTTATTTTATAACCTTTGGTAAATTATAAATTCAAGACAAATTACAAAACCTTTTTACCAAATTATTCGGACCCTTTCAACAACAACATTCTTGAGAACTCTTGTCTTGTTTCTTTTTTATAACCTTTTACAAAACTTCAATTCAAGACAAATTACAAAACCTCTTTACCAAATTATTCCGACCCTTTCAACAACAACATTCTTGCGAACTCTTGTCCTCTTATTTATTTTATAACCTTTGGTAAATTATAAATTCAAGACAAATTACAAAACCTTTTTACCAAATTATTCGGACCCTTTCATCAACAACATTCTTGCGAACTCTTGTCCTCTTATTTATTTTATAACCTTTGGTAAATTATAAAATCAAGACAAATTACAAAACCTCTTTACCAAATTATTCGGACCCTTTCATCAACAACATTCTTGCGAACTCTTGTCTTCTTATTTATTTTAATACATTTTACAAAACTTTTATTCAAGACAAATCACAAAACCTTTCTACCAAAATCATCGGACCCTTTCATCTACAATATTATTGCGAACTCTTGTCCTGTTACTTCTTTTATAACCTTTTAATGCACATTTCCTTAACCATTAACTAATTCCTTACAACACTCTACTTTATCATCCATATCCAGAAATCAGTCACATATCCATTTACCTCACTTTCTTACAACATTTGTCTTACTTGCAAAAACCTTTTGACCAAATTATTCGGACCATTTGATCAACAACATTATTGCGAACTCTTGTCTTCTTATTTATTTTAGACACTTTTGTTAATTATCCATTCAAGTCAAATTACAAAACCTTTCTACCAAATTCATCAGACCCCTTTCATCAATAACATTCTTGCGAACTCTTGTCTTCTTATTTATTTTAGAACCTTTTGTTAATTATCCATTCAAGACAAATTACAAAACCTTTCTACCAAATTCATCAGACCCCTTTCATCAATAACATTCTTGCGAACACTTGTCTTGTTATTTATTTTAGACCCTTTCAACAAAACCTTTCTACCAAATTCATCCGACCCTTTCAACAAAACCTTTCTACCAAATTCATCCGACCCTTTCAACAAAACCTTTCTACCAATTTTTTCGAACCCTTTCAACAAAACCTTTCTACCAATTTTTTCGAACCCTTTCATCTACAATATTCTTGCGAACTCTTGTCTTCTTATTTATTTTAGAACCTTTTACACAACTTTTATTCAAGACAATGTAATAAACCTTTTTACCAATAACATCCGACCCTATCATCCACGACCAAATGGACAAATACTTTTAATGCACTTTCCTTAACCATTAACTAATTCCTTACAACACTCAACTTAATCATCGATATCCTGAAATCTGTCACATATCCATTTAACACACTCGTTTACAACATTTGGCTTACCTGCAAAAACCTTTTCACCAAAATCATCGGACCCCTTCATCAATAACATTCTTGCGAACTCTTGTCTTGTTATTTCTTTTATAACCTTTTACAAAACTTTAATTCAAGACAAATTACAAAACCTTTTCACCAAAATCATCGGACCCCTTCATCAATAACATTCTTGCGAACTCTTGTCCTCTTATTTCTTTTATAACCTTTTACAAAACTTTAATACAAGACAAATTACAAAACCTTTTTACCAAATTATTCGGACCCTTTCATCAATAACATTCTTGCGAACTCTTGTCTTGTTATTTCTTTTATAACCTTTTACAAAACTTTAATACAAGACAAATTACAAAACCTTTCTACCAAATTCATCGGACCCTTTCATCAATAACATTCTTGCGAACTCTTGTCCTCTTATTTCTTTTATAACCTTTTGTAAATTATCAATTCAAGACAAATTACAAAACCTTTTGACCAAAATCATCGGACCCCTTCATCAATAACATTCTTGCGAACTCTTGTCCTCTTATTTCTTTTATAACCTTTTAATGCATTTCCTTAACCATTAACTAATTTCTTACAACACTCAACTTTATCATCCATATCCAGAAATCTGTCACATATCCATTTACCACACTTTCTTACAACATTTGGCTTACTTGCAAAAACATTTCTACCAAATTCATCCGACCCTTTCATCTACAATATTCTTGCGAACTCTTGGCTTCTTATTTATTTTATAACCTTTTGTAAACTATCAAATCAAGACAATTTGCAAAAACATTTCTACCAAATTATTCGAACCCTTTCACCCAACAACATTCTTGTGAACTCTTGGCTTCTTATTTATTTTATAACCTTTTCTTAATTATCCAATCAAGACAATTTGCAAAAACATTTCTACCAAATTATTACGACCCTATCATCCACGACCAAATGGACAACCCTTTTTCGACAAATACTTTTTATGCATTTCCCTTAACCATTAACTAATTCCTTACAACACTCTACTTTTTCATCCATATCCTGAAATATGTCACATATCCATTTACTACACTTTCTTACTTCATTTCGCTTACTTTATTCTTTTACACCATTGCGCTAATTCATTTCTACCATATTATTACGACCCTTTCATCTACAACATTCTTGTTAACACTTGTCTTGTTATTTCTTTTATAACCTTTTGGAAATTATCAATTCAAGACAAATTGCAAAACCTTTCTACCAAATTATTACGACCCTTTCATCTACAACATTCTTGTTAACTCTTGTCTTGCTATTTCTTTTATAACCTTTCTACCAAATTATTACGACCCTTTCATCCACAACATTCTTGTTAACATTTGTCTTGCTATTTCTTTTATAACCTTTTGGAAATTATCAAATCAAGACAAATTGCAAAACCTTTCTACCAAATTATTACGACCCTTTCATCCACAACATTCTTGCTAACATTTGTCTTGCTAACATTTGTCTTGCTATTTCTTTTATAACCTTTTGTTAATTATCAAATCAAGACAAATTACAAAACCTTTTTACCAAAAATATCCGACCCTTTCATCTACAACATTCTTGCTAACATTTGTCTTGCTATTTCTTTTATAACCTTTTGTTAATTATCAAATCAAGACAAATTACAAAACCTTTTTACCAAAAATATCCGACCCTTTCATCTACAACATTCTTGCTAACATTTGTCTTGCTATTTCTTTTATAACCTTTTGGAAATTATCAAATCAAGACAAATTACAAAACCTTTTTACCAAATTATTACGACCCTTTCATCCACAACATTCTTGCTAACATTTGTCTTGCTATTTCTTTTATAACCTTTTGGAAATTATCAAATCAAGACAAATTACAAAACCTTTTTACCAAATTATTACGACCCTTTCATCCACAACATTCTTGCTAACATTTGTCTTGCTATTTCTTTTATAACCTTTTGGAAATTATCAATTCAAGACAAATTACAAAACCTTTTTACCAAATTATTACGACCCTTTCATCCACAACATTCTTGCTAACATTTGTCTTGCTATTTCTTTTATAACCTTTTGGAAATTATCAATTCAAGACAAATTGCAAAACCTTTCTACCAAATTATACCGACCCTTTCATCCACGCCCACTACAACTAAAATGACAAATCTTTATAATACGCGTTCTTTAACCATTAACTAATTCTTATGCGACTTCTTTAACTTCACACAACTTAACTATCGATATCCAGAAATCAGTCACATATCCATTTTTAAACGTTTGTCTTACTTATTTCTTTTATAACCTTTTGGAAATTATCAATTCAAGACAAATTGCAAAACCTTTCTACCAAAAATATCCGACACTTTCATCCACAACATTCTTGCGAACACTTGGCTTCTTATTTCTTTTATAACCTTTTGGAAATTATCAAATCAAGACAAATTGCAAAACCTTTCTACCAAAAATATCCGACACTTTCATCTACAATAATATTGCGAACACTTGGCTTCTTATTTCTTTTATAACCTTTTGGAAATTATCAAATCAAGACAAATTGCAAAACCTTTCTACCAAAAATATCCGACACTTTCATCTACAATAATATTGCGAACACTTGGCTTCTTATTTCTTTTATAACCTTTTGGAAATTATCAAATCAAGACAAATTGCAAAACCTTTCTACCAAAAATATCCGACCCTTTCATCCACAACATTCTTGCGAACACTTGTCCTCTTATTTCTTTATCTCGTTTCCTTAACCATTAAATAATTTTTATGCAACTTCTTTTACTACACACTTCTTAACTATCGATATCCACAAATGAGTCACATATCCATTTACTTTACTTCCTATGTTTCTATTAAGACAAACTACCAAAACCTTTTAATAAAATCATCGGACCCTTTCATCTACAACATTCTTATTAACACTTGTCTTGTTATTTCTTTTTTAACCTTTTGTTAATTTTCAAATCAAGACAAATTACAAAACCTTTTTACCAAAAATATCCGACCCTTTCATCCACAACATTCTTGCGAACACTTGTCCTGTTATTTCTTTTATAACCTTTTGGAAATTTTCAAATCAAGACAAATTACAAAACCTTTTTACCAAATTATTCCGACCCTTTCATCTACAACATTCTTGTTAACATTTGTCTTCCTATTTCTTTTATAACCTTTTGCAAATTTTCAATTCAAGACAAATTACAAAACCTTTTTACCAAATTATTCCGACCCTTTCATCCACAACATTCTTGCGAACACTTGTCCTGTTATTTCTTTTATAACCTTTTGGAAATTTTCAAATCAACACAAATTACAAAACCTTTTTACCAAAAACATCCGACCCTATTACTACCAAAATTCATCGGACCACCACCAAATGGATTAACCTTTTTGGACAAATACTTTTTATGCCCTTTCCTTAACCATTAACTACTTTTTGACAACACTACACTTTACCTTCGATCGCCAGAAATCTGTCACATTTACATTTGTCCAGGCTACCTTTGTCTTTCTTACTTCTTTCACACTTTTGGGATTTTTTACAATCTACACAATGTTCACAAACCTTTCTACCAAATTATTCCGACTACAACATTCTTGCTATTTCTTTTTTATTCTTTTACTTTCATCCTATTTTTAATGTTGTGTTTTTTGTTTTTTGTTTTATTATATTTTATTCTAGATCCAATAATTTATTTAACACTTCCACATATTTATTCCCTATTGTAATCCATTTGTGCTCATATATTTTCTTCTTTGGTTTTATTTCAAAATTATAATTCATTAAAATTGTATAGTAGTCACCTTCCGTGTCCCTATGTAATATATCGATTTCTTTAATATTATTTTTCTTTCACGATTTCGTTCAATGTTGTTGTTGCCACTTCTCGTTTCTAGTCAGACTTTTTTAAGTGACCCAAAAGTTTTATCGCTTTACTGCACAAATATAACTCATGGTATTCAATAAATTTACATATATCTGCTAACAACATTTCTTATTCGTCCATACACTTCTTATATTATACTGACATCTTATTTTATAAAAAATTTACAAATTTCACATTCAGAAGAATAATGTCATAAAAAAATACCTCTACAAAAACTCTTTCAAAAAAATGGACATCAATACTCCCAATGTCTTAGCGCCCAATGGCTTAGCGACCAATGTCGAAGCACCTAATGTCTTAGCGCCCACTATAACAGCGCCCAAAAAAGCAATCGTCAGAAAAACGATCCCCAAAAAATATTTGGACTACCTTAAATTCGCATTCGTTGCAATGAACACCGGAGGCACCTTCTCCGAAATAGTTAAGTTGAAAGAACCCGTCGATAACATCATTAATCATGTCAAGGCGATTATTGACAACGAGGAAACCGGAGAACGCATCAACGAGATCCGCAAAGAGTTGCTGAAGAAACCCCGTGAGAAGAAAGCAGTTGGTCCGCTTAAAGCAAGCAGCAAGAAGAGAAAAACGGACGGTGAAGCAGGCGAAGCCTTAGATCCAGACACCACCCTAGTGAATTCATTAGTCGATGGATTGACTGCTGCATCTGAGCCAAAGACGCCCAGGAAGAAGGCAAAATCAGCTAATACAGGTTTAGTTGCGGATACAGGAACAGCAGCTGGCGATGAAACCCCACCGGCAACTCCCACTGTCAAAGAAGTGCCAAAAACCCCCAGGAAGAAGGCAACAAAGCCATCTGTGGACCCCAGTGTGCTAGCACCAGTTGCTACAGATTTAACGAATGATTTGACATCTGTTGCGAATGCTTAAGCAAATGCTTAACGAAAGCCACATAAACTCATAAATAAATAGAAATGGATAAGTTACCCGAAGATGTTTTTGCTTGTTTAAAAATTGCATATTTTGCCACAACATCAAACAAATCATTCGAAGAAGTTTTTAAGTTAAATGAATCAATCGAAACAATTATAGACAATATAAATTTTATACTTAATGAAACACCCTTTTCCTTAGTGGAACCGGTTGATAAGGAAATACCACAAGAAATCATGCAATACCTCAATATTGCAAGATTAGCGATCAAGTCCACGCAGACTTTCGAGGAGTTTTTCAAACTTGGGGGGTCGATTGACACTATTGTGGAAAATATCGACAGGCTTTTATATGTAAGCGACGAATTGGTCGAGGAGGACTATATTGTCCTTACAAGAAGCTTCACATATAACTCGACAAAATACTTCATGGACGAAGCCAAGAATATTTACAACGACAATGATGAAAAAATTGGTATGATTGTCGTGTAATAAATATTTTTAATTTTAATAATATTTAATTAAATTTATTCAAACAATGCGACTTTTGCCTATTTTTTAAGCACATATTTTTGAACTGATTCTCTCCGTGGAGAGCAATATAACGCATTTGACGCATTGTCCACAAAAGTCGCGACGAATCAATACATGAACACTCTTCCTTTATACCATCAAACAGCGTACCTGTGCACCAAAAATATTTTTCCACATTATTTTCGGCGATAAAGTCCCACGCGCCCATAACACAAACTGCATTGTATGCTTTGGCTAAGCAAGTCCTTCGACTTAACGCGTCGACGTATTCAAACATTGTTTAAAAAACTTATATTTATGAAAATACTACTTACAGACATGTACGGACTTTTTTTTGAAGTTTTCGTCTATGTTTACGCTTTAATGTAAAAGATTTTGTCAAAGAGGTCCGGCGTAAGGTGCCACCATTTCTGTTCGTATATATAAATAAATGAATTAATCGCATTGGATTACTCGAAGCAACGAAAGTATCGATATCTCTTTTGTGACACTTTGAAATAAAACCGCCATACTTGGAAATATCTTCAATGTCTGGTACATGGAGTGGTAACACTAATTTTTTAATATAGGTTTGAACGCACGATACAAGAAGCGTAGACCAAGGTTGAAAATCCAACACAAATTCTGGAAATTTCATAAGGACTTCATTCTGTTTTGACAAAGTAACCAAGTTATGTTTACTAGACGATAATATTTTGTGTATTTCTGTTATTGCAAGAAAATAGTCCCCTAAATTATTGGGCATTCCCTGTTTCACAAAATCTTGTAATTTAACACACATTAACTCGTCGTATGTTAAACCAAATTTATCTAAGTCGAGTGTACCTAACGAAGTAATAAAAAGTAAATCATAGGTATTTTGATAATGATGTCGTGAACAGTAGAGTATTTTTACACCTTTTCTCATTTAAAACGCCAATTTTACAGGGTGGAAAACAAGAAAAGTAATAAAGTCAATAGTAGGAATTGCACCTACGATGGTCTAACTTTTTCCATTGAGAGTGCAATGGTGAAAGACGCTTTAATGATTTATAACGCTCCTCTTTATGAGACTCATTTGTTTGTCTTCTGGACTCACTCATAAAGATTCATTGCGTGAAGCATGTAAAATCAAGGAAACCATAACTTAATATACATTATAAAAAATTCTTTATATTATTTACAAAGAGTTATAATGGGCGTTTTAAATGAGAAAAGGTGTAAAAATTTTTCTAAAAAATAAAGTAAAGACTTAAAGTGTTCTGTGTAAATAATTGAGCATTCACTATCTATATTTTTAGTGCACAGTGACGAGTCATTGTCCTTAATAGTATTAACACAATTTATTAAGTCTTCGTCATCATCTGGATCATCGCCATCAGACCCACAATATACCTTACAATTTTTATAATTCTTCAAGTACTCAATTGTATTAGCGTTCATAATCTATATTGTATGCACACATTATATGATGTAATTCAACGTTATATCTTTACCGACGCATATCCATCCAGCGTCTTTTTTTTCACTATTTTCATATTCTCGCCATGTACTTTTTGATGACATTGTTCACATAATGCCATCAAATTCGCCTTGTGGTTTTTGTGCACGGCTGCGCCATCTATGAAACCATCTTTGTCCGCATTTTGCTGCATCTCCAAGTGATGCACTTCACTGCTCAACGCCTTGTTGCACATTTCACATAAACTTCGCACTTTTTGCGCATTGTATCTGGACAGTTTTTGGCCAAGGACGCCGGCTTTTTCTGGGAAGTATTTGTTTCTTATATCGAATGCCTTGTCTAAAAACTCGATGGGTAAATGAAGCGATTTGCAAACCTCGAGGCCATATGTGTTGTCGCCGGGTCCGTCTTTTAACAAGCGGTCGTATACAAGACTGTCGAGTTCTCTATCATAATGCACCGCCATGTGTTTGAGCGAAAGTCGTTCCATCGAAACAATCTCTTCATAATCGCAAATCTCGTGAAAATGGGTTGCGAAAAGGAACGACGACCGTTTATGATGGAGATTCATGAGTCCCGCCACGAAAATACTTAGGGCACTTTGGGTCTCTGTTCCTGAACATAGTTCATCGCCTAATATCAAGCTATGTTCGTCGGAGTTGTTGAGAATAACTCGTAGTTCACTCATTTCTACACCGAATGTGGACAACCCTTTGTACAAATTGTCGGTTCCCACAATGCGCGTATAAAATGATCGATAGGGTTGAAATACAAATTCGGAGCAAGGGACGAAGAAACCACATTGGGCCAAAATTGTGGCGATGCCTACTGCACGAATCAAGCTGGTTTTACCGACCGCGTTGGTACCATACAAAAGTATTCCGCCAGCACCGATTTCAATATTGTTGGGGACATATGTCTCATTTTGTTGAATGTGTTCAATAAGACAATGTCGGATTCCGGTTGCTTTGAGAAAAGATGGTTTGGTGTCGTCGCGTTCAATTTCGGGTTTGCAGTATCGGTTTTCTTTGGCAACGTAGGTTTTCGATTGAATCACATCAAGACAAGCAACATAATTCACAATTTTGTCTACATGATCGTAGCACTTGTTTTCCAAAATATTGACAACAAAATCGTTGTATAAAGTCGTGGTGCGTCGTTCGATGGCGTGTTCGAATTGTAGGATTTTTGCGGTGATGACAGTGAGTTGTTCAAAGACAAATTCTTCGTTGGTTGTGGTGGCGGTTTTAAATTTGAGATCGGAGAAGTCCACGAGAACATTATCGAAAATCACGTTGCCCTTTTTCACAATAGTGAGACAATTTCGGAAACAGGGGTTTTTTACAAACTCGTTTTTATCGAGGAGGTCTTTGAGTACTTTGGCGCGCGTTTTGGTGATTTGAAAAGAGGATCCCGATTTTTCGGTGCTGTTGATTTTGACGTAATCGGCGTCGTCGGCTAAATTCAACGATGATTTTATAACCAAATTGAAGAATCGGTGCATCTGCATCATTGTCTCGTTTGCTGTTTTGCACTCATGAACAAGTCGGTCCAACTCATCGTCGACGCCAGGTTGTATAATGTTTTGCGAATTGATGTTTTTGCAATTTTCAACGACCAAGAATTGGTTGATAGACGAAAGAACGGTCGAACAATTGGTCTCCATGGTTTTGGCATTTGGCAAGTACTCGAGAAGTATGCGGTCTTCAAGTAGACAAGTGTGTATTTGGTTGATGTGCACAATCGAGTCGAAGAGTCTGTAAACGACGGATGGCTGCACTTTTTTAATCAAAATCTGTCTCATTACTTTCTCCAAATCGATTACGTCGACAAGCTCTTTGCGAAACAGCGAGACAAAATGGTAGTTTTCCAACATGTGCGAAACAATGTCGTATTCGGCTCTTAACCACACCTTGTCGAAAACGGGTGACGTCAGCAACTCTTGGACTCTGCGTTTCCCGATGGAAGTGCATGCGCGGTTCAAGAAATGGCCAACCGACGAGAATTTGCCGCTGCGAACACTGTCTGCGCTTTTGTCTTCGATTATATTCAATTGTTTGAGCGCATGGTTTGCCAAAATCGCATTGGTGCTTACGGACGCGAACGAAGGAACGTGGATTTTTTTCACAAGTGCTTGGTTGTGTTCTTGAACGAAATTGAGCAAGTAGCAGAGTGATTGCGTTGCGACTTCGAATAGTGAAAGTTCGGCACAAGTGTCGTAGGATTCGGATCCAAAAAAGGTGTCGAGAAGTTGAACGACGTATTGTTGTTTCATGCAGTTTTCGGCCTTTTTGTTGTCTCGAATGCAGAATTCGTGAATGGTGTCGCAGTCGATGCCTGCATACGATTTGATGGATTTGAGTAGTGCGCGTTCGTTTTCTGTTACTTTTAGTAGGTCGTATAAAATGATTACTTCACATGGGTTGTAAATGGATACGGCTCGCTCCAATTCATCGAAAGTCGTAGGGTTGTTTTCGAAAGTGGTTTTGTGCTCGAAGATGGAAGATTTGCCGGTGAATATATTGATGACGGAGACGCCGTAAACGATTTGCGGTCTCGATTTTGAGACAGAGGTGTAGCAGTGCATCCAAACAGACATGATATTGTTGGACAATTTGGGTTGGTCGATTTCATAAGGAATGAAGGTTCCGGCGGAGTGGATCGAATGCACGACATGTTTTTTCTTGCCGCCTTGGATGCTGTTTTCTTCGTCTTGAACAACGACGACGCTGGTGAATCCGGATTCGCTGAGTTTTTGGAGATGGCGTTCCAGTGTGTATTCTGGGAAGCCTGCCATTAATACCATGTTACCATTGACAGTGGCTTTTTTCTTCTCGCAAACATTCATCTGGCATATTTGCGAGAATTCGGAGATGGCGCTCCCAATAACTTGTCCTGTCACCCCGGATTTGAGTCCATAGACTTCGAAAAAGGATCCTACCATCATTAGAATAATGGTTTTGGGTCCATACTGCTGGGTGTACTGCCGAGTGTACTCGAGGTATTTCTCGTAAATGGTATGATTTGATGAGTCATCATCGAGTTTGGATGCGACGTTTCGTTTCATTTTTTTATGAGGATTTCGGATTCATCATAAATAAAAAAAATATACCATGGGACAATTTTGCAGTTCACCCGACACACTCGCTGCAAGCACATATGAAAACACGCCGCCCTTTAGCTTTGAAGGCATGGATGTCGTTGCGAAGGTTGTGGACATTTACGACGGCGATACAGTAACTTGTGTTTTTTACAAATTCAAAAAATGTTACCGATTCACAGTGCGGTTATCAGGAATCGACACATGCGAGCTTAGTTCAAAAAACAGAGAACAGGGCTTACGCGCACGCATGCGTCTTTACGAGCTGGTTTCTAAAGACACCACACAAATCGACATCCACATACCTCGCAAGAATTTGCGACAAAAGCTAGGCGAGTCTCGTTGTTTGGTGAGGCTTATATGTGGTAAATTCGACAAGTATGGGCGACTCTTGGGAGATTTGTACGAAGTCAATGGTGTGAAATCTTTCAACGACATTCTTGTATTGGAAAAGTTGGCATTTCCGTACTTTGGGGACAAGAAGTTGACGGAGGATGAACAAAGCGAGTTTTTCGGGAGTTGAAACAAAGTAGTTGAAATATTTATGGATCCCTACATGGATTTTCGCGTTTTTTTTCGCCTCTCTACAAAATGTAGGGACCCTTTTTGAACAAATCAGTCCTCTACATAAAAAAGTGAAAACAAAACTAGGGTCAACTTTTTCAAAATGGACAAAAATAAAAATGTCCAAAATCGATTTTGTAAAGATTATCTTTTTTTTTCCTGTTTTTCCAAAAAATAAAAAAATAAATTTCAAAAAACTATTTAATCGCTGCATCTTTGGTGCCAAAAATATTTGTTTTAAAAACGTGACTTTTTTGGAAATTTTTGGTTGGACAAAATCGTTGGACATTTATTTGGACATTTTTCAGCTGTGTCAAAATGTCGTTTTTTTGATGTCTTTTTCCTTCGATTTTTCTACCCATAAATGTAGGGATCCAAATCTCCAAAACATTTTTGACACAGCTCAGCGCGGTGTGTCAAAAAAAATAATGCATATTCTTCTACTACAAAATTGTAGGGAAAAATCACTTCAAAAAATCGTCGAAAAAACACGATTTTGACACAGCGCGCAAAAATCATTTTTGTATCTACATAATTGTAGGGACTAAATTTCGACATTTTTTTTACACAAAATATTGTCGGGAATAATCATAAAAAAAATGCCGCGAAGAAACGACGACAATGATACCGAGAGAAAGGGTGGAAAATTCAGCAAAAATGTGAAGTTTTCACGCGAAAAGTCTTTTGCCTATTCTGAGGCGGATATTGAGAGGAATGATGCAAAATTAAATGCACTTAATAAAGAGAGAAGCAAGGAGCGTAAACAAAACTTGAAGGTCGCCAATGGTACAAAAGAAGAAGAAGAAGAATTAACCCCTGTACCAAAGTTTGAGCGAAAATATTATTTAAAAATGAATTTGGTGGTCAATGATGTGCCTGCCGACTACGATGTAGATAGGTTGTGCAAAAAGTTTGAAAGATTCGGAACCATTCAATATGTGTCAAAGGATTTGAACGCAAATGGTTCTTACAATGCAGTCTTTGTTCCCGATGAATGGAATGAACTCATTAGGCCTTTACAGCAAGATATTTTCGACAAGGGTTCGGCGGAATACAAAATCAAAGGTTCTGTATTCAGTTTAACGCGCGATTCGACACAAGATTTTGAAGAGTACGGCGAGGCAATCGAATACTTAGAGGAAGAAGACAGCGATTCGTAAAAAAAATGAATTTTAATCAATAAATCATAAAAAAAATGAATTTTAATCAATAAAATTTAATCAACAAAATATAATCAACAAAATATTTCATATATTTTTTTTTGCCAAAATTTTTCATATATTTTTTGTTGTAATAAAACATAAAAATGTCAACACTTATCGAAACTGCTCCTCTCCTCCAAAGTGCCAAGACCGTCCCTCTCCTCGAAAGTGCCGTATTAGCGCGCAATATAGACTTCATAATTAGATTGTGTGAGTTTGGACATGATCCGAACGAGCAAAACAAGGATGGCCAATCGCCTCTCACAATTGCAAGCAAAAGAACGAATGCAGCCATTGTGAGAATTCTCCTGGATGCTGGAGGCAATGTGGACGGCGTAGATAATCTTGGATTTGCACACTTGTATCATGCCATCTACCATAATAGGCTTGATATTGTACAACTTCTTATAGACCGCGGGTGCAATAAACATTTCCGTAACGTAATAACATATACGGAACTTGCTGCGAAATGTGGCCATGTCGACATTGTCAAATTGTTGATTTCAAATGGTTTCTTTGCCACGATGTATCATCCAATCTATTTATTCAACTTTTTGTCGTCGAATAAATGGGCCATTATAAGCTTCAATGAAATCGTCCAAGTTTTGGACAAATGGCCAACCACAATGCTTCTAATCGTATTCGACGAATTACAAGTATTGAATTTAATGGATCCGACATCCTTTCTCGATTTTGCCGAGTTTTCATAAACTTTCTTCAATTGTTATTATTACTAAAAAAAGGAAATACAAATCCATCAGAAGAAAGTGTTTCAAATAGATGGCACGAGTCCGAATGTTTTTTATTTACAATATAATTTATATGGTTTTTTGGTCGAAACATGTTTAAAACGGAGTTTAATTTATCAATATTTTGAATATATTGTGTATTTTGAATGAGCCAAGCATAAAAAGACGGCACCGCGTCCGTTTCGCAAAACAGCGTTTCTCTTTTGTATATTTGAAACCACCGAAACGATTCTTTGGTTTCGATGTGATCATCAACATTGTAGTCGGTGCCTGCTAAAACCAATACTTGACGAAAGTCTTGCACATTCATTTTGAGTTGGACCAGTATTTCGCCCACGTCGTATAACAAAACGGTGTGTTTCACAAGACTCAAATGGCGCAACACGCGCACACATCCATAGGCGAACATGTCCATATCGTCGCTTAAGCAGGCATATGCCTGGCCGGTATGCAACAAATGCGCGCATATTTCATCCGCTTCACTCGGAGCAGCGATCCACGCGATTCCAAGGTCGTCCAAGATTGATTTTGTTACCACAATGTCGCTTTCTCTGACATGGATAAACTGTTTTTTCAGCTTTTCCATTTCATCGGTGTCTAAACTCAATGAATTTTTTAAACATTCGTATTTTTCTTGCGCTGCGCGTTTGGATTCGCGTCTCTCCAATAATACTTGTTTTTTCTCTGGCGGCGGTACGCCATCAAACACGAAAATGGGCACAATGTCATAGTGCAAAAAGATGGATACCATCAAATATAGATGCTCAATTAATTTGTTCTCACCAACAAAGCGATAAAGATAGATGCTGGCGTCAACCACAATCGTCTTGCCTGTAAAATCACCGAGATGTGCTTTGCCGACTGCGTCATTGTTGCAGTAATTTGTTAGAAAATGATTCAGATTTTTAATTCCCATTTTTATGAAAGGAGTTAGAAGAAAGTAGGTAGCTTGGGTTTAAGCCGTTTCGAAAACAATATTCGCAGGAATTCGCGCGATAATATCCTCGATGAGTTGAGGGATGGCGATGCCGTTATTGGTCTCTCCAAACTTGAGCCATGGAATTACCAAGAGTTTTGAATCGCCTATTCCGCGTATGTTCAAATAGTATTTGTTGTAAAGTGTTGGGCTGCAGAAACAAAGTCGATATGGGCTCTTAACCAGTACTGTGTCTTTGGATTCGTTGTAATGAAAAATCAACGTTTGGTGGTCAAAAGTACATTCGACTATTGTCCACTCTTTAATTGGCGTTTCTTTAACAAAGTAAGTCAATGGTTTTGTTGACAATTCATTTTGGTAGATGGTACCGGAAGTTCTCATTTTTTTTGGCTTTAAATTTATGATCTATATAGAAAATAATATAAATAACTAAATGCAATAAAAAGAATAAAAAATAAATGTCGAAATTTTTAGTTTATACTTGTTGTTTTTACCAACAAACATATGTAGATATTGTATCACATTTAATCAATTCTTTTGAAAACTCGGGTTCGCGTGCGGATTTCTTGGTCTACACTACGACAGAGTATAAATATTTGATTCAAAAGAAGTGCCCAAATGCGAATATATTATTTTTTGAAAAGAGTTTTTACAAGACAATGAACCAAGCAAGAATTGCCAAGATGGACATTTTCGATTACCCTAACGTCGACCAGTATGATAAGATTCTTTACGTTGATGCCGACTCTTTGTTTTTAAAACCTCCTGAAGAAATCTTTAACCAAATTGTTGATGACAATGTGTACGCTATGGGAGAAGGAAATCTGATGAACGAAGGAGAGTACTGGGGGCGTTCGTTGTTTTTAAAGGAAAGTGCGGATTATAAGGACGGTGAGGGAATTGCGTCCAGTGTTCTTGCGTTCAAAAATTTACAGCAGATTAAAAAACAGTTCATTAAGATTAAGCAGTCGTTTTATCTCGACATGTATCAAAACAAGTTGCTATTTTATGACCAGCCATTTTTGAATTTTCATTTTCTTCACAACAATATGTGCAACAAAGAAATGTTGAAGGCTTTTGTTAAAAGTAGACCGACTGCTGAAGAAGCATTAAAGGCTGGATTAACTATTGTTCATTTTTCGGGCTGTCCTGGACACGGTGATGTCAAGTTGGACTTAATAAGAGAGTTTAAAGAAGGATTGGAGAAATCGATGCCGAAACTTGAAATTAAAGAGGAAGTTGAAAAGTCCTTGACCAAACAAGATTTAACCAGAGATACTGTGTTCCAAATAAAAGTGCAATTGAACGAGTTGCGGGAGAAAATTGCGGCTATTGAAGCATTGCTTGCTTGAAAATAAATTGCTTGCAACTAAAAAATCATAAAATAAATTGCTTGCAACTAAAAAATCATAAAATAAATTGCTTGCAACCAAAAAATCATAAAATAAATTGCTTGCAACTAAAAAATCATAAAATAAATTGCTTGCAACCAAAAAAAATCATAAAACTTTTGCATTTTATTTTGTAAAAAATGCAAACGAACAAAAGACCTCTTGATGAGGATGAATTCCAACAAGATAAGAGAAGACCCTTAAAGGCGATTGACTTGTTAAAGTCCTTTGTATATTTTAAGGGAACTTCTTGGTACCTTAATGATGGAACCGCATTAGATATAATGGATGCAATTGAGTTGTTGGTGCCAACGTTTACACCACGCGAGGCACATTCAATTCTCGAGGACATAGATGTTCAGTTTGCTCTCAAACCTAAATTGTTTGCAACTGTCGCTCAAGAATGTGCTTTAGAGCAAGATTTTAGTGATTGCAGCAAATCCTCCTCTCCGCATTTACCGATTGGTTCATTACTTATCACAGATTCAACTGTTAATAACGCTTCTGTGATAAAATTGTCATCTACGACAATGAAGGATCTCAATATAAAAAATGGAAGCTATGTTCTAGTTAAGTCAAATCATGGACTAGATACGGTATGTAGAGTGATTGAAGAAAGGGGGTTTGACCTTAACTGTATCCGTATGAACATAGTTGTCATGAAAAACATTAATATAATCCTCGGTGACTACGTAACAATTGTCCCATTCGACGATATTCCCAATTGTGATAAGATTCTCATTTTGCCAATCAAAGATGGTAATGCAACACGTGAAATTATTAGAAAAGAATTTCCTGTACCAATGAAAATGGGCGATACGTTTATTGATCTTGCTTCGAAAGATAAACCAGAGTACATTATCATGTATATGTCTCCATACAAATACGGTTTTATTGGACCATCAACTGCGGTTTACTATAATCTGGACGAATTTACCCTCAGTATAATTCCGGAGTCGTTTGAGAAAAGTATGCGCAAACAAGGTAAAAGTAACGAACAGATTGATGTAGAAATCGTAGTTCCTTCGGGTCCGAATAAGGGAGTACAGAACATATCTGTCCAAGTACCATTTGATTATCCGTTTCGTGCTCCGATATTCCAGTTCACGTCAATTGTAAAACATCCTCGCGTAAACGATAAAGGAGTGATATGTTTATTTGACACCTGCGACTGGGGTCCAGCGGCACGTCTTTCGCATTTATTGCTACAAACTGTTAACATACTTATAGATCCTAAGTATTATGACAATGGTTTAACGTCCATCGCCATGCCTTCAATTGCTGCTTCCAACACACTTGAATATTTACAGCCAGATTTTATTAACAGCAACTGCAACAGTAACAGCAACAGTAACAGTAACAGTAACAGTAACTGCAACAGTAACAGTAACAGTAACAGTAACAGTAACAGTAACAGTAACAGTAACAGTAACAGCAACAATGATTACTACGTTGATGATGATGAACAGCCTCGCGTTACACATGGCGGAAAACGAAACATTATTGTTGAAGATGAGTTTGTTGAAGATGAATTTCAAATTGGTGAAGTGGTTCGTGCACGATTCAATAGCGAATGGTATGACAATGCCACAATTTTAACACTTATACCTGATGTTGCGGTTGAGTGGGAAGATCGACAGACATCAATGCACATGTCAGTCAACGATGTTCGAAAAATGCCAAATGCTCAACAACATCCGACGTATTTTCATCCGAAATTCAAGGCAGGCGAAGTTGTCAAAGCAGTACCGGTCGGGAAACGACGAGCATACTATGCAACCATTTGTAGAATTGAGGAAAGTGGTACTAGCGTTATGGTTCGTTGGCGCGGCGGCGAAATCATGGGAGGCTTGCCTATACAACGACTTGTTAAAATCAATGACACGGATGATAATGTCGACGACAATGTGAATTATGATGGCGTTGATGATGAAGAGGAAGAACAGGAAGAAGTTATAGTTGAGGAAGAAGTTATAGTTGAGGAAGAAGACGATGAGGAAGGACTTCATTTTCGAGTCAATGCAGAGCATGCTGAAGAACAAGACACCCACAATACTGGACGACATGTTTCTATGAATGGCAAAGTAGCATTTCGTCGATACATCATGCATATTGTTTACGGACTCACCGACTCCGACTTTTTATCAAAGGTCAGACAAGGTTCATTTCAACGCATGAATGGACACAGTTATCGTGAATACGCCGATGTAATTCGCAAAATCGAAGGTCGCTTTAATTTGCTTTTTGACAGTATTTTGTCTTCTGGTGGATGGAATCAACAAACGGTTGATGTCGTCCAGTCGTTTCCTACAATGGTTGTATCATACGACCAAGTTCGTCATAGTAAGTGCAATGCCTGTAACAAAAAGAGATGCGGGCTAAAATTGAAAAATCAACTTGCCATGTCGAACGGAAACGGCAATTTGAAATACATGTGGTTAACTGAGTGGAACCGTTTCATCAACGATGATATTTTGTGTTACGATCGAGTGAATGAAAGACAAGGACCCGCGGTGGCAAATTTGTACATGACCAATTATTGCACTCGACGAATGAAGTTGTATCATCAATGTTTCCACTACAAATATCATCTGGTGAAGCGCACCAAAGCATTGATTAATTCGGGCGATTATGGCGATGCCGCTTTGAAAGCGTTTGTCACCAAAGAGTACATGACGTATCGTCGACTAATTTCAACAATCGAAGAGGCTGGAAAACGCTACGGCACTTCGAGGGAGCAGTTCGATGACTAGGCAGAGTTTTAAGACACATATTTATTGTATAAAAATTTTGTTTACACACGATTTAACTAATTGATTATTTTAAGCAATTTTTGTAAACAAAGACAAAAAAAACCTAAAATTCGAGTTCTATCGCACTCATACGCAAAGTACACGTCAAGAAAGATTTCCTCCTCCTACTCTCGAAAAATGGCTGTATGGCTTTCAATAATCTCATAAATTTCATTTCATTGTGTTTTTGTACAATCAAATCGTTCACGAATTTATTCAATTGATTTTCTTTAAACTTAATACTTTTACAATTCAAAAATATCCATTCTATAAATTCATTAAAATTAAACATCAATATCGATTTCAACACAAAATAGCAAAACGCCTCGGTGGTTTCCTTGTAATTCCTTCGCATTGCACCTTTATCCGGATGAGCCTTGTCAATTAGATCGGTGTAACCAAGTCCGAAATGGTTCAGAACTTTGGCGGCCTGAAACAAAGAAAAAATGCGCTCTTGATGAATTTGTCTTTCGATCACTGGTAAACACACTTCAAATGTGTTCTTCGTTGCAGCATTGATCAACAAAATGTTGACCGTTTCCGCCCACATTTCACAATAGGATTCTTCCAAATGACAATTTGACTGTAACTGGAAAATGGATTGCAGAACTTGCTTTGATTTACTTGTCGAAATATCAAAATCAAGTCGCATGTTGTGAAAACATTCGTGCACAAACACCTTGAACCACTCCTCTTTTCGAAAAATGAAAATCTCTGTCTTATCGCTGCAACCTGTAGTGAAGGCAGTGTTGACATGTTCTAAATCGATTGTTTGTCTTTGTCCTGCCGGTAACAACTTCTTAAGATCTGTTAAATACAAATATACGTCTACATTTTTGGAGCACACGTTTCCTGCGAATTTGTCGACAATGTGCAACCACATATTCATCATGAACAAACATTTGGGAATAGCGATTTTTGATCCAGTCGGTAAGACAAAATGAAGGTTATAAGTCCGTAAACCAACTACAAGTTTCACTTGGGTAACCATTTTGTCTAGTTGGACAATATGTTGCTTGATCTCATCTGAGTCAACTGATTCGTAAACTTTTCCGCGAGGAAATGGCGCATTGGGCAAACATCGCGTTTGTGAGACAATTTCATACTTTGGAGGAAGGGCATTTATTGCAATGTCGTACAAGGATTTTAGAAAGAGTTTTGAAACTTTTGACAAATGAAATGACGGCAAATGAAATGACGGCAAATGAAATGACGGCAAATGAAATGATGGCAAATGAAATGATGGCAAATGAAATGATGATGACGATGACGAAGACGAAGACGAAGACGAAGACGAAGACGAAGACGACGACGATGACGACGATGCCGAATTAAGTTGAATCTGATCTATAAATTCTTGAATATATTTGGACGGTTTCGTAAAGACCATTTTTTTATAGATTAGTGGCACATTTTTTTTCTAAACGGTTTAATCTTCCAATCTGTAGCAACATTGCGTCGCGAATATCCAACAAGTCCTCGATGATATCATGCAACATCAAAAGCTGCTGATTTTCGACGATGAATGCCTGGTACTTTGCCTCCGTTTTTATCAACCAATACTTATCCGTAATGGAGCCAATCGAATGCAAGTTCACAATGGGCGGCGGATTTTTGAACAAAGTTTTTAGAGTTGACGACATTTTTTTCTTATATTTTTCTGTAATTATATTTATGCAAGCATATTATTTTTATGATTTGATTGGAAAAATATATCGGCAAATATATATCAATGAATTTCAATAACAATAAAATATTATGGGGTACAATTCTGCTTTTAATTATTATTGCAACTCTTTTACGAACAGTTGTTTCATATTATTATTTGGACGAGTTTTTTAAAGAAGGAATGGTTACGTTGGGAACCGACTTGACAGCAACTTTGGATATTCCTGGTGCAACATACTGTGCCCCGATTGATCGAGACAAAGTTACACCGGATTGCAATAACGGCATTGGCATTGAACCGCCCGCGGGTTACTCCAAGATAAATGTAGGAACAGAATTGAAACCCGTTTTCAAAATGAAGGCGATAATACCGTCTGGGTACCAGATTGATCCAAGTGACAAGACAAAACTTTTGGCAAAAGACAATGATACAAAATATGCAGTTGATAGTTATCGTTTAGCTACTGACGAAAAACTTAATATGGTGTCTGAAGACATTCCCAACAATGATTATAACGTTAGTAATGGATTCACGGCACCATTAACTAAAGATTACTACAGAACAATCACGGCAGACACTGATGCAGCCAATCCAACAACTGCCATTTTTACACAAGGAGAAAAGGTCATGGCTGTATACAAAGGCGGTAAACAATGGTTTGCAGGATCAGTTACCACAGTGAATCCGAACGACACTTTCAAACTAACATTTGACAATGGATCAGTAGAAGATGGAATCGCAAAAGACAAAATTCGCGCCATAAAATACAGACAAAACCCAATTCCCGATCCTTTGCCAAATGGATATGAACTTGATTTGGAAACCGGATTATTGACTTTCAATTTGACACTTTACGCTTTGCAAACATTCCAGTCAACATACGATGGAGAATCTGCAAAAGATAGTGATTTTAAGTATCGCGAAGACGTCTCGATGAATCTAGGCACCTACTACCAATACGATCAGAATGGCAACATGATTGAAATTCAAAACACAGAGGCGCAATTCTCGCCGGTTTTGTATTACGTTCCAGGCGCCTATAAATTCGGGTCTTCGAATTATATTCCCAATTATGAAGATAGTGTCTACTTAAGCAGAACAACAAGACAAAGTCAAACAACGCCGGTTTACAACACCGCCAACATCCTTGGTGGATTCTGTGCTCAATATAAAAACGACACGAATGCGTTGGAGGAAAAATGCGCCGCACTCGATTTGAACGCATGTGCATCGACCAGTTGTTGCGCACTTCTTGGTGGACAAAAGTGCGTTGCTGGCAATGAGAATGGTCCCAAGAACCTCGCCAACTATACCGACTATAGTTTGAAGAATAGGGATTTTTATTACTATCAAGGCAAATGCTACGGAAACTGCCAAAATAAATAAAAATAAAAATAAAAATAAAAATAAAAATAAAAATAAAAATAAAAATAAAAATAAAAATAAAAATAAAAATCACAAAAAGATTTACAGATTTGTCTTGTAATAAAATAAAAAAATGTTTATTGCAAGACAACCAAAAATAAAAACAATTGGAAGACGATTCTTTGCAATTGATGTTTACACCGATGGATCTTGTTTAAACAATGGCCAAGCATTTGCGAGAGGTGGAATCGGCATTTATTTCCCCAACGGCGAACATCCAAATTTGAGTTTGACCTATCCCACTAAACAACTTTTGATACCACCAACGACTAAGCGGTGCGAAATATTGGCGGTTAACTACTCGCTCATGATTCAATGGCTGTGGTTCAGGAACGAAGAATGCGTCATACATACTGGGTCGGATTACGTCATCAAATCACTTACATCATATTCCGATAAATGGTTGAAAAATGGATGGAAAAAGACAAACGGCGTAGACGTGAAAAACCAAGACATTTTGAAACCGACCCACACGCTTTTTTCAAAAAGCGGAAATGTGCAATTCCATTTTGTGAAAACTCATAAGGGGTTGTTGGACAAACATTCACTCAACAAGAATATTGCTTTTGCGTTTGCTCGCAAAGGTTTGGGACACAATTCATAAAACAATATATATACAAAATATACAAATAAAAAACCTTAAAAAAATAATATAAAACTAGATTATAAAAAAAAAATGATCATCCCTGTGAAATGCGTAACCTGTGGCAAAGTCATTGCTGACAAGTATCGATATTATTTGGAGCAAGTTCGCAGACGTAAACAAGAGAAAATGGGCACCGAAGACGACGCGGTTATTTCCAAAACAATCTACTTGACCAAAGAAAACACGAAAAAGACCGCGGAGGCAGAGGTCCTAGATGATTTAGGATTTGTTGATCCCTGCTGCCGTCGCCATTTTCTCACCCACGTCGACATTGAGTAAAATTTGTTGTATAAGACAAATATAGTATAGTATACTATATTATAGTATATTAGAATAATGGCAACCAGAAGACAACATAGCAGGAGAAAACAAAGTAGAAAACAAAAAAGAAGGAGAGAGCAGCAGAAAGGAGGAGAATTTAACATGCCCATAAGCAAATTTTACCCATTAAATGATTACAACAACGATCCGCAACGCATGGCGGTAACCGGCGGCGCTCGTCGCAAAAACCATTCCCGCAAATATTTGCGCGGTGGCAATTTCGGCGGATTTTTCGGAAACTTTGCGTCTGCCACGAGCGCAAGTCAGAATGCAAGTGCAGTTACCGGAAACTTTGCACCAGTTAGTATGCCCACGCGTTTTATGGTATAAGCGCCTTTTTTTCTCTTTTGGTAGATTATAAAAGAGAAAAACAAACAAAAAAGATGTCTTTAAATTTTCGAAACTGGTGCACTCCTGCCTACTTTTACTTTGTGATTTCCATGATTGCAATCGTAATCATGATGCTTCAAAATTTCGGCAATACCAACATTTACTGTTTAGGCGATTATTCGTGCGACGTTACCAACAAATATATGATTTTCGTTATTAAATTCGCCTATGTTTTATTTTGGACTTGGATTTTAAATTTAATTTGCTCCAATGGATATGAGTCTGTGTCTTGGTTTTTGGTTTTGTTGCCTTTTATTTTAATGTTTATTTTTATTGCGTCCATGTTCTTTGTATAGAGAAGAATTAAAAATGTAAATAATACGATTTATTCCTTTAAAAAAATCTTACTATTCTTCCTACATTTATTGGCTATGTTTTTTTTTACACAATACGAGATTCTTCAGTTGTGTAAAATATCGATCAGACCCAGTCACTATCGAGTGCATTTTAGCCCAAAGTTTATCTCTTTGTCTTTGTTATAGAATAATTGCATAATGATGATTGTGAAAACGCTGAAACATGGCGCGTCCAATCGAAAAACAAGGCGCAAAACGAATATGGTCGATGGATGGAAAACCTTTGTTCTAAAAGGCACGCATTACGAAATGGGACTTCAGCACGGACGCCTTTTGAAAAAGGATCTTTATAAAATAATCGACGTCCTAACATACTTGGTGAAAAAAGACTATAAAACGTCCATGGAGGAGTATACGAACCGTTGTCTTAAAATTTGCACGGCCTATGAAGGCGACGCAACTTGGAGCCCGATATTCGAAGAACTAAAAGGGATAGCCGATGGTTCAAATGTCTCCTATAACTTCTTGATCGCGTGGAACATGTATTTGTCAATGAACGAAATATACGAATCTAAATCGGATGCTCATCGATGTAGTGCGTTCATCGCCACTGGAAGCAAAACCCAAGACGGCAAAATCATCATGGCACACAATACCCATTGCGATTATGGAACCGGGTTCCTTTCAAACATAGTCCTCTACATGTTTCCCGACAATGGCATCCCATTCGTCATGCAAACAATTGCTGGTCTCGTTTGCAGTTCAACGGATTGGTTCATGTCGTCCGCTGGGATCGTCGGATGCGAAACCACCATTTCCAAAATCAATTATAAACCGGACTTCCAATCCGGAGTCCCTTACTTTTTCAGAATCCGCAAGGCGATGGAGTTCGGGAAAACACTAGATGACTATATTGCAATTATGCTCGAGAAAAATGCGGGAGATTATGCTTGCTCGTGGCTCTTGGGTGACATCAACTCGGGCGAAATTATGCGTTTCGAATTGGGCAAAAAGACGCATGGAATCGCGCGCACATTCGACGGATACTTTTATGGGATGAACAGCGCATTCACACCAGAACTTGTGAAGAAAGAAACGGAAGACAAAGACATGCATGACGCAAAGACCAGTTCTGGATCCCGCAATCTAAGACTTGACTTCCTTTTAAACCAAAAAAAAATCACTTTGAAATATGCGAAAGAAATCCTCGCAGACCACTATGACCAGGCAACAAACACATTCAGGAAGGGTATCCGCGGAATATGCAAACACAAAGAGTGTGAGAAGGGCGACGATTTCAAAATCGCAGGCGCAGTCGACGGAAAGGTTGTCGATTCGACACTCGCAAGACAAATGAAATTTATTGGACGCATGGGATCCAGTTGCGGGCGCATTTTCAACAAAAGCGATTACCCCGATGGTGCATGGAAAGCGATAACAACAAATATGCCTCGGCACGATTGGCTCGTTATCCACATGCCCAAAAATTAAGTCATAAATATATTATAATGAAACCTCAGATCTCCAAAGTAGAAGAAGAGACCGGATGTCTCAAATTCACACTATCCGGCATCAGTACCAGTTTAGCAAACGCACTCCGTAGATCAATCATCAATGACATTGATACCGTTGTTTTCCGAACGGAGACCGCTGGCGACAGTAAGTGCACCATTAAAGTGAACACTGGTCGATTGCATAACGAAATCTTGAAACAACGTCTCAGTTGCATTCCTGTACATAGCAGGGACTTGGACGAACTGCCCAACAAGTTTTTGTTGGAAATCGACGAGACAAACAATGACGATCATATCACTTTTGTTACAACAGAGCACTTCAAAATCAAAGACAAATCGACCGGAACCTACTTGACCGATGTAGATCGCCGTCGCATCTTTCCACCCGACTTGAAAACCGGCCAATTTATCGACTTTTGTAGATTGAGGCCAAAAATCGGCGACATTCCCGCCGAACAAATCAAACTCACCTGCGAATTTTCCGTCGCTAACACGGGTATCAATAGCATGTTCAATGTCGTTTCCAAGTGCGCGTACGGATTCACACCCGACGTGAAAAAGGCCAACGAGGCATGGGAGCACATCGAAAACAAGATGAAGGCCAATGCCGCAACAGAACAAGAAATTCAGTACAAAAAGACCGACTTTTATTTGCTCGACGTACAGCGGTACTTTGTCAAGGACAGTTTCGACTTTGTTGTAGAGACCGTTGGTGTATTTCCAAACCCCGACCTCGTTAAAAAGGGATGTCGGATCATGCAAGACAAACTCGATGCTTTATCCGCGCAAATCGACGAACATACTCTGCACATCGAACCTAGCGCAACTACCATGAATTATTGTTACGACGTGGTGCTCGAAAACGAAGACTACACTTTAGGAAAGGCGGTCGAATACTATTTGTACGAAACCTACTTTGTTCAGGAGAAAAAACTTTCGTTCTGCGGCTTCAAAAAACTGCACCCACATGACTCGAGCAGCCGACTTCGCCTTGCATATTCCACAAACGTAGACATCAACAACATTATGAGCGACATCAAGAATGCATGCAGAGACTTGAAAGAAGTTTATGTTGAAATATACAAAATGTTTTAGACTTATTTTTAATTGTTTAATTTTCAATTTTTTAAAAGCTATTATTTATTTTTATTACCCCTTTTAGACAAAATTTTACATCCTATATATATAATAACAATTTCATGTCAAGTCAAACAAGCACAACAAATCTCGGCGGACCCTTCCAAGGATTCTCGAGCAGACAGACAATGACCAACTATAAAACCTCGGAACTCGTATCGATGCGCCATGTACTAAGAAACGGCTGGAACACCGTCTATGCGAGAGGCACGGTCAATGCCCAAGCGCGCAAAATCGGACCTTTCCGCGCGGTCAACAACAGCGGCGACTTCCTTTCTCGTCAAAACTACTCATCCGGTGGTCCCAACCCCACAAACGCTTCCAGACCCGGATACGGAAGACTTATCGGCAACCTCTGGTCAAAACCCGATGCAAGTGGCATTGAGGCGTCTTCATGCAACGTCAAATTCGTCGCAGACAGTTCCGAATACACCAAGTTCAGGAAGCAGCAGGCAAATAACAGAAACTACAACGATTTGTCTCAAGGTGGCTACAACAACTCCGCATACACCGCTTTGATGCGAGTTCGATAAAAAATCTTCCACTAAGATATAATATTTAGAAAATGTACAACTATATTGTCGAATTCTTGGGAACTGTATTCTTCGTTTATGTCATTATTGCTACCGGAAATCCTTTAGCTATCGGCGCGGCCTTGGCCCTAGTAATGCTCCTTGCCAAGAACACATCGGGCGGTCACGTGAATCCCGCAGTCAGTCTCGCCATGGCTGCAACTGGTGCCTTACCGTCAACTGAGTTATTTCCCTACATTATTGCGCAGTGCATGGGTGCATTGGTTGCGCACCAAATCTACCTTAGATTCAAACTTTAAAAAAAAACAAATTTGAATATTATCTTATCTTTTTTTAACAAAGTCAAGATAATATTATTTTTATACTAGAGTGATTGTCGTGCTAATTGCCGTTCTACTCAAAGCCGAGCTTATTTTACTATTCGTTGTTCCGCCGAGACCATCCGGCAAAAAATACATGGGACCATAATAGAGTCCATAACCAAGACTAGATGCAACTCCCGAAATTGCGCGTCCTGCTCCAACACTTGCTGGGACCGAAAACGAAACATTCCCCACAACCGCTATCGCAGTTGCAGACGTTATACTGATGCCAATCGAGTTTGCAGCCGTAGTGGTAATTTTGCTATTTGCAATCGACAAAACACCGCCATCATAAATATCAATGGCATATGACCCAGCCGACTGAATGTCCGAACTAGTTATGTTGCAAGAGCCACCTGCAATTCCAACAATTCCGACAGTTGCGCCGGATGATTCAGACGTATCTATGTTGGCAGTGCCCTTGGTTATGTTCAAGCAGTGGTAATGCCCGGAGCCATTGTGGCTAAACTTGCAGTCATTTGTATGCAGCACTGAAGTCGAATTCGTATTCACCATTGTTATCCCGTGACAAGAACCATTCGCGGTTATCCAAACATCCCTCATGAATAAACGCTGAGGATTCGTTCCAGTAAAAGTTACTACATCAACGCCCGAAACTCCCAACAACTCGATTCCAGTAACCGCAAAATGATTCGACGAAATGCTTGCAACAGGACCATTGAAAGTTAAAGATCCAGTGAAGACAATTGGGGCATGCGTTCCTGAACTGTTTTCGCCTATCAAAAAAATGTGGCCCTTTGAAAATGTTATATTCTCTACAACAATGTTCCCACTAAGCAAAACTAATATTTTAGGATTTGTGTCACTTACAGACAATGCCGCCAAGTTATATGCCGAAGACAAAGTTTTGAATGGAGCCCTTCTTGTGCCGGTTTCTACATAAGAATCGGTTCTAAGAAAATCCACATAAATCACATTTGTAACTGGAATATCAGCATCAATGTCTTCTACTAAAGCTGGAATTACGCCAACATGAGGTGACAGAAAGTTATTGACTTTGTTGTCGTAATACAACACTTTATTTATTACTCTTGATCGTCTTCCAAACATTTATATACAAAGACAAAAGAACTTATTTGTCTTTGTCTTTGTCTTTGTCTTTGTCTTTGTCTTTGTCTTTTAACAGTCGCTAAGCTAAGCTAAGCTTTTACCGATGCAAAGTCTTATACAGCAAATACAATCCAAGAACGCTCGCGGAATATATAAACGCCTTTTGGCCCGCGTTCATACTGTCTGTTGTTAACGTAGAAAAAGATTCTGTCGAATTGCCTTGTTGGGTTTTATTAAAGTTTTTCACATCAATGACAGAGACATTCTGCGTTTCTGCTTTCAAAGTTTTACCGTAGACATCAACCGGCTCAATGGTTATCGGGATACATTTATCAGCAATCGCATCTTTATAATTTGGTTTGTCTTTGAAAATCGTGCTTCGATTCAAATCCGCAACCGCAGACGCAAAGATACTTTTGTCGATTGATCCGTCATCGTTCACAACACCCTCGCGAGAATCAATCAGCGAATATCGATCAACGGTTGCGCCGGTTTTTAAATCAGTACACCGTGCACCTGTGTTGTAAAAATATCTTTTACCTACTGGTGCAGGTGAGACAAACTTCGCCGACTTTTGTCCAGCCAGAGCTTTTCCATACTCGTCCAAATCAGCATTTATCAACTCGAAATTGTCGCCAACATAAGGGCCAATAATGTTATCCATATAATCCGCAGATGCAGCTGGCTTCAACGTCATATTGACAGGCGCTGCAACGGGGGTATTTGTCTTCGTTTTACCAAATATTTTGTTAACATACTTGTTAATACCAGTCGCCTTGTATAATTTGGAGTTTCTAACAAACTTCGCGGATGTATTCAATGATTTTGAGATATCCTTTGCTGCTTTGTTATATGTGGCTTTCCAGTTTACCTTCTTTGGCTTATATCCTTCAACAATATTTTGGTCATTAAAAAAGAATACCACAATTATTAAAATAAGAATAGGAATCAATAGTGTATCCATATATATTTATTGTTTACTTTTATTGTCCAATATCTTGTCGATTATTTTTTGGTGTGCATCCACAATTGCTTTTGTGCGAGACAAAAATGTTGTCTCCAAATCAGCTATATTATCAGGAACCCGGACGAGATTCAGCGAATTCATGTCGGAGACAAGCACCGGTACTGCTTTATTCCCAATATACTTATCGTACACTTCTTTCAAATCCAGCTCGTTTATACTGACGCCATTATTTACGAGAAGTTTCAGATTTGCTAAAATCAACACATCATCTTGAGGTGTTTTGTCAATCTTTACCGGGACTAAAGTGTCGCTTAACTTAAACGTTCTCACGATATCCAGTTGTTTATTTACGTTTTCGAATAACTCGGCCATTATGGTTGACTTGTCAGTATCGGAGGTTGAACTACTTACTGTTACTACTGGTTTGTCAGCAACAATGGTTTTATCGGCAACAATGGTTTTATCGGCAACAATGGTTTTATCGGCAACAATGGGTTTGTCAATGGAACCAGTCATTACGGGTTTATCAGCGATTATTGGTTTATCAGCGACTACGATTTTATCAGTAGCTACAGGTTGATTTCCAGATAGATCAACCATTGCTGTTTCATTTCCAGATCCATCACTCACTGCGGATTCAAATCCTTCTAAACGTATGTTTCGTTTCAACTTACCAAACAAATGACTCAACATCAAATACGACAAAAATGCTATTACAACTGCGGAAATCGCCCAATGCAAGTACAAGTATACGTTAGGATGCATTATGTATATATTGGACATCCAAAGATTTTTCATAAAAAAAAGCAGTTAACTATTTTTTGTTCGGCAATTTCCACTTAAAATAAACCCCTCTTTATTCTATAAAAAATATGACAAAACCCGTTTTAATTTCCATCGAAGGCAATATCGGCGCAGGAAAGTCCACCATCCTAGAAAATTTAGAAAAACATTTGGACCCATCATTAGCAGGAAAAATCCTCTTCTTAAAAGAGCCACTCGACATTTGGGAACAGTTCCACGACGAGGACGGCAAAAACATTCTGCAGAAATTTTACGCCAATCAACATCGATATGCGTTCACCTTTCAGGTCATGGCATTCATTACGCGCCTGTCGCTTCTTAAAAAAGCAATTAAGGAAAACCCAACCATCGACATCATCATTATCGAACGGTCCTTGTGCGCGGACAAAAATATCTTCATGAACATGTTGCATGACGACACCATAGTAGAACAAATAGAGTTTGACATTTACGATAAATGGTACGACGAATATAGCAAAGAGTATCGCGTGGACGCAGTCATCTACATGGACTCTGACCCTGAGGTCTGCGGTCTTAGGATTAACAAACGAAATCGCGACGGCGAGGACAATATTCCCATCGAATATCTTCGTAAATGCGGGGACTACCATGCCAAATGGCTCATTGACACCATTTGCTCGTCGAATCGGATCGTATCTGACCACGTCACCACCCACAATATCAACCACGAGGGTTACGAGTATCCAATTTTGAAAATAGATTCGAACTTGGACACGGAATACAACTGTGCCGACCCCGGATGCGTAGGAAACCAGTGGTTAAGAGCCATTTATCAATTTATAACATCCCATATCAATCATTAAATACATAATATTTTGTCATAATGTATGGTTTGTCATTATTTCGTATATTAAAATCGTAAAAATATGTTTCTCCGTTGCCCAAAGTTAACTGTTTCCACTTGTCTTTCATACATATAAAATATAAATTCAAAATGCCTTGATCGTTCGTGCGCGAAATCGGATAGCGCTCGGTCAAATCGCAAAGTGTTTCAAACGTGTCTTCTTCGATAATGCCTGTGTCAAACAACATGATGGTAGACTGAAAGTAATCTCTATCAAGATCCCATCTTTCATACAACTCTTGTTTCTTGTCTTCAAGGAACTGACCAGACAATTTCCATACATATGTAGGAAATGCATCCGAGTGCGCGAGCAAAGTATCTTCACATGCGCAGTTAAGTATTGGTTGAATAGGATTAAATATTTTGGCACCACAGTCAATGTAAAACACATACTTCCATTTCTTAAAAAATGGTGTAAATATGTGATATTTATGGAACTGAAACATCTTGTTGTGCGCCTTTCCACAAACCGCGTTTGTCTCTGTCATCGTTTTATAAACATTATTTTCGAAAACAATATCCGGACATGCTCTTATGGATACTTGTTTTTGGTGTTTTTTTATAAAAGGGTGTTTCAACAGGCTATTCACATCAACGTCATCACCGGTAACCAAGACAATGTCGCCCGTATATTCACCAACGTAGATGAGGGCATTACACGTATCAATAAACTTATCCAAGAATCCATTATTGCAAACAAAGGCGACACATGACATTTTTTATATCACATTTTTCCCAACTAATCTTTATATCTCTATAAATATTATAACAAACATGTCAGCTCCGTATGATTCACAAAGTACTATTCTGAGTCCGAACAACGCACCAACGGCTTTGGGTGGCGACTCCGCCAAGTACCAATCCACTGGTGGTAACGGATATGGCTTCGACGGCAAGGAAATTCGTGCCGGCGTTATGGAGGTTAGCACTTACAAAACCGGCGGTTCTCGCAACAAGACTCGCCGTTCGCGAAGACAAAATCGCAAAACAAAGACACGTGGAGGTAAGCGAAGCGACACTAAGCGAAGCGACACTAAGCGAAGCGACACTAAGCGAAGCGACACTAAGCGAAGCGACACTAAGCGAAGCGACACTAAGCGAAGCGACACTAAGCGAAGACAAACCAAGAGACGATAAACAAGCAAAAAAATTGTAATATCTAAATAAATAAATATATATATACACCTTTGAAGATTTAAGTTCGCACAAGATATGAGTATTTTTTCTTACTTTATTATATGAATAAATACAAAAGTGATGATTATAAATTAGGTGCGGTTAAATATTATTTGAAACAAAATGATAGTATGGATAAAGTTTGTAAAATATTTGATTGTAAGAAAAGCACATTAAAAGGATGGATTGATAGATACAAAACTACTAAAATCCTTACCAGAAAAATAAGAAAACCAGTATCTTATAAGATAAATAAAGAACAAGTTAAGACAGCATTAAATGTTGTTGATAAGACCCAACTTTGAAGCACTTTATTTTTAGCACTTTTTGTGCGAACTTAAATCTTCAAAGGTGTAAAAGTAGCAACGAAACCCTTTCCGTTCGCATCAGGAACCTCCAAAAATCTTTCGTTCACTCAACCTGGTAGGAAATCCCACATGTTTGACTTCGTCGCGGCACCAGGAAAATCCATCGACGACTACGTTATTGCAACATTTAAGAAAGACGCAAATATCAACATGGATAACTTAAAAGGCGAACTCGAACTCTATCGCCACTTTGCCGACGCCAACCTTTCGCCGAAAATCCTCTACATAAATGTAGATGGAAAACAGATGTCAATTCGCACCTTCATAAGCAATGTTAACTCTTTTACAACTTTGTCTTACCTTTGCGAAAAAAATCAATGCGATGATAAAATGCTTGCCAAAGTGAAAGATTACAGCGCCTTTTTCAAAAGCATCCGTCAACTGTTAAAAAAATGCGTAGACCTTGGATACTTTAACATGGACACCAAAATGGCCAATCTTTGCGTCGATTCCGAAGGGAACCACAAAATCATCGATCTTGATCCGAAGTTTGTTAATAAAATCGTCGACCAGAACAACCGCGAGCACTACTTGAATTACATGACTTATCAGTTATATCTTACAATTGCTTATTATTACGACAATCGCGTAAAATTTCACGACACTGGACTTACTACAAATGACGTTGTTGATATGGTTTCCTATTTCTTGAAAAATGACGAAGTTATGGACGAACAACTACACGAGTTTAACCCAATTTCGATGATGCTCTACTACTTACAATGTGACTGGGCAATGAAAACAAATTATGAGATTCGTTTGATGGACGCGAAAAACATTGTTTCCTATATTGAAGGCATTGTGCAAAAGTCAGTTGCTACAAGACCGAAAACGCCTGTTTTAAATACGGGCGCCATTATTAAATTCTCTCCTTTTATACCGAAAACAAAAAGTATTAAACAACAAAGTATTAAACACAAAAGTACACCAAAAAAGGTAATTCGATTTGCTTCACATTAGTTAAACTTCACCACAATTTTCACAGACTCCTTCTTGATTGTCTTGCAAGCCGAAATCGACAACTCTTCGCGCCTTTTACGCGTCTTTGCATCGGTGTCATCAACAGACTTCTTCGAAATACTATTGCGCATATTCATGTCATTCTCGATCTCATCGTAACTCTTCTCAATGTACTCGAGCACTTGATTTTCAATCGCCCACTTGAAAAAATTCAATTGACCAATTGTCGTCTGCAAACACATATTGTCTTTGTATGGAACTACGATTCTGTCTCTGCGCGAAAACGGGTCAAATCTCACCTTGCTATACGCTTTGAGTTCCAACTTGTAACTATGAAACACCTTGAAGCGCTCCATATTCTCTTCGCCATTAATCACCGTACTGCACTTGTTTTTTGCAGGGATCGAGTAGACTGTGAAATTCTTCTTTGCATAGTTGGTTACAAACCAGTCGATAATTCTTAAAGAAATGTTCGATTGACCATTGATCACATTAATCAGTCGCTCCATGTTGTCTTCTTTTTCGTAAAATGCGAGGAGGTTTGTCAACAATAGTTCATTTTGCGTTTGTCCTGTTCTAAGTGCCATTTACTATTTTTTGTATCTTATGACAAATCCCTTTTATGTCGTTTATTTCCTAACTATATAGCAAAAAAAAAATCAAAGACAAAAAAACAGAGTTAAAGGCAAAACCCCAACTGTTTACAAAATATTATGTCCACAAAATACTTTATTCTAACAAAAGACGAAAAAGACCCAACAAACGACAATAAAAACAACCAGATCGTAGGATTAGACAAATCACAGACATTTTTACTGCCCACTGTAAACCTCACTTATTATGCCGAACACGGTTTATTCGAAAACAACTTGATCGAGTGGTGCAAACAGTTTTGCAGAAAAGATGCGACCTTCATAGATATCGGCGCACACACCGGCACTTATGCGATTTCACTCGCTCCATTTGCGAAAAAGGTAATTGCGTTCGAACCGCAGCGTATGACATACTATGCTCTATGTGGAGGCGTTGCTTTAAGCGGTGCCACAAATATTGAGTGCTTACAGACCGGTCTTGGAAATCGCGAACAGGCAGGAACAAATACTCTCCATATTGTTAGCAACGACGGCGGTGGATCTACCGTTCATGCTCCTCTAAACCGCGACAAAATTCTGAGTACAGAGACAATCCGCATTCAAACGCTCGACTCGATGGAGTTGCATGAACCGGTATCTTTTATTAAAATGGACGTCGAAGAAAACGAGCTGCATGTTTTGCAAGGTGGGATGGAAACCATTGTAAGAACCGGGTATCCGAAAATATTGTTCGAGTCGAACAGCTCGGCAAACACGGCACTGTTCGATTATTTGCGCGAAATATTAGGATACAATATTATTAAAGTGAGTGGGGTTTTCAATATGTACCTCGCTGAAAAGAAGTAACCCAAGTTCATTTAAAACGCGAATACCACTGTTGTAAGCAGCATGGAGCGATCCGTAGTAAATGGGATCGGTATGTTCCCCTGCAAAAAATATTTTGTCGTTTATACTTTTAAACACAGTTTCAATGTCTTTTTCGGTAACAAATGAGTCATGATAGGAATACGCACCTTGTGAAAATATGTCTTCCTCCCATCTGGTCACGTGTCAAGATTTTGGAAAAGGAACGTTTTCGAAATATTTGTTTAAATGTTGCATCACCGCATCCATAATTTCTTCGTCTGATTTTCCAAGAAGTTTCCATCCGTTTTCTGCCGGTAAAATTGCCTCCAATATTGGTTTATTTTTTGTTCGCATGTAATTATTCCACAATATGAATGCTTTTTCATCATTTTGTGTAAGTATCATATCCACGTTTTTGTCCCAAAATACTTCATCAAACTCGATTTGTATTTTTTTGTAAGAACCAAATTTTATTTTAGACATTGCCTCTCTTTTGTCTTGATCTAGCGGCGGATCGAAGACAATGTCTTTCAATGGACCTATTGGAACCGTAATGCATAGTTTGTCACAGTAAAATGTATTACCGCATTGCGTACTTATTTCAATAATGTTATCCAAATTGTAAACAATTTTTGTCACTACTTGGTTGTAGAGTATTTTGTCTTTGCAAACGTTTTCGCATAATTTATCGACAATCGTTTTTGCGCCATTTTTAAACATACAGTGGGAACCAGCATAATCGCCAAATAATGCAGGTTCATTTGGGTTTCCTTCATTTTGTAAAAATGAAGCGGGTAGCACTTCCACACTACCCCCGCACCAAACCTCTATCATGTAGAGGAAACTTTGAAATTCTTCGCCACATTCTTTAAATGCATCGGCAATTGTTAAATCACCAGCAATTGTTAAATCACCAGCAATTGTTAAATCACAATCGTCCACTAATTGTCCCCTAATATGATTCCATTTTTGTGCAATGGCAATTCGCTTCTCTTCGGTAAAGTTCGATGATGTTTCGCAAAAGTACTGGATGTTTGCTTTTTCGGAGTGCATCCATGGATTGCATTTAGCAACGGGTATCAAGTCGTCTTCTGACAGCAGTTTTGCTAAGGGGTTTCCAACTAGTCCATGCAACCATGCAGCACCATCATCAATGTTCTTGTCATTTGTTAGAACGCGACCGCCGATTCTGTCTCGAGCTTCAAGTATCAAGTAATCATCTGAACGAAGTTTCGATGCAATCGTCAGTCCCGAAACGCCTGCCCCAATTATAATTATGGGTGTTTTTCTAAAGTTCATTATATTGTCTTGTTATATTTCATATGCCGTATAAAATTCGCAAAGTTCGGGGCAAACATTGCTACAGTGTTAAAAAATCTAAAACAAAGACAAAGACAATGGCTAACTCTAAGAGAAACAGGACATTTGCTAGGTGCACGACTTTGAAAAAGGCCAAGGCGCAAATTCGTTTACTAAACTACCTTGAACACAAATAATATATTACCGTCGTGACTTTTTTTGTCTTGATTTTAAGCATACCAAAGATACCATTAAACATAAACTTTAATGCATTCACACACCACCTAACTAAGTTTATTGCTTGATAAATTATTAGGCGAATTTTTTTAAAAAAAAAACATCTTTTTACCATTTACCGCCACTCGCGGTCTTTTTCACCATGATATTTTGACCCTTCGCCTTCTTCTTCGCATTGGGATCATACTCGTCTCCATCATCGTCGGCCAAATTCTTCGACAATTCCCAAAACTCTTTCGAACCCAGTTTGAAGTCAGGTCGGTTCTCGGCCTTGTACCAAAACACCTGATCGCTTATCTTGTTCGACTTGGCGTTATTCGATATCACCATGCACTCGTAGTTTTCGGTTGTTTGGTCCATGATGGAGCAAAATGACTCGAGTGTGGGAAACATAGACGCATAGTTCTCCCAAATTTTCTTCCTATTTGATAAATAATTCTCTCGCAAAATAAAAACGTAGTCGATATTGGTGCGGAGATTGGGCGGAATACCCAGCGGGTATTGCATAGTGATTATTAACATCACTTTCCAGTGTCTCAATTTATACCATTTTCATCCAGACATTTCCTTCTGAATTCACAAAATCAATGCTTTTTAAATGGGCATTGCACTCTCTCGAGTGGGTTTAGACTATATCTTAAGGCATCATTGTAACTGGTTAGGTTACTCAACCCCACGGGCATTTAGTCGTTGAACAATCATCATATCCTTACCTTTTAAAAACGGACTTAGATGACTTGCTGCGGGTTATCTCTATTTTATACCTTTTTACTGTACTTTATGTGATTAGCATAAACCACGACTCTATTTCTAGAACCGCTTAGTAGTATAAACCTCCATAGAATTATTTTAAATTCTAAATCGAGACGTCTCCGCAATTTGGACGTGTTGCATATAAAGGGACACATACCCTAAATACACTAGCCATTTTTTTGAAATGACTTAGGCAAACAATTCACCATTCATGAACAAGGACCGCATGAGTTTGTCTTTGGTCCAGCTGCTATCGTATAAGCAATCATCGAGAATCACAAAGGTTCTCGGATCGATTGAGCATTTTTTATAAGTTTCCATTTCGCTTTGGCACTGCTTCATCACCGTCTTTTGTCTTCGCAGAACATTTTCGATCAATATGCTGTTGTACTCCTCGTGAATAAACAATTTAGGTACCAGCTTGCCGTAAAAACCGTTACCAGCTTCAGTTCCCGAAATCACAGTACCAATAGGAATGTCTTGATGATGGTATAAAAGATCCTTGACCAAAAAGGTTTTGCCGGTGTCTCTGCGCCCAATCAAGACAATAACGGGTCCCTTGTTTTCCCTCGGGTCAAATGTTATGGATCTCATGTCAAATTTTTTCAGTTCAAGTGTCATATTTTATAAAGTAACAATAATAAATTAATTAGGCATATAAAACGATTAGTTCAGTATTACTAAAATTATATAAAATCCAAAAATATAATGGAGTCAAAATTTAGCATCAATTACAAGAAAGCGAAAAAGGTTGATTTAGACAAATCCTTCGACATTGAGGGTCTGCAAACTTACTTGCCCATTTATAGTCGGTTTTTCGACATGGATGCGACAAACTATAACAGAGTTGCCCTTAACCACTCGTGCCACATTCGAGATATAAGTTCTGTTTATAATGCTGAGGGCGAGGCAATCGAAAAACCTATATTCGTAAAGTTCTCACCCCTGCTTGATCCGCTGAATTTTTTGAGAGGCAAATACAACTTGGAGTCGCCCATTGTGCGATCATTGCCCCAACTTGACTCAACCGCTGAACAATGCATGGCGAAACTGTTGGACACAAACAACACATCCTATGTTGACGGGTTCTTCTGTTATCTAACGTCGATGATGAAGGACACTCATGGGTTCAAACATGGCGTCGAGTACTACGGATCCTTCCTCTGCCTTCAGAAACGTTTCCGCTATAACATCGCTGACGATTTGGACTTTGTCATGAACTGCCCATTCTTCGTCAACAACGTTAACAAATACTTCTCGCTTGATGAGAGTGCTGCTTCCATCGTACAAAACAACTCGGGTGACGGATCTCGAGTTAACAAAAACAAACTGTGTATAAAAGATGATGATGAAGACAATCTTTTGTTAGACATTGAAGATTTGTCTTGCGACAACCAAATTGCAGATTTTGAAAATAATGGCGTTGAAGTTGAGTACGAGAAACAACCAATTATCGAATCGAGTGATTCTTCGAGTGATTCTTCGAGTGACTCTTCGAGTGATTCTTCGAGTGATTCTTCGAGTGACCAGTCCGATTCACAGTCAGTTTGGGAAACCGAGTCCGAATTAGAATCTGACTCCGAATCCGGTTCCGACAGTTCGTCAATTTTCGAGGAAGAAGACGAAGTCATGTTCAGCTATTTGCACAACTTCCCAGTACAGCTCATTTTCCAAGAGAAGTGCGTCGGTACTTTCGACCAACTCATCATGACCAGACAACTAAACGACGACCAGTTTATGGACGCCCTCATGCAAATTGTCTTGATGCTAGTCGCTTATCAAAAGTTGTTCGAATTTACGCACAATGACCTGCATACCAACAACGTCATGTATGTAGAGACAAATGAAGAGTTTTTAGAGTATAAAATCGACGGCTTTGTATACAAAGTTCCCACGAATGGTCGCATTTTCAAACTGATCGATTTCGGAAGAGCCATCTACAAATTCGGCGGCAAAATATTTTGCAGCGACAGTTTCTCGTGTGCCGGCGACGCGTCAACGCAATACAACTGCGAACCCTACTTCAATGACAATAAACCTAGAATTAATCCAAATCCAAGTTTCGATTTGTGTCGTCTTGGTTGCTCTCTACACGATTTCGTTTGTCGCGGCAAAGAACCGAAAACGCCTTTGCAAAAACTGATCGACTCTTGGTGCAACGACGACCTCGGGAAAAGCGTGCTATACAAACCCAGTGGGCAAGAGAGATACCCCGACTTCAAACTTTATAAAATGATCGCACGAACGGTAAACAACTTGGTTCCTAGAGACCAGCTCAAGTTGCCATGGGCCAACAAATATGTAGTTGAAACCTCTGGTAAAACCTCGGGTATAGACATCGATTCATTTCCAATTTACGCATAAACGTTCCCCCCCCCCCCACCCTTTTGTCTTATAAATTTACAAGAATATAAGACAAAAATCAGTTTAAAAGCAATCCATTAAAACATTTTATTATTATTATTAATTATGCACCATATCGACAAAATCGTCTACATCAATATGGAAGCGCGTAAAGATCGAAACCAAAGAATTATCACAGAGTTCGAACGAATAGGAATTCCTCAAGGCAAAATTACACGATTTCCGGCAGCACCATACAAGGATTGTCCCATATCAGGTTGTCTCCTTAGTCACGCAACCGTTCTTGAAGTGGCATATGACGAGGGTTGCAATAATGTTCTTATTTTAGAAGACGATTTTGTCTTCATCGACGACGCACAAAAAGTAACAAAAGATATCGATGCATTCTTCCAAATGAAAATTGATTGGGATGTTCTAATGCTTACAACATGCTCACCCGAAATTGCAGAGAAAACCAACACAATTGTTTCCAAAATATCGTCATCTGGGAATGCGGCGGCATATCTTGTCAATCGATCCATGATGCTTGAACTCAGCACACTATTCAAAGCCAATCTCGAAAATCTAGTTAACACCAAACACCATTGGATTTACGCAAACGATGTGCTCTGGAAATCATTGATGCCTTCATCAAACTGGTTCATGTTAAATCATTATTTAGGATACCAGCACGAAGGATATAGTGACTTATCGAACACGCAAAAAGTTGCCTTGATTCCGCAAATCATCGAATCATCTGTAAGTGAGTCCACCTTCACTAGCGACTCCATCGTCAACTCGGTTATTGACTCATTCGTAAAGCGTTCGAATCTTGGTTTGCAAAAGTACGGCACGACACTTGATCGAAACGACCTCAGTGTACTCGACTGGATACAACATGCACAAGAAGAACATATGGACGCGATTCTCTACTTGGAAAAACTCAAAACTGAACTCATAAAAAAACCTCTATAAAGTATAATGATGATACGGATCTACTTTCCTAGCGCTATGGGGCAACAAAAAAAAGGTGTAGAAACAACAAGCCGATACTTGAGAAAAATTTTCGCTACCAAGACAGACATTCTAGTGAAGACAAAAAATGGAATACCGCATAAAACTTCCCTCAAGTACAATCTCAAAAACCTTTATTTAGCACAACATGAAGTTCAAAATATTCCCTCCATCAATGTAGGAGGAGATCACTCGATGGCAATCGCTACCGTCGCAGCGTCTTTGGAAAAATACGGACCGAATCTCAAGGTGATTTGGTTCGATGCGCACGGCGACATTAACACGCAAAGCACGTCACCCAGTGGCAACTTTCATGGCATGCCACTCGCCTTTCTAACCGGGTTGGACGCTGACCCAAAAATGTTCCCTTTTTTATCTCTTATTCCCAAACTCAAATTCGAAAATATTTTGTACTTGGGTGTGCGCGACTTGGATGAAGGTGAGACAAAAGTCATCGAAGACAAAAAAATTAAAATTATCCGAAGCGAAGAGATCAACAAGGATCCGGATGCCGTGTTTAAAACAATTCGAGCTTTTGTAGGAAAAAGCCCAGTACATTTGTCTTTCGACGTTGACGGAATCGACCCGGTAGAAATGCCTTGCACGGGAACAACCGCGAAAAATGGCGTGCGTACCGATGCCATTCAACCGATTCTCGATAATATCATTAAGAAGACAAATTTAGTGAACATTGACATTACCGAGTTTAATTTAGAGCTCGGGAATGGCAAAGAAAGGGAGGTATCCATGCGAAACTTCTTCAAACTATTTCACAAATACCTTTGAAGACAAATTTCGAAAATTGTTTACATTTTACACAATCAATATTATTATTAAATTTTGTCTTAATAATAATCACTAAAAATTAGAAAAGTCGCATTTGCTTTAAAAGTCGCATCTGCTTTAAAAGTCGCATTTGCTTTAAAAGTCGCATCTGCTTTAAAAGTCGCATTTGCTTTAAAAGTCGCATCTGCTTTAAAAGTCGCATCTGCTTTAAAAGTCGCATCTGCTTTAAAAGTCGCATCTGCTTTAAAAGTCGCATCTGCTTTAAAAGTCGCATCTGCTTTAAAACTCACACACCATGTCAAAGACATTTTTCGACACCTCTTTATTTGCCATAGCATACTCACTAACTGTACGCTCGAAAAAATTCGACTTGCTTTCCAAACTTATAAGTTCCATGAAATCCAAAGGGTTCGCACTATTGTACATTTTGTCAACACCGAGTTGAAGACAAAGTCGATCTCCAACAAACTCAATATACTGACACATCAATTTGGAATTCATACCGATCAATCGACAAGGCAATGACTCTGTTATGAAATCTTTTTCAATTGTTACTGCCTCTTTTATAATTTCATAAATGCGCGCTTTTGAAAGTTTCGCAGTCAACTTCGAATATAGAAGAACCGCAAACTCGGTATGAAGCGCCTCGTCTCGACTTATAAACTCATTTGAAAGTGTCAGTCCAGGCATCAGTCCACGCTTCTTCATCCAATAAATCGCCGCAAAACTGCTGCTGAAAAAAATCCCCTCGACACAAGCAAAGGCAACAAGACGCGTTGCAAACGTTTCTAGCGACTTGTCATCATTACCGTATCCAATCCATTTGCGCGCCCAATCCCCCTTCTTCTTTATCGAAGGACACGTCTCGATCGCTTGAAATAAACGCATTTTCTCATTTTTGTCTTTGATATACGTTTCTATCAAAAGGCTGTACATTTCCGAATGAATGTTTTCCATCGCGATTTGGAACCCATAAAACGCCCGCGCTTCCGAGAGTTGCACGTCGGCCATGAAACGCGTCGCCAAATTCTCCATGACAATCCCATCGCTCGCGGCAAAAAACGCGAGCACCATCGAGATAAAATGCTGTTCATCTGAAGTAAGTTTCGACCAATCGCTCAAATCCTTCGACAAATCGATTTCCTCGGCGCGCCAAAAACAATCAACCTGTTTCTTGTACATTTTCCAAATGTCTTCGTCTTGGATGGGAAACATAACATAGCGCGACGTGTCTTCTTTCAAAATCGGGTCGTTCATGGTTTTTCCTAAATAATATAAAAGCGGCCGAGATTTTAAATTGTTTCCACTCGCTAACATAAAATTCCTTACATTGTACACTACATTCAAACGCACCATAAGTTTGGAACAACGACTTTTAGTCAAGTTATAGTTTAATACCCGATGATCAAGACAAATATCAATATGTCCAACATTGATTCAAAAACCTTCCACAAAATGCTTTTCATTTACAAGTCCATTGAGAATGGATGGAAGGTGAAGAAAAGACACAATAAATATGTGTTCCAAAAATCGCACAGCGACAAAAAAGAACTTTATATGGAAGAAGACTATTTAGAAAAATTCATAACAGAAAACTCATCGCTTTGAACTTCATTGTTCATAACCCTTTCGATTTGTCTTGATATCTCCTTTTCTAAAAGGGGAAGACGTGTGTACAACATCGGATTTGAAAAAGAACCGTCTACATTCGCATATTTATTTGGATTAAACTTGATAAATATGGTTGGTAAAGCATTTGTTTGCAAAGCATTTGTTTTAAAACATTCGTCATCATACGAAACATTTATTAGAACTTTGTTGATTGTTATTTTGCTAGATGAAGACAAATGAGAAAAGCCGTCAAACTTCGAATCGATAAATTGTTGAATAATTTTAGACTTTGATTTATACAAGGTTTGCAAAGACAAAGGATCTTGAGGATAAGCATTCACATAACAACTCGTGCATAATCCCTTGTACTTCGAAGAACCCTTTTTGCCCTCACAACTTTTGCACGATTTTGCCAATATTTTGCTGTCTTCTTCTTCTTCTTTTATAAAATTTGGAAGTGGAATCAGTCGCACATTCTTCGAATCTTTGTCTCGATGGGTGGAACAAAATAGAGGCTTCGCATAATCAAATCCATAAACCGCCTTTTTCCTACACGTATCCATTTTGCAAAGTTGCGGCATATACTTTGTACAAATACACTTTTTGTTAGCCCCTAAACCCCAAAGTGGGGGACAACATGGGAGCCAATGGGGGGTCCACTATGGACACAATAATGCGAACATTCTTGCTACATTCATGTAGAAGCGCTATTAATTTTGGCAATTTGACAATCGCAGAAATGTAGACAAAACGCGATTTATGAGTGCGATACGGCCAGATTTAGGAAGAAATATGTTTTGGGATTATATAAAAAAAAATGGGAGGAGCCTTAATGCAGTTAGTCGCCTACGGCGCACAAGACGTTTTCCTTACTGGAAACCCCGAGATCACTTTCTGGAAGGTGTCGTACAGACGCCACACCAACTTTGCCATGGAGTCCATCGAGCAGACCTTCAACGGTCAGGCTGACTTTGGTCGCCGTGTGTCCTGCACCATCTCCAGAAACGGAGATCTTGCCTACCGCACCTACGTTCAGGTTACTCTCCCTGAGATTAACCAGTCCATGAAGAACTCTTCTGGCGGCGATGTCTATGCCCGTTGGTTGGACTACCCCGGTGAGCAGCTCATCGCTCAGGTTGAGGTCGAGATTGGAGGCCAGAGAATCGATCGCCAATACGGTGATTGGATGCACATCTGGAATCAGCTCACCTTGTCTGCTGAGCAGCAGGCCGGTTACTACAAGATGATCGGTCACACCACCCAGTTGACCTACATCACCGATCCCCTCTTCGCCGACATCAACGGTCCTTGCGCCGCTGTCGGTGGACCCGGTCAGGTTTGCGCCCCCAGAAAGGCTCTCCCTGAGACCACCTTGTACATCCCCCTCCTCTTCTGGTTTTGCCGAAACCCTGGTTTGGCTTTACCCCTTGTTGCCTTACAGTATCACGAAGTCAAGATTAACATCGATTTCAGACCTATTGGTGAGTGCTTGTGGGCTGTCAAGGATTTGACCTCCATCTCCTCCTCTTCTTCCCTCGCCGTCACCTCTGCCTACCAGCAGTCCCTTGTTGCTGCCTCTATCTACGTTGACTTCATCTTCTTGGATACTGACGAGCGCAGAAAGATGGCCCAGAACCCCCACGAGTACCTCATTGAGCAGCTCCAGTACACCGGTGACGAGTCTGTCGGATCTTCCTCCAACAAGATCAAGATCAACTTCAACCACCCTTGCAAGGAGCTCATCTGGGTTGTCCAGCCCGACGCCAACGTCGACTACTGCGCTTCCCTCGAGGGCTCATCCACACTGTTCAAGGTCCTCGGCGCCCAGCCCTTCAACTACACCGATGCCATTGATGCTCTCCCTCCCTCGATCCACGTCTTCGGAGGCCCTGCTGAGACCTCTGGTGCCAACGCCTTCATTAGTGGTGGCGTCTTCCAGATGCCCGGCGCTATCGACGGCCTCGTCTCTGGCGGAGCTGCTAGTACTCAGGACTGGCATAATACCGGTGTCTTCAACGCCGACACTGCTGCCCCCTCCGGATCCATGTTGTCCGATGCCGGCACATTCGTCTTGGCCGAGACTGCCCTCAACCTCCACTGCTGGGGCGAGAACCCCGTTGTCACTGCCAAGTTGCAGCTCAACGGCCAGGACCGTATCTCCGAGAGAGAGGGATCCTACTTCGACGTCGTTCAGCCCTTCCAGCACCACACCCGCGCACCCGATACCGGCATCAACGTGTACTCGTTCGCGCTCAGACCTGAAGAGCACCAACCCAGCGGGTCGTGCAACTTCTCCAGAATCGACAACGCCACTCTTCAGTTGGTGCTCTCCTCTGGAACCGTCGCTGGTACTTCCACCGCCAAGGTTCGTGTCTATGCCTACTCTTACAACGTTTTGAGAGTGATGGCCGGCATGTGTGGTGTCGCATATTCATAAATTTTTAAGTTGACTGCAATAAACTTAAATAATGTGAAAGATTGTGTATCCAAAAGATATGCAAGTCTTGTTAAAAACAAGGCAACATCTCCAAATTGCGGGAAACCCCTCAAGGTATAAAATACTAAACCGTGTAAGAAATTATGCGGTGGCTTATGATAACAACATAAGGTACAGTAAAAAGTTTTATATTATAGGGCAATCCGCAGCCAGTCTTCTAAGTCCGATATGATAAGGATATGAAGGCGGTTCAACGACTAAATGCTGATGGGCGTGAGAAAACTAATCATTTTCGATGATCGCATAAGATATAGTCTATCCCCACTCGAGAGGGTGTTGTGCCCATTCAAAAAGCACAAGGTTTAAATAAGAGGAAATGCTTATTTGTTACAAACCGGTATAAGAGCTTAAATTCATTGCACAATTTTTTTAATTAATTAATTAATTTGATATAAAAAAAACAATTTTTATCAAATGTTTCGACGATTCTCTACGACTTCTTTTGCATGTTTTTTCAAAAACTCTTGGTCTGAGTACTTTTCACGGATGGCCTTTCGTTTCAAATGCCTTTGCTCATGTTGATATTCGTGTACTTCATCATTCGTCATTTTGTTTGTATTTGGTGAAAGTATATTGGTAACAGTAACACGTGGTTTCGCCAATTCTTTTTGGGAAGAACAATCGTAAATTTTTTTCAAAAGCTCCAAAAAGACATCGTACTCTAGATTTTTTTTCATGAAATTGCACTCACCGCAACATGCATTTGCATTGTGAAAAGTGTATCCAAGTGCATTATCAAACCGATCGACGCCATTTCTATGATTTTCATCATTTTTTTTCCCGCAAATATAACAATTTTGCAAAATTAGTGCAGTAAAATCTTCAAGGGTAATCTCAAAACAGTACCCTCTCGCTTCTGCGTTTCGTTTATACTCCGAGTAAGATAACGACTTGTGATTTTGAAAAGCCGCCGGATAATAGTTTCCGCGGGTTATTATGTTGTTATGTTTGAGAATATGCTCAACCCTTTGCAAAAATGTAATATTATCAACAGCGCCTTTCAGGAAATTACATAACTTGCAACAGCTTACACAGTTTTCAATAACATAACCTTGAGTTTGATCCATCCTGTCAATTCCATTGAAACCTTTGTCTTGAACTATGCCACAATAGTAACAAGGGGTTTTTACAATCGTTTCAAACTGTTCAAATGAAAGTTCAAACAATCGTCTCTTTATGGTAGAGTCATACTTGTAGTGATTGAACGTTGCCTCAACATTTTTTAAACGAGCATCATTCATTTCAGAAACCTTTTCGGGATTGTTTTCGCGCCAATTTGTCATTACTTCAGCATTTCGTTTCAAATACTCCTCCTGATTTTCGTTGTGCTGTCTTCCTCTGTAGTTCAAACATTTCAACACGACCTTTTCTGGATTCGCTTGTTCCCAAGCACGTTTGGTAGCAACTCTTTCGGGCTTTTTCGAATTGATCCGATCAAGTTCTCGCACATGTTCCTTGTCGCGGTTTTCATTTTGTTTCTTGAACTCGTCGCGACACTGGCTGCACGTTTTCGTTGGTTTACTGTCTGAACCGATATAATCATCACAATGTTTCGATTTGCAACAAACTGAACACTGCTTCATTCCGTCAACCACTTCGCAAGAAACCGCGGATCGTTTCGCATTGTCTCGATCCCGCTCCTTCTGCAAGCATTCTTGGCAGCTCTTGAAAGCATACTCGGGACCAAGTTTCGATCGACATCCCTTCAAATATTTCGCACACGGTTTCACGCCTTCCGACGCACATTCGTCTACAAATAAGCAAAGTTGGTGCAGACCACAGTAGACATTCTCGACAGAACGTTTATAATTGCACCCGGTAGATTTACACATTACTACGGTTTCCTTGGCCTTTGTGCGGGACTCTTTACCGCGTTCGTTGCATTTTTCGCACTGTTTTACTGCGCCCTCGAAATAATACATTTTGTTGCAGCCTTTGCAGAGTTGGAGTGCACAAAGCATTTCGGGTGTGTACGCCAACATGTACTGGTGGTTTTTGCAAAATTGGCTGCCATCTTCGCCAAAATTTCTACACGGGTTGTTTTTCCGATCCTTTCCGAGACACTTCGACATTGCTTTATGAGTGGATTTTTTGCTCCACCGGATTACTGAGCAATAATGTCATTTTCCTTTTTAAAATCAAAAGCAAAACATAATCACTTTGTCACAACAAAAGCGACCTTTCTTATCATAAATAAAAGTAGGGGAATAATTACATAAGTTTTATTTAAATTTTTACCCAAATCAACGTAGGGCGCTTCATGCATGCATAAAGCGATAAAAACTTTTGCTTTAGAACAAAGTAAAGCAAAAATAGTACCAACATGATTCGAATTTTGCTTTATCTTTATAAAATTAAAACAAACCTGTTATAAACAACATAAAGAAATAGAGCAATCTAATTTTATAAAAATGAGTATAGACATCGTTCACTTAATTGAAAGCAATCCGCTTACAAAAATGACTGGAAACTATCAGTCATCATTGATAGACAAATTTAAAGCCGATTTTAATACATTTGAACAACAAATGTTTCTTTCAAGCTTTTACTGTTACTTGAACTATAACGAGGCTGACTTTGTTATCGACTTGGACAATGTATGGCAATGGATAGGATTCAGTCAAAAGATAAGTGCAAAGTTGTTGTTGGAAAAACATTTTACCGAAAATATTGACTATAAAAGTTTACTTTCTGTGGAAAGAAAGCAAAAAGATGCCAGAGGAGGTCACAATAAAGAAATATTTTTAATGAATACCAACACATTTAAACGCTTTTGTTTGAAGGCTGGCACTAAAAAAGCCGACGAAATACACGAGTACTACATAAAAATGGAAAGGGTAATCCAAGATGTTGTTATGGACGAATGCAAATCGCTTTCCGATCAACTGAAACAAGTAAAACAAGACAATCTAAACAAAGACGCCGAACTTGCGAAAAAAGAAGCCGAGCACCAAATCAAACTGAAAAAGCAAAAAGAACTGGAAAAAGAAAAGGTCTTGTTACAACAGTTTTCCGCATCTATCCCAATCGTCTACGTAATTCGCGTAAAAACGTTTGAAAACGGCGAGTATGTCGTGAAGATCGGCGAGAGTCGCAGAGGAATTGTCGGAAGATATAACGAACACAAGAGTAAATACCAAGAATGCGTCTTGCTCGATGTATTCACGGCGATACAAAGCAAAGATTTTGAATCCTATATCCACAATAACCCCAAAATCCGATGCAACCAGATTAGAGACATGCCTGGACATGAAAATGAACACGAGTTATTTTTGGTCGGCAAACACTTGACCTACCAGATTTTGCTTGAAGTGATCAACACTCAACTCGACAACTACCAAGAGCATGGTACCAAAAAACTCGAGCTCGAAATTGAAAAACTGAAGCTAATGACCAACGACGGCAATAACCCGGTTATACTCGAAATACTCGAGACAAGTAAGCGAACCGAAGATTCAAACAAACAGCTTCACACTAGAATAAACAAGCTGGAAGCCATGCTTGAGAAACTACTCGAATCCAAACCCACCGTGAAAACTCAAACGGGATTTCAAGAACCTCTCGTTACGTTGGGACCACGTGTCCAAAAAATCAACCCCGATACAATGCAGCTCATCAAAGTTTACGAATCCGCAACTGAAGTCATGAACGAAGATCACAGCATCAAGCGCCCAAGTTTGTCGAAAGCGGTTTCCGAAAACATCGTTTACTGTGGTTTCCGATGGCAATTTGTAGAACGCGATACAGACCCATCTGTTCTCCACAATTTGCAACCCACTCGCAAAACCATTCCTAAAAATATCGATTATGTCGCCAAGCTAAACGAAGCACAAAACGAAATCCTCAATGTCTATTTAGACAAAAAAACCGCATCAACCATGAACGGATACTCAATCGGTGGCATAGACAATGCAGTTAAGAAGGGAACTGCAACACAAGGCCACTACTATCAATTGTATAGCGAGTGCGATGAAAAATTGATTACAAAATTTAGAGAAAAATATGGAAAAGACGTTCTACTATATAAAGACGGGCTCGGAATTTACGACGAAGCCACTAAGCAACTTGTCAAGGAATACAAGTGCAAATACGACTGTATAAGAATTGAAAAAATGAGCGACAAAACATTAGCAAAAGCATTGAGCGAAAACAAACTGTACAATGGATTTAAGTACGCTTTATTACCATCTCGAGTGAGTTGTTACTAAAATTTGTAAATATTTGTTATATTTCGAAAAAAATATAATAAATTAGTACTGGCAAGTATTCAACAGTGTACTCCGATTTCCAAAACTATGTTGCGACTTATTTTGGATATGACGGTGGATTTTCGTCGCTCTTTACCGCTGCTTCCGAGTTTGCAGTCGACATTGACAACCACTTCGATAGTGAGCCAATGCACAAATTGTTTACGGGCGATTCACTGCATATAAATCAAATGGTTGGAAGCATTACGATTTCCAACATTACGTCTTCCTTGCGCTACAGCATCGATTCCAATTGTTTCGGAAACCGCGATCCCACTGCATCCAATGGATCTGCAGTAGATCCAACAAAGCTTTCTAACTATGGTGTTGAAGACGGTTTCGTCGCCGGCGATTTAATTTGGATTCCTACCGGAACAACTTTTAATTTGGGTGTGAACATCGACGTAGAGTCGTTTATGCCATTAAGCAATGTCGGTGTTGCGAATATTTTGTCGTCGCAAAACACCAGCTATAGTTCTGGTAACTTTTCACAAGAAACAACCGCAACCACAACGAATATACAGAGGACCGTTCGCGCACCTTTACTAATAAAACTTGTGAATGGATCAACCATCAGTTCTCTTTACACCTTTTCTCATTTAAAACGCCCATTATAACTCTTTGTAAATAATATAAATAATATAAAGAATTTTTTATAATGTATATTAAGTTATGGTTTCCTTGATTTTACATGCTTCACGCAATGAATCTTTATGAGTGAGTCCAGAAGACAAACAAATGAGTCTCATAAAGAGGAGCGTTATAAATCATTAAAGCGTCTTTCACCATTGCACTCTCAATGGAAAAAGTTAGACCATCGTAGGTGCAATTCCTACTATTGACTTTATTACTTTTCTTGTTTTCCACCCTGTAAAATGGGCGTTTTAAATGAGAAAAGGTGTAATTAAGCGAATAAGCAAATAATACAATCGACACAAGAAGTTTATAGTATTATTATTAAAAATACGAAATGACTCGATATAATGGTAAGAATTAATAATATTACTTGAAATACTGAAATACTGAAATATTTTCGAAAAATCGAACTCAACCCATCTATTTAGGCAGAAAAGAATAAAACTGGTACACATTTGATGTATTTAGAGAGTGCTGTCACTCATATTGCAGGTGGGCATCGTTAAAACATCATTTTGCTACACATACAAAGAAAATAAGAAAATGGTTTGGATTAAAATTTTTATATTCATAAGTATTATATAAATGCCAACATACACGTTGAACAATGTGAACTACACCTACACCGTAGGTACAGTAGACGCCAGTGTTGGAGCAAGCGGGTCGGCCACAGGCAACATATCGTTGTTGTCAAGTTTTGTAGTGGGTGGCGCTACATACAACGTTACCAGTATTGCAGCATCTGCCTTCTTTAATAATAGGACAGTAACGCACATTACTGTTCCTGATTCAGTTACGAGCATTGGTAATGCAGCATTCTCTTTTTGTACAGAATTGATTGTAATTAATATTCCCAACTCAGTTACATCTATTGGCGCAAATGCTTTTGAGTATTGTGATAAGATAACATCATTAACTCTGCCAAATGCATTGACAACCATTGGTGCAAGCGCTTTTTTTCAATGTTATGGATTGACATCAATTGAATTTCCAGCGTCTCTAACATCTATTGGTGCAAATAATTTCACTACTACATTCGTTAGAAGTTATGTTTTTAAAAACTCTACTCTTGCTGCTACTGTAGGAACTATTATAACGCAAATTGTGGGTCTTTCCATAACATTTGATTATGTGGGTAGTATCCCAGCCAGTATGATGGCTAGTAATATTACTTTAACTAATTTGACACTTGGTCCCAATATTACAGCCATTGGTGCATCTGCATTCAGTGGCTGTACCGCATTGTCAAGTGTTATTATTCCTAACTCAGTAACCAGCATAGGTGCATCTGCATTCGCTACTTGTACTAAATTGGCTAGCCTTACTGTTCCAAACTCAGTAACCAGCATAGGTGCATCTGCATTCAATGGTTGTGTTGAACTGTTATCTTTTACTATTCCAGATACAATTACAGTTCTTAATGAAGGTATTTTGGGTCAATGTAAAAAATTGTCATCTGTTACTATTCCGGCTTCGGTTACAACCATTGGCACATCTGTATTTAGTGGATGTACTTCATTGTCAAGTGTTACAATTTTAGGCTCAGTGACAAGCATTGGCATTAATGCTTTCTATAACTGTTCAAGTTTATCATCTTTTTCAGTTCCTGCTTCTATTGTAACCATTGGTACAAATGCATTCTATGGTTGTACTAATCTTGTAAATATCGTAGTTAATTCGCTGGTTGGTACTTCAATTTTTAGTACAATGACTAGCAGCACTAATCTTTCAGTAACTTTTAATTATGCGGGTGTTATTCCCGACTCAATAACTACCAAAATACGTAATTTAACGAGCGTTACATTCGGGCCGAATATTACAAAAATTGGCATATCTTCATTCGATACGTGTATATTTTTGAGTACTGTTAATATTCCAGATTCAGTGACAATCATTGACAATAGTGCTTTTTTTCAATGCTACAGACTAAAAACAGTTACGATTAGTAATTCTAGTTTACTTACGAAAATCGGTAACACTGCTTTCAGCTCTTGTTCGCAGTTAACTAGTATTAACATTCCTAGTACTATTACAACAATTGGTGTCTCTGCATTCTATTATTGCATTGCAATGGTAAGTTGTACTACATCACAAAGTGGTACTCTTCTTTTGTCAATTCCTAATTCTGTTTTCAATTATTGCAGCAGTTTACAAAGCTTTACTATTCCACCAAGTGTAACAAGCCTTGGTGGGTCTGTATTTTATAATTGTTCAAGTTTGTCATCAGTTACTATTCCACCAAGTGTAACAAGCATTGGCGGATCTGTGTTTTATAATTGTTCCAGTTTAACAGGAGTTACTCTCCCTAACTTAACAATTATTAATCCGTCGATATTCTTTGGGTGCAGCAAGTTAATAAATGTTAATATTCCTTCTACAGTGACAACTATTGAAAGTAATGCATTTTTTGATTGTGCAAGTTTAACATCTCTTACGATTCCTCAATCCGTGTCAATAATTCGAGTGGATTCTTTCAAAAAATGCACAGGCTTAATAACTATAACAGTCGCCTCTAACAATGCAACTTATTCGTCTGTCGATGGAGTATTGTTTAATAAAGCAAAAACTACATTGATGGTATACCCACCCAAATCACCAAGTACTTCATATGTCATTCCAAGTACAGTGGTAATAGTTGCAGCCAATGCATTTTGTAATTGCGCCAACTTGACGTCACTAACGATTCCGAACTCAACCACCAATATTCAAAGTTTATCCTTCTTTGGTTTTCCAAGTTTGTCAACCATTGTTATTAACTCTACCCACACGGGTTTTCTTTATGAAAACGGGGTACTGTTCAATAAAACCAAAACAAATTTGATGCTTTACCCTGGTGGATTAGCAAATACTTCATATGCAGTTCCAAGTACAGTTACAACCATTTTTTCAGCTGCCTTCTATGGTGCCAAAAATCTTACATCTGTTACAATTCCTACTTCTGTGACGGTAATTAATGATTCTGTATTCTATGGTTGCTCCGGATTAACATCAATTATTATTCCGTCTGCTGCCACATACATTGATACTAATGCATTTTATGGATGTTCAAGTTTAACATCTGTTACATTTCCAGCTACTGTTAATACTATTTATACTAGTGCATTTAACGGGTGTTCAAGTTTGTCGTCTTTTACATTTCCGCCCTTGGTAACACGTCTCGAGGCCAATGTACTTACCGGATGTTCAAGTTTGACATCTGTTACAATTCCGTCAACTCTTACAACCATTGTTGGAGGAAATCCTTTCCACAATTGCACAAATTTAACAAGTTTTACGGTTGATGCTAATAATGCGTATTTTTCGTCCGATAGTAACGGTATATTGTTTAGTAAAACCAAAAGCACATTGATATTGTACCCACCCAAACTATTAAATACAAGTTACGTTATTCCAAGTACAGTTACATTGATTAACTTATATGCATTCAACAATTGCGCAAATCTTAGAACTGTTATGATTCCAGCTGTCACTACCCTTTTTGATTCAACCTTCAACAACTGCAGCAACTTAATGAATGTGATATTTACGGGTCTTGTTCCAAGAATCGATGGTACTAATTTTGGAGCTATCGGCGATACAGCAGTATATGACTCGGTGAAAAACCCTAACAATGTACTAAATCAACTATCTATGTTTACAAATACGATAAACCAACCAACACCAACACTAACCAACTTTACACTTCCTGGATTTACCTTTACAACTGTGCCTTACACAATGACTCCTCCGACATCCGATGTATCTGGTGGTGTTATGACTTATGTTAGCACGAATACATCGATTGCCACAGTTTCTGGAAATATTCTAACGATGGTTACTGTTGCTAATGGTAGTTCAAATATTACTGCTACTCAAACATTCACAAATGTTTATGGAGATTTATCATTTACTACATTTGGAACAATAACAAGTAACACATTATATATTTCTCAAGGATATCCAGCACTGGTATTTTCAATTCCCGCAAAAACAGTTGGAGATGCGAGTTTTTCACTGGTTAATCCAACTGTAAGTAATGGTGTGTTCAGTTATACAAGTTCAAGCGCTGCAGTTGCAACTATTAGTAGCACCGGACGTATTACAATTAATGGACCAGGCGTGACAACCATTACTTTTAATCAAACCGGCACAGCCGAATACATAACTATGTCAATTACTGCACAGTTTGCAGTGGATGCAGCCACGGCCACAATTACACCCACATTTGGTAACTTTACAGTTCCTGCAAAACTTCCCGGAAGTGCCCCGTTCATACTGGTTCCTCCCACATCAGATAGTAGCGGTGAATTCACTTATACCAGTTCAAACTCGGATGTTGGTTTTCTTTCTGGAGATCAAGTTAATATTAGACAACCAGGTAGTTGCACAATTATTGCTACTCAAGCAGGCAATGCAACGTATAAGTCTAGGTCAGTTAGTGCATTATTTTATGTAAGTTTAACACAACCAACATATCTGACCAATTTTTCTGTTGAAACAAAGACATTTGGAGATGCATCTTTCAATATTACTCCGCCGACAACCACCGGTAATGGTTTAATCACTTACACAAGTTCGAATACATCGGTAGCAACTATTGTTGGAAGTGTTGTAAGTATTGTTGGAGCAGGTACTTCAACAATTACCGCGAGTCAAGCCGCCACGGCAATTTATATGGCTGCAACCACTAGTTCCGTACTTACTGTAAATCAGGCAACTCCAACAATACCCAATTTTTCAGTTCCCACAAAAACAGCTTTAGATGCGTCATTCAGCTTGATTGCGCCAACATCCAACAGCACAGGAACATTCACCTATACAAGTTCGAATACAGCCGTTGCTACCATTTCGGGCGATGCTGTAACTATTGTTGGAGTCGGTACTTCTACCATTACTGCAGTTCAAGCAAGCTCGACCAATTATGTATCTGGATCAACTACAACATCCTTTGAAGTAACTCAAGGCGTCCTAGTACTAACCAATTTTAGTGTTCCGACCAAATCACTTGGGAATGCCGATTTCACCTTGGTTCCTCCTACTACGGTAAGTCCTGGGTTAATTACTTATACAAGTTCTGACATATCAGTTGCTACGATTGTCGGCAGTACAGTAACCATTGTTGGAGTGGGTAGTTGTACCATTACTGCAGACCAAGAAAGTACTGTAAACTACACATCTGCCACAATTACTGCGACCCTTACAGTACTTCCCGCACCTACAATGACAGATTTTTCTGTGCCCGTAAAATCAGTTTTAGATGGAAGTTTTAACCTAGTTGCTCCCACATCTGACAGCGATGGATTAATCACTTACACAAGTTCTGATACATCAGTTGCTACTATTGTTGGTAGTAGGGTAACCATAGTTGGAGGTGGAAGCGCGACAATTACTGCTGTTCAGGCATTCACCGCAGTGTATGGACCGGGTTCAATTTCCGCAACCCTCGTAGTAAATAAACTAACAACCACAATTTCTGCCTTCACTATTGCACCAAAAGCGGTTTTAAGTGGTCGTTTCACCATCGGTGCTGGGCCCTTGTCAAATAGGGCTGACTTTATAACTTTAACAAGTTCAAACCCATCAGTTGCCATAATTGAACGACAAGCCCTCCAAGGAATTTGGAATATCACGCCGCTTGCAGTAGGTAATACCACAATTATTGCAACACAGCCAAGTACTAGCATGTATGAAACTGGAACGAGTAGCACGAATTTCATGGTATATCCGGTTGGTTCATATACGCATGGTAATGTGAACTATGGATACAATATTGGACTAGGAACCGCTGACGTGTTGGGTGGCACCGCTGCAGGTACATTACTGTCCTCATTAACCGTATTGGAAAGTTTCGTAATTGACGGTACTACATACACCGTTACCGGTATTAGTCGGTATGCGTTTGATGGTTGGGGAGCTCTGACAAGCATTTCATTGCCGCCGTCAATTCTAACGATGGGTTTTTATTGTTTTGCAAATTCAAATTTAACTACGTTTACATTTCCGCCCCTAGTAACAGTACTTGAAGAGTCAGTATTTCGCGGCAGTGGTTTAACTAGCATTACCATCCCACCGACACTTACTACATTTAAGTATTTGTTTAACGGAAATCATGGTGGGTCCAGTACAGGTGCATTTAGCGGTTGCACAAAATTGGTTAATATTGTTATAAATGTATACATACCCGGCTTTCAGTATGTGTTTTGGAAGGTAAACAACGCAAATATGAGTGTTACGTTTGACTATCCTGGTACTCTTCCGCCGAATTGCTTAGAGAATATGAACAATTTAAAAACAGTCATTATCGGTAATCAGACTACGAGTACTGGTAACAGCGCATTCACGTGTTGCAGTAGCTTAACAAATGTTACATTGGGTTCATCACTGACCACAATCGGACATGCTGCATTTTATTTGTGTACAAGTTTAAAGAATATCACATTGCCATCATCCCTTATTTCAATTGGTAACGGTTCATTTAATGGATGTACAAGTTTAAATAATATCATAATTCCATCATCCGTTACAACAATTCTGACGGGTGCCTTTGCAAATTGTACAAGTTTTACCAGCATTACGTTACCATCGTCTCTTACTTCACTTGATGGTAATCTCTTTACAAACTGCACAAATTTAACCAATGTTGTTGTGAAAAAATACCTTGGAGCACTTGCTTACACATTTAACAGTATAAATTCATTAAATATGAGTGTAACATTCGATTATTCTGGATTGATTCCAGCTAACGTCTGTTCAAATGTAACTAATTTGAAAACTGTAAATATAAGTAATACAATCACTGGTGTTGAAGTTCATGCATTTGCTGGTTGCACCGGATTGACAGAAATAATATTCCCTGATTCAGTTACTGTACTCCAGAATAATGCTTTTTTGAATTGCACCAATTTGAACTCAGTTTCGTTTTTGGGTAACATACCCGGCATTGGGTCAAACAATTTTGCGTCTTTAACAGACACTGCTTTTTACAAGGTTGATGGAACCGCAAACATAAACACAAACCCAACAACAGTTACTGCCAGCTTGTCAATGTTTACAACTAAAACAGTAGTAACTTACGCAAGTCCAACCATTACAAATCTTTTGACTCCGATGAAAAAGTACAACGACATTTCCTTCGCGATTGTCGATCCATCTTCAAACAGTAGCGGTGCCTTCACTTACACAAGTTCAAATACTGCAGTTGCTACAGTTTCAGGAAATGTTGTAACCATTGGCACTTCTGGTAGTACTACTATCACTGCAACTCAAGTCGCCAATTATAGAAACGGCGTGGATTATACATCTGGAACAATTACCAGCACATTTGTGGTAGACAATCCTCCCCCTCAACTTGGTCCGCTTCTAGTAACAAATAAATCGTTAAGTGACGTATCATTCACTATTGTTGAGCCTGTCAAGCCAGCTAACAGCAGCGGAACATGGACCTACACATCATCTGACGTAACCAAAGCAACAATTAGTGGTAATGAAGTTACATTATTAGATGTTGGAATTGTTATAATATCGGCCACGGTTTCTAGCGATTCGAACTATTGTTCAACAACAGTTACTGGAAGGTTATCTATTTCCGCTGTAGATGTTACCCCAAGCACATTTGTGTTTATTTCGACATCGGATGTGTCAAATGCAATTCCAGGAACAGTTCAGCCGATTTCAAACACCGTTGTAGTTCCTTCAACTATTTTCACACCTACAAGCCTTGAATTGTTCAATCCCTCAACTGGAACTCTCGCAGAAAAATTAGAAAATCGAAACTCAATTGTAAATTCATTATTTGACTTGTATTACAATGTCAATACCATTACTATTCCTCCAAGTGCAATCTATTTACCTCCGGCAATTGATTTATCCAATATAACTGCAGTGAAAGTTTTCAAAACAACTGGATCAACCGATCAATCGCCGCTCGTAATCGATGCAAGTTCATTAAATTTAACAACCGCATTCTTTTGCCAATTTGATGAAGTTGGCAATTCAGCGCTCTTTAATGGTACAAATACATTTGCTGCTTACAAGGTGAAAGTGACAAAAGTTTCGGCGACCAACTACACAGTTACTCAAACCAAACAAGGTGTGCCAACCACATTCAGTGCTACTGCCAACGATGTTATCTATTATGCCGGGTTTAAACTGGTTTTAGGTTCAATTACCGGTCAATTGTCTACGCTTCAATTACTCACATTAAGTAATTTCGCTTTGCCCGACAAAGTACTTGATTCTGTGCCTTTCACAATCACTCCTCCTACTACCGTCAGCGATGGTTTATTCACTTATACAAGCTCCGACACATCAGTAGCTACAATTGTTGGAAATGTGGTAACTGTTGTAGGATTAGGCACATCGACTATTACTGCAGTTCAGGCGAGAACAGCCACATATTTGTCAGATACAATTACAGCAACACTTACAGTCAATAAGATACCAACGGTTCTATCTAATTTTGTTGTCCCAACAAAAACATTTGGAAACGAGCCTTTCACAATTACTCCTCCCACTACTAACAGTGATGGCACATTCACTTATACTAGTTCGAATACCGCGGTTGCTACAATTGATGGAAGCACAGTAACTATCCTTGCAGTAGGCAGTTGTACTATTACAGCAGTTAATGAAACCAGCGCAAGATACATTTCTGCTACAATTACTGCAAACTTCATAGTAAATAAAATAACACCCACGATAACCAATTTTGTTGTTCCCGCAAAAGTATTTGGAGATGTGTCTTTCAACGTAGTCCCTCCTACAACCGACAGTGATGGAACTTTCACTTATACAAGTTCAAACACTGCAGTGGCTACCATTTCAGGAAGTAGAATAAACATTGTTGGAGGTGGTTCAGCAACCATTACTGCTACTCAAGCAACTACAACAAATTACCTAGCTGGTTCAATTACTGCATCTCTTGTAGTAAGTCAGGCAACCACTGTTCTTAGCAACTTTTCTGTCCCGGCGAAAACATTTGGAAATGCAGCATTCGCTCTAACAGCTCCTACAACCAACGGCAATGGAGCTTTCACTTATACAAGTTCAAATACAGCAGTAGCTACTATTGCCGGAAGTACATTAACCATTGTCGGAGCTGGCACCGCAACTATTACTGCAAATCAAGCAAGTACAGCAAATTATTTAGCTGCAACTACTACGGCTACCATAACCGTTAGCCAAGCAACGCCAATTTTATCCAGTTTTGTTGTCCCAACAAAAGTAATTGGAAACGCAGCTTTCACTATACCTGCACCCACAACTAACAGCAACGGCTTAATCACTTACACAAGTTCTAACCCTGCAGTAGCCACTATTGCGGGAAGTACAATAACAATTGTTGGAGTCGGTACTTGCACCATTACTGCAGACCAAGCAAGTACAACGAACTATCTAGCTGGAACAATTACTGCGAACTTTGTAGTAAATCAGATAACAACCGTTCTTAGTGGCTTTTCAGTCACTGCAAAACAATTTGCCGGTGCCGATTTCAACTTGGTCGCGCCAACAACCAACAGTCCTGGTACTTTGACTTACACCAGTTCGAATGCGGCGGTTGCTACGATTGTCGGAACTACAGTTACTATTGTTGGAGTTGGTTCATCAACCATTTCAGCGGTTCAAGCCAGCACAACAAATTACACAAGCGCAACAGTTACATCAACGCTCACTGTAAGTAAGGCAACAACAGTTCTCACCAACTTCTCGGTCGCTACAAAAACATTTGGAGATGCGTCTTTTAGCATAGTAGCGCCTACCACAAACAGCAATGGTGTAATCACTTATGCGAGTTCGAACACGGCAGTAGCTACTGTTTCGGGAAGTACAATCACAATCGTTGGAGCCGGCAGTTCAACCATAACTGCTACTCAATCAACCAATACCAATTATTTAGCCGCAACCACTACTGCCTCGCTCACAGTAAATAAGGCAACAACCGTTCTAACCAATTTTTCGGTCCCCTTGAAAATAATTGGAAACGCCCCTTTCAGCATAGTAGCTCCTACCACCAACAGTAACGGTGCTTTCACTTATACAAGTTCTGATACAACTGTTGCTACTATTGCTGGAACTGTGATCACCATTCTTGGAATTGGCACTTCAACCATTACTGCCAGTCAAGCGACCACGTCCAATTTTACAGCTGCAACAACAACTGCAGTATTCCAAGTAAATAATAAAACACCCATAATAACCAATTTTGTCATCCCCACAAAAACATTTGGAGATCTTACATTCAGTTTAGCGGACCCATCATCCAATAGCATTGGCGCGTTCAACTATAGAAGCTCGAACACGGCAGTTGCCACGATTGAAGGAAATATCGTGACCATTATTGGAGCTGGCGCGTCAACCATTACTGCTACTCAAGCAGTCACTGCGGATTACATAGATGGAACAATTACGGCAACCCTTACAGTAAACCCAGCATCAACAACCGTTGTTTACAATGCCCTGTCAAATATTGTTTACACAACACCGCTTGTCTCTTGTTTCACTGCCACCAATTCCGCAAATATGGCCGGTTTAATAAAGTACTACATAAACTCATCTCAGGTGTACTCGACAACTGTTTTGACAACAGGAACCTACACGGTTTCTGCCACGTTTACCCCCACCAGTAGCAACTACAGCTCTTCGACAGCAACACAATCCTTAACCGTGGATAAAAAATCGACTACCATCGGTTTCCCAAGCACATCGACGATTGAATATGAAACAACTTTGGCTGACTTTATTACCAAAACAAGCACGGGTGTTGCAGGAACATTTGCATTCTACTATTTGTCGGGTGGATCAACACGTGTCAACTTGAGTTCTGCGACTGTACTCGCAGTAGGCCAATATGAAATCAATGCAGACTTCACTCCTACTGATTCTGTCAACTATTTGCCTTCATCCGGTTCCACTGTCATGACGGTTTCTCCCAAAACAGTTACTGTCCTCTTATCTGGTCTCCCTGCGATTAACTATGGGCAAACATTGTCTTCGAGTTTGGCGGCAACATTGAGCCAACCGGTCGACGGCAGCTTCAACTACTACTTGGACGTCGAGAAAACTACAGAAGCAACGGTCGCTACCACACTGAATGTCGGCAGTTATACATTGTACGCGGTTTTCACACCGGCAAGTTCAAATTACGTATCTGAAGCGGTAAATACAAGCGTTGTTGTGAACAAGTTAACACCCACATTGACGTTCCCCATAATTCCGTCAATCACATATGGAACAAGACTTGCGACTTTCATCGCTGATACAACTGCTTCGGTTGCAGGCACGTTTCACTTCTATCTTGCAGACGGTACCGCATTGACTTCGTCAACTATGCTCGCAATCGGAAATTACGTAATATTTTGCACATTCACTCCGACCAACATCACAAACTATTTGGTAGTAAACGACGCAAAGGTATTATCAGTAAGTGAAGGAGAAGAAGACCTTTTTGCAACTGATTCATTCGACATTACAAAAGTAATGGATGAAATGTCTCTTTGGATAGACGCCAAGAGCAGCACCAAATTTGATTATGATCAGGGAAAACAAAGTTGGTCTGACCGTGTTGCAAAGGCAGCTACTCACGTAGCGGCGGGCATAGGCGTAGATTCCACTCTTGCGTACTCTTACGACGGAATTAACTGGATTCGAGGTGGAATACTCTTCCAGTACCAAGCATTTTGTGTCGCTACGAATGGTTCCATTTGGCTTGTCGGTGGCAATAGTGGCAGCCTTTGGTATGGTTCCGGCCCAACTCCTTCACATAGTGCTGCTTACTCATTTGACGGTATCAACTGGACAGGTATTAATGGACCCGGGCTATCAGCGGGTAATATTAAAGGATTTGCATACGGAAAAGACGGCTCTAATAATAATATGTGGGTTGCTGTAGGTGAAGGCTTATCAACCTCATTTGACGGCGTGAACTGGATCGGTCGAAGTTTCGGACTTTCTTCTTATTGCAACGCGGTTGCTTTTAACGGATCCAGGTGGATCTGTGTTGGATCAAATCCAAATACCATGACAACTTCTACGAATGGAATCAATTGGACAGGCCTTGGTTCGACCATTTTCTCAATTGCTGGATACGGAATCGCGTGCAATGAATCCATGTGGGTTGCCGTCGGTCAAGGAACCAATTCAATTGCATATTCGTATGACGGCACCACTTGGAAAGGAGTAATTTCCCCACCACTTGTGGGCGTTGGATACGGAGTTGCTTGGAATGGGTCCATGTGGGTTGCTGTAGGCGCGGGTGGAAACAGCATCGCGTATTCTTATGACGGCATTGCCTGGACAGGTGTAACAGGAAGCGCCATGTTCTCACTAAAAGGTTGGTCAATCGCATGGAATGGATCTGAGTGGCTCGCCGGTGGCGAAGGAACTAATACCTTGGCATCAAGTACTGATGGTATTACTTGGAGAGCCCGGTCAAACACTTTATCAACTGCAGTGTGCGGCGTATGTGGCTACAAGACTACAAACGAAGTTATTACATCCACAACATTATCCAAATATTTACTCACCGGTGCGGGTACAAACTCGTTGGGCTTACTGCAAAACAGTACTTCCTTCGGTGGATTAAATCGCCGAATAACATTTACAACACAGGGTAATGCGATTTTCTATAATTCAAATAAATGGGTCGCTGTGGGCCAAGGTGGTAACACAATTGCAACCAGTAATAATGGATTGGTATGGACCGGTATAGGCGCGACCACTTTCACAACCACCGGAAATGATGTTATTAACGACGGAGCAAAATGGATTGCTGTTGGTCAAGGCGGAAACACTGTCGCAACCAGTTCGGACAACGGTGCCACCTGGTCTGGACAGACACTCAGTTATTTTACTTCGGGAACGTCCATTCTTTATGCCGTCCCCGTAACTCCTACCGCAACCACTACAAGGTACGATGCGAGTCTTGCATCATCTACAGTCACGGTTGCGACACCATCTTACATAGCTACCGGTATTGGCGCTACTGCTTCTATTGCGGTTTCAACTGATGCAGTCACTTGGACACCCATCGGTGTTATATCTGGCGGCTACGGAATAAGGGTGTTTACAACTCAAGCAAATTGCGTCTATGGAACAGCGGGGTCTTATGTGGCCGTCGGCCAAGGCGGTAACAGTATCGCAAGGTCTAACGACGGAATCAACTGGACCGGCTCTGGTTCTACAGTTTTCACAACTGCTGGTTACGGCGTTTACACGAACGGCTCCATCTGGGTCGCTGTCGGCGAGGGTGGAAACACCATTGCAACAAGTACCGACCGAATTACATGGACCGGTCTCGGTGCAACTATTTTCACAGGTTGCGGTAACAAAGTTGTATGGAACGCCGAACTCAACTTATGGATAGCCACCGGACAAGGCGGAAACACAGTCGCCACTTCCACTAACGGAACCACTTGGGTTGGTCGCGGTGCAACAATGTTTACTTCCGCTGGTCGCGGCATTGCTCGCACCGGTCCCGCGGGTTCTACGGCACTAGTTAGAGGTTCAGTCGTACAAAAGACCACCGACAACAAACTATTTTTCTTCGTGTCTGTCGGCCGAGGTGGAAATACAATTTCATTTTCACCGGATGGCAAACAATGGCATGGCACCGGCGCCACAGTATTCACCTCAAGAGGTAACCGGATTGCCCATAATGGAACCATGTATGTTCTAGCCGGAGAAGGTGGAAACACAATTGCCTATTCGAACGAAGGAGTTTACTTTATTGGTCTTGGTGCAACCGTATTTACTTTGGCTGGATACGGCATTGCTAACAATTCATATATGTGGGTCGCTGTCGGCAAGGGAGGAAACACGATTGCGACAAGCACAAATGGAACAACATGGGTCGGTCGATCATCGGCATTCTCTACAGCCGGTTATAACGTGACTTGGGCAAATAACCAGTGGGTAGCAGTCGGCGAAGGTGGAAATACGATTTCATCTAGTATTGACGGAATCACTTGGACAGGAAGAGAGGCATCTATAATTTTTACCAAAGCCCGCGGTATTGCTTACGGAGCGAATCGATGGGTAGCAGTGGGCGAAGGTGCAAATACTATCGCGACTTCCCCCGATGGTATCACATGGACTGGACTTGGAAGTACAACTTTCACAACAGTCGGAAACAATGTCGCTTGGAATGGGTCTCGATTTGTAGCCGTAGGTCAAGGTGGAAATACAGTCGCAACAAGTGTTGATGGCACCACATGGTCTGCAGTAGCAGGAACCACATTTTCTAATTACGGGTCCGACATTAAGTGGTTACATAATAATTGGGTTGCCGCGGGATCAGATCCTTCACGCAATTACTTGGGCTCAGTAGATGGTTTAATATGGACCAGCTTAGGCAGAGGCACATATACAACCGAAGCGCTTGGTGTAGGTGGATATGCATATGTGAATAAAACCAGATATGTTACCGTTGGTGGCGGCTCATATACACAAGTATGTACCTCTTACGACGGTATCAACTGGATTCATACAACGTCCATCGCTTCTTATGGTGGAGCTTGCGTTGCATTCGGAAAAGACGCATCGGATAATGATTTATGGGTTGCTTGTTCAGGTGGTATTGTTACCTCTCTTGACGGATTTAATAGTCATGTTAATAGATATAATGGAGGTGCAGTGTGTGCCGCTTACGGTGGAAACACTTGGGTTGCTGCAAGCGGAAATTCATCTGTTTTTGTTTCTTCGAATGGTTTCATAACTACGACTGTGGTAACAACAAGCCCCATCGGAACCACAAAAGCCGTGGCATTTAACGGATCTCAATGGGTTCTTGGTGGAAGCGGCGGAAATATTTTCGCAACCAGCGCGAATAATGGCGTAACTTGGGTTGGTAGAGGTTCCACAACTGCGTTTAGTCAATGCAACTGCATTGTTTGGGGCAATGGACTCTGGGTTGCCGGTGTAAATGGTCTTACTGGAAACGGCATTGCAACTTCAACGGACGGCATTACATGGACGGGTCGCGCCGCCGGTGTCACTGACAATGCTCAATGCATCGGATGGAACGGATCGATCTTCGTTGCAGGTTGTTACGGAGGGGCGTCTAAAATCGTAACTTCTCCCGATGGTATTGTATGGACCGCACGCAACGCCGTAACAATCATTGCAAATCCCCCATCCACAGTGGTTTGGGACGGATCAAAGTGGATAATGCTCGCGTCCGGAAACCCGTCTGCGGCTTACTCTTTCGATGGAATAAACTGGATGTCAAAAACACCAAGTATATTGGTTAATGGTTTAGGAACCAGTTTGGGTAAACTTCAGAGTTCAAATGACACTTATCCAGTCGTTGTAAAAGTCTACGACAAGTCAAGTAAAGGCAACAACTCCACTGTTGTGTGGGAAAATATACAATCCAATTTCACGACCTCTCGAGTTCTAAGGGAAAACTTGATTAATGGATATCCCGCTCTGCAGTTAGTTAGGTCGGGTTTCACAAATCCTTATACTCCCGGCTACTCTGGTAACACATTTTCGTTCTTCGCGGTTGTCAAATTTAACATGATGTTCGGAAGTCCACGATTCATCTCTTTCGGACCTGGATCGACCGCAGACGATGCCTCACTGAGTACCGCATTCACTCTATCGGGTGTACAAACCAGTGCGACCAATTATGCACTTTCCCTTTGGCGAAACAATGTCCAGTTCCCAATTTCAAGCATCGTTCTCGGCACACCCTACTTGATCTCCGCCTATTTCACAGGTTCGAAGGTCCATGTAGGCATCAATGGTGTTTATACAGCATTCGACTGCTCCGGTAATTTCAATATCCAGAAGGTAGGCGTCGGCATCAACACATTCGACAACTCTGGATCAACTCATGCGACTGATTATGGAGAGATCATGACATTCACCACAGTTCCAACTTCGATTCAGCGTCTGACATTGGAAGGCTACTTGGCGCATAAATGGGGACTGCTCAGCGCTTTGTCCGACTCTCATCCTTACAAAACAATTGAACAAAGGTTGTCTCCCATTTTCATCCCCCAGTCAAATAACTCGGGATACGCAAGAAGAATTGTGGAGACATTCCCCATGTCTTATTATCCGGTTTTAGAAGAAGGTTCTAAACTGGGCAACTACTCTTCGTTAGAGAAGTACAGAGACGGTACATTTTCGGGCCAACCAAGCTACGATGCAAATATCATTCAAGACATGTCTCTTTACTACAACTTTAATGTAGTTTCGGCGCCCGGTTCCAATTATGCCACCGGCGCCTATGTGGTCGACGCGTCTCTTTCGGCAAGCGGATTAGTCTCAACAACCACTTTTAAATTTGGTACTTCTTCTCTCGTACTTTCTCCAACATCGAGTCTTACTTTGCCACCCGTTTCTGTGTACCCTCTTGGAACTTCCTTCTCTTTCTGGTTAAAGTCCAATGCGAATGCCAGCAATTCTTACGTATTTGCGTTAAGAAACAACAGCGACTTGAACCAACAAAGTATTTATTTCAACATTTCCGGCAACACATACTCACTCAATGTTATTAACAGTTCTGCAAGCAGTTCCACATTGACTGGTACGGCAAATATCAACAATAACGCATGGGTGCACTTTGTCTGGACAATGGACCCCAATGGCAACTGGCAAACTTATATCAATAATGTGTTGACTGACAATTCAAGCGGTCGCGTGTATCCCACGATATGTTCGAGAAACACATGTAACCTTGGAGCTGCCACATTCACAGATGCTCACTTGGACGAGTTTATGATGTTCAATCGCGTCTTGACTGCGGCTGAAGTGTCGACGCTTTTTGAAGGCACTCCTATTTACTTGGGAACAAATCCAGTGATAACAAGCACTTCCGATCAACAGTTCGGCACAATGAGCTTGAGATTCCCTGGCACAGGCCATACTGGAACAGTGGCGCTTAACCCTCTTTCATTTTCCGAAGGAAATGCGATGACTTTGTCTGCGTGGGTCAAGTTTGCTTCCTTAGATTCAGTGCCGCGCACGATTGTTTCGTTAACAAATGCCACAGACTCAATCCGGTTGGCGGCGACATCTGCCAATTATGTCTTGTATCGCGGTAACAGTGCATTAACTGTTCCAGTTACCCCCACGTTAAACACATGGACACACTTGGCTGCAAACTGTCCCAACATTGCAACAAGTACAAATTCGTGGCAATTAAGCGTCAACAAAAATGCAACCACTGCGATTTTACCAACCGATACAACCCCAGGCAACAATGTTTATACAAAATGCGCCATCGGCATGGACGTGTCTTCCAACAGTGCAAAGATGGACGGCTTCATCGACGATGTTCGCGTGTTCAACTCTTCATTGTCTACCGCCCAAGTCTCTCAGTTATACGATGGACGGGTTGATCTCAATGCTATCGCTTCTCATTACACATTTGATTCGGTGAAAGGAAACACTTCGTTACCCAATTTTGCCTCTGGTTCGGTTGTCTATGACGCCTCAATCACAAATATGGATCTGCATACAACTGTTGGAAACCGCCTTGGTCTTGGCTGCCTCAATTTCTATTCTACCAACTATGCTGGTACTGTAACATTGGGACCGATCGATTTACGCGCAGACCCGAATAATGCCACATTTTCCACGTGGGTAAAATTCTCCTCTCTTGACACAGTTCCAAGAACGGTCTTCTCTTTCGGACAGAATAACCGTTCCATCACATTGAGTGCAACTTACAATAATTACACGTTCACTTATAGAAATGCATCTTCCACGTCATTCATCAATGTTCCCGGTACTAACTTGGACACATGGAACCACATCGCGGTTGAAGTGAATAATGCCGCTTCCAACTCGTGGTTATTCTACTTGAATGGTCTAAAAACAAGATTCCTCGTGGACTCATCCTCCGCTCTAGCTCTTCCTGCCGTTGATTTCGCTAACGTATATACTTCAAACTATTTGGGTGTGGATGTGTCGGTTAACAAAATGCATGGTTACGTGGACGACACGCGTATTTACAATAAAGGCCTTACAGATTCTGAGGTTCTCAATGTGTTAAACACCGACGCCGTGTTTTCTGTGGAAACAATTAAACTTGAGAAGCAAAGGGCGTTATTAACGACAATCACATTGTCATCTATTAGCAACTTTGCTTATGGTGCGACAATGTCTGCGTTTATTAACGGTACGACTGTATCCGCAGAAGGAACCTTAAAATTCTATGCAAGCTACACATCGCTTCAAGAAATTACTGTATCGACAGTACTCGACGCAGGAACTTACACAATTTACTGCTCTTTTACGCCGACGGATCCAGCTGAATTCCAGTCAACAAGCGCGACAAAAACAATTACTGTACAAAAACTGACGAGCACTGTAACATTACCATCGATAAGTACATTTGCTTACGGCACAACAATGTCATCGTTCATAAGCCAAACCACGACATCTGTCGTCGGTCTCAAGTCTTTCTATGTAACTGACCCATCCGGTCAAGAACTTACTGCATCGAGCATATTGAATGTTGGAACTTACACAATTTATTGCAACTTTGACCCAACGAACAGTGCCAATTACACGTCTTCATTTGCGACAAAACAACTCATTGTCACCCAACTGCAAATTAATATGGTATATGGACCACTTTATGCACTTACCTACGGCACAACTCTGTTGAGTCGTTTGTCCGCTTCAATCACGCCAGTCGTAGACGGTTCCATGAGTTACTACATAAACTCGGTACAAGTATCAAGCACAACCATTTTGGATGCAAGCTCTCATGTAATTACTGCGACATTCGTACCAACATCGTCAAACTACCTTGGGTCATCGACTAGTCTCCCGCTCGTTGTGAACAAGTCACCTACCATCGTTACATACCCCGCGCTGCAAAGTGTATTTTTCAATTCAGCCATCGGTACTGATTCTTTGAGAGCAACCGTTACACCCGATGTCAGCGGTAATATGGCTTATTTCACCAATAGCACATTCACCAACCAAGTGATGACAACCACATTGTTGCCTCAAGGTACTTACACCTTGTACGCGCGATTTACTCCAACATCCCCTAATTACATGGTGTCCTCTGCAACTTCGTCGCTTACCGTCTTGGGACAAACTGCTCCAACAATCACATTTCCCACGGTTACTAACGTCGACGCGTATTCCACGCTCGAGTCGGTAATTAATGGTATTTCAGCCGGCGTTGCTGGTACATTTTTATTCAACAAAAACAGTATCACGGGTGCAATTCTAACAGCAGCTTCCACATTCGATGTGCTTGGTTCTTTCGCCATCTTCTGTAGGTTCTCGCCAACAGACGCTGTACGATATTTACCCGCCACAGCCACCTTTACGGTGAATGTAAAGCATGCGCCGGTTTTTTACTTCAACCAGCGTCCATCTTCAGTTGTAACATATGGCACAAATTTGTCAGGCAGTGTCTTAGCAACAACAGTCAATCAGTTCAATAATACAACCATACCAGGAACAGTAACATTTTCCAACGGTCTGACTACCAATTCCTTTTTGACACCCGGAATTTACACAGTTGTTGCGACATTCACTCCTACAAATACTAGCATCTACAGCGTGGTATCCGCATCCAAGCAAATTCTAGTAAGTAAACAGCCCCTTACAGTGAACATTACAAGTCCGTCTGTAAAGTCTGCGTTTATCGGTTCCGCGCCAATTGATTGCAGCTACCAAGTGTGGGGCCTTTTGACTGCTTTGGGCGATACATTTGCAAACTCTGTGTCGGGTACTATTGGTAACAAGTATTATTCATTTGATGGAACCACTTCGTTAACCAGCAGCTATGTGTACAATACAACATTTGCCGGTTCGTCACAAACATACAAGATTGCGTCGGATATTTCTGGCTTCTTCTCAACCAAGTATGATTTTACGCCGCAGACATACACTTTCACTGTAAACAAGTATACTCCAACAATTAATTACATGATTTCATTGCCCAATAAGACGATTATGTATGGTACACCACTTGGAAACAGTCAATTGATTGCGGTTGTTTCTTACAATGGTGTGCCAGTTACATCCGGATCTGTTGTCTACACGAGAAGTGTCATTAATATGGACTTATCGGTGAATTTACAGACTATTCTGGACGTTGGTCAGTACAATTTGTACGCGTACTATTCTGACCTGAGTAGTAACATTTATAACAGTGTAAACACGTCAGCTGTCGCAACCAATCAAATCACAGTTGCAAAGGCAACTCCCGTTGTTTTGTTCCCCAACATTAAATCGATTTTGGTAGGTACAAACTTGAACAATATTTTGGAGTTCACAGTCGCGACTTTGAGTTCCGAGATTATTCCCGGTACAATCGTATTTAGTTACGTGAACCAAAGCGGCGCAACCGTGATTGTGACCTCATCAACAGTTCTCACAAGGCCTCCTTCCAGCTATACAATCAATGCTGCGTTTACACCTACCAACTCTGCTCGGTACAATACTAGTGCGGGTAGTATAACTATTGGATTGAGCGACCTGAATAGTTCACTGACTGCTAATCGTTTGATACAACAACCCTTCACTTATGGCAAGTCTTTCAACCAATTATACAACGTAAACGTATCGCCTTCTATCGCGGGAACGTACGCTTACTACAATGATGTGTACACATTCAATCCTGCAAGTATATTGGATGCTGGGCATCATAACTACACGGTGATCTTCAATCCCACAAGTTCTTCCTATGTGTCGTCAGTGATTGATGTTTCGTTTACAGTTGAAAATGCAAGTATGACAATTTCTTATGCAAAGCCGCCTTCATATGCGTTCCAAACCTCGAACCAACTCAGTTTATTGCAACCAGTAAAGAGTATTGCGCTCGATGGAACCCTAAAAATCTACTTGGATTCTTCGTTTACAACTGAGCTCACGAACGCCACGCCCATGGCGATTGGCACCTACACTTTGTATGTTCGATTCACACCATTGAAAAATTACAATGTAGCGACAGTGACAACCACTCTCACCGTTACACAGATCCAGTCGAAATTGACCTACACCACAAAATCATCGACTATTGCATATGGAGCGAGCATCTCTCAATTCTTAACCAATGCCATAGTGGATGCAGTGCCAGGCGTATTACAGTATTACTATGACGTCAGTTATACACAGATTGTAAATTCCACCAACTTGTTACCTGTTGGTACACACACAATTTATGGTCGATTTGTTCCGTCGAATTCAACGAATGCGGTCGCATATTCAACAAATACAATTAAGGTTAACAGGGCCGTTTTGTCCATTGCATATCCAAAATTGGCAACAATAAATTACGGTACAACGCTCCAATCAAGTTTAATTGCAACTTCAACTTTCGACGGTTCCATGAACTACTTCATCAATGGTACGCAAGTATTCGCGAACACGCTACTTAATGCAGGTACCCACAATATAGTCGCTACTTTCATACCGAAAACCCCGAATAATTTCACCACATCATCGGTTTCTGTCACGCGTACATTGACCATTGCAAAACAAACTACTGTGATCACGTACATGCCAAACAATATCCCACAAGGTACTCCTTTCGGACCGAGCATGACGGCAACTGTGTCTCCCAGTATTCCAGGCATTATGCGATATTTCAGAAACAATACTGAGATATTAAGTTCCACTGTACTTAATAGTGGTAATTACAACATAGTTATAACATTCACTCCCAGCAACATAACAAACTACAAAACGGCGACAATCACTTCAGCCATAACCGTAATTACTACTCAACAACTCGCTATAATTAACGAAAATACTTCACAGATTCAAAATGCTGTGAATAATCAAACCGTATCAATCGTAACTCAAAATCCACTTTTACCGGCGTCAATGAACGTGAAAGTAAATAAGATGACTGCGAATCAAACATCCATTACTGCCACCACTACTAATACGGCAGTTACGGGTCTTAAATTCGACTTTGGAAATGGAGCCGTCGGCACAAACGTAACAGTTGCTGTGTCAGCGCTCACTGTAAATTTACCAAACGCCGCGAATACTCCTGCAATATTCTTCAAGTTTTATGACGAAAGTGGGAATAGTATTGTCAGCGCAAGTAACCCAGTTACTTTAACATTGAAACTGCCCAAGTATAAAGGAAAAACCAAAAATCTCTTCTTGGCACGCCTGCAAGATGTTGGCACACTGGTTGACGGAAGCAAAATTCCTCTCACTTCGGTAAATCCTAAAAATCCTCAAAACATTGACTTTACCGCGGTTTTTACGTCCAACTCTGTTTATGCGGCTACGGAAGAAGAATCTACTGAGTCTGTTACCTCTGCATTGGATTCGAATATGTACGCATTCGAAGCAACCGGTGGCTTTGTGATGCAGCGTGGTTTCGATGATGTTAAGGTGCGCGACATGAGCGGCGTCGAAACATTCGATGTCACCGACTCTGTGCAGATATTATTCGACGTGGCGCTTTTCAATTCCAAACTCGGTCTCAATAAAAGTTCGGATAATAATGCAATTTTATCTACTCAGTTCAATCCTGTTACAGATCAGTTCGAACTCGATGGTTCGCCAATCAACACCTTGTCGTTTACCGCGTCTGAGTTTATTGAAGGCGTTATTAAGAAACAACAAATCATCTCAGTTGGCAAATACTCAACGGTTTACTCCGATTTCCGAAATTATGTCGCGACTTATTTCGGATTTGACGGTGGATTTTCATCCCTATTTACCGCCGCATCTGAGTTTGCAATTGATGTCGATAACCATTTCGACAGCGAGTCGATGATGCAACTATTTGCAAGCGTTACAAGTACTGAATCGGAGGATGCCCATATAAATCAAATGACCGGAGCCATTTATGTTTCCAACATTACAAAGTCATTGCGATACTGTATCGACACCAACTGTTTCGGAAACAGAACACCAATTGTGGATCCTTCTCAAAACGCCAGTGGATCTGCTGTTGATCCGGATGATAAAAACAACTACGGTGTTGCAGACGGTTTCGTAGCCGGCGATCTACTCTGGATTCCTACCGGAACACAGTTGAATCTTAATTTGAATATCGACGTTGAGTCGTTTATGCCACTCAACAATGTTGGTCCTCAGAATATTTCGTCATCGCAAACCACCAACTACTCTTCAGGAAACTTTTCACGAGAGACTACTGCAACATTAACGAATATTAACAGGACTGTTCGTGCGCCTCTGCTCATCAAGCTTGTGAATGGATCGACAATCAATGCCCTTTAAACCTTTATCGGTATAAATGCAAAGTAGCTAAGTAAAAAAACTTAGTAAGTAGCTAAGTGAATAATACAATCGACAAAAAGTCTATAGTATTATTTTTTTAAAATCCAGGATTGTCTGTGAAAACAGCAGCCACCGCTGGCAAAGTGCTCTGTTCAGTCATTGCGCCGAAAAACCCACTCATCGATTTGTTCATGGAAAGCACCGCGAATGCAGACACAGCAACCGCCACACTAACTGTAGCCGCGTCTCTCACAACCTCCTTCATCGGTTTCATTTCCTTTTGCACATACTTCATCTCGATGATTCTGACTAAAACGTAAAGAACCGTCGTAATAACTACAATTGCAACGACTATTTCCATTCTTCTTCTTCAAATATACAATAAAAATATTTTCAAATGTTCGTATTTGACCGCACTCAAAAAATATGTGTGTTTCCTAAACTATATAATGTTTTGATTACCAACCAGTTTATTTTTTTTATTTTTTTTATTTTTTTTATTTTTTTTATTTTGTTTTTAAAGTTTTTGTATAAAAAATGCAATCGCAGTTATGGATGTATCATTCAGTTCGAAGCGAGTACCTATAACTTTCACGCGAATTTGGTCTTTTTCGGACAAATGTTCAAATTGTGTATTGTCGTCATGGTGGTCTCGCGCAACAAAAATCGTAATGGGAACGTTGCCGGCCTCGTCAACTACTTGGGCATGAATTCCAGCCTTTGTGACATGATTCACGGTGCAGTCAATTTCAACGTCTCTTGGCGGATTGCACACCATGCATTTGTAGATTACCTGAAACTCCACGTGGTCGTCTTTTATCAAGCCGCATGATTGGGAAACCAATTGTACCGATTTCGGTTTTATGTAGCCCTCGGTAATACATTTTCCCTCGACCAAAAACTGGATCTTTCTTTTCAAGTTTTGCTCGAGATTTTTCCCCACATCCGTTATTTTTAACACTATTTTTTTCGACAACAATGACTCGACAAAGGGCTGTTTATTGTCCATGATTCTTTACTATAGCATATAAAAATACTTTGTAAATGGTTTTTTTATGATTCCATAAATGCATGTTGTTCGGGTCTCAAAAACCAGAGTTTGTCGTTGGTTTTCTGCGCGTTCATTTTTCTTAACACCAGTTCAAGTATGCCGCAAAATGCAGTGTGTGTTAAGTTGTCGGAATTGCGCGTCGGCTTATCTTTCGTCGTGGCCACATCGTACGACAAGTTCGAGCCGGTTTGTAAAAGCACTTCGTTCATTTTGGATATTAGGTCCGTTTTCGAGGACTTGTTTGCGGAGGTTCTTCTGCCGTCATGTTCGATATGAAACTCGTCCACTTTCATGTAACCAAAAATGCAGGACAGTTCATCAATATCCACGAAGAACCGGTCTTTGGATACCGACTCGTCGACTTCGCATTTAGACCAATCCTTGACATTATAAAATGCATTCATCCCATTATCTTTGGTTAAGGCAAGGATTTCGCGATTTTCGTCACGAATCGTCAAAAAACCAAAATATTGGACAATGTGTTTTTCGAGAGGGGATTGCGGCAAAAAGTCGCCTGTTTTCACGGCCTTTGCCAATAACAATCGATCATTGTGCGCAAGTGTGTCTAGTGCATGATCAAGTGCGTGTTTTTTTAAAGTGTCTTTGTCGATGCCGTGGAGTTCTAAATATACAACAACTGGTACCAACTTGAGTTGTGCGTTCAAGTTTACATACCAGTCTTTACTTTTATTTAACTCGATTTTAATAGGCGTTTCTTCGTCCAAGATTGTGAGTTTTGAGTAGAGGTCGTTAATTATATGGTCTACGGTCGGTAAACTTTGCATAAGGGTTTTGTTTAACAAGTCTGAGCTTCCTGGTTCCTCTTTTAAAAAATCATTTGTCAAAGATTCGTCGACTACAGGTTCCTCTTTTAAAAAATCATTTGTCAAAGATTCGTCGACTACAGGTTCCTCTTTTAAAAAATCATTTGTCAAAGATTCGTTTATTACAGGTTCCTCTTTTAAAAAATCATTTGTCAAAGATTCGTTTATTACGGGTTCCTCTTTTAAAAAATCATTTGTCAAAGATTCGTTGATTATGGGTTCCTCAAATACGGATTCTTCAAGTAATTGTTCTTTAATCCGCTTCGAACGCGTCTTTCTCCCCACCTTCTTTGTTTTTTTTCGTGTATTTACCATATTTAATTTGCGTATATAATAGTTAGATATTTTTATGACTGCGACACAAGTATGGCCCGTTTCAACAAAATGTCCACATTCGAAATCATGCGTTTTTTCTCTAAATTATACGGACGAATCGCAGAAACACAGTCTTGGTAACCCATCCAACGCATGTCGCTTATTTCATAGTTATGAAACGGCTTCAGCTGCTCGAAATCCACAAACATTAAAAAGTATTTATGCTTATACGATTTGTAGTTTGACCCACAAAACGTCTCCTCAAAGGGCGAAATGTTCTGAACAATGTTTCGTTTGTCAATTTCGAACCCAGTTTCCTCATTAAATTCTCGTATCGCACAGTCCAAGTCGGTCTCGTTGTAATTTTTGCGACCTTTCGGGAACCCCCATTCTTGCTCATCCCACGACGTCGTTGACGCTTCAATCAAGTTCATCAACCCGTTCGCACTCCGCAACTGGTTAAATTTTTCACACGAAATAATCCTTTCGTTTTTATGGTGGCTTTCACTGTCGTCACCCCAAATCGACGCCCATATTTCGTCAAACTCCTTCGTTTTCAGCTGTTCCTTCTCCTCATTGGTCATTTGGTAAATCATATTCGAAATATAGTAAGTATTATCCACAGCGTATTTTCCACGAATGAAATCCACAAACCCAAGTGTATGTCTTCGCCGAATCATAAGGTACTCAATATTATTGGTTTCCGCATTTTTCCGAAAGGCGATGATGCCATTGCTTATAATTGGCAGTCTACAATGATAAAATCCATGCCCTTTCTTTCCGCAGTTATTGCAATAGATATTGTTTAATTGATCCATTTTGTTTGTTTGATTGATTGATTGATTTGCGTGCAACTATCTGGTCTAATATATTATCCTTTTTCTATATACTTTTATACAAATGTTTGACGCAAAAATTTGGGGACCTCATTACTGGTTTTTCATGACCACCGTCGCAACGACATATCCCGATTTTCCGAACGACATTTCAAAGCGCAAATACTACGACTTTTACATGAACTTGCCGATGTTTATTCCCGACCCCGAAATGGGAAACAAATTTAGCACGATGCTCGACAAGTATCCGATAACGCCTTATTTGAAGAGCAAGGACTCGCTCATTCGGTGGATCAACTTCATACACAATAAGTACAACGAGATGCTCGGGAAACCGACACTGTCCATCGACGAGGCCATGTCCGCGTATCTCGACAATTATGTTCCCAAACCGGTGCATCTCCATCGCATCTTAAAAGTCCGCCGCTACTACTTGCATGTGGCATTCATTCTCATTTGTCTCGGCATCATTTACTACTACATGGCGGAATAAACCTGCGCCGAATTCAATCCGCACAGCGGATTTATATTCTTCTTGGTTCGTGACCGATAACGATTTCGTAAGCACCAAAGGTGATGATAAACAAGTTTACGAAATCTTCATCGGTTTAAACCTGCGCCAAATATATAAATAGAATATGCGCATGGAAATTCTGATTTTCGGCATTACCGCATTCATAATTGCCAATATCTATAGTGACGGTAAATACTGGAAACTCCTACAAACGAATCAGAAATACTACAAAATGGCCGGCGTTGCTTTAGGTGGATTGATGCTCTACGTATTGTTCAAAAAGTTCCCGTCGAAGGCTCAAGACATAATTCGCGGATCCAATGAATACATCAAATATTTGCCCGTCGACAGTTCAACCGGATTTGCAATTCGCAACGGCATGAACATGTTGAATCCCGTATTCGACTTTACTTCGAAACAAAACATGTACAACGAAAACTCCGATTCGATGCCGATTCTGCCAGTTGGTCAAACGCGGTCCGTTGAGCGAATCATGAACTCTGGTCAAACCGGAGGCGCACCTGGCGTCAAAGCCACCAAACGCTCAGTAAGTGAAACCAAGAAGAAATTTGTCGCGAGTCGTCAAAATTGGAAGTGCGGCGATTGCAGTGAACAGTTATCTGCATGGTTCGAAGTAGACCACAAAACGCGACTCGAGTATGGGGGCAGTAACCACGTCGACAATTTAGTCGCGCTGTGCAGAGAATGCCACGGGCGCAAGACAACCATGGAAAATTTATAATGTTAAGGTATATCGTCAAGTATTATTATGTCGGATACAACTATGAGGACGTCATTTTTAGAAACAAGTAAATCGTATATGAAAACAAATATTATACCAATCTGCGTTGCAATTTATCTATCGAGTGTCGTGTACTTTATGTCAGGGGATCCGAAAGAACTTTTTCGCGCAAAATATTTTTACACCATGATTATCATGGTTCCTATCCTCGCCATAATCGCATATCTTGTTAGCAAAAACGGCATATTAGGAGCCAGTATAACCTCGTGGCAGGATTATGCAAAATATGTTGGCATCTTCATCGCATTTCTCTCCATACTTTATTTTCAAGACGAAATCAGCAATAATGTCAAAATCCCCAACTACATTGTGAATTTGGCATCAGGATCATTCACCATTATATTCTTTTTGATGCTTATCGTCGCTCTAGCGATTGTCTATAAAGTGTTTTACAACTATACCTTCAAGATGGGAGGTCAAACTGGGTTGTTTTTCAATTTGATTTTTTACATTCCTTGTCTTCTTCTTGACTTTTTGTCTTATTTGAGTACCGAGTTCAAACAAACACCATTCACCGTTTACGTGCTGGTATTGATCGAAGTTGTCTTATTCCTCGCGTACATTTATTTACCCAAAATAACGAAATCTGTCTTGAACACTGCCGTAAGAAAAGACGGAAAAGTTATCTTGGAAGAGCCCATGGTTCTTAGGAGAAAGGAGCATCTCATGAGCTACTCGACGATCAGCGATTCGAAGGCTGATGAGTTGGTGAACCGCAAGTTTGCAATTTCCATGTGGGTCTATGTAGTCCCGGTCCCTTCAAGTACTTATCCTTACAACAGTGACGCGACCATTTTCGAGTTTGGAAACTACAATCCGCGCCTCATTTACAATGGATCCACAAACAAGTTCAAGGCGTTTTTTAATACGGATGCGTTAAAGGCTCAAGAGTTTTCGATGGATTTGCAAGCATGGAATCATGTTGTCTTTAACTATGCCAAATCAAGTGTCGATTTATTTGTCAACGGCAAACTCATGGCAACATTGAACGAGCGCAAAGACAATCTCAGTTACGATGATGTTATCACAATAGGTCAAGACAATGGGCTTTCTGGTGGTATCTGCAATATTATTTACTTCAAAAATCCATTGTTTCAGTATGAAATTAAAACCATGTACGATCTCAATAAAAACAAGGATCCTCCGATATAAATCTAACAAAATTATTTTCGCATCCTATTGTAAATAATAAAAACACCATGTTTTGTGGACAATCTATTGAATCTGCTTACCCAATCATCAAAGAAACCGTGCCTCAATCTAGTTTAGGATATTATGCCAACAATCGCTACCGAGGTTTTCCTCCTCTAATGAACGACGGACGCTCGATTATCGCATCGAACCGCTCCGAAACACTTCTCCACAATTCGATTTTGAAAGAGAGTGGTGAGACAAACAACGCCAAGTATCGCCAATACATGATAACCAATGCTAAAAGTATTATGGAAAAGGATTTCCGTAGTGCCAGCAACGATGTAGGGTACTATGAGCGATTTGTCGATCAAATTTCGACCGGAGCCACTGGTACTCCCTACATGTTTAGTTCAATAATGGATCCCACGAACCCGCTTGGTTATGCCGAGTCGGACCTCAAGAGCATTTATTTGTCTCGAGAACAGCTTGAGGCTAGACGCGTGGCGCCGCAGTTTCACCCCTAAAAGGAACCTACGGTTCCTCTTTGACTCCTCCCTTTTGTCCTTGTTTTTAGGTAAACAAAGACAAACATATTTCAACTTTCAAAAGGTTGTTTTTCATTCCTGTTATGAGATACAATCATCATTATATTTTTGTTTGAATAATTTGACAAAGGGAGGAGTCAAAGAGGAACCGTAGGTTCCTTTTAGTAGCGCGACCATGCATCATTGTTGAACCCACTTAAGACCATGATTTTGTCCTTGTTCGCCTTCCAAAAATCCACTTTGGCATCGAGCATTACGTCGTCCTTGTTTTTCGGATATACGCGATCCTTCTTTGCGCTCATCAGTGCCTTCTCCGAATCCGTTATCGGCGGCTTCACTCCATAGCAGTTTACGCCAAATCTTATGTTCGGATTCGAGAAATAGCCTCCATTAATGCCAGGTCGGCCCAAATCGTGCTCATGTCCCTTCACACTTTGCAGTTTATCCCACGTTTCCTTTTGTGTGGGGAAATAAGCGTGCTGTCCGTCGCTCCAGCCGTACGTAGACCACTCACCTCCTTTATTGTAGGAATCCTCAACTTCGTCATAGGTTGCCAATCGCGATCCAATTGCCTTGCAAACTGCCTTGGCGTCATCGTAAGTATATAAATTATTGGAAATGTTAAACACCTCTTCTTTTTTTAATATTGGTTTTGATACCGCCGTGACATTTCCACTTGCATCAATCGGTGCAACCACTGGCAAGTTTACATCTCCGAAAATCACTCCAATAATGTCAATTTTCAAGACATATTTGAAAAACTGGACAAACATCAAGACAAATAACAAGATGTATGCCTTGGATTCCAAAAATGAGATTGACCATGGTTTTTCTTCCGTTGTCATGGGAATGCCAAACAAGTAAATGCCGAAATAAAAGAAAATTATAAAGAGAATTACCTCCAACATCGAATATGCGTTGTTGAAATAGGATTTTGTCGAGATCAATAAATCCGACCAATAGGTGTCTTGTTTCGATGGTGGCATCGAATAATAATGCAAGACGCCTACTCCGATAACAAAGACAAAAACAATAATGTCGACTAGACCGGCCTTTTTCGTGTGATGAAGCGGGTCCGATCCGTCATAGAATAATCCTAAAAATGCATAAATTATAAAATATATTGCTAAAAAGCTCGCAGTAAGCAGCAACGTGTTTTTGTCTAGGTAGTTTTGATTGTCGAAAAGTTTGGGTTCTTCTTTAATCACTTTTGTCTCTTTTGCTTCTTTTGTCTCTGTTGCCTTATTTTCCGATTCACTTGCTGATGTCATTTAATTTCGTATATTTTATAGCATCATATTATTTTTTTCGCATCGAGTAAAACAAGCAATAGGCCATTGGTGAAATCACCGCAGATTCGTCAACATGCGATACGCTCCCGTCATCATAGTGCATCCACCCCTTATTTGTCTTGATAAACGATGTATAATGACCACCCATGGGTCCACCGATGTGATTCGACACTCCATACAAGTCATATACATACTTGTTCTTGTCATATCCCTCCACATACTTGGACAAATCGAGTCCCGACAGCGGACATGTCACCAATGTATTTATGCGACTTATTTGACCTCGCGCCGATACCAAAAACCGCTTTAATGTAATCACCAAAATCTTCGGAAAATTCCAAAAGTATGTTCTCTTAACCACATCTTCTTTTTCACCAGTTGCTTCATTGAACCATCGATTGTCTCCTATGAGCGCCTCGTCGCCTCCAAACAACTCGAAGCAATCAGAAAGAGTGGGCGAGGGCGTAGTCAAAGGAATCGGCAAATCCACGATGAAAAAGTTCTCCGGTTTTTGACTGCATTTTGGTCCACCGGGACGCCGAATCTCAGTCACTGAAATTCCGTAAAACAGCTCATAAATCTCAGAATACTCCTTCTTGTAAACCGTGCCAAGCATTTCGCAACATTGGATTGCCACATTGTCCATATCTGTCTTGGCTTTGCCCGAAACATTCACCTTCACTGGTCTTGATACCGCCCCATGAAAACTGTTGACAACAAATCGCAAAAATTCCGTGACATCGTTCTGCGCCCATCCAGTGAATATCTCGATATTCTTGCGCGTTGCGATTTCGTGCACCGACTTGACGAATTTCATGGGACTAACAACTCCATTTCCAGACCACATTAGTTCTGTTAGCGCTTTCCATTCTTGAAACAGCTTTGCCTCGTCTGTTGCTCCATTCGCTGCCAATTTCGCACACAATGCCTCGCTCTTGAAAACTCCATGAAGTTCCTTCGTATGTGTCAAAATCTGCACACAAGAGTTCAAAAAACACGTATTCCCCAAATTTGATAATCCAGTATATCCATTTTCCAAATAACCTACTTCCGAAATGTTCATAGTTCTAAAAATAATATGGAACCAATCTTTATATCCAAATTTATAACATGGACCTGCAAAGAATCATCGCTGACTACAACTACAACCAAGAGAGGTATAATCGTAACATGTCTTCGCTAATCGGCATTTTGTCTTCAAGAGAGCGCCGCAACAATGCGTTTGAGATGTTCTCTTTCACCCCAAGCGACATCACCTCGCTAATGAATCTCTTTGATTTCTCTGGAGTGAATGTGCTGACGCCAGAAATTATTACCCAATCAACCACAGTTTCATTGCACCAGCATTCACCTGAAAATCCAGTCACTTGTCCAATCACACTCGAAGTTATTGGTGACGGCGAATCCGTAATGAAAATAAACAGATGTGGTCACTTGTTCAAAGAATCCTCGCTAAGACAATGGCTTCAAGGCCACAGCCAATGTCCAGTTTGCAGAGGAAATGTCGAACCGGTCCATTTTTCATAAAAAAAAAAATGAAGACCAAAACAAAACAGGATTTATTTATTTACATAAATATAGATAAAATATAAAACAAAAAATTTTGTAAAAAAAAAATTGAAATAAATATGCCGCCAAAAACTGACCGTCGTAAACCTCATTCAAGTGAAAACAATGTAATCTTTTCTTTTCAAGGATCGTTCGGACCGCCCACTTTCGGACATTTCATGTCCATGTATAACTTCGCCAAACAAATCATTAAGGATTACCGCGGTCATAAAAGACTCTTTTTCATGCCTGCCGCGGGCGGATCCAAGGCCCATTTAATGGACACGCGCCTCCAACGCAAAAACGCTTTGCTCTCCTTTTGCAAAATCCTCAAATCCCTTTTCCCACAAGAAGATATTGAATTCGGCGTTAGCGAAATCGAGTATGACATCGCCGGTTCTGCGAATAGAAGCGTCGGCACCATTCACACTTTACGCAAGCTTGTAGAGCTCAAAACCAGCGAATCGGACGAAATATGCTTAGGAATGGGGTTGGACAACGCTTTTCAGCTCCCTTACTGGGAAAGCATCGACGAATACGCCGCACTCGTAAGCAAAATATACGTTGTGCATAGAGATCCCACTCCTACAGAGAAGCAAAACATTCGTTTGTTCCAAGTAACGAACGCCGACGCAAAACGCACCAAGGCCAAAATGTACTTTGACATTACCGTCCCTTCATGGACCAAGGCACCTTTCCTCCGTTTTTTCATCGATCCTAGCAAAGATCTGCAGATTGCGCCTGCCGACCCCAATCGACAAGTCTTGTTGCTTGAAAACTTGACCAAGGCCAGCAAAACCATGTTCAACTTCTATGGCACTCTTCCAACGATTGTTGAAATAAAATGCAAGCCGATTCCACCGACGTCGTCCTCCATGATGCGGTACTTTATTGCAAAAGTTTTGACGAATGAAGACGTAGCAAAAAATCGAGAAAAAGTGAAAAACATCATTTTCGGACGTGATTTTCCGGACATGGACAACGTAGTTGACGAAACAATTGCGAGCTACGAACCCATTTTCTTGGGTCCTAACAAAATCCTCCCGCAAAACGAAGACCCTGTTCCGAAAGGCGTGCCGTCCTACGAAGAGCAGTACTTGATTGCATTGCCTCATCTGAGTTTTTCGAAAGGAAGGAAACGATCGAAAAGGTCCTTGAAGAAGTAAACATATATTCACATTCTTATTTACACATAACATTAACATTTATCAAAAGATTCATAAAAAAATTAAAAATTAAAAATGAGCTTTACCCCTTCATTAATCGACTTGTCCAATTTCAAACCACAAACACCCGAGGAGAAAGCCATTTTCGAAAATGTCAAAGGTGATGTTATCCAAGATTACTTGATCGACAGTTTATCTACTTGGAGCAAAGGCAGGTATTATATGGGCGGCCAAATACCCCTGAAACCTCTTGATCCCATTACACCAGCACTAATGAAGAAAGTGCGCAAGGCTTGGGAAGATTCCGACAAATATGTCTGCAATAATGCCGAGGCCGCAAGCGTTCATCGAGCGGCGACTCAACTTGCAAAAATTGAGATATTTCTGGCCAAGTACATCGAAGTGCAAAAGTTGCGGATTCATGCGGCTCTCGAGACCACGAACCTTAACACCGATGTCAATAATAGCATCGTGTCCTTTTTGTAATTTCATGTTAAGTTAATATCTCTCAACTTAAAATGATATGGAAATTGGAGTAGGTCTACACAAATGAAACATTTTATGCCTACAATGAATAAAGGATTAAGAAAATTAATTCATAAAAAATATGATACAATAACAATAAACGAATGCAATACAAGTAAAAAGTGCTGTGATTGTAATAAAAACCTTGAATATTACAAGGATAAAGAAGGGAAGAAAGTATTTAGGTTATTAGTGTGTTCTAACTGCGTGAGTTGCGAAAACAAAAAAATCGTATTTAGAACCAGAGATGCTAATTCTTCCATAAACATAATGAAATTAACAAGTTGTTGGATAGAAAAACAAGAACGACCATTATGTTTTCAAATTTCGTCTTTCACATCTTCAAATCCCGAAGGGAAAAAAGAAGATGAAAAAGTAAGACCATCGTAGGTGAAATTCCTACTATTGATTTTACATTTTTTCTTATTTTTTGCCCTGTAAAATGGGCGTTTTAAATGAGAAAAGGTGTAAATTAAAGACCAAAAGGCATGATTTATTACAACACTCAAAATTCATAAAAAAATGTTCAGCGCTCTTAATGAAAAGGTAGAAAGGTTGGAGAAGGAAAATGAAGATTTGAAGGCGCGTTTGGCCGCAATTGAGGCGCGACTGTCAGAGCAAAAATGTTTTAACCCAATTGATACATTTGACGATCGCGGATTTTCATATAAACTCAATGACATAATTAACGAAAAAATCAATAATATTTTTTATGACATGACCTTTACTGATGGACGCTTTGCTGATGGACTTAACGATCATATCAATTGCCTAGCAGGTGAGCTGGTTATCGGCCCAGTCGTTGATTATGTATTTCCCGAGTTGAATATAGAGTTTCCGCATAGTCAACCAAACGAACGTCTTGCCATTGCTATTGAAAGAAACCAGAATATATTGGATAATAAATTTACAGAAGTAATGCACATTATCAAAGACAAGACAAGTTCGGGATTTGCACTTGTTTGTAGAAACGTCAATGAAACACCATTTTTTTTACACAGGAAAAGTACCATAGACAGTATTCAAAATTGCATGCGACGATTCATCGTCATGAATAATAAATGCAATTTTGACATCGAATCTCTGATAGAATTCCCGAATGTTCGTAATTTTGACCTTCAATTTTTTGTCACTGATAGTAGATCAAGTGACCCAAATGAAGACAGGATGTGTTTTTATTATAGAGACAAACCAATTAAATCGTTGAAACTGCAGTTCGAAGGTATCGATAAGCCTTATAGACTAATCTCGAAATATGGACAAAAAGAAGTAGAAAGATTTATAGAAGCATTTAATGATATTGGGATAAAACTCTCATATTGCAATAAACCCATTGTTTTTTAGAATAACCTTAATACAAATAAAATATAGTCCCCATAAAAAAATGTTCAGCGCTCTTAATGAAAAGGTAGAAAGGTTGGAGAAGGAAAATGAAGATTTGAAAGCGCGACTTTTGGAAATGCATACGCGTTTCTTTACAATTGAAGCGCGACTACTTGAACATGAAAATCAGATATATCCAAAGTGCAAATTATGCAAGGCTCTCATGTACCCAACTGACCCTACAATAAACTTCGGCGCTATTAAACTACATAAAAACTGTTCAAAATGTACAACTTGCAAATGCAATATCGACCAGTCTAATTATTACACTATGTCAGATTCGCACATGACTTGCAGGTCTTGCAACTTGCATTTTCGTAAAATAACTGGTGATTAAGCTATTTTTTGCAAAAATGTTGTTGTAATTTTATTTTAATTTTCACTTTAACTTTCACTTAACTCATTTAAAATTAACAAAAAAACGCAATATTTATTTCTTCGAACCAAAAAAGCTCGAAATCGGCGTCAATCCATTCCGATCATTCGATATCTTCATCAAATGCCTGTCAAATATCTGCGTCTTTACAATATCCGAACAATACTTCTCCTTCTTCTTAATAAACACCTCAAAGTCAGGAAACTCCTTCTGCAAATCCGCCATTTCCCTACGATACTTCTGAATCGCCGACATCTTGTTCTTGTATTTCCACATCTCCTCCAAAGCCAGTCCTAAAAACTGGCAAATCGGTTTCATCAACTGGTTGCTCACGTAAAACCCATAGTCAATCTTCAGCTTCTTTTCCAAAATAAACTCGGGCGTCTCGATCTTCTCTCCCTGCAACGCACGTTTATCCTTGTTAACAACATGAATAAACTTCATTCTGTCACCCGCTTTCGGCATATTTCCCGGATCCCTTTGACCAATCCTGTCCGCCAACACTCGGTGCGCTATCTGCTGCGGGTTCTTGTAGAAACTGCGCAACGACTTGGTGATCGCCAGCTTGTCCGTCGGCACTTTGCCATCAATCAACTCTGTTAAAGACGCATCCAAATACTCGATTGCAGAGTTCACGCTGCCGCCGCCCATAATAATGTTGATGATTTGCCCATAAGTGTCCTTCAAGTAGTCGCACGAGTCGCGACGTTTTAACGACAGACCCATATACTTCAGCTTGCCCTTGTTCGCATCCTCCTCGTAAAGGATTCCCACATAGCGTTTTTTCGAAAGAAGTGCAAAAGGTTGCAGCGTTTTCTCGTAAGCCAGGTTCATCGGTGGTTTCAGAAACATACTCGAGTAATACGCAGCCTCTTGTGCAAGTTCAATGGTGATTTCGAGCGCGTCCTTTCCGATGATTTTCGCGCCGGTTTCCTTGTCCGTCAAGTTGAAAATGAAGAATACAGAATCCGTGTTATGCACAATCATGTTGCCAACGCCAGCCGCGAAATGATGATTTTCGGTGGTCAAATCATATACGAATCCGCTATAATCTGACAAGGTCTTCATTTTGATTACTGTATCCGGCGACACAATGGGTTTTTTGCTGTATGTTAGGAAACAAAAAATGCGGTCATAACCTCTCACACTAAGTTCTACATGATACCCTCGTTGTTTCAACAACAATACGACGTATGCTGCATCCACACAATCACTAATAACCATCGCGTCGACGCTATCTGTGAATGTGTCCATGTATTTCTGACTCGATCTGTATTCTTTTGTGCGAATGTACTCAAATGATTCAAAATCAATGTCCTGGTGCAATAATTCCGTACCCAATGTAAGATCTTTTGGCGATATCTCGACCCCTGCGTTGTTCAAAAGTGAATGGTCATCAGTAACATCTACCCAACTCGAATGCGTCTGGATGCGTACCATCTTCTTGTGCGGCGCCAACGCGTGCCTTATCACACGATGAAGTCGCGTCCACCCTTTTTCAGTCCACGTCTCTATTCCTTCATGCATTTCGCATACTTCTTTGGTTTGCCGACCCGGGTCTTCACACTGACGCCATCCGACTCCATACCGGCCGGCGAGTTCCTCGATTTTCAAAATCTGCAAGAATCCGCAGAAACGAATATATACTGGCGTATAGGAAGCAACCGAGTCGCCGTAAACATACTCGGCATTCGTCATTACCATACTGTGGTTTGCATTTTTCACAGAGCACACTCGATTCGCATAAATCTCCTCAATAATACTTCTTGCATAGGTAATCGACATGCGACCAGTGGAGGTCGTCGACGCCGCCACATCCTTCTCGTAAAAGGTTGATGTACGCGCACCACACTGCCCATAAAGCGAATTCGCCGTCTGTTTATAAGCCAATTGACGCTTGTCGAAAATGTTCGCCATGTAGGGATCTTCCGCCTTTTTCGCCTTCTTCTTCGTATCCTCGCGCGCCTTTAACAACTCCATCAATATCGAGGGCATCACCGACTTTTCGTCGTTCGGCAGCTGCGCCCAGCAAACAATGCGCTTCCCCACCTTCGTCTTGACCGCTTTCGCCGCCGGCCGCGCCGGATTTCGCCGCCATTCAAATGTGTCGAATTCCGTCTCTACATACGTGTAGTTGGGCAAACCATAGTACAAATAATTGCCAGCGCGGTCTTTCTCACCCTCTTCCTTCACTAATGTGCCCTCGAGATCGTACTCTTTCGCCCACACTTTGCTACTATGGCAGTAATTCTGGCTTATCATCGAGGAAGGATAAAGCGACGAATAATCTACGCACGCTACGGGTTCATCAATGTAAATCTTCGTTTTGGGCGGCAGCACGATCGCGCCTTCGTAGCCTCCATCGGCCGCGCCCTTTTCCAAATCGGGCATCAAATATCCCTTCTCCATGCACTTTTTCGCCACATAACTGGTCAACTTGATGCCCTGGCCACGAAACACGAGGAAATTGATGGGCACCGAACACAAATTCGCCATCTCCATGTACTCCGTTATCACGTCGATTTTACGCATCAGATGGTGCACCAAATTGCAATCTTGTATACAATATTTGGCGACGATGGCGCGTTCAACATCTGTCCCGTTGCTCATGCGAAAAATATCTTGCGGCGTCACATCGTCCTTCGCCATGCCCCACCGAATCTTCTTCTTCTTGTCGATTGCCCCTTCATGGTGTCCATCTACCAACAACACTTTGCTACCGTCCTTCTCGTAAATAAAAAGCACCAAAAACTTCTTTCCATTCATGTAGTAGTCGGAAGTGAACGAACTAATCTCAATGTGTATAAAATCGCCGGCGTGCAGTCCTATCAAATTCTTGGTGTAAAGCTCGGTGCATTTGCCGTACTCGGGGTGCTCTACATCCGCGATTTTCTTAATGTCGTCGCTAATGTTTTGCGAGGCAACGTCGTCCAGTTTGTAGGAAGAAAGATTGTAGTTTCGGCGGAAATAACTGTACATGTCGATTTGCAAGCGGCCACTCATCGTCACGTATCGCAAATCGTACTCGCCGCTCGCAATCGCAATCTTCGTGTTTTCAATCTCGACCATGGAAAAATCTTTGCGATCGCGTTTCCCGCAAAACTCGCCACTTCTGCGCGACAATTGCAGAAACTCGTCCACGCACCGCGTCTCTTCGGCCCTCCGGAATAGGAATTCCCAATCGAATCCGAAAATATTGTATCCGATGATGATGTCGGGGTCTTCGCGCTTAACCAGTTCCGCCCATTTTAGCAACATAATGCGTTCCGCTTCCACCTTGTCCCCGTCAACTATTGGAACCGCTTCCACTGTGGCACCCTCAATCGGCGCACATCCACCCAAAACGACGCAATGGTTCAAGTAGGGTTCGGCGGTTCCGTATCGAATGAAAGTGGACCCAATCATCGTACACGGATCACCCTCCAATGATGGAAACGACTCTGTTAGCAATTGGTCTATGTATTCCACTTTCTTCTCACGTTCGTAGTTGGCGCTTAACAAAATGTCGATAATCGTGTTGTTCTTCTCCGCCTTGAGACGTCTTACAATGGGTTGAACAACGTCGGCTTCTTCGACTTCATTATCTTCATTCGCCACTTCTTCGTCGTCACCCTCGTCATCGGACCCACCTGCTGCGTGGAATTGCTCAGTTTTTCGAAACATGGCCTCTACTGTCAATATTCGCGCCGCATCCGCATTTTTCGTTTCCAAATTATTGAAAGGTGTCTGCAACATTTCCACAACAATGCTTTCGACCCATGCTTTCGGCGGCTTGGTCTGTTTCGTAAACACCTTGTCGATTCCTTGGATCGAGTCGTATCCAAACGCGGTTAACACCATTCTGCGAAACATGATCGCGGCATCGGCCATGGACTTGTCGAAATAGTCCATCATATTGAGCGCTAGACGTTTGTAAGTTTTCTTCGGCAAAGGAAAATCGCCGTGACTACTTCCCGCCTCAATGTCGAAACTCATGATCTTATAAGGAACCAGCGTCTCCTTCTCGTGAATTGGTGTGATCAAGGTTTTCGACGCTATAAACTCGAATGTGCACGACGTGGTTTTTATATCGGGCTGTACAGCTCTTGGGGACACCATGATCCAACCATTGGGGAAAATCTGTGTCATGTGGAAAAATCGGAGAAGCGGTGGCAGATTCGCCTCGTATAGCTGAGTACCGCGTTGGAAGGGTTTTGAGCGCCTGCCGCCGTCTGGAAGCTGTTGGTACCACAAACTTTTGACTTTGTTTAGCGCCACTGTGTTTTTGAATGCCATCTTGACGAATTTAGACTTCTTTCCGGCCGCGAATCCGTATAGTTTCTGACTGTCGACCAAGTTATATTCAACAATCGAATCTTTGTAGTAGTCGCCGATGGTGTTTTTGATTTCATTCACTAGTTGATGCATCTTTCCACTTGTCCAGTCGTCGCCGACTTTAATGTAAAAAAAAGGCTCGAAATCGTCCACAATAATGGAACACGTCTGTCCGCGCTCGTTGATTCCGTACATTTGTACCAAGAACTGTTTGTCATCTGTACGTTTTCTTTTTTTTGAATCTGTGGCGTCATCTTCGTCTTCTTCAGCCAAACGATCGTTCAAGACGTCGAAGTAAAAAAGACGAAAAGTCTTTACTACGACTTTTTTTGTTGCAATCATTTTTTTTATGACTTTTATTCTATATATAAAAATGAGCGAACCTATTCCAACAAATGATACAAATGATTTTATTAATGATCCATTGTCAAATGATACAACAAATGATACTACAAATGATACTACAAATGATACTACAAATGATACTACAAATGATACTACAAATGATACTACAAATGATACTACAAATGATACTACAAATGATACTACAAATGATACTACAAATGATACTACAAATGATACTACAAATTTAGAGCCTCCTCCTCTTCCAATAACATTCCAATCCCAAGCTGCGCTAATTATATGCAATGGGCGATTGAATGAAATCGACAAAATCAAAGTATTTTTGTTTGAACAAGGATTCACAGAAGAAAGTATTGTAGTTTTAAAAGACGATGATCAAGACAAAATGCCAACATATGAAAATATAACAAGGTACATACAAACCCTGGTTGGACATAGCACTCGATTTAACAATTTTTGGATTTACTATTGTAGCCAAGGCATCAACGAGGTTGATTGTCTTGACAAGACGATTGTTTTTTCGGACACATCTTTAACTATTCATCTGATTGATTACTTAAGTCAAAGTTGTTGTGAAACAGTTTGTCTTCTTGACATGTCTTGTTTAACTCCCGAAATTGGTTTCAAGTGGGGTATAGACGTGAACGACAAGGTTAAAATAGTAACATTTTGCGAATCGTTACCAAATGACTCGGTACAGCGTGCACGGACTATTCCTTTTTAAGCGCGCGATTGTATTATAGGGATTCCTATTCGTATAATACAGTCTTTTTTTTACATTCTACGATTTCTTCGCTTGCTGTTTCTTTGCTTTCGTTGATTTCGTTTGTTTGTCTGGCGTCTTCTTCTACCGCCTTTTGTCTCAGATTCACTTTCCACAGGACTTTCGTACAATGATTGTTGTTCTTCACTTCCGACTGTTGCGCCTGTCTCACTATCCGAGGCTGTTTCACTATCTGCGGTTGTTTCACTATCTGCGGCTGTTTCACTATCTGCGGCTGTTTCACTATCTGCGACTGTTTCACTATCTGCGACTGTTTCACTATCTGCGGTTGTTTCACTATCTGCGGCTGTTTCACTTGGACTCGTTTCACTTGGACTCGACATGTTGTCTCCTAAGGTTTCGTCACTTTGAGCAATGCTTTCATTTTGATCGGTCGTTTCACTTTCAGTTGGCATCGCACTAATAATTGGCGAATCCGATGAACTTTTGTCTTGATGTAAAAGCGGCGTCAAGTAAGCAGATCCAGCCTTGTTTTCAAGTGTATCAATTACGGAACTCACACTGTCATTAACCATATTAATTGAATCTTGCAACAAGTCAACCTTTGTGTTCAAAAGAGTAATTAGTTTATGTGTTCTTCTTGCACTTGTTTCGCAAGTCTTTCTTTTACCAGTCTGTTTCGTCATCTTTATAAATATATACAATAACAGTACATATTTATTTTTATTTGTCTTAACTTGCTGAATTTGTCTTCATTTGCTAAATTTGTATTTCATTTGCTAAATTTGTAATTCATTTGTACTTCATTTTCTATTTCATTTGTACTTCATTTGCCAAGGATGAGTTCCTCAATTCCCTTAACAATATTCGATCCGATTTTCCTCTTTTTCTCACCCAAAGTCACCTGACCCAAATACTCCGGTAAAGCGCGGACATGATCGATGAATTCAACGAAACTGCTAAATGGTCGCATTATTTCTACCGCTGTGGACGAACTTACCCCTGGCACCTGCATCAATAACATCGCGCCCATATTCTCTTTTGTAATGTTGGCCTTCTTTGAGACCTTAACCACATTACAATAATCGGTAGATACTGCACTTGCTCCAACATTTGTTCCAATATTTGTCTCGCTTTCAACACACGTTCCCTTCTTAAACTCGCGCGACATTTTGTCCGCCATGCAAAGAATATAAGTGGCCGTTTCCGCCATCGAAACTGTCCGATGCACCGAAAACCCTTTAAAATAATTAAGTGATGCAATGCACGAAATCACCAATTGTTTGTCTTTAACTGTCGAAAGCATCCCTTCTAACAAGTATACAACATTATGCCTATTCGGATAACAATTGGAAAGTCGGTAGGATTGCTCCTTGTATCTTCCGTCTTTAATACTCGACAACAAATCTTGCAAAGACTTGCGCTCGATGCATAAAAACGTAGTTGACTCGTCGTCGTTCGTGAACAAAATATCGCCCAATTGGAGCACGCGTTTTTCTAATAAGAAGCTCTCCTTGTTATTATTTTCATGATTAAGACAAATGTCGTACAATGCCGCTTCTCTTTCGTCAACAATGATTTTCATTTGTTTTGTCTTTGATTAATTACTTTGCTTTGCTTTTGTCTTATTTTGTCTCTTTGTCTCTAAATCGTATTGACAGTGTCTTTCACGATGTGCGTGCTCTTGGACAAATTCTTGATGATCTTCTTTGCATTCTCGTCGAGCTCTTTGTCTGTGCTGCCACCCATCAAGTGTTTCAATATCATTATATACTCTTCTTTCTTCTCTTCGCTCATCATGTAGTCTGGATTCGCCTCTTTCCATAGAGTCAGTTCTCGAAAACTGTTGTTCGATATGATTTCGATAGCGCGCTCAGACAACTCTTTTGTCTCGTCGTTGATCCATTTGTCGTCGTTTCTCACGTATAGAATCTCGCGTTTCACGTCGGTGCAGTGCATCGGCCGCAAATTCAAATCGAGGTTCTTGTACGCCTTGTCGAAAATCTCCGATACCGCCTGCACGTGACCTAGCTTCTTATAGAGCAAAACGTCCTCCAATTTGATCTGGATGCTTTTCGCGAAATCGACCAAGTTGATGGCGTCCTTGCACTGCTCATTCAAGAAAAAGTTGAGATTGAATTTGTTGTTGACGGTATTGTTCAAATTCGTGTTGTTTATTGGCGAGTTTCTAGCGATTGTCTTGCAAATATTCGTTATTTGTTTGATTTGTTCAGTGTCGTTCTCCTTGCATTCTTTGAATGTCTCGATCAACTCCGTCAACTGGTCTTTGTAAAGTGTGATGATTTTGTCTTTCTCTTCGAGCAATTGATCCTTGTGTTGGTTGATGATGTTGTTTTGTTTCTCAATCATCGCGTCCCTTTCTTCGATCATTTCCGTGAGTTCCGTCACGTCTGATTTTTTCGTTTGTTTTGCGTTTTTGCCCGACTCGTAAAAACATTTTCGCTTCGAGTACATGTCTTTGTAGAACAAATCATTGTTGGAGACCTTGCTAATTGTCGCGTTCATCAGCATTTTTTTGACCGCGTTGAAATATTTCGGGTTGGTGAAGCGAATAAATCCATTGATCTCCTTGTTTGTCTTGGATGCAAGGATATACTCGCAGTTTCCACAACTTTCAAGATTGCATACATATTCCCAATCGGCATTGCTATATTTGTCTAGAGTGAATGCGTAAGTTCTGCTTCGCGACATTATCTCCTTTATTTTTTTTATATAATAACTAAATACAAAGTTTTAATTTCCTTAACTGCAAGTTATCTTTACATATTTCATACAGACTAATGTCCAAGAAAAAATTGTCTTTGATTCCTCCCGACGAAAACCACACATACGATATGTTCAACAATCGCATTGAGAAAAAAGAGGGTGACCTAACCCCGTCAGCTCAGGACAGTAAGGATATACAATTGTTTGAGCGCATGTTTTCGTTTTGGTGGCTGACTGTCTTTGAAAACAGGTATAAAAAACTGCTTCCCAGCACTTTTCAAGAGCAGAAAGATTTGTACGCGTATTGCTTTGAAAAGTTCTTTAGAAAAAAACTGAGTTTTGCCAAAACCTATGTTATAAAACACATGTACTTGGTTCCTGGTCGACTCAGAGGACTCAGTAAAGACAGCATTACGTTCACATTCACATACTTAATAAATTCGTTTGAATCCAACTTGGAGAGAAATTTAAAGCAAAATAAGGAAGAAAAACAAAAAACTATTTTGGAGGATAAAGTATTTTCTAATAAGTCTTTGAAAAAAACTTCTTCTTCTTCTTCTTTGACTCCAAAAGACAAAAAGGACATCGAGAAAATAATCGTAAAGGGTGCTGTGAACAAGGATGTCGAAGCAGTTGTTAAAAGTATTGAACAAACTCCTGTTCTTCAACGTTTGTGGAATAGTGTGCGGGGTTCTTGGGACAGTTTGTTTTCCAAAAAAGGCGGGACTAGAAAGTGCCCTCCAAAGATGTAGAGAGATTTTTGGGTGTTTTCGCGCTGTGTCAAAATCGTGTTTTTTCGGCATCTTTTTAAAGCATTTTTGTCCTACATTTTTGTAGAGATGGGAATCTTCTGGAATTCTTTGACACACCTCAGCGCGCTGTGTCAAAATTTATTTTGCAATTGGTGTCCCTACATTTATGGATAGAAAAAAGGGTCCAAAAAGAGGTCGAAAAAACACCATTTTGACACAGCTGAAAAATGTCCAAATAAATGTCCAAGAATGTCCGACCTTCAAAAATTTCCAAAAAATGCACTTTTTTAAAACAAACATTTTTGTTACCATTTATGCAGCGAACCAATAATTTTAAGGATTTCGGATTTTTCATTTTTGAAAAAAACAGGAAAAAAAAGATAATTTGTATAAAATCGATTTTGGACATTTTTATTTTTGTCCATTTTGAAAAAGTTGACCCTAGTTTTGTTTTTGACTTTTTTTTTGAAAGAAAAATCTTGATTTATTTTCGGAAAACTTTTTATTTAAAAAAGATCCCATTTTTATCCCTACATTTATCGAGGGAATTATTTGTCGGTTTCCACGCTGTGTCAAAATCGCGTTTTTTCAGACTCTTTTTTGGCATTTTTTGTCCTACATTTTTGTAGAGATGGAATTCCTCTGGAAATTTTTGACACACTGTAGCGCGCTGTGTCAAAATCGTTTTTCAATAATGCGTCCCTACATTTATGGGTGAAAAAATGGGTCCAAAAAGACGCCAAAAAAACACCATTTTGACACAGCTGAAAAATGTCCAAATAAATGTCCAAGAATGTCCGGCCACCAAAAATTTCAAAAAAAGTCACTTTTTTAAAGTACATAATTTTGTTAGCATTTATGCAGCGAATCGAAATTTTCTTAAAAATTGAATTTTCATTTTTTGAAAAAATCGGGAAAAAAAAGATAATTTTGTAGAAATCGATTTTGGACATTTTTATTTTTGTCCATTTTGAAAAAGTTGACCCTAGTTTTGTTTTTGATGTTTTTTTGAAAGAAAGATCTTGATTTATTTTCGGAAAAAAATGTTTAATAAAAAGTCCCTTTTTTTATCCCTACATTTATCGAGAGAAGTATTGCGCAGAAACGCGCTGTGTCAAAATCGTGTTTTTTCGGACTCTTTTTCGGCATTTTTTGTCCTACATTTTTGTAGAAAGGGAAGTCGCCCGAATTTTTTTGACACACTGTAGCGCGCTGTGTCAAAATCGTTTTATTAAAAAGCGTCCCTACATTTATGGGTATAAAAATTGGTCCAAAAAGACGTCAAAAAAACACCATTTTGACACAGCTGAAAAATGTCCAAATAAATGTCCAAGAATTTTGTTTACCCATTTTTTTCAAAAAAAGTCACATTTTTAAAACAAACATATTTGTTACCATTCATGCAGCGAATCGAAATTTTCTTAAAAATTGAATTTTCATTTTTTGAAAAAATCGGGAAAAAAAAGATAATTTGTATAAAATCGATTTTGGACATTTTTATTTTTGTCCATTTTGAAAAAGTTGACCCTAGTTTTGTTTTTGATGTTTTTTTTAACAGACCTTTATTATGAATGTTTTTTTTTTGCAATTTTCCAAAAAAAAATAATATCATAAATTTATAAAAGCATGAAGGGTTACATCTATCTTAGAGACAATGCGTGGTACCGCACCGAGAATGCAATAAAACTCGGTATCGCATCAAACATCAAGGATCGCGCAAGCACTTATGTCACTGGCGAAATCGTTCGCGGTGAGTTTATCCGCGTATTTGCGGTTCCCTATGACAAAATGCGCATTGTAGAAACTTGTCTGCATCGTTACCTGTCAAAGTTCCACATTGGAGACAAAGGCGGCGGGACCGAGTTTTTTACACGAGACATTATCGACATGGTCGAGCCGCTTTTGCGAAGTATGTCTTCATTGGAATTTCATTCTTTGACCAAAGAAGAATGTGATTTATTGGATCGGGTCGCACGCATTCGAAAAGCCTTGCTTAAAGCGCTAAAAAAAGCGCATTTCATAAGGAAGAAAAAAAGAAAAGACCCTGTGCCGACTCCGTTAACAAGTACTACGCTGTTAACACCAAGAGACTTTCAACAAGAAATCATCAACAATTGCTTATCCCATTTTTCAACAGAAGACAAAGGCATACTTGTCTTGACATGCGGCGTCGGAAAGACCCTAATCTCCTTATGGGTGGCTAAACAACTTGGTTCACAAAAAATCGTGATCGGTGTCCCAACCATCGTCCTTTTGGAGCAGTGGCTACCAATCATCATCCAAATATTCCCAGACAGACCCGTATATGTAAAAGACGAAAATATCGAACTTGTATCACAAACATCGGCGTGCGTCGTCATCACCACCTACGCATCTTCGTTCAAATTGACAAACTATGCATTCGATTTGAAAATACTCGACGAGGCGCACCACTTGACCAGCAAATCTGCCGACAATTATTCGGATCGCGCATTCGTCAAAATGCTCAGCATCGTTTCGACAAAACAATTGGCCTTAACCGCGACACCCAAGTATTTGGAAAGCGACAACGCAAATACCGTGTCGAACGACAACGAGGCCCAATTCGGCAAAATCATCCACCAAATTTGTCTTTTATGGGCAATCCAACACGCCATTGTTTGCGATTATGTGATTCAAACAATCGTGGTGGACGAGGAAAAAATCGACGCAGTAGAAAACAAACGCCTATTTTTGAGCGCCTATTGCGCCCTCAAAAGCATCGACAATGGACACTCGCACCATTTGCTCATTTATTGCAACGAAATGACCAATTCCGCCCTCATTTTGCATTACGTCCGCGAACTTTTGCGAAAGGATTTTCGGCATCTACAGCCAGACACTTTTTGCGAAGAATACAATAGCAAGATGAGTGCCGACCAACAGCGCACAATTCTTAACAATTTCGAGGAATCGCGGTTCGGAATCATCGTGTGCGTCTATTGCCTTGGTGAGGGATGGAATTGCCCATTGTTGGACGCCGTGGTTTTCGCCGAGAATATGTCGTCCAATATTCGGATTTTGCAATGCGCCCTACGTGCATGTAGGAAGGATTCACGACGTCCCGATAAGGTCGCGAAGCTCATATTGCCGATAGTGGACGCCGACGCGGAGGATCAAGACTTGAAAAAGGTGCGGGAAGTAATTCGCCAGATGGGACTCGAAGATGAGACGGTGATTTCAAAGTTAAAGGTGTTTACAGAAGATATGGAAAGAGACGTGAAGCGGAAACCAAGATCCGACATTTCATCGAATGCTTCATCATTCGTATACAGCGAAGAACTAACACGTAGACTGCGTTTAAAAACGGTTGCACGTGCGGGATATAACCTCGATAACGTGAAAAAGCTACTTGAACCAAAGTCTGTCCGATCGATTGACGAATATTTGGAGTTATGTGATCGTGACACGCGTTTTCCGAGATACCCGGAACAAGTGTTCCGAAACCAGTATACAAAATGGAGTTGGTTTCACTATTTCGGCATCCCATCCACCACCTTTTATGACATTGCGACGTGCAAGACAAAATGCACCGATTATTTGGCCGCTTATCCCGAGATTCGATCAAAATACTTGGAGTTGTCTTTGGTTTGCACGGATCTTTGCAAATTGGATCCGCAGTTTCCACCGAACGGAATGTGGGTAGACTATTATGGCGTCAGTGAATTGCGTGATATTATACAAATTGCAGCGCCCATGTTGAAAAAAAAGGGACTTGGTTCATAAAACAATTTTTTTTTGAGTAAAAACAAATATTTATTTTTTATAAAATCTAAAATTTCAAAAAAAATCATGTCAATCAAAACCTTTATTAGTGAAATCTTTCGCTCATGTCTCGACATTTTGCGCGACAATGAGCATTTAACTGGCGACAAGGCCTTGCGTCCGCTGGGCTACTTTTTGCAGTTGCGTCTCTTGGAACCCCAATTCGGCAGAGGAATCGACATCGACAACTACCCCTACGATTTCACTACCTACGAGTTTCCAGATAAGCATCGTGAGAAGTTGTTGCGATTAGTGCGATTTTCCTACTTGTCCAAAGAGGTGAAAGAAAACGATCTCGTGAACAACATGAAGTATTTGTGGGACGATATTTTGTCGGTCCATCCGGCGACCATGAACGTCTTTTTGAAAGGGCGCAGTTTCGAGATCAAAAACCAGTCTACCTACAAGAAAATCATCGATAAATTGGCGTCGTTTGATTTCTTTTCCATCGACGAGGACATTTTGGGCGAAGTGTACGAGGACGTCATCAAGGATGTGTTGATCGGGAAGACACTCGGACAATTCTTCACACCGCCGAAAGTGAAGCAAATGATGGTCGATCTGATTGATCCCCAAATACACGCAGACGGAACCACCGAATCGGTATTCGATCCGGCCATGGGAACCGGCGGATTTCTGATCACGTGTTTGCGCAACCTGATTCGCAAGTCGAAGGCGTCTGGTATAAAACTGGATTGGGAATTCCTAACACGAAACGCCGTAATAAGTGGTCGCGAATGTGAGCCCGACACGTTTCAACTCGCAGTGTCCAATATGTTGATTTCATCCGGCAAGATGTTTTATTTGGAGCAAGGAGACAGCATTCGCGCCCCGATTACTGCGAAATACGACATTGTTATGGCGAATCCGCCGTTTGGCATCAAAGGCTTAGAGTACGATGAAATCACGGATCCTTTGAGAAACACGTACTTGCCGATAAGTTCCAAGAGTTCGACGCCCCTTTTTCTTCAATCAATTATCTACATGCTGAAGATCAACGGTCGATGTGCGATGGTTTTGCCCGAGGGTCAAGATTTATTCAGCAAATCGAAGGCGTTGGTGGCCGTGCGCGAGTATTTGTTGAAGACGTGCGATTTGAAAGAGGTGGTTTGTTTGCCGCCGGGCACATTTACCCACACAACGATCAAAACTTGCATATTCCACTTTCACAAGAAACGGGAAGGCGCCGATGTGCTCGAAACGAAGATTAAATACTCGAAGGCGACCATGAAGGAAACTGATCGGACCTACGTGTTTACTACCGAGCATCAGACGAGCAAGGTGATTTTTTCCGAATTTGATGGATTAGTGAAACGATTCATCGTGGAAGTGGGAATCGACGAAATCGCCTTGAACAACTATTCGCTCAACTATGTCGAATATGTGGCGAAAGATGATGCGAATTTTGGCAGTGACATGGCGACCACGTTTAAGACTCTTGGTGAAATTTGCAAAGACGTGTCTTCGAACAAAAACATTCCGTCATCGGAAAGAGTGTCGGGTGACTATAAATTCTTCACGTGTTCGCCTGACGTGGGTTCGCACAATGCGTTTTTCTACGAAGGGTCTTTTCTAATTCAGGGCAGCCGAGGCACGATAATTGGAAGTACACATATGACGACGGAGAATGAAAAATTTGCGATCGGAACCAGCATGTTTATTAGCAAGGTCATTGACGAGGAGTCAATTTTAACCAAGTATGTCTATTATTACTTGAAATTGAATCCGTCGGTGTTTCGCGAGCACATTAATGGAACTGCAATCCCGATGATCAACAAGGCAAATTATTACCACATTCGCATTCCCATTTTACCCATTGAAAAACAGCGGGAAATCGTGGATCGTCTGGATTTCATTCTGTCAACAAGTCTTCGCACGAGTCGTGAGAAAATCGCGGAATTGCGTCGATTGAATGAATTGTGTTTCCAAACGCATCTTGTGCTAAGTGCACCCACAACAACATTGTTCGAGGTGTGTGATTTCAAGAACGGCAAGGGGATTAAAAAGGACGCATTGATTGCAGGTGAGTATCCCGTGATCGGTGGTGGTAAAAAACCGATTGGATTCCACGACAAGTTCAATACGGACGAGAATGTCATTTTGTGTTCGTCGAGTGGATCTGCTGGGTACATTAGCAAGTATGACAAGAAGGTTTGGGCGAGCGACTGTTTTTCCATAAAGCCCAAGGCGAATACAGATCTATTGAACAATTACTTGTACTATTTCTTGAAAATTGTGTGTCAGCCGGAGATATACAAAATGCAAACGGGCACGGCGCAGCCGCATGTGTACTCGAAAAATCTCGAATCGATGAAGATTCCATTTGTGTCGCCAGACAATCAGCGGGAGATTGCAGAGTTTTGCGAGGCAAATGTTGCACTAATTCGTCAGTTGGAGAAGGAGATAGAAAGGAATCATACTTTTGCGCAACAGTTTGTTAAAAGCGCAGCGACCGTTTCTGCAAGCGTTACTCAAAGCGCATCAGCCGGTGACGACGAGATGAATAGAAAACGCAAACACGCAGCCGCTTCACTATAAAAGATGTTTTGTTGTACACCTTTTCGCACTCAAAGTGCGCAAAGGGGACCCCCTTTTTCACTCATAACTGCCCCATTCGGGGGCATTTTGAATGAGAAAAGGTGTAATCATAAATTTAAACTTTAATTTAATCAAATAAAAAAAATGCGAAGACCAAGCAAACGTTTTTGCAAATTTGGATTTTTAACGTCAGTCGAGCCTTATGATCAAGAAATCCACAATTGTGGCGAAACAGTGGAAGAACGGGCTTTTAATTACTATAATGTGGAAGAAATATTTATAATGGAGGAAGAGGTGCGCAATGCACCCAAATCAACATGTCCTTGCTGTCTGGAGGAAATCGAGACGGTGGATAATTGCGTCATTTGCAGCGACGGTCACAACATTCACAAAACCTGCTTGACAGAGTATTGGCAACACTCTCCGGTCAAGTATTATTATTGCCCCTTGACAAATACGGTTCCTCGGATGTGGGACAAGGCATTTACCACGAAGGATATTAACGCATAAATTGGGACCCTACATCGATGTAGAGATAAAAATCGTTTTTCCGCGCTGTGTCAAAAATGTGTTTTTTTGCATATTTTTTAATTAAATTTCGCCCTTCATTTTTGTAGATGAAAAAATCGCTTAAAAAATTTTGACACACCTCAGCGCGCTGTGTCAAAATCGTTTTTCAATAATGCGTCCCTACATTTATGGGTAGAAAAAAGGGTCCAAAAAGACCTCGAAAAAACACCATTTTGACACAGCGCAAAAATGTCCAAATAAATGTCCAAGAATGCCGGACCTTCAAAAATTTCCAAAAAAGTCACTTTTTAAAACTAAATAATTTTGGCACCATGGTTGCAGCGATCCATTAAAATGTTGAAAAAATAATTTTTCATTTTTTCAAAAAACAGCCAAAAAAAAGATAATTTGTATAAAATCGATTTTGGACATTTTTATTTTTGTCCATTTTGAAAAAGTTGACCCTAGTTTTGTTTTTGATGTTTTTTTCAAGATAAAGTTAAGAATCTAAACTTAATTCCATTTTCTTCTTCGATTTCGGATTGATAGGTTACTACATATTTGGAGGGCGGTATTGGCGGGAAAAATGCATCCGCGTCGACAACTTCCGTAAACACTTCAGTAAAGTATATCTTTGAACACATCGGCGAATTAATTGCTGCAGCATACAAGGCCTGTCCACCAATGATGAATATATCTGCAATATTGTCTTGTTTATTAACAATGCAAAGTGCTTCCTCAAAACTGCAGGCGATTGCTACTCCTTCAGGTATTGATAAATCTGCACGTAAACTGGGATTCGTAGAAACGACTATATTGAAACGCCCCTTTAAAGGCTTGAATTTGTCTGGAATAGAGGTCCAGGTGTTCCTACCCATGATTACGGCATTTTGTAAACGAGGATCATACGTTTTCGAAGTAAGATTCTTGAAATTGGCCATATCTGAGGGGATGCTCCATGGGATCGAGTTCTTAACCCCGATTGCCATATTGGAGGATGCCGCTGCTACAATCACCTTAAAGTCCTTCATTTTTTTATATAGATTGATATAAACGTGTTTTGTTTATACCAACTCGAATAGTTTATTTGTTCACATTTTTCTTCGTTTTTCTCAACGCATGAAGAAAAGCCGGTTTTCGATGGTCGCACCCTTTCTCTAAAATATGGAAATCCACGATGGAAGCATTGCCCCCACTTACTGCACTTGCTAAGCGCGCATAAGCCCATGATTGTGGTGTCTGATTGGGGCGCGATCCCGAGGAGTAATAGGCGCCCTGGCCCTTCTTTACGATCTGGTTCAAGGCGTTTATAGAGCATCCAGTGGCTTTGGCCAATTCCTTGCCAGGTACGATTTTGTCGACGCCATACATCGATCGTGCTTTCAAAATATGTTGCGACACCTTGTTTTTGAAAGAACGCAACGGTTTCCTCCCAACGTATTTGTCTTTCTTATACTGCGATCGCGATTTGTTGAGCATGCGCAATTGTGCCGTTAAGTCTTTTTGCGAAAGAGTGTGCGGGATGTATCGCGAAGGTATCTTCATTTATTTATTCAAAGATTTTTGTTTCGTTAACAAAAGACAATAATGAGTGACAGTTTACGATATACGGCAATCTCGCTTTCAGTCGTTGGGCGGTGCATTTTCATGTATTTGTTGTACAAGAACCGGAGCACCAATAGTTTGTCTTTGTTGTTTTGCTTACTAAATATTTGTTCGTCCAGTATGTGGGTCTTTTATAGTATTGGAACAAGCGATTTGCCGATGATTGTGCGTAGTTCGACCGAAATTGTCTTGTTAATAATCTCATCCATCTACATTATTCGGAATAAAATCGCGGAAAATCAACAAGTATTGCCTAGATGATACTCGCTAAAAAAAAAAAGATTTCTTAATCGCGAATTTCCTTGACTTTGACGTAGGCAGCTTGATAGTTCAAAATTCGAAGTTCGATGTATTCACCATAAATTCTCTCAAATATATGCACTGCGCCTCGAACACAGTTGGGGTCTTCTTCTTTCGTACTACCCCACAAATAGTCGTCTATTAGAATTACTCCACCTACTTCCAATAAACGTATCGACAACACCAAATCTTCCAGGCAGTTCAGTCGGTGGTGGTCGCCGTCGACATAAATCATTTGAAATCGCTTTTCTTCCAATGCGATTTGTTTCAAGGCTTTGCAACTTGTATTTCGCAAAATGTGCACACGGTTCACGTACTCGCTTGTATTCTTACAGAATCTTTTGAACAAAATATCTTCGGTTTTTATGTCCTTCTTTATATACTCGTGCAAAACTTCGTCACTTCCTTTCCAAGTGTCAATGCAAGTAATCTTGGCATTTTTAAAATTTTGTAGCAACCACAAAGTAGATCGACCTTCGTAGCTACCGATTTCAAGAATGTTGGTCGGATTCGGAAGATTTTGTTTGCACTGTTCGAAGTTCGGAATGTTGTGACTAAACCAATCGCTCGTAAATTCAGACATAGTGTTTTTAATTTATTAGCACAATTATATTCATATTGTTTTCCTACAATAATGTAGATACAAAAATCGAATTTCCGCGCTGTGTCAAAATCGTGTTTTTTCGACGGATTTTTGAAGCGTTTTTTCCCTACATTTTTGTAGAGAAGGAAACCCTCGAAATTTTTTTGACACACCTCAGTGCGCTGTGTCAAAATCGAATTTGAATAAAAGCCCCCTACATTTATGGGTAGAAAACTGGGTCCCAAAACCAGCGAAAAAAACACCATTTTGACACAGCGCAAAAATGTCCAAATAAATGTCCAAGAATGTCCGACCTTAATAAAAATCCAAAAAAGTCACTTTTTTAAAGTAAAAAATTTTGTTACCATTTATGCAGCGAATCATTATTTTCTTAAATTTTAATTTTTTATTTTTCTAAAAAATAGGAAAAAAAAAGATAATTTGTATAAAATCGATTTTGGACATTTTTATTTTTGTCCATTTTGAAAAAGTTGACCCTAGTTTTGTTTTTCACTTTTTTTTTCACTTATTTTTCACTTTTGTTTTGAAAATGTCAATTATAGGAATTCCTTAAAGAACGCGTCCCTTGAGACACCGTCCGAGGAAATCATCTGTGCAAATGTTACCAAAGTTTGTATTATTTGTTTTATCATAGTCAGTTACTTGAACAGGGACAATGCGCTTGGTCATCATAGCCCGTGTAATTTCTTGGTCCAGTTGGTTTAACAGATGCGCATAATCGGCGTATACTTCTTTTTGAATAAGTGCCTCCTCGCTCCTACAGTCGAACCGTGGCCTTATTAAAGTTTTCGAGGATTCTCCTACATATTTTTGGCCAGAAAGTCGTGCGATACGCTCGCGTTTTACGAGAATCAGATTCTCGCAATAGTCAGTCTCAAGTTTTTTGATGGAATCCATTTTTTATTCTTTGAATCAATATTTTTATGAAAATCGACGTGAAGCAAAATTTTATGATTACTCAAAAAAATAAATGAAAAAAATAAATGAAAAAAATAAATGAAAAAAATTGTAATCATCGCTTCAAATAACCCACAAACAGTCAATCATAAAAAAAATAAATTCATGCACACAATTTCATGCCAAAAAAATCATAAAAAAATTATTTTCCCCCCAAAAAAATGCAACATATTGTAGATAAAGCAATTTCTGAAATTGAATCTCCACCATTCAAGGACGGCGATCGAGTCGAAATCATTCCAAAATCTTGGATTTACGGGAACCAACCAAAAGGTCCAATAAACTGTTTGGAATTGAAAGGCAGTTATGGCGACGAACTTAGCCGCAAGAATACAAAAGATTTCGCTGCAGTGTACAAAGAAACCGCCGACCAACTTTTCAAGCATTATGGCGAGGTATATGGTAACGTACGTTTCGCCAGATGGTTCCGCCAAGGTGCAATCCATCTTTATCCATGCCGGACAGACGTCTACGTTTGCGACAAACAATTTAAAACTCTATCCAAACTATCATTTTTCTACATCTTCCAAGATAAGAGTATCCAAACTGTTTTCACAGAGATTCGTAAAATCATGCGAAAAAAGTTTGACAGCATCCTTATAAACAAGGACGACAAGACTGACATTGTGCGAAGAACCCTTACTTCCCACAAAGGTTTTGTATCAGTTCACGACGACTATCGCAGTGAAGTACCATTCGACACGGAGTTTTATCTTCCTACAAAAGAGTGTATCGAGATTGTCGTTTTAAGCGACGATTTGCGCGAATCTGAAGATCAAAGTAAATGCTCGATCCATGACGAACGTATCGATTTTGTTTGCACTACCTGTGACAAAGCGCGCCCCATGTGTCTAAAATGTTTTGTAGACTCGCACGAATCTGCAAAAGAGGAGCACAAAGTGGTTGATTTACAACTCTACCGCAAAGAACTTTCGGCAAGAGTTGATCTTTTGCAAAATCTCGCGAAAGGTACCGAATTGTTGGCAAACTGTCCCGCCGAATCTGTGGTTGAAAACATTGAAAAAATCAAAGAAGTACAAAGAAACTGTTCAGCGACTTTTTCTTCGTTGCAACTTTCCATTTATAAACCACGTGTCACGAGTCGAGTACATACCGAATGCCGTCATTGTGCGGGTATATCTATAACGCACATATGCGAGCAATGTCCATCGGACACGGTAATGTGTTGCGATTGTGCGAAAGACCATGAAAAATCACGCGACCACAAGTTGCATCGATTCCACGAGCCCACCAACATTTGCTACAAACACTATAAATGCTTGGAATATATGCAAGGCAAAGAGGCAATGTGCGAAGACTGTGTCCTAACTGATTGGAGATACGATGAAATGCGACCCCTCCTGACGATGGCTCGCGTATGCTTCCTGCAAAGAAAAGCCAACGAACGTGTAGAACAGCGACTGTTAATCGAAACGGCCATAATCAAGGAAAAACGGAAACTACTTGAATCTTCATTTTATACGAGGTCCACTTCCACATTTTCGGAAAAAATCATGGTGCCCGCGGTTACGGTGCATTTCAAACACGTAGGCAATCGGCAAATTGGCAGTAGAGCGATTTGCGTCGTGGGTGAGCTCGTTTTCGTACAAGGAATTTACGGCCAATATTATTCCATCGACGCCTATCATATCACTACGGGCGAATTCTGTCGCAAATTTGGTGATCAATTGTGTCGACACCACATTGCCGGCATTTGTAGTGGAATGCACCGGAACAAACGCGTATTGTTTGTGGCAGAACGTAACACAACGTTTGTGCGAATTTTCGATGCGAATGATGATCGACAGATAGATGCGATCACAGGTCTCGAAGATCCATGTGCGGTTTGTGTGTATGGTACGCTTCTATTTGTCATTGATTATAACACGAGTTGCGTGAGAATATTTGATACAGAGACGAAGGGCCTCATTCGTACGCTGAAGAAGGATGGGATGGATTTTCCTTATGCAATGTGTGTCAATGCCGAGTTGTTATATGTTAGCAACATTAATTGCGTTTATGTGTTCAACTTTTTGACTGGAGAGTTTGTTCGCACTATTGGCGATCCATGTGAAACATCGATAAGAGGGATGTATTTGAATGAACGGACATTGTACGTCAGCTATGGAGATTGGATCCGCTTGTATCACGTGGACACAGGGAAATTCATTTCGATGACAACGCCAATTTCTCAAAATCTATACAGCTTTGTCATTGTACATACGCCAGACAATAACAAATATTTCATCATGTCGTCTTCAAGGTCTGGCTTGGAAACAAAAAGCGCTGATCTCTAACAAAAATCATTTTTTTCCATTAATCATTTTATTACACATTTTCTCATTTGCTGTGCTTCGCCGAAACGCCCATTAATTATAATATAAATAAAATAGGTGTAAATAATTAATAACCTATAATAATAAAATCAAAAATGTCGCAAGAATATTGTGTTGAAATACAAAAACATAAAAATCGTAAGCGATGTATTGAATCAGATTGTAAAGCAAGTGCCCAAGGCAAAACCGATAAATGTATAGCACATGGCGGAGGAGCCAGATGTGTAGAACATGGTTGTAAAGCAAGTGCCCGAGACAAAACAGATAAATGTATAGCACATGGTGGAGGAGCAAGATGTGTAGAACATGGTTGTAAAGCAAGTGCCCAAGGCAGAACCGATAAATGTGTAGCACATGGTGGAGGAGCAAGATGTATTGAACCAGATTGTAAAGCAAGTGCCCGAGACAAAAGTGATAAATGTAAAGCACATGGTGGAGGAGCAAGATGTGTTGAACCAGGTTGTAAAGCAAGTGCTCAAGAGAAAAGTGATAAATGTAAAGCACATGGTGGAGGAGCAAGATGTGTTGAACCAGGTTGTAAAGCAAGTGCCCGAGCCAAAAGTGATAAATGTGTAGCACATGGAGGAGGAGCAAGATGTGTTGAACCAGGTTGTAAAGCAAGTGCCCGAGCCAAAAGTGATAAATGTAAAGCACATGGCGGAGGAGAAAGATGTCCTAATTGTATTGACTGGATTGATAGTAGATCTGGTTCATCTTCTTATGATGGATATTGCGCAACTTGTTTCAAAGTCATCTTTCCAGACGACGAACGTAGTAAAGTAGTTTATAGACACACCAAAGAAATAATGGTAAGGAATATAATAAACAAGAACTTTTCGGGATTTACACACGATAGACAATTATATACTGGCAACTGTGACTGTACCCATCGACGTCGAATAGACCACCGCAAATTGATAGGTAACACAATATTAGCAATTGAAACTGACGAGTTTGGTCATCGCGGATATGATAAAATAGATGAAGAAATTCGCTACGATGATGTATACATGATACATAGTGGCAAATGGATATTTATTCGTTTTAATCCAGACGCCAACGTGAGTAAAACGGATATTGAAGATAAACTGAAGAAATTAGTAGAAACAATTGAAGAAAGTATTGAGAAGATTGAACGTGAAGAAAATACAGAAATGCTAGAAATAATAAAGTTGTACTGTTAACAATGGGCGCTTAAATAATTTTATTTAATCAATTAACAAATTCATTAAACAAAATATTAGAATCGTTACTCGTATTGCGGTTGCAAAGCATGAGGCACCTCAGAAGGTGGTCTCGGGTAAGTGTCTGGTAAGTACGTTGTCTTGGGTGTGAAATACAAAGGCCTGCTAACGTATCTGTCGACATAGTTACCAGAGCGGACGGCATTTTCAGTCACCTGAGTCCCACCCCAGTTGGTATCCATGGGATTCTCACTCTCGGCCTTACCCACAGAGGTGCTTTCGTGAATCAAATCGAGCTCAGTTTTCTGACCAATGTGGATACCATAAGGATCGAAACCGGCAAACATATTTTGGTTATATCCATTGTCACGATTCGCGTCCAAAACCTTAACCACCTTGCCATCGATAGATCTAATATTCATTGGGTCAAAATTGGGCTGGAACTGGGTAGGATCGATGTTTGGCGGGACCCCACCTTGCATGTCAAATGGACTGGGACGAACGCGATAAACATCGGCACCTTGTGTGGTAGATTCGTACTGGAGAAACAGGACGGGACAATTATTTCCGGCTTTGCGTTGGATTTCAACGTAGTTGATATACTCGTCGATGTTGAAAAAAGGCAGCGGTTCTTGCTTCGAGTCTTTCGAGTTGTAAAGCAAGAGGGAGCCGTTTTTACGAATGAGAACATCGGGACATGACGACGATGTAGGATCTCCTGTTTTTACAGCATTATTTGTCTCGAACCCCTCGAAAGTGGTATAGTAATACAAACCTGCTAAAAATGTGAATGCAGAAAAAATCATCAATATCATTTTATATTTATTGTCCATCGTTATAATATATATATGCAAACAAAAAAAAACAAAACCAAAAAGGTCGTAGGAAAAATATTTGCGACCTGGTGCGGTCATTGCAAGACACTGGACCCCGAGTGGAAAAAAATGAAAGAGAGTGTCATGAAAAACAAGAAAAATAACGACATCGAGTTCGTAGAGATTGAGAGCGAGAACATGGACAATGCGCTAACAAAGTTGAACAAGACATTTAGCACAAATGTGCAGTTGCAAGATGGTTACCCTACAATATTCAAGATAGAAAAAGGTTCGAAAAAAGTTGAATATTTCAATGGTGAAAGAACTGCGGAAGAAATCATGCAATGGTCAATGGCAAAGCTGAAAGGAGGTACAAGTCTTAGACGACAGACAAGTCGTAGACGAAGTACCCTTAGACGAAGTACCCTTAGACGAAGTACCCTTAGACGAAGTACCCTTAGACAGAGCAAATAAATAAAGAAAACAAACAAATAATACAATTTTGTACAAAAAAAACAAAAAAATTATATTATTTTGCGATTTAACAGTTCCATCCAACAAGGGTGGTGGATCCGATGCCTCTAGAAACAGAGCAGACAGCGGGGTATCTGGCTTGCCTAGATCTGGCTAAACTGAAGCAGCAAGTTGGCTTGCTTCCATAATAGATGCTTGTCCATGCAGTGCGACCAACTTGGGGAAAAAGACCACTCTTCTTGTCTCCTCCACCAGTGTTTTGGTTAATTAATCTTCCGGCATTTCTGGCTCTCGATGCGGCGTTATACAGGGTCATTTTTTATATATAAGAGAAAGAAAACATTTTTTTGGTTGAAGAGAGATTCATAAATAAATTAACCAAAAAAAATGTCATCTTTAACGAGTTTTCATGGAACCGAAGGCGACGACATTCGCGTCGAAAGAAACGAACATGGACAAGAAATCTACATTTTCGACCCGTATAATCCGCTAAACAAGGAGATTCAGCAGGCAGACATCGAGGCCATTCTGCGGACATATGGCATCCATTTGCCAATCACCAATGCGAAACTGTTCAAACGCGCATTCATCAACAAATCCTATTTGCGCAGACCCGAGCTGGAAAACCAGCAAAACAATATTGTAATTGTGCCTAAACCGGCGGATTGCATGCCCTTGCACACGAAATCCAACGAACGACTCGAGTTTGTAGGGGACGGGGTCCTCGAAGTGATCGCCAAATGGGTCCTGTACCAGCGTTTCCCTAAAGAGAATGAGGGATTTATGACCGAGAAGAAAATCGCGCTCGTCAAGAACGAAGCAATCGGCAGATTAGCGTACGAAATGGGCCTACATAAATGGGTTGTGCTTTCGAAGCACGCTGAGTCGAAAGACACACGCACCAATTTGAAGAAACTGGGATGCGTTTTTGAGGCGTTTTTGGGGGCGATTTTTTTGGACTACAATAAGCTCGAAATTAAAGACGACGCGGGTCTTTTTGAGAACATGTTTTTGTCGGGACCGGGATTCCAGATGGCACAGATCTTTGTCGAAAACGTGTTTAACCAACATGTCGACTGGATGAGTTTGATAAGGAACGACGACAATTTCAAGAATATATTACAGGTTAAGATCCAGAAGGAGTTCAAGACGACGCCGGAGTATATTGAAATCAATGAGCAGAATGCGGAGACGGGGTACCATATGGGTGTTTACCTGTGCTTGGGACAACCGATCTTTGGACTCACGCACAAACACTCGGTATCTTACGCGGCCACGTTTGCCAATTTGGAAGACATCCACACGTACATGTCGAGGCAGTCGAAGGCATTTGTCTTTCTAGGGGAAGGGCGACACAAGATCAAGAAGAAGGCGGAACAGATTGCATGTGAACAGGCGTTAAGAAACCTCGAAGGTTCAAAATAAGTAAAAAATTGTTTTCGTATATAATATATGCTATGTTTGATTTGAATGAATTAATCGTTAAACCCGTTCCTAGAAAATTAGACGAAAGTGCAGTTGTGGTGATTATTAAAAATACAGATATGACGGAGAAGGCGATGATTAATCGAGTCGACATGTTGGAGCGTTTGCGCAAAATGAGGTTGGGGGAAAGTGTCGAGCCTTTAAGCGATATAAGCGTGAGCGAAGCAACAACTGATAACGAAGACAAAGCTGTTAGCGAAGCAACACCTAATAATGAAGTCAAAGATGAAATAAGCGTGAGCGAAGCAAAAAGCGTTACAGAAGAAAACATACCTGTTACAAAAACAAGAAACAAAGACAAAAATGAAGAAGAGTACATACAAAAGGATATCGAAGACAAAGATGTCACTTTTAGCGACGAACCAACAACAAAGTCACAACCAAAGCAAAAAATTGTCCACAAGATTTCGCCCTATTATATCGAGATGCATCGCGAATTCGTCGAAAAGATGAAAACGTACTTCGATGAAGACAAGGAAACAGAAGCAACAACTTGCGACAACATCGAGACACAAGCCCAGCAAAAAGTAGTCGCCAGCTACCTCAACTTAAAAACACCTTATCGCGGCCTCTTACTCTACCACGGAATGGGATCAGGCAAAACATGTACAGCAGTTGCAGTCGCCGAAGGAATGAAATCGGAAAAACACATTGTGGTCATGACACCAAAATCACTCGAGGCAAATTTTTACAAAGACTTGAAAAAATGCGCTTACAGAAAGAAGAACCAATACTGGTTGAAAATGAAACCAAAAGACAAAAAAGAAGAAGAAGAAACACTTAAAATAACGCATGGACTATGGGTCGGAAAGAGCAACGAAGACAAAGGAGCGCACAAATACGACGACTTGACGGCCGACGAGCAAGAAGAAGTGAACAACCAAATCGACTTGATCATAAAAGACAAGTATAGCAGCATCCTTTATGACAACTTGGATGAAAAAACCATGTCGAAAATAACAGAGAATGACTCAAAAAACCCATTTGATAACTGTGTGGTAATTATGGATGAGGCGCACAATTTCGCAACCATGATATTACAAGACAAGTCGACCAAAGACAAGTCGACCAAAGACCAGTCGACCAAAGACAAGTCGACCAAAGACCAGTCGACCAAAGACCACTCGACCAAAGATGAGCCAAGTCCCACCATGCGATTATACGAATTTTTGATGGGAGCGAAGAACTGTAGACTTGTGTTTCTAACAGCCACGCCGATTGTCGAGAGCCCAGCTGAGATAGGCATTTTATACAACATGCTGCACGGATACATCAAAACGTGGACAATTCATTTTAAAGGAAAGAAGGACGCGGCAAAACGGGCATTTGCCAAAAACAAGTATGATCATGTCGATATACAAGACAACAAAATTCGCATTACAAGAAACCCCTATGGATTCGACAAGGAAAAATTATTAGAAGAAGATGAAGACAAATTTTTAAAGCAGATTCTAGCAGATTTGAAAGACAATGGTGTAGAGGTCGAAAACGATCCCAAAGTATCCAAACAAAAATGTTTACCAGACGAAGACAAAACATTCCGTCAAAAGTTTCTTGATAATACGGATGCACTGAAGCGGCGCATTGTGGGACTAACGTCTTACTTCAAAGGAGCACCCGAAGAGTTGTTGCCGAGATTCGACAAGAACCGCGATTTGAAAGTGGTTCGCGTGCCAATGAGCGAGTATCAGCAGAGTGTTTATTTGAAGAAAGAAGACAAAAGAGAAGATAAAAAAGATGATGAAGACAAAAGAGAAGCATGCACATTTGTATATCCAGAAAAGTACAAGGCAGGTGATCCGATTCATGTTAATAAAGAGGCCCTGCAAACATTCAGTCCGAAGCTTGTGCAAATGCTGGAAAACATCGAAGATAACAAAGATGAGTCATTGCATCTTGTTTACTCGGAAACATCTTGTGAAATAATCCGCGAAATACTCAAGCAGAATGGATACGACGAGTTTTTACTGAAAAAGACTGGAGGAGAGATGTGGGACTTACTTGAAAATGACAACGGAGACAAAAGTGAAACCCAAAAACCTAAACCAACATTTGTCTTCTTTTCCGGTATCAAAGACACAAACGAAAAAAAGATAGTGAGAAACATTTACAACAGCAATTGGTCAGAGGTAACTTCAAATATAAGAGACAAATTGGAGAAAAGGGCAAAGAACAACCATCATGGAAATATCATCAAAGTTTTCCTAATAAACGCTGACGACGCAGAGGGAATCAGCCTTAAAAACACGAGATTTGTGCACTTGGTGCAACCATGTCGAAACAATAGTCGAGTAGATCAAGTGATAGGGCGTGCGAGGCGACTTTGCAGTCATCGCGATTTGCCCACAGAAGAGCAGACGGTCAAAGCCTATATGTACATGTCCACGACACTTAACAATGAAAACAAATCAATCGATGAAATCCTATTTGAAACCACCAACAAGAAAGACAACGATAATCAAAAGATTCTGAAGGCGATGAAAGAAACCGCGATCGATTGCGGAATTTACAAAGAAAACGAAGATATTGTATGCTACAATTTTGTAGAAGACAATAATAAACAAACCGTTATGGTTGGAGGCAAACTTTATAAAATAGACAAAGACAAAAACCTGTATGATGGTACCACACCTTTTGGCAAATTGTCGAAAGACGGTGATACATGGATAATAAAGTAATATCTAAACAGTCGGCACACTGCCCATACCACCGGTGCGCGCGCGCCTCAAGGCACTTTGCAAATCATTCACATTTTTGGTAGTAGTGAAAGACAAAGGTTTGGCGGAAGCGTTCAAAGTACCGACACCAACCTCAGTTGTTCGGCGCCTAGCAACCACGGAAGATGCGTCGCGATTTCCACCGATAAACTTCTTTTGTTTCATGATAGCATTGGAGGGAGCGGCAGCGTATGTTTCATAATATGTCTTGCGACTGGCGGCGAAACTACTTGCACCATCAGAAGTGAGGTCTTTTTGAGGCATGGCCTTGATAGCAGATAAAATCCCGTTGTTCATTCGCGTATACATATGGGCAAGATTTTTGGTTTACTTATTGAAAGTCAAATTCATTTGCATAGACGAAGAACCTCTTTCTTTATGGGATGGATTATTTAGTATAAAGGACTGATTTTGAAATAACCATTCTTTATTCATATCGGTCATTAAATGCTTATAATTGGTGTTCTTGCCCTCGACATCACTAAACCCTTCCATCTGAACTACGGTAGGTGGCGTGATCATGTACCATTTGCCGACGGGCTGGAGTCGCTTCCAATAAATGTCGATCGCATATTCGCGTTTGTTTGCAGGATTCGAAAGCAACAATTTCAAACCTTCCTTTATGTTAAAAATCAACGTGTCGTAGTAATGTTGTTGTACAATGTAACCGGTTGTAGTTTGACAGTTTACGAGGCGAACACAAAAGTCGCCGACTTGTTTGAAAGGCGGGCAAATGTTGCCGGAAACGATAAGTACGTCCCAATCCGTTCCGACATTCTCGCAAAAGAGACCGAGTTGTTTCAAAAATAGCGGTGCATCCAAGAACTGGATGTCGTCTTCGCAAATGAAGACAAAAGGGGACTCGCTAAACTTGGCCATTTCTAAACACTTGAGATGGCTCATTGAGCATCCGATAGCACCGTCTCTTGTCTTGATTGCATTGAACCGGCGACCAGTTACACCGATTTTGGCAAGCTCCGTGGTAACATGTTGAAGACGGTCGTAACGATGTTCCAAATTGATGAAATTTGTGTTGTCGAATAATTGGGAAATAGTCAAAGACATAAAAAATTATATATATTCGTTTGCAAAAATGCCTTTATACATATTTGCTTATGATGATTTATTTAGAAAACGTTCATAAATAAATTATCTTGTGTTGCCTTAGAAAAAGTCTTAAAGAAAGAAGAAAAAGAAAAACAAAATGTTATTTCTACTTTTCTTAATCTTTGCACTAAGTTTTGCTTACTTGGTTAAGGTACGACCGTACTTGATAAAGTATGCGCGAATCGCCATAATCGAAGACCGACCCAAGTTGCTCGAAATGTTGTTGTTTATTGGGTTGGACCCAGATATTTATGTCAACCGCGATAATGAGAACGATGACACAACACTGTTGCACTATGCTGCCAGTTATGGATTCGAACGGTGTGTCAACGTTTTGCTATCACATAATGTCAATGTCGACGAAGTATGCCAATATTACTCAGGCAGAACAGCGATGCAGCTCGCAGTAAGACAAGGTTATATTGAAATAGCAAACATTTTAATCGATTTTGGTGCCGACATAAATTTCAAAGACGGACTGCGCGGCGAAACTGCGCTTCACATTGCTGCATTTAACGGATACTTGGAAATTATTCACTTGCTTTTACTGCGTGGAGCTAAAGTAAACGCAGTAGCCTCAGGATCCGGCTTGACACCCCTAATGCATGCATGTGAATATGGCAATGCCGAGATGGTGAAACTATTACTTGATGACTTTGGTGCAGAGGTCAATATCAATACTGACAAATACGCAATTGTTGAATTTCCCACGAATGCATTGTACATAGCGACAAGTAATGTGCATGTCGAGATTCAGAAAATGTTGTTGGCAAGTGGGGCGTCCATAATCCAAGAATGCGAAAATGGCGAAATCATATCGGCATTTACAGAGGCGGAACCATTTCACGAAATATTCGACAATCTTGACAACTGGCCAACCACGATGTTTCTAATCATGATGGAGAACTATGGTCTATCAAACAGCCTTGACTTCGCAAGTATTCAAGACTTTATGGAGTTTTCTGGTAAGGAATTACTTTAAGTATACTCAAGATTTCACTCATTTGCGACTTGAGTTCATTAATCCCTTTTTCAATGTTCACAATGCGACCCTCGATTATCGAGTGATTGTTGTCGAATTCGTGCTCCGTATTTTGCCCCCATTGGACGCCCTTTTTGGGAAGTTCTTCTACATGGATGGAGACGGTTTCTAGTTCATTATTTGACCGCAAGTTGAGTTTTTGCGTGGGTGAAGCCGAGGGTGGCGGAATAACGACGCCGACGTCTTCAGTCCTATTGCGTTTGTAAGCTTCGACGACAGAGTTCAAGTCCAAGATGGCTTCATCCTTGACATTTTCGGTAAAGTTGTGAGTCGGGACTTCTTTTTTCACCATGGAGTCGTATTCTGCTTGGCGACGTGCGAACTGATCGTTCATGGACAATGCGGTTGTTGTCATTGGTTTGGAGACAATCATGGGTTTATTAATCGATTGCCTTTCTTCAATCGGCGCATTAGCCGACGGACCTGTTGCAACAAGTCGCTCTGTCGCCGATGCATTCGCAACAAATCGCTTATTCAAAGTCTGCAGCATGAAATCGATGGCCTTTTTATTCAAATCTCTTATCGAAATATTTTGGCCTACATGTTGGTTATAAATCTGGCCCATGCATTGCTGGAACCATCGTTCTTTTTCACCGGGAGGCGCACCTTCAAAAAAATGAATCGTCTGGGGAGTATTATTGATAACCTTCCACAAAAGGGATTGGTTGTTGCTATTAATAAATTGCTGTGAGGAGGACATTAGAAAAAGAACAAATTATATTTTTATATACTTGAAAGCAAAAATACAATTTAAATATATATACTGTACCAACTTAAAAACATATAACAACAATGGCCACAGAATACGTATTTGTGATTTACACTTGTAGACAAAATTTAGAGAAGGCAAATCATATGTACGACTTCTATTTCAGCAATCGAGACATACTAAGAAGTTTGCATATGGACGTATTGATAATGTACGGAGACAAAAGTATACAAAATGAATACGAAGTCAAAGACAAATATTTGATACTGAATGTTGAAGACGACTATGAAAACTTACATTTGAAAACTATGAAACTGTTCAATGCCATTAACGCGCTGTACCCCAAAATAATTGGATGTTTTAAATGCGATGATGACATTATTATTAATATGGAGGCGTTGATTTACTTTGTTAAAACATTTAATTTCCCAAATAAATTCGATTATGCCGGATATGCTTGCATAAAGAAGGAAAAAAACAACAACAATATACATTTAATAGAGAAAGGCATTCGCAAAGAAGACATAAACACACCAACCACTAGTTACTGTAGTGGCCCTTTGTATTATCTCAGTAATAAAGCAATAAATTACGTTAGCCAAACTGACTTTGAAACCGTAAAACACATATTTTACGAAGATATGATGGTGGGCTACATACTAAATCAATATCATATTTTTCCTACACATTCATTTATCTACAGCGATAAGTTGGACGCATTTGATGACTTTTGTTTTCACAACAAAGATAGAAAAAAAAACCTATTTATAAGAATTCATGGCGGCGGCATCGGAAACCAAATGTTTCAGATATGCGCGGGTGTTGGATTAGCATTCAAATACAATATGAACTATTTTATAGTTAATAGTAGTTCTATAAAAACTTCATTTACTCACATCGAAGACAATAATGTGCTTTTTGATTCTATATTTCGCCATTTTAATAAAATAAACCCCGAATATATCAATTTGAACTCTATAAAGCATTATATAGAGCCAGAATCGGAATGTTTAAGTTACAATCGAAATCTAATGTTGGGCGAATCCGACATTTATTTGAACGGATATTTCCAAAATGAAAAATATTTTGAACCTTATAAACAATCATTAATTGACGCATTCATAAATAATGATATATACAAAAATTTTAAAGCAAGTACTAATCTAAATTTTGTAAAAAATAGTTATTTCATCCATGTGCGCAGAGGCGATTACTTAAATACGAAACTATACGACATCGATTTTAAAAAATATTATAAATTTGCAATCAAAGAGATTTTGAAAAAAGATCCGAATGCGTATTTTTTTATAGTAAGTGATGATGTTGCGTTTTGTAGTTCATATAACGGATTTGCAAACATACAAAAAACAGTTGTGGATTTGTCGGCACTAGAGACATTATATTTGATGTCTTTATGCGAAAAGGGAGGCATTTGTGCAAACAGTACATTTAGTTGGTGGGGGTCATACTTGAATACGAACCCACAAAAACTGGTTATTTTTCCAAAACAATGGATAAACAAACCGTGGCAAAATGATATATATTACCGAGGCTCAACCGTAATTTAATTATCGTCGTCTTCATCGGAGACACGCGGGGCCAAGAAGACCATAATTCGCGCCTTTGTATCGATGTCTTCGTCATCAATCAAAGGTTCGAGCAAATAGGTTGTTTTCAGCGGATAATTCTCGCTTATTTTGATATTAATGGAATCGCTCACTTTATGGAAGGAGCAAATGTTGTGCAGATGGGACAAGGAGAAAGACATATTGATGGTTTCGCCCTCATTAATGGCAAACAAAGTCAAATCGTCGATGGGAATCACGACACTCATGTTGCCACTTTCGCTGCTTTTAGAGGTTAAGCGCAGCTCTTCTTCGTTGCATCGGATATGAAGATCCACACCGAACTGTTTAAGTTGGCCGATGATATTGGCGAAATTGGACGACGCCAAGGAAAACTCGGCTTGGTAGTCGACGGAGGGAATCGACATCATTTCGGAATCGAGTTCAATTAGCGGTAGCTCAAAATGTTTATCGAAGGAGGTTTTAGACACGAGATGGAGGAAGAGTTTGTCGGATGCATTTGATTCGTCAAATACAATGTTGATATGCTGGCCCTCTTCTCTGGTATTCAAAATGCGAAAGAAAAGCAAAGTGTTAATGCCGAGGACGCAGCTGCTTTCTTGAACATACTCGTCGAACCATGCGGCGGGAATAATAACCTCGAAAACGGAGATGTGAGAGGAGTCCATGCCCTGGGCATAGAGGCGCTCCGAGTCGAACATGAGATTGACGTGTTCGCAAAAGAGTTTCATGTTTTGGAACAAGGAGGTGAAGGCTTTCGCCCTGTCTTTGTTGGAAATGACGAGATGCATTTTTTTTTGTAATAATAAATATATTTATGACCAAGTGTGTAAATATATTTATTGTAAATTGCGATATACGCTCAATAAAATTTTGAACAATTTTTGAATGAAAAAGAAGGGGAAATTTTTGTCGATCAGTTCATCTTCATTCATCGAGCCGAACCAAACAGCAGTAAAAAACGGCACATAACAAAACGCGTCACACATGTCTTGTTCAAATTGAGCTTTGGTATAATTTTTTACACCATATTCGACTAGTTTACAATAATAATAATGCTTGAATAAAGGCATAACATTATCAATATTGTTCATGTCGAAACTTTCAATAATAAAAAACGCCAAATCCTGCGCGCCCTTTCCAATCGAACAGTGTTGCCAGTCTAGGAATACAGGTTCATTGCCATTCTCAGTGTCGTAAAAAATATTGGGAGATTTGACGTCGCCGTGAAGAAACGTAGTGTTCGACTTGGAGAGTCGCATTTGAATATTTTCAAACCTGTTTTTAATTTCCTCACCTAAAGCGATTTGTTCGGACGACAAGACTTTGTTCCATTTATTCGCGAATATTGGCCATTTTTCGCTAATGTAGTTATGGCAAAATGGATAGAAGCAAGGATCGGTGGCTGTTTTTAACAACGGGAATGCATTCAACAATGGTTTATTCCAAAACTGTGCATGAAGACGCGCCATTTTGTCGACTATTTTCAGAGATATGTCAATGCTAACAACGTTTAAATTCAAATTGGGTACTAGTTTTCCACCAATGTACAAATTTTGCAGTAAAATGCCGATTGTTTTGAAATTATCGTCCTTTACTAGACCCACAAACTGGGGGATGCGAACATCTTTGACATACTTTGAAATCGCGTCGTAAAAATAGTATTCGCGAGCATAGAGTTGCAGTTGGTTCGCCATTTGTGACAGAGCGTTTATTCCATTGCTTTCAAGTTTTAAAACGCAATCATTATTATTAATTCGCACTTGCAAAACGTCGGCAATGAACCCACCCTTCAGTTTTTTCGATTCGATTTCGACGTTAATCCCATAGTCTTTTCCAATGAATCGTTTGAGCTTTTCTTCCAACATGGCACTATTACTTATTAATTCACTCGATATAATTTCCGAAAAGTCATTAATGGCGATGTCAACTCCATGCGAAATAAGGTCATCTTGGGAGTAGCAAGTGCTAATGCCGACCAAACACTTAGGTTGGACTGATTTCGCACTAAGTATGCCGGTTTTAGAGTCTTCAAAAATGAAGGCGCGTGAACGGTCGACTCCGAGTTTGGTTAAAGCCATGTGGTAAGGATCGGGACTTGGTTTGTTATTCGTGCATGACTCACTGCTTATAACAAACTCGATTAAATCTTTGATTCCCATATGTGAAATAATTGCGTCGGCAACCTTTTTGTTGCAGTTGGTGACGATGCAACAAGGATTCCCTGAACGTTTTATTGTGCGTAAATAGTCAACAGCACCGAAAACCGGTTTTATTTTGTGTAAATGCTCTATAAATAGGGAATCTTTGAGCGCAGAGACTTCGCCTTCATTAAATGTAACACTTGGCAACAACATTTGTAAGACATACTTGTCGGAGTTTCCTTGAATATATTTTTTAAAGAGGTCGCTAGTCAAGTCGCCTCCGTACATTTTCAAGATATGCCCCCAGACTTCAAAGTATATATCGTCGGTGATAACGAGCGTTCCGTCCAAGTCGAATAAATAAGCATGTGTGGTTTCCAAATATTTCGTGAGTTCGTTGGGAGTTCCTACGGAAAAAACGGTACCCGCATCTAACTCAATACCATAAAATGGAACCCCGGCGGAGACCATGGTTTTAATGACACACGAAGTGTATGGTTCATTGTTATAAGTGAGCGTGTTGTTTTGACAATAGTATTGAAGTTTCTCGATATTGGCAAAACCGTATGCGCCTGTATTGGCATTGTTGGATATTTTATTTTTTTCGGCAATGTCGATGATTTTATTTTCAGAATCGAAAGAAATGTAAGAGTATAGTGGCAACTCGGATGGCGACTTGACGGTGTAAAAAACGGTGGAAAACAAAGCACTTCTGAAAGACGAAACAATGTCGTTGGTATATACGGTATCACAGTCCAAGAGCAGTGTTTTTTTGTGCAGATTTTTGCAACCCAATTGCACAATCCCTTCGCTCACGGTTTCGGCGGCTCCGGATGTTTGTTTTGAAAGTCGCACCAATTTTGCACGTGGGTACTTAGTTTGAACAAGTGTTGCAAAATTGTGTTCATCCAATGCGTTATTATAAACGATAATAAGATTGTCTTCGTACAACAATACAAGATTATCGATTACATGGAAAATCATGGGTTTGCCGTAAATGGGTATGAGTGCTTTGGGAACGGAGAACCCTTGACTAACAAATCGCTCTCCCTTACCGCCAAGCGGTATAATGATGTTGACAGGGTCTGACATTCGTTTAAATATAAATATATATAGATATGGTTTAAATATAAGTATATTTAATATAACATATATTATTGTCAAATTTGAGTGATGAAAATATGCGAACAAAATATTTGTTTGGACCATTTAATGGATGGCAAGGAAGAAAAAATATGTATCCAACTTGGGTATCCAGAGTTAAAGTTTAAGTACGAAGTAAATTCGACATACGAAAATAATAAAACGAATGCAAAAATAATTCATTTTATATGGATTGGTGCGCAAATTCCAAAAAAATACAGCGATACAGTTGAAAACTGCAAGCGAATAAATGATGAGTATCGCGTTATATGTTGGGTAGACAACACAAGTATGTCAAGTGAGACGCGCGAATTATTGATAAGAAAGGGATTAGAAGTCCGAAATATTTATTCATATTTAAACGAAGAAGACGACGAACTCAACAAATATGTATTGAAGTTGATAAAATTATTTGAGAATTATGGGTACAAGGCAGATATAATCAGATTATTTGTTGTATATAAGTATGGCGGCATATATTCAGATATTGATTCGGTCTGGTTGAAAAAATTGGATAATAATTTCGATTATGAGTTTGTTTCATACAGAATCGACAGTGAGTGTTCGAACTGCACAAACTCTTTCTTTGGTTTCTGTGAAGGTTCTATACTCCTCAAAAATGCTCTTATTAATTTGCAATATAATATTGAGTGTTTTCTAAAAGCAAACAACTACTATTTATTCAAAACACATATTCCAGTTATAAGTGGACCCGTATACTTAACTAGAATAATTAAAGAAAGTAAACTGGGTAATTTAAACTATATTCATCAAGGGTACAATGTAATCGGCGGACCGCACGAGAAGCTATTTAGTTCATACAGTAAAGATGGACTAGCATATTGCTATCAAACATTCGATAAAAACTGGTGTTAAATACAATGCGGAAACAATTGAAAAAGTATAAATAAATGTCATTTTCATGACTTAAAGACATAAAAGTATTGTAATTATATATATATAGTATGGAATCCGAATTAATTCAAAAGTATACCGCCCATTTACAGAGCTCAATTGAAAATGCCGAAAAGGGTAATTCGAAATTAATAGACGAGCTTTACAATATTTGCGGTATGACTGGAAAAACTACAAAACGATTTTATAATAATTTATTAGAACTTGAAGGTTCACGTTATTTGGAAATTGGATGTTACAAAGGGTCATCTACTTGTTCGGCGCTATATAAAAATAAAGCGAACTTAGTATGCATTGACAGTTGGCACGACTTTTTGTTAAACGAACTACATAATAAAATTTCAAGTACTACACCGATAAATGAATTTTTGAGTAACATTCAAAAATACAAGGGAGAAAATAATATTACTTTTTATAATGAGGATTGTTTTAAAATAGATACCGGTAAACTAGGAAAATTTAACATGTACTTGTATGATGGCGACCACAGTTACCAGTCACAGTATAATGCATTAAAGTACTTTATTCATACAATGGACGACATATTTATATACGTCGTTGACGACTGGAATGACGAACCAGTACGAAGTGGCACATTTGATGCGATACGCGATTTAAAACTAGAAAATGTATGGAGCCACACAGTACGATTAACGTTTAATAATACACATACGCCAGCAGAAGTTGCTCATGAAACATGGTGGAATGGTTGTTATATGTGTATACTGAAAAAATAAAGACATTTCGGAAAAAATAGCAGTCAAGTCGTTTGAATTCTTTAAAAAATATTTATTGGACTACAACATCATATTATCTTATATGAATTTACTGCTTTGCGAGTATGCAAAAAGATTAACGTATACAGTCGAATTAACAAGCACAGATGTATTACACCGACCGAAAAGAAAATACCAATATTGAAGTATAAAGGTCCGAAAATATGTAAAGTTTCCAGTATAATCATTTACAATATAAAGAGTATACCATAGTAGATGTATAAAAATATGGACTTAAATAAAGTACACACCGCAGCTTTAACGTATATAGAGCAAAAACTAAAACCCATAATTGAGTCAATCGGCGAACCCTTAGAAGGAAACATTTTTGAGGAAGATCCAAATGATATTAATATTTTTTTACCCAAAAGATTGAACGTAATTCTGGCATGTCAGAATAAAAACAATGCACTCGAAATCGGGTTTAATTCGGGATATAGTGCTATACTCATTTTATTATCAAACCCAAATATACACCTAACCTGTGTAGATATTGCATGGCACCGATATACAATTCCCTGCTATGAACAAATAAAAAGGGATTTTGGCAATAGAATACAGTTGCTTGTAGGCGATAGTAGTGTTGTAGTACCTACTATATACAACAAGTTTGATTTAGTTCATATTGATGGAGGTCATACATTAGAAATCGCTCGAGCTGACATTGTAAATACAAATAAACTGTTAATGAACGATGCGGTTATTATCATGGACGATGTAAATATAAATGATACTAATCACACATTAGCCAATTTATGGATACAGTTATCTACCCACTTTAATTATAAAGTCCCTTCATTTGAAATATACAAAAATATTCATCAAGACATTCGGATACACTCAAGTTTGTCAACCCAATAATCAATGGTTAATTTCGAATAATTGTAATACCGAGAGTTCATTTCTTCATATACACTGCTTAAAATGGTTTCATTAAGCACTGCATAATCCTTATAACTATTGATGAATAAAATTGGCAAGTCTTCAAACTGTTCGTATCCGCCATATTTTTCTACAATAGGAATGCAACCTAAACAAATACAGTCCCACATGCGATAAGTGTCGATTCCGCATCCACGCGGACATATTGCAAACTTACTGCGCGATATTTGTTGGTAAAAATAAGTATCGTTCAAATTATTTCTTCTCACAGTTTCTGTTGAATGTATGTTTTCTTTTGTTATAAAAGGTTTATTTCGAATAAACTCAACCACATCGTTTCGTGGATTGCCAAACCAACGATTACAACTAAGTCCAAAATTGGCATAACATAATATGTCCTTTTTGTTTGTTTTCATTTCGAAATGACTGAATTTCGCAAATACCCCAGCCGGTATCATAGTGATGTTTGGATGACTTATCGACACTGCGTGTGCAAAAATCTGAATATCGTTTTTTTCAAGAACTTGCAAAAGATCAGTATGGATTTTATCCAAATAAGGAATATTCGAATGATTGGTAGGAAGTTTGGATGGATTAAAGTATGCATCATATTCGTAAGGTTTTTTTGGAGGTGGAAAGTCGACGTCTAAATTACTGAGAAGTATCGTGCATTTGGTGAACTGTGATAATGTATCAATAATACACTTGTTATGCAGAGTGTCTTGATTATAGTCAAAGGTTTTAATGTTGGAAGTATCTACAGATGATGTATACTTGCAGATAAGAGTCTCATATTTTTGCAAAGTAAATGTATTTCGCGGATTTAAAACAATCGAATTCGAATTTATGTACTCTGTTATTTTCATCATTTTGTTAAAATATGATCGGGACGTTTATATTGTTTTTATTAAGATTATACAATATAAACAGAAGTAACTTTTGTTGTTTATATTACGATGATAAAGAAGACCATTGGATTTTACTACAACTGTTATAAAAATAAATACGCAACTGATAATATTTTGCAACAACTGCGCAAAGTGTATCCAGAAGAGCCCGTATATTTATTGAGTGATAACGGCGAAGACTTTTCAGACATTGCACTTAAATATAATTGTTATTATAAGTATTCCTCGATCAATATTCTGGGTGGTCGGATTATCAATGGAAAAAAACATATGTGTTTTACGAATGATACATGTGCAAAGACTTTTTTGTCCGAAATTTTATTGGCGATCGATTACTGTAAAACCGACTACATAATACTAATGGAGGATGATGTGTTTATTCATGAAAAAGTCAATACTTTTCCACAATTTGCCGGCGGTAATAATAACACTACTAATAAATATATTGATCAAGTGCACGATTTTAAGCCAATCCTTAGTTGCTATCCAATGATAAAAATTGATTACTGGAACCTTGCTGGCGGATCAATCCTTCATTGTGAAACTATAAAACAGTGCATTGAATCGACCCCATTCGAAGAAATTCATAGATTTGACTACTTGTGTAAAACCCCACTTGAGCTTTGGCATACGAATGATATTTTACTTGGTTATATACTAATGATAAATGGCAAAACAGTTGACCAATGGACAAATACGACAGCATCGATGATTTCTCATCCTGACAAACGTTTTTATAAAGAAGGAATTAATGAAAATATTGGAATTTATCGCGCCAAGTACTCTTGCAAATAAAACCACATATCACGACATCCTGGAACCCAGTTCACAAGTTGGATCAAGTCACGATTCAACAGATATACCGAGTTCATTATACTCTGGTCTTTGCCGATGAAGCGCTCAACTGAAATGAAGTGCTCCAACATTTCGTAGTATTTGGCATGCCATTTGAGTAAAGCATCACTGCACCCACCAAACATAGTTCCACCAATTCGATTTTGTGTTTGAAATGAAGGTAGGTTGTTCAAAGAGTTGCACATGAGTTCATCGGTAGTGAAAGGGGTCACTGACAACATTAAAACCTTGGATTTATCGAGCTTGGCGACTTTTTCCGGATTTGGCCAGTTAATGTACTGAGTGTTTGGTACACGAAAGCACCCGATGTCTACCCATAAAAAGTATTTGGTTTTGAAAGGATTCATTTCAATTGCGCGTTTCAAAAAATGCGATTTTTCGCTCCAAATCATGTATAACAGCGGATTGTGCCCGACATGTTTTTCTTTGTCGAGTGCATAGTGCTGGAAAAATGCTTGTGCGTATCGGTAAGTGTAAAAATCCGCAAAGGTGGTTTCAATAATCACTGTGTTTTCCGTATCAGATCGTAAAGACTCGATCAACGGTTTACTCGCTGCATCGCAAAAAATGACCATGGGATTTTTAATCTCCAACATGTTCTTCATCCATTGGACGTACGTATCGTGAGACGCTTTCGCGATTTTCAGTTGAAAGTAGGCGGTTACAATAGTTGTTTGCATTAATTCATATTAAAGATTTGTCTTTATATTTGCGTAAATGAAAATAGTATTAATTGCACCAGGGTACAAACCGTTTCCTCCGAATGGCTGGGGCGCCGTCGAAAGTATTGTATGGGACTATTACCAAAACTTGCTGAAAAGAGGACACAAAGTGCACATTGTAAACACTTCAAATCCGAACCAAATCATCGTGGAAACGAACGCAATCGAATGTGACATTGTTCATATTATGTATGACGACCACATTGTTGTTGCCCCTTACCTGAATAAGTGCTCGAAAATTTACTATACGAGCCATTATGCTTACATAACCCATCCCGATTTTGCAACCAAGTACTCGTCGTATTTCAAAAACATATTCATGAAGGCAGTCGAATACCAGAGGTTCATTACCATAAATGCAATTAGTCAACATATTCAAGACGTTTATAGAAAGTATGGTTTCGCTGGTAAAATCAATGTTTTGTGCAATGGCGCCAGAGAGGACTGTTTTCGTTATTCTAAGGATCCGCAACTTTCAAACAAGTCGGCTTATGTGGCGAAAGTAGAGTTCCGAAAGGGGCAGCATGTATACCAAGGCATTTCGAATATCGATTTCATTGGAAATTATCATGACTCGCCATTCGATACAAAGTCGACGAATTATTTGGGGGAATGGGACAAGCCGACCTTGTACAATGGATTAACTGACTACGCCAATTTGATATTGTTGTCGGACGGAGAGGCGGATCCTTTGGTTATCAAAGAGGCCTTGATCGCTGGTCTAGGGTTGGTAATTAGCGAGTGTGCGAGTGCGAATTTAGATTTGTCTTTGCCGTTTATAACGGTGATTCCTAACGATAAACGCGCGGATATCGACCATGTGAAAAGAGAAATTATTAGAAATCGACTCGCTTCTTTAAAACATCGTGAACAAATACGAGAGTATGGATTAACAAATTTTGCTTGGAATCGAATTCTCGATAAATATGAAGAACTTATTGTCGTAAAATAAGATATAAAATAATTATGCATTAGGTAAAATATATAATTATTACTATGAAAATCGCGTTGATCGGACCTGGAATAATGCCCATTCCACCGCCTGGCTGGGGCGCGGTTGAAATACTGATTTGGGACTATTACAAGGAACTTACGGCACAAGGACATGACGTCGAAATTATCAATACGAAGAATACAAATGCAATAATAAGCCAAGTAAATGCAGGAAAATTTGACTTTGTTCATTTGCATTATGACGTTTACTGCACCATTTTGGATAAACTTCAGTGCCCCAAAATCGCAATTACAAGTCATTATCCTTACATTGACCAAATAGACAAACACATGCAAGACGGCTATTCCAATATTTTTTACTTTTTGTTGAAACCGACTCGTTACTATAATTTTGTCTTGGCCGACAAAGACTATTCGACCTTTTTGAAATATCGCGCGAACCCTACCCAATTGAAAAAAATAAAAAACGGAATAGATAGTGCGGCATTTTTGGTTACAGACACTCCCAAATATAAGAAATGTATTTATTTGGGGAAAGTCACTCCGCGTAAAAATCAAAGCAAGTACCAGTCATTACCAAATATTGATTTTGTAGGAAATGTGGATGATCCGAATTTTAACACAAGGTCGCCGAATTATTTGGGGGAGTGGACGCGCGAGAAAATTCACAACGAATTGACAAACTATTCAAACTTGCTTTTAATAAGCCAAGGCGAGGCAGACCCATTGGTGGTTAAAGAAGCCCTTATTGCAGGACTTGGTGTCGTGATCAACAAGTCTTCGAGTGAAAATTTGGACGTATCCAAAGACTTCATAACCGTGTTGGATGATGAAAAATTAAATGACTTGGAGTATGTAAATTACAAGATACAAGAAAACATGGCGATTTGCACAACAAATCGTCAGTCGATAAGAAAATACGGAATCGAGTCATTTGACATCAAAGCAGAGGTACGCAAATACTTAGAAGTGGTTCAATCAATATAGTAGTCGCGCACGGTAATTCAGCCCACGCTTCGGGATTTTATGTAAATGCATAATATCTCGTAAAACATGTTCACATACACCTCCACATATGTCGGAAGGTTCACATGTGTTTGGCAAGCGGCTTTCTTTATTAAAGTATAAAAAGTTATTCAAGTAGTCCATATGCAAATACATTGAAGAGTAAATGTTCATAATTGCGTTGCTTCCAATATTAAACCAATCCGAAATTAAATTATCAGGTTGTCCCATTTCAATGTAATGAATAAATCTCGGATCTAATTGAGAACAGGTTATCGGCTGTTCGGGCATTAAATCGAAACGAACACGAATTACATAGTCGTATTGAATATTATTTTCATTTGCATACAACTCTTTTAACTCGTTCGACTTGTAAATTGAGTAGAACATGGACGTCATTTGTTTTACAAAATGGTTTTTGGCGTCCTCGCGATTCATGTTTTTGTGTGCGTTCATTTTTACAACCGTGTCAATTCGTTTATCAGGAATAAGGAAAGATGGTTTTTGAAAGTTTCGTGGAGCTTCAATCAAATAACGCTTTGGTTTATATAAATCAATGATGGTTTTGTCTACATCTGGATCGCAGGTGCACGTTCCATTATCCATGTGAGTTTTTTCAATGTATGGATTTGATGCATCATAATGCATGTGAATAAAAACGTCTGCATTATTTGGTTTAATTATATGTTCGTATATATTCGAATATGTTTCAATCGCCTTTCTTGGTTGTCCAGACAAACAAACGGCAACTCGCATATTATATAAAATATAAATGTACTTGACTTTTATATTTTATTTATTCTTTATTAGTAATTTACAAATTGATTACTGCCAATAAATCTTGAATACGATTCAAGTATGTATGGTTTTCACGCACAATTCGCATTTGCTCTTTGATCAAATCATAATTCTGCAGGTGTGAAACTGAATCGTAAAATAGTTGTTTTTCGTCGCTATTGTATACAACTTTTTTGTCCAAAAGCTCATATGCGTGTTTGGAGTTGGTGATGCCCAAATGCCCATAACTGATTGATTTCAAAAGCCTGCATGCGATGTATCCGATTTGCTTGTGGCACGTACCGGTTTCGCCCAGTGCAACCTTGTTCGGATCACCTGAACTCCGAAAATCTGGCGACATTATCGACTTCATAGTATAATCTTGTACAACGTCGAATGGCAATGGGTTTCGCCAGGGATCGTTTGTCACAAATTGGATGCCGTTTTTTACACATTCGTTGTAAAATATGTTGATTTCTTTTGTATTTGTGTGATTTGCACTGCCGAACCAATAAATGCATTTGTCTTTTGGTTTGTAAATATTTGACTCTACTATTTCATGTGGCAAAAGGTCGGTTGCCCAGCAAGTGTAGATGCACTCGTATTCCATAGGTTGCGGACTGTTGTGGTGTCTGGCGATCCCGCCATTGTTATGCAATTTCTCATGATATGTGCACTCGCTGATCTTTGTACACCGTTCCTTGTTCAAAACATAGTTATAGTTGCAGTCCTTAATCCCGTCGACTAAGTAGCGAATCTCGACAAATCGTTTTACTTTGCCAATGTACTTTTCAGGATTTCTTGCAATGTGCACGAAATAAGTGGATGTCTCGACAATGGGAATATTTGTCTCTGCGTATCCTTCGGTAATAAAGAGACAATTATTAAAGTCAAAGTTTGTGGGAACATTTTTGTCGTCAAACCAGTAGGTATCATATCCGAGATGTTTAAACCCTTTGACCCAGCCGTAGTGAATATAACTGTGAGTATGTGTGTGCAAAGGGAATCCCCAAATGATTACTTTTTGGATAGGTGTGGGGGTACTTTTAAAAGAATACATCAAGTACTTGTTAAGTATATTTGACTTGTCCAAACCCAATTCGCGTTGTTTGTAGTAAGAATAATGTGATACCACTGATTTGCCATAGATTTCATTGTGTCTTCCACTCCATGTTGGTAAATAAATTGCTAACCAAGGTTCGTCGTAATATATGTCTCCATATTTTTCAACAATTTTTCGTAAATCTTCACCAATCCATGAGCACACATTGATTGATGCGGGCTCTGCATTTGATAAAACTACATTGTCTTTCAAGTAATACTTTGAAGTATTGCCCCCGTTAATGTCGTTTAAGAATTGTGTATGCAAGTCGTAGCAGTATTTTAAGTTTCCCCATGCAGTGCTACATAAGACTTCGTTGCCGCTAGTGAAGTCGCCGATTCGAAGTCGTTTGTGTTGATTATTTTCTATATGTGACTTAATTCTACTGTATGTATTTTTCCACGACTCCAATATGTTACTTTTAGCATCAGGAGTGTAAATGCCATTTCTTTCAAAAATACAACTTTGAATGAGGTTGTTAATGATTACCGGATACAGCAATGGCGGGTTTCTGTTTTGGAGCCTGTATGTAATAAAATCTGTAAATAGCGTTTCATCCATAAACACAATGTCGTCGTCCATTTTTAAGTAGACAGTATCATCTTCTTGGCATGTTTTATATGCATTGTCCCATATTTTTTCACGATCATCCAATACAACTTTATTGTTTACTGTTAAATATACAGTTTTTACAAAGTCGCTGTTTTCCTTTGCGAAATTTTCCATATAGTCAATATCTTCTTTTATGGTAGTCGCAACATAAATTCTGTATTCGTTAATATGCTTTTTGAATCGTTTGATGTAAGCAAAAAGTATTTCTAAACTGCACTTTCTTCCTCCAAATGTCAAGACAACTAAACGCATATTTTATTGATTTGTTAAAGTCAATTTTTTAAGTAATTATTATTAGTAATTATTATTAGTAATTATTATTAGTAATTATTATTAGTAATTATATATATTATTGCGACATCAGTTTGAACAACGAGAAATGTCCACCAAATACATTAGGAGGTGTTATGAATAAGTGTGGGAACTCTTTCCAAACCATTGCTAGCGCCAGTTGTTCATTATTTACGCTGTTGCATTTCAGCATTTTGTTTACAAAGACTTGTTCCACTTTTTCCCCAATTTTCAAAACGACATCTTTTCCGCCACCAAACATTCCACCCGACAACAAATTTGCCGAGTTCCAAACAAACGAATCGTCAATTCGATAAGTCTCCAAGTCATGTCTTTTTTGTATAATAATTTTGTCTTGATTTGCTGATAAAAAATCTTGTAAAGTTTTCGAAGGAAAGGGACGAGATATGTCGACATCCAAAAAGAAGCGTGATATTCCCGCATCCATCCAAAAAAACGACAACGAATTAAATGGGTTTTCTTGGATGGCCATTTCTAGATAATGAAACTTGGAATACTGAATAATATTGTATTCAGGAAGTACGCATTCGACACGATTTGGGTGCATTACTTTTGCTTTATATTCGGGACTTTGTAAGATGTCTTTGATTTTGCCATAGTATCTGTAGTAATGGGATTCTTCAAATTTAATTATTTTCATGTGCATCGGCAAATGTTTGGGCCTATTATTCAAGAAAAAATCGCGGAATTTGTCTTCAGTTACTACGTATAGGTTGCAGTTCAGTTGTAGCGTGTGTTTGATCCACTCCAAGTATTCGTTTATTGAGCGCCCGTCGCCGTTTTCTTCGCGCTTTATGTCAAAAAAGGCAGTAGCGATAGTGACAGTGTTCATTTGAGTAATTATTTACGTTTCTATTTTTTTATATTCAAATCGTGCGATTGTGTAAATTATTGTGTTCAAGACAAGTATAAAACACCAATGTGTGGCATCTTCGGAATTGTCTCAAAAGAAAGACAAAATATTTGTGCAAAAATTATCGATGCTCTAGTTCAACTACAAAATCGCGGTTATGATTCGTCTGGTCTTTGTCTTATCGATGATGGTAATTTGGTTGTGCACAAATATGCATCTACTTTGAACGAGAGTTCTCTAGATAAATTGAGAAATGTTTGTAATAATGATACTTTTGTTAAAAACCATGCTTTAAACGGCCATTCTTTAAACGGTCATGCTTTAAACGGCCATTCTTTAGGCATCGGCCACAACCGCTGGGCAACCCACGGGCAAAAAAACGACATCAATGCACACCCCCATTTGTCTTGCGACAAGCGATTCGCAATCGTCCACAACGGTATCATCGAGAACTATGCAGAACTAAAACAAAAATTATTGAACAATGGTTTCACATTTGCTTCACAAACAGACAGCGAAGTGATTGCGAATCTGATTTCCTTTTATTTCCAAGGTGATGTTTTGAAAGCCTTAAGACAAACCATCAATGATTTGCAAGGAACATATGGTATTATAGTTATCGATTCTGAAGATGAAGACAAAATGTTTTGTGTAAGAAATGGTTCACCGCTTCTCGTCGGCAAAAACGAAGACGAAGTAATCGTAACCTCTGAACAAAGTGGTTTCTGCAACCTTGTCTCAAATTACATCACTTTGCAAAACGATGATATTTGTATAATTGAAAGACAAAATCTAGAAATCAAGACAAGAAACACCTATGTGCGAAACCCAGTTTCATCTGTTTCGAGCGATTTGTCTCCGCATCCCTTCCCTCACTGGACTTTGAAAGAGATCTATTCGCAACCGGCGGTAATCATGAGCTCCATTAATAATGGCGGACGCATCGACGGCCCCGCTAAGGTGAAACTCGGTGGTCTTGACCAACATTTGTCTTTGTTAACAGACGTCGACAACATCATTTTGCTTGGATGTGGCACATCGTACTTTGCTTGTCTTTATGGGATGTACTTTTTCAAACGCATTTGTTCGATGAATACTGTGCAGGCATTCGACGGTGCCGACTTTTCCGAGTATGATGTCCCAACGATCGGTAAAACCGCATGCATCCTGGTTTCGCAGTCGGGTGAGACAAAAGATTTGCATAGATGTATCGAGATTGCCGCGAAATGCGGTCTAGTAACCATTGGTATAATCAATGCGGTCGATTCATTGATTGCGAGAGAGGTCGATTGTGGCGTTTACTGCAATGCGGGGAGAGAGATTGGGGTTGCATCCACGAAGGCATTCACAAGTCAAGTCGTTTGTCTTTCCTTGGTTTCAATTTGGTTTTCACAAACGCAGGAAGTAAACGAGCACTTGCGTATTAAAATGATAAGCGATTTGCAGAATTTATCGAACGATTTCAAGACAACTTTGGAGAATGTGGATTTGTCTTTGTTGAAAGACCTAAAAAACAATATGTTTATTTTAGGAAAAGGCAGCGACGAGTTTATCGCGAAGGAGGGGTCTTTAAAAGTGAAGGAGATTTCCTATGTGCATTGCGAAGGCTATTCGGCAAGTTCTTTGAAACACGGACCGTTTGCATTGCTCGATGAGACATTCCCCGTAATTATTCTGGATTTAGACAGAAAACACAAGACAAAAATCAAGAATTGTATTGCAGAGGTCAAGTCGCGGAATTCGCCCGTTTACACAATATCGAATGATGGTCGCGGGGATATCAATGTTTGTTTCAACTCGTCGTATGCTTCTTTGCTAGGGATTGTGCCGATCCAGTTGCTGGCTTACCAAATGTCTACTGAGAGGGGGATCAATCCAGATACGCCGAAAAACTTGGCCAAGGTGGTGACGGTTGAGTAAATTTTTTATCGCGGTAATGTAATAGATAGATAGGCGGATGGGTGACAAAAAATGTAAACATAGGAGTAATAATAAAAATGAGGTTGATTTAAGTATATTGAATGAAGCGAATGAAGAATTGAAAACATTGCAAAAAGAGTTGATGACTGGTAGTAGAAAGGTTGGTGGTGGGATATTTGGTTTTAAAAGACCCGAAATTGCTACATTGACGATCGCGACGAAACTGTTCGTTCAGAAAAATTTTGCAGAAATGAATCAATTTTGTGAAGACAAATTCTCCCCGGAAATGAAAAATAAATTTAAAGTGGCTTCAAGTAGAGCAACTGAGTTGGTGAGTTTGATGAAAAATGCGCACAACGGAGGAAGAGGAGTAAACAAAAGTAGGAAATTGCACAGCGGAGGTAGTAGCAACTCGAACAGGAGGAGTGATTCGAACAGGAGAAGTGATTCGAACAGGAGAAGTGATTCGAACAGAAAGCAATCAAATCGTCAAAGTGCAAAAGATGACGATGAAGGTGTTACTATTGACGAAAGTAGTGGAGTATACACAGGAGACAAAAATGAAAAGGGCGAAAAAAATGGACAAGGTAAAATTGAGTATTCCAATGGAGATGTGTATGAAGGGTTTTGGAAAAATGATCTACGCGATGGAAAAGGGACAATTACCTATGCAAATAAGGCCTCGTATGAAGGGTTGTGGTCGAATGATGAAATGAATGGACAAGGGAAATATAAATATTTTAACGGAGACGTATATGAAGGCAATTTTGAGAATGGAATAAAGTATGGAGATGGTATAATGTCTTACGAGAATGGTGACAAGTATCTAGGAGAATGGAAGGAAGGTAGAAAACATGGTAAAGGTAAAATGAGTTATAAAAATGGCAACGCGTTTGACGGTAAATGGTATAAAGACAAACGCGATGGATTTGGAAAATTGACAAACTCAGAAGGAGTAGTAATTGAAGAAGGGGAATATGATGATGACACTCTGCCAATCAGTATTAACAACATAGACAGTGTATTGGGAAAAGTAAATCTGAAGTATGAACAAGTTATTAATTCCACCAATGGAAAAAAGTTTCAAGAGTTATTGACAAGTGCGAAACAGTATGTTGGAGACTGTGGTAAAGAAACAGTATTTTCATATGTCGCTGGATTTACCGTAATATGTAGTGCTTTGAATGTGTACATATTTGGACCTCAATCATGCTTTAGTCATTACGATGCATATACAAACACTGTTACTGGGTTAACGTCAAAAATTGCAATTTATAGTTCAAAGTACCTATTTTGTAGCATGTTTGGAGAGGCGATGGGGGCAGTTCGTTCAAATATTGGTTTAATATTTAATCCTATTCGCGATTTTTTAGTGAATAATCATTGGGTAGGATACGTAATTGCGGCCGGATTTGCTGCTTTTATAATATTGCTGATTTACGCGTTGTATACTTTTATAAACATGTCGGATAATAATTATGGTAAGATGAAACAAGATTTGCGCAGTAAGAACAGGAGGAGTACGCGGAAAAAATAAATATAGTATTTGTATATAGGTGAATTGAATGGAAGAAAAAGGAAGAACAGAATTAATTGGTGGATATTTTACATCGTGGACAGAATTCATTACTAAATTGAAACTCCCTGAACCTAACCAACTAAGTAAATGGTGGACAACCGCTCAAGTTGGTTTAAAAAATGTGGACCTTACCGATATAAAATTAGTTTCTGCCGGTCTTGGTATATCTGTTGCAATGTACATGTATATAAAATTAAAAGGAACCCAGGAGCAAAAGAAAATTCTCCAACAAGAGTTGCGTAAAGCACATCGCGCAAGTGAAAATTTTAGCGATGACCGACGACATCGTCGAGACTATGAGAATAGTGGATCATCCAATTATGAAGATGATGAAAGCAGTTCTCGTCATATGCGCCATAGTCTTAGGGTAAGTCATCGAAGACAAAGTAGTAATCGAAGACAAAGAAGTAATCGAAGACAAAGTAGTAATCGAAGACAAAGTAGTAATCGAAGACAAAGTAGTAATCGAAGACAAAGTAGCAATCGAAGACAAAGTAGTAATCGAAGACAAAGTAGTCATAAAAGATACTAGTTTGCAGGAAATAGTTTATTAAATCTTATTGGGATAAGGTTTAATAAGTAAGTAGTAGCAATAAATTCTCTAACGGGAATTGCGAACTTCCATAAGAATCTTGTCTATTTCAGGTTCTTGTCCTCTAACAAAATGCAACAGTTTAGCGTCTTTTGTCTTGATGAGTGTTTTTTTAAGATCCTCGTTCTGTTGAAACTTGGCCTTGATTGCGTTTTTACGTTCGACCACGTCTCTGCCTCCATAAAAGTCCGCATCAATCTTCACCTGACTTGGTCTAAGCAATTCTTTTTCGAACCGCCCCGATTTCCCGCCAGCTGCTTTTGCCTTTTTCACGTCTTTGGCAATCTCGCTATCTGAATCGAGCGAAAATGACGCGTAAAAGTCGGGGAAGCCCTTTTTGAATTTAGAGGCTTGGTAGAAATGTTCGACGGTCTGCCATTGTTTGTTGTCCAGCATGAAGGGCGCCGCGAATTCGTCGTCAAGTTGTCTTCGCCAGTTCTTTGACAAATCCTTGAATAAGAGTTTGTTTTTCTCGCTGATTTTTTCGCCGCTTCCTTCGCCGGGTTCTTCGTCAGCGGATGCAATATAAAACATGAAATGTGTGGTGTCGTCGTAGAGATCACTTACAACGATACCGTCTTCGTAGGAATTGGCGACTGGATCGATGCCGAATTTGGTTTGAAAGTCGCGGAAATCGGTCACTCTGTGGAACACGCGCGCATTTCTCTCGATGCATTTGTTAACAACCAGCGTTTTCATATAATAAGGAAGTTCCATGAATTTGAGAATCTTTTTGTCTTTATAAGAGACCAAATCGAAGTGGTTGTTTTCGAATGTCGCGATAATGTAGTACTCGGGTTTGGTTACGTCGCCGCCGCTATAAGAGCACATGATTACCGCGTCTTCGTCGCCCGCGTCGAATCTTGTCTTGGAAAGTAGAATCAATTTGATGTTAAGTTTTTCTTCGATTCTTGCGACTGCAAAGTCGTCTGCTGCGTACGTCGATTCCATGATTTTGGAACGAAGTTGTGCGGCGTTATGCACTTCTTTCATGAATTGGAATCGTTCAACGAAGGGTTGATACTTGGCCACAAATTTTTGGAAAGTTTTCGCGTCGTCTTTGAATGCGTTGATTTGTTCAATGAGCATTTTATTGGTGGCGATATCATTGGTGTCTTTGTATCTTTCTTTGGTTTTTTGGATGTTGGATTTGACGACGCTGATTTTGTGTTGGTTGTCTGCGATTTCGTTGCTGAATGCGTTGTATAAGGATGAATACATTTTTAGCGCGTCCGAGTTGACCCCGTCGGCGACTATGTTGCGCAAAGTGTCGATGGTGGTTTTTTTGCCGAGTTGTTTGAAAGCATAAAGAACGGTTGAGAAGAAAGAGTCTCTATCGTTGGTCATGTTGTGTATGCGGTAATTGTCGTTTTTCATGAATCGTTGGACCCAATTAAGATTTGCTGACTTGTTTTTGAGTTTGTCTGCTTCTGCTTTGGTTTCTTCTTGCAGTAAGTCGGGTACGTCAACGTTGGTCATGTCATCGAAAATTGCGTCTTTAACGAGAGGGACATCTTTGTCTAAGTCTTTCTTGGGCATTTTGATGTTGTGAAGGTCCTCTTTTTCGTCGTCTGAATCCGAATCCGAATCATGTTTGCTTGCTTCTTTTTTTACATCATTTTTGTCTTCTTTTTCATTTTTGTCTTGATTTCCAACATTTTGCAAAGAGTCTTCGCTCAAAAATTCTTTGTCAACAAAACTGTGCAACAAGAGTTCGTGTCCATCTTTCGCAAACTGTTCTAAGTCACCATGTGCGTAATTGGAAACGTCACTTTTTGCGAATTCCATGACGCCGATTTGGGCCTTGACTTTGTCTTCATTATCAATCAAGTAAACAAGAAAGTAAAAAATATTTTTGCCGGTGTATGTGTATTTAATTTTCCCAAGGGCGACAACAACTCGCGTGTCGAGTAGTTCGACTTCGTAAAGATCGGTTGAAAACCCGACATCTTCGGCATTGGTTTTTTTGGATTCATTAAATTCAATTTCGGGTTTTAATTTTGAGTTAACCATTTGTGCTTCTATGTTATTTATATATTACAAGTAAAATAAATAAATAAATAAATTATTTTCCGACAATGTCCATGTACTTGAACTTGGTTCGACTGGAAAGTCCCGGTTTTTTCATCGTCGACAGCGTATCGAGAGCGTCTTTGAAAGCGGGTTTGAAAGTGGCACCGAAATGGCTAAATATAACCACAATATTTTCGGTGATTTCCTCAACTTCTCTTTGCTTGTTTACATGGTCGATGGACAAAAGGATATGTGTGAACATGTCTTCGGTGATTTTTTGGATATGAGCGACGCGAAGAAAGTCGAAGCGTTCAGATTTGGCGATTTCGCAAAGCAAGTTGGTGGTGTTTTTGCGATTGTTGTTTTTCGCGGTGAATTCGCAGAAAGCGTCGTAGTCTTCATTCGAGTCGACGTCGACTATGTTTTGCATTGTACCAAGGAAGTTTACGATTTCGCTTTGCAAAGAAGGGCCGATGTCGAAAGCGGCGTGAATTTCGGCAAGAACGGCGGCGTATACTTTTGCAAAGAGTTTGTTGGAAATGGCAATTGCGAAAAGAGTGTTGAAAATGATGTTCATTTTTTCAATCATTTCAGCATCGTCGCCGAAATCGACCAAATCGCGTATTTCCGTGATTTTCTGGATGATGGTCGCGGTTTTTTCGACATGGTTAGTATCGTTGATTTTATTGAGATCGCTGCGAATCTCAGTTATGTGTGTTTGCGTGGTGTCAAGTTCGGCAAATACCGTGGCCTTGAATGCAGGTCGTTTCCATTCATCAACCTTTCGTTTTTGTGCGCGAGGAGCTGGCGCTTTTGTGGGGGCAGTCGTTGCGATGCTGAATTGGTTGACGTAGGTGCTAGGTGTGCTTGGTGTGTATCCAACGGATCGGAAAAGTTGTTCCAAGGCGGTAACCACGTCGGATGGAAGAATATAATCGCCCTTGCCTATTGTCTCGAATTCGCGCAAACTGTATTTCAACGACATCTTCCCTCTTTTTTAATTGAATTTGTTCCAAATATGTTTATATTGTTTTATGATGGATTGATAATTACGGATGAGAATCATAAAATAAATATACTTAAACGTTTCGTTCTTTTTTCACGTATTAGAATAAAAAAAATGACAGAACCTGAAATATATGATGAAAATAAGGTAGTGAATACATGGGAGGACTGTGTTGATAACGAAGACTTGATGCGCGGAATTTACGCATATGGGTTTGAGGCACCGAGTGCGATCCAGAAGAAGGCGATTTACCCGATCGGGAAATGTCGTCGTGATATCATTGCCCAGGCTCAGTCTGGGACTGGTAAAACGGGCGCATTCACGATCGGTGCTCTCTCGGTCATTGATAGTACGTTGAATGAAACGCAGGCGCTGTTTTTGGCACCTACGCACGAGTTGGCGAACCAGTCGATGATGGTGTGCTCTGCTATTGGTGCGCACTTGCCGAACTTTTGTGCGAAAACTTTCATTGGAGGAACTTCTGTGATGGACGACCGCGTATCGATCGAGACGAAGGTGCCTCAGGCGGTGGTGGGCTGTCCCGGGCGCATTTTCGACTTGATTCGTCGTCGGATTTTGAACGTGAGCAAGTTGCGAATCATCGTGATTGACGAGGCGGATGAGATGTTGTCGAAGGGTTTTCAGGAGCAGATTCAGAACATTTTCAAGATGCTTCCGAACGAGGTGCAGGTGGCGATTTTCAGTGCGACATTGACACAAGAAGTCCTTGATTTGACGCCGAAATTCATGCGCGACCCTGTGCGAATCGTGTTGGAGGCGGACAAGTTGACGTTGGCTGGAATCCGGCAGTACTATTTGGCGGTGAAGACGGACGATGAGAAGTTCGATGCGTTGAAGAAGCTGTTGTCGCTGGTCAGTATCCAGAAGTGCATGATTTACTGCAATAGTGTGAACCGCGTTTCTCAGTTGTGCGATGCGATGCGCGAAGATGGGTTTGTGGTTGACTGCATTCATCGCAACATGTCGAAATCGGAGCGCGAGACAACTTTGAAAGAGTTTCGAAGTGGGCCGACGCGTTTTTTGATTTCTTCGAACATTACTGCGCGCGGGATTGATATTCAGCAGGTGAATGTGGTGATTAACTTTGATATTACTCAGGATCCGCATACGTATTTGCACCGAATTGGTCGAAGTGGTCGTTGGGGCAGAAAGGGCACGGCGATCAATTTCATTACTCCTCGCGACATTCGTACGATCCGCGATTTCGAGTATTATTACAAGACGATGATTGATCCGTTGCCTGACAATGTTCAACTCTAAGAGGAACCTAAGATAAGGCGGAACGCCACAGCGATGCGGCACCGTTCATTCCTCTTTAACTCCTCCTCCAAAAGGAACCTAAGATAAGGCGGAACGCCTTTACCGTTCGTTCCTCTTTAACTCCTCCTCCAAAAGGAACCTAAGATAAGGCGGAACGCCTTTACCGTTCGTTCCTCTTTAACTCCTCCTATAAAAAGGAAGGAACTGTAACGTATTTATATTGACTTGTTTTTTATAACACTTGCGTTTGTTTGTTTTTTATAACATATGTTAAATATCTTATATAAATTTAAAATTAATGGATTCACTGCACACTTTTAAACTACCAATCGAATATTTAGACGCAAAGTTTGTGCACGCTTTACCCGAAACGGTATCTGCGGATTTGGAGCTGGTGGACGCGTCTTCGTCGCCACCGATGTACGACATTTTATTGGAACCAAAACATGCGTTCGCAAAACAGATGGTAAACAAGTGGAAGACCCATTTTTCGAGCGACGCGGAGTTTATAATACAGTCGCAGGAGGTTGTTAAAAACCAGACAGTACCCAAATCGTCATTTGAAGACGCCGAGATCTTAACCACTATTTACAAAGATTTGCACGAGACCCCGAATTTCCACGACCGATACAGTTTTATTGACGTCGAGCGCTTTCAATTCGTCAACGAGCTGGCGATTTTCATGGGTATTTGGACGATTATGAATCTTTTGTCTCCGGTTTTCTCCATTTTGTTGCCGGTGATTTTGGTGATTGCGCCGTTCATGTTGCTGAAAATCCAAAGTGTTCCCATCACATTTGATACCTACTTGTCTACGCTGAAAGATATGGCGAAAAAACACGCGATTGGCAAAGCGCTGTCGTCGGTCGGCGATTTCTCCATCAACAATGTCTTGTACTTGATCTTCACGGTTGCGCTCTACGGGATGCAAATGTACCAGAACGTAAAGTCGTGTGTGCGATTTTACAAGAATATTAGCGAGGTGAATGGGAATTTACTTGCCGTGCAAAAGTTTGTCGATTACTCGGTGGAAAACTTTGACGACTTTTTGTTAAAGAATGGCGGATTGTCAAAATATGCGCCCTTTTGCGAAGATGTCGCCGCAAACAAAAGTACATTGTTGTTGATGAAGGACGAACTCAAAGACGTGAAACCTTTTTCGTTTGGAGTATCGAAATGTTTCGAGGTCGGGTATTTGTTGAAATGTTATTATCGATTGTATTCTGTCAAGGAGTACAAGACAACATTTGATTACGCAATGTCATTCGAGGGGTACCGCAGCAATTTGGAATCATTATCCACCAAGGTTCTGTCGGAACAAATTCAATTCGCCGATGTGTGTGAAGAGGGGAAAACGAGTTTTAAGAACCAAGTATATCCGGCATTGCCGACAACGGCTGTGAGAAACTCGCTAAGTCTGAAGAAAAATCTGATTATTACAGGTCCGAATGCATCGGGAAAGACAACGCAACTGAAGACAACCGCGATCAATGTGATTTTCTCGCAACAGTTTGGAGTCGGTTTTTACGAAAAGTGCCGACTGGTGCCTTATACCCACATCCATTCCTACCTCAACATTCCCGACACGAGTGGTCGGGACAGTTTGTTCCAGGCGGAAGCGCGTAGATGCAAGGAAATCTTGGACATTATTGAGACAACAACCGATACGCCGTCGAAACACTTTTGCGTATTTGACGAGCTGTTTTCAGGGACGAATGCGGAGGAGGCGACGACGGTGTCGTTTTCTTTCTTGAAGTATCTCCAAAAGTATGAAAACGTCGACTTCATTCTTACCACACATTTCGTGAAATTGTGCAAGATGGTTAAGAGATCCGAAGACCTTCGTATCGAGAATTATAAGATGGATGCGGAAATGACGGGAGACCAAATCACGTTTTCTTATGAATTGGTTAAGGGCATATCGAAGATTCGCGCTGCCAGATTAATTCTAATGCAGATGGGGTTTCCGAAAGAAATATATGAGTAAGAGTTAGTAACACGCTATTTTTTTTTGCATTTTTGTCTTGGTATTCTTGAAAACAAAAGGGTTTAATATTTTTTTTGTTTTCAAATATGTTTTAGAATCTCTTGCTGTTAGACGTAGTCATCCGATTAGACGAAGTCATCCGATTAGACGTAGTCTTCCGATTAGACGTAGTCTTCCGATTAGACGTAGTCTTTGAAGAAGCATTTGAACTTCTCAAAGTTTTCCGATTGGATGATGAAGCCTTTGCTAAAAAAGCCAACATCGGGTTTAAAACCACCATAATTGCGGATACTTTGGGGCGTTTTTGCGGACTCGTGTCGAGACACATACTCACAATTTTATCGGTTCCGAAAATACTGATTATTTCCTTCTCACTCAGCATATATTCACACATTTTTCCAAAAGAGTAGACATCCATCGATTTCAAACCTTCGTCATTGTCTACGAGTTTGGTCCTATAGAGTTCGGGTGCCATGTAGTTTTGTGTCCCAAAAACATGGACTCTCGTGCCGGGTCTGATTTTGGTTAAGGAGCCAGCATCCACAAATTTCACATCGTTTGCATTATTGTAAACAACGATGTTCTCCGGTTTCAAGTCGAGGTGCGCGTACCCATTGTCATGGATGCACTTCATGGCTTCGAGTACTTTGAATAAAATGACCTTTTTCATTTTGATAAAATCAACTTCCAATTTATCGAGGGCGTCTCGAAACTGGTGAATATTCAAGGACTTATCGTTGCGGTGCTTTTCCAAAGCGCTCGTAAAGTCTTGCTCGGCCTCTTCATGAAAGTCGAAAAAGTCTTTTCCGCAATTTTCCATCTTGATATACACCTCCATGGATGTAGGGTCAAAATAGTATCCGAGAAATTTGCAAAAGTTTTTGGGACAAAGAGTGGAAACAGCGTGATAGTTGACGATTTCATTGTGCAAAGAGTGGATGGTGCGGTCGATTGCAAGTTCGTTCAAATCCTTATGAAAACGTATGATCTTGACCACAATCGCCTTGGTTTTGGAGACTACGGTTTTACCGAACGAGCCGGACTGCAAGTCTTGCAAATCGGACGGCAATTTATCTTCTAACTTGAATCGAGGAATATTTTTGGGAAGATTGTCGAAAAAATGCTTAAATTTAATATCCATTATAAATTATGCAACGATAAAAACACGATATATTATTTTATATTTTATATTTTTATTTTTCATTGTATAGTTTGTCATATTCCGCATAGTCGTCGCCGTTGTCTTCTGCCTCGCCATATTGTTCAGCTGCCTCTCTAAGTTTGCGCGCAGTCTCCATGAAATTAGTTTCGACGACATGATATCCTCCAACCTTTTTCGAAAGGAAGTCGTAAAGAGTGATGGCGTCATCTGTAGATAAATATTCGTAGCAATAATGGAATGTGGTATTGAGGAAAGCCGTCTTTTCGGCGTCTTTTAGTTTGTCGAATTTTTTAACGAGAGCTAAGGCAAAGGTTGTGTGATCTTCGTAAGTTACGAGTTTTTTGGGAGGTAGGAACTCGGTATACAATGGGTTCAAGTCAAACGCGTCATCTGTGGTTTCTTCGCTGTATTCAAAGTCATCATCATAAAGGAATGCCGATAATGAGTCGCAGATTTCCAAAGAGATTTTGCGATCAAGTCGTTGCGCATAATGGTTAAAAACCGTGAGTAAAAAGCCGCCTCTTTGGTCGCCGAGAGTAGAGCAAATACGTTTTGCACATTCGGCATAATTGGGTTTTTTTTGTGCTACAATTGCGTAGGAAGCATTTGGTTTCTTTGCTACCGTTTTTGAAGATGGACTGTTGCTACGCAAGTTGTTGCTACGCAAGTCATTACGCAAGTCATTACGCAAGTCATTACAAAGGTCATTACACAGTCTCATGGCATCTTCTTCCTCGATTTGTTTCTGCTGTTGTCTTAGGGATAACTCATCTTTAACAGTCACAATTACTTCAATCGATTCGTCACCCCATAAATCTTCTTCTTCTTCTTCTGCCATTTAATTTACTGGTTTTATTTATGATATTTTTTGTTGAAGAATGTCGAAATCTTCGAGTGACATATTATGGCATGCAATCATTGTATTTATGTCTACGGAGTCAACACAGCATTTATAGCCACATGAATATCCAAGATAATTGCAACTGAAAAAACGATTGTGTACGTTTAAAAATTGCACATCGAGTTGTTTTAAGAAAAAACAAATAGACAAATCGCATGCTGGAATTAATGTGAGTCGGTCAGTGGCCACGCACAAATCGCGCCACTCACTTTGCACAAATTCTAGTTGTGGGTAAATAAGATTCACGGTGGCTTTTGAGAGTAGAAATCCGGGACCACCCGAGAAGAAATGCACATGGGAATCTGCAATAAAACGAGTGTCGCCGTGACCGCCAATAATGATTGCAGAGTCATCACATACTTCGCTCAAATAATACTTGAGGGTGCGAACAAGCACAAATGTATCTGTGCCACAAACATACAGGAATCTGAAGTCAAAATTGTCCATAGCATACTTAATTCCTAGATACTGTTTGTCAGCCGCAGACAAGTAGTCGTTTGAGACGTTTTCAAAGTGTACATAGTTGTCGCCCAAAAGAGGTCCGGACTCGCCGAGAAAAAACAACAGTTTATACGACAAGTTTATTGCAGTTTTACCCCATGTTTCCTCGATCTTGTGGATTTCGCGCTTATATCGGTCGATCGTGTCGCATGCGAAAATACAAAAGATAATTTCATAATACATATTTTGTGCTTTATTTTATCTAGGAAACTTTTATTTATATAATAATTACGCGTGTCTACATCCATGTAAAAGAAACTAACACTATTATAATTCGCAAAAAGTATATAAAAAACTTTTCCCATATAGAAGATATAATAAAATAACAATGAGTATACCACATAATTTGGAAAAAATGGTCGCAAGTCTAGACGAGGTAAACGGTCAAATCGCACACATGAAGGAGATGTTTGGCATTCTTGACAAGAAGGCGAAGAAATTGAACCACAACATGGAAATGTTGGTCAAGAAGGAGCAGAAATCGTCGGCGAAGCCGAAGAAGGAGCGCAAGCCTTGTGGATTTGCCGTTTCGGCCAAGGTAACCAAGGATATGTGCGATTTTATGGGCAGAGAGGAGGGCACAATGATTTCGAGAATCGAGATCACCAAGTATTTGAACTCGTACATCAAAGAGAAGGGATTAGAGAATCCCGAGAACAAGCAGATTATCGTGCCGGATGAGAATTTGTGGAAGATTTTGGGCGAGGATGCTCGCAATGAGAAGATTACTCATTTCACCATTCAGAAGTATTTGAACAAGCATTTTGTCAAATAGACGGGTTGACATCCATGCAAGAAGCCATTTCTACTTTCGATTCGCCAGTTGCCTTTGATAGGTCGTCGAGCATTTTATTAATAACGACGGTGGTGGTGTTTTGGCGGCGCAAATATTTTGCAAAGAGTTTGCTGTAATAAAATTTGCACTTATGTGTTGCATCTATGCTGGATTGCATAGATGCGACAGCGAATAAACAAGATAATGTAATGACAAAAATGTAGAAAAACATTTGTACAAACATAGTGTTAATGAATTAAATTTTGATAATAAAAATGTGATCGTTAAATTATACCGACACTGCATAAAAAATGCCTGGAGATAAGCAAAAAGATAATCAATGGACTTTTGTCTCAAAAGAAGAACTCGATAAAATTATGACGGATTCATTTACAAATAATGTCAAACTTAATCAAGACGTGTTACTTAAAATCAGTTCCGGAGTCGACCGTTTTTTAAAAGAACAACAGAAAAACGTTAAGAAGTTAAGTTAAATCACACAACTTAATTCACCATTCTGCCCTTACAATTTCGTAGCAAGTGAATTGATCATGTTCTACGATGGTTGGAACAATGCGCAAGCCTACGAGCTTGCTTTTGAGCATATTGAGTACACCTTTTTGTATCTGCTTATAATTCGTGGCGTCGCAGTTGCCGTCCATAATTGTAAATGTGGTTTCTGACTTGTTTTCTGCAACGGCATAGACAATAATTTGTTGATAAATCTTTTTCGACTCGTCTTCTATCATGTGCATGCCTCTTAGAAAACGGGACCGCAAAAAAAAGTTATTGTCGGGCACTTCCCCCAATCTTCCATAAACAATGAACTCGATGTCCTCTAAGGATTCGACGTAGATGTCGCCATGCCCTTGGCAAAAGCCAATTATTACTAGAAGAAGTAAAATGATATAAATTGTTAACATTGATTCGATGAATAAAATAATTTTTTAATGATTTAAATTAATTAATTTTTGAAAAGAGTTAGCAAAAGACAAAAATTTATTATAAATCATCAATATCGACTTCTTCATCCTTGTCGAAACTGACGGAAGCAGCACCAACAAACATCGTTTTCGCGTTTGTGACATTTTCGGTAAATATGAACCCATCGCCATTATTATCGACGATTAGCACATTCGCATCATCGTTCGACTCGAACTGCGCACTTCGCTCGTTCATTTTTGTCACGAGCAATTTCACATTGGTTCCGGGTAGGTTTCGCAACTGGTCAATATCGTTTCTAGTATAAATATGGGCAAGTTCGCCCGATTCAGGTTCTTCGCCTGGTTTGGTATCGTCCACCGTAACAAGCACCCACGTATGGACGTCGAAGAAATTATTGCGCTTGTTTCGTCCCTTGAATTTACCTGGAACTCTGCACCAAATACTGTGTCCCAAACACGTGTACACGTTTACACCATTGCCGTGATTCTTGTCCACGATAGCATAGAGCTCATTTTTGTTTTCGGATAATCGCAAGTCATCGTGTTTCCCGTTGTTTTGGAACTTTCGGCCTTGCTTTTTTGCACCGCCTCCGCCTCCGCTGTTCTTTACCATGGTTAAAATTATTTTATGATTATCATCCGGGATTGAGAAAAATAACTTTCTTTCCTCAATATATACAAAAAAATGAACGACTGGCAAAAACTAGTGACCAAACTTAGCAAAGAAAACCCCGGGAAAGCTCTCGGTGCGATATTGCCCCTTGCTTCCAAAATATACAGGAAAGCGAAGGCATCTGGATTACCGGCAGTTAAGACAATGGACGCAAAGACAAAGGACGCAAAGACAAAGGACGCAAAGACAATGAAGGGCGTCAAAAAAGCGCGTAAGACTGCCAAGAGGAGGAAAAATTAAAAAGTTTCATGTAATAGTATATATATATACATGATGAATAAAATATCAGGACCGGTTTCAATCTACTATTTGAAACCGATTAATACAGAAATGCCTCTCGTGTTGATGTTTGGTGATATTCATGGTTCTTATGAAAACATGTGTTCAAATTGCACGTGCGAATCGGAAGGTAAAGATTGCTGTCATGAAGTATACGACACTGCATTTTTGAAAAAACTGGATCGCTTGTCAACTCCCGCAACGCCGGTTGACTTTTATGTCGAATATTTCGACGACAATGATGGTAAGTTCAGCAGCCCTTTAGACAAATTTAGAGAACCCGTGTTTCGCCCTTGCTACAATCGATCGATCAAAAGGTTTACCGAGTGTCCTGCGCCAAATATACGATGGCAGTACAGCGATGTGCGATTTTCGAAGATAAAAAACAATATCGAACAAGTATTTGATTCCTTACTAACCTTTGTGGATTTTAGCAACGAGGTTCGAGACAAAAAAGAGGTAAAAGGCATTTCGTCGAATACTTGGAAACTAATCTCGGATTGTATCCACGGAAAGGGTGGCAAGTTCGACGAAGATACTATTGCGAAATTTGTCAAAGAACGACCGGAGTTTGCAACGAAAACGAAAAACATTGGCTACTACATTGTAGACATATACAAGAAGGCATCGGGAATCGATGTTGCAAAGAAAGCGAAGTTAGTAGAAATCATTGAGACAATTGCTGCGGCTTTCAATAACCGTTTAACAATTGACGTATTTGCACAAACGGTAATGGAATACATATTTCGTTACGATAATACGTCTGAATATCCGAGTTTGATATACAAACAGTTTGTAAAACAGAAGAGCCGGTCGTTGTTTGCAACAAGAGAGTTTGTTTCGAATGCTTTTCAAACGAGTTATCAAGACAAATTAAGCGTATATATTTGGGATGAAATGGACAAAAATGCATTTGAATCTTTATCACAATTTGAGGTTGGAAAGAACTATGACGGAATAGATACTATGTTGTTGCATGTAACCTCGACGTTTGTTGATATCTACACCATTTTGAGGATGATGAAAGATATTAGAACATCGCCGGCTCTTTCTATCGCTTACTTTGGAGATGCACATGTGAAAAATATTTGCAGTATTTTGATCAAAAGTGGTGGGTATACGAAAGCGTTTGTGAGCGAAGAGCATAATGAGAATAGGTGCATTAACTACAGTTTGGATGAAATTGATGTGGTTCGTGACTTTAAAGAACATACGCAGTTCAAGACGCAAACAAAGACAAAGTCGAGCAACAAGACGAAGTCGAGCAACAAGACGCAGTCGACCAACAAGACGCAAACAAAGACGAAGTCCAAGTCCCAAAAGAAGTCAAAGTCAAAGTCAAAGTCACAAATCAAGACAAAATCATTAAATAGGTCATCAAGTAAGACAAAAAAATAATCTATTTAATCACTCGATCAGGGGCTCGAACCCTGGACCACCAGATAACAACAATTTTCGTAAAAGTCTGGCGCTCTACCAACTGAGCTAACCAAGTCGATATTTGGTCGAGAAACAAATATCGACAAAATAAAAAGTAAAAAAAAAAAGAAGTAAACACTTTACTTGGAACCGCGCTTCCTTTTCTGAACCGATTTGAATCCATCATCCTCCTTCTTGTATCGGTACACGACATTGGCAGCATTTTGGACACGCGCAACATTTGCCTCGCACATTAGTTGACCGCCCTTGATTCCAGACACATTTCCTACAACAAACTCGTGCTTGCCAGTATCGTCCTTGCACAGTTCAAACTCGATATATTCACCCTGAACAAGGTATCTGAATTGGTCATTTGCAACCTTAATTGTGCTGTAGTGAACAAAAACGTCCTTACCATCCTGGTCACCGCCCTTAACCGTTACGAATCCGTAGCCTGCCTTATTATTAAACCACTTCACACAACCTGTCGACTTTTCCATGTTTGTATGTAATATGAAATTGTTACGTCTTGTCTCTTTATGTTATTTTTGTCTTGTCTTATAATATAAAATACGTAAACAGAGAATGCTTTTCGCACCGAACAAAATCATGTCAATCATCATGTTACTTACGATCCTCGTGATCGCTTTACTTCTATCCTCGTATACCGAGGGGTTGGAAGGCATCACTTTAGGAGACCACAAGGCAGTAAAAGCATTTGTTCACGATCTGAATGCAGTGGTCGCTTCATCATCGTAAAATCATCGTAAAATCATCGTAATATTCATCAAAATAATGTCACAAACATTTGGCGATAAACTTTGTATTCGACTTTGTCTTGGTATGCAAGACAATATGTCTTTTGAAAATACGGTATCAAGTAGTGCAAAATGTAGTGACTTGCTCGATGTTTCTTGTCAACCAGTCTGCGCAAGTAAGCATGGAGTGCATCATGTCGTTTATATTTCGCCCTCTCAATATTCGCAGGATGCCCTACATGATAGAGTGGCAATTCATTTGATAAAGGCTCTTCTTCTTCTTCTTCTTCTTCTTCTTCTTCTTCTTCTTCTTCTTCTTCTTCTTCTTCTTCTTCTTCTTCTTTATAATCACTTTGTTTAGTACTTCGCTCAGTACTTCGTTTAGACCAAGGCAACTCTACGCCAAAAACAGTCATCATCACGTATCCTACAGAAATGAGGTCGTCGCGACAAGACACACTATTTCCCAAATGCAAATTGAAACTAGCGAACTTGCAAGACCCAATCAAGTGCTCACTCATTTTATTTTGTCTTATAATGCCAAGCTCTTCATTGTAAAACAAAGAAGACAAACCAAAGTCGATCAAGACAATTTTCTGATTTTCATCTACCATAAAGTTGTCTGGTTTTATATCCGAGTGAACGATGTACACACCATGAATTTGTTCCATGATGGTAATCAATTGTTCGCATATTCCAAGTAGTTTTATGGAACTTTGATCTATATCTGTTGGAGCGAATTGCTCGAATGTTGTTGAATAAAAAGTGGTAGCGATGCATGAATTTTCTCCAAAACGTCCATACCAAAACATGGTAGGTACATTTGCCAAGGCACTTCGGTTCAAATATGCAAGAATTTTCGCTTCATGTGTCTGTTTTTCAGTCGATATTTTGAGTGCAACTGCCTTCAAATTAAAGCGATGTTTTCCTTTAAATACGGTTGAGAATGCGCCACTACCGATTTTGTCTTCAATTTGGTAGTTGTGCACAAACATTCGTCGTTTAATAAAATATGTACTTGTATTTATATATTTTACTAGACATGGTTTTAAAAGCGATAGATGAGATTCTAGAAACCACAAAAAAACCGCTCTACTTGGTTACGTCTGCATTTATTTACATAGGTTACACCGTGATGTTTTTAGGGGTCTCTTATATTTCACCAGATTACATAAGGACTATAAGTAACATCACATATGCATTGATCGCTACGCTATTGATGTATAAGTTCAGTCCACTAAGACAAATTACGGCAATATCCGACTATGATGCAAAACTGATTTTCATCTCGGCAAGTTTCATACTCTTCAATCTTGGTGTTACAGAGTATGCGCTTTCTTTTTTTCATACAATGAAAAATACATTCGGACTGAAGCAATAAAGAAAGAGACAAACATATAGAGACTTATTGCATAGTAAGACAAGAAACAAAAAAAATGAGTTCCGACGATTTTGTCTCTGCGATCTCAAAAGAAAACAACAAATATTTAGAGAAGAAGAACACCAATGACATACGCAAAGAGTTAAGCGAGTCACTCAATATGACTTCATTGGATGATAAAGACAAAGAGTCATATTCTGAGAAACTTGTGGGTTACCGGTTCGTGGACGAAATCGATTCATTACATGTGGGCAAGTTCACTCGATGGATCAAAAAATTCGAAGACAAACTGACGAGCGGTGGGTTTTTAACTGTAGTGGACTATACGGACAATGGTATATTACTCACAATCAAAATGTGGCGCGGTACCTTTGCCAAGATATTGTTCGATGAATGTTTGCTTTACCAAAAATTGTCCGAAGGCGAGCGACTAATTCTCATGGTGTCCGACTACGTTCACAATTGAAATGCATGTATTTTATGTTTTGTCAAGACAAAATATAAAGTTTTATGTTGATATGATCAATTTTAGAATGGCGCAACAAACATCCGCAACACTCATTAAGGGGAACCATTATGCACCTTTGGATAATATGAGTGTCCAAGCTCGGTGCAAGAAAAAGACGGTGTTGCGCAATCGAAAGAAGGTGGTTGTCTTCGATTTAGACGAAACTATCGGACACTTCCATCATTTACAAATCATTGTAAAATGTCTTGAAGACGCGTTTGAAAAGGAACTCGACCAAAGCGAGTTCTGTAAACTGCTCGATTTGTTTCCCGAATTTTTTCGTCCAGGGATTTTCACCGTGTTTGACTTTTTGAAAACAAAGAAACAAGACAATTTACTTCACAAAGTTTGTATTTATACGAATAACCAGGTTAGCAGAGACAACTGGGTGAAATCGATCGTGAATTATATTGAATCCCGTGTGAATTCCCCGGCACTTTTTGACAAGGTAATCCATGCGTTCAAAATCGGCGGTCGTATTGTTGAACCAGGTCGTACTTCGAACCAAAAAATCTATTCGGACTTTATTCGCTGCACCATGTTGCCAGAAGAGTCTACCGAGATTTGTTTCATTGATAATACCCATTATGAGAAAATGTGCGAAAGCAAGGTGTATTATATTGTACCAAGGGCCTATTTCCATACATTGAGCAAGTCGACCATGATTCGTCGAGCTTTAACCCAGTATCGTCATGCACGTCTTCAAGATCTTTTGTCTTTTCATCTCGGTGAAAATATGCGCGCAATATCGGACGATGAAGTCGCTGTCACCAAAAAAATCATGGGTCTCGTGCGTGAATTCTTCTTGTATCCGAAATTTCCGCATGTTTCCAAGACCGCGAAGATGCGACGTAGTTACAAGACATCTCACACAACTTTGTCTTCTCATAAAAAAAACAAATGACGTTTGTAAATAAGGCAAAACTTTTCGAGGACGATGTTATCGAAGTCAACGACGATACGGGTGACTACGTCTTAAAAGAGTCGCCTGTTCGCGACAGTGTGTTGGCTGGTGTTTTGCTAACTGGAAAAACCTTTGGTCGAAATGGTCGTCGACTCTTGTACAAATGCATCCCTGATAATCCGCGTATTCCATTGTTCTTGCTTCCATACGACGTCCCTATCGGGTTTTCGAAAGCCATCAAGAACAAGTATGTCGCGTTTCGTTTTGTACATTGGGATCACGACCATCCTCGCGGCGAAATGAAGGAAACATTCGGCGATGTCGATTCTGCAGAGGCGTTTTATGACTACCAAGTATGTCGCAAAAATTTGAATGTTTCTTTATCGTCCTTTACGATTGCGCTTCGCGCAGTAATAAAACGCGATGAAATTCTTAGTCCGGATCCGATTTTGACCATTCGCGGAATCGCAAAGTATGGAATTGAAGACTTGCGCGGCACGTCGGTTTTTTCCATCGATCCCGTTGGATGCACTGATATCGATGATGCTTTCTCTGTTGTCGTAAAAGACGACGTTGCCACAGTCAACGTTTATATTGCTAATGTGTTTTTATTTTTGGAGACATTTGCGCTTTGGGATTTTGTTTCCGACCGCGTCTCTACCATATATCTTCCAAATAAAAAGCTGTCGATGTTGCCGTCTTTAATCTCGGACACGCTTTGTTCTTTGAAAGCGGGCGAAGATCGCGTGGCGTTTATGATGTCTGTAAAATACGATCTGGTAACAAAGCAGCAGCTGGGCGCCCCAGTTTACAAAAATGTCTTGATTTGTGTAAACAAAAATTATGCGTACGATGATCGCGCTCTAAACCACAGATCAGATTATCGCGTTCTAAGTGAATTGTCTAGCGAAGCAGTCGAAGCTTGTTCCCATGATGTGGTTGCCTATTGGATGGTGAAAATGAACACCGAATGTGCCGCCTATTTGTCTAGAAGAGGATGTGGTGTTTTTCGAGGCACTTTGTCTTCGAATGTAAGGTCATCGCGGTTTTTCGAATTTTGTGCGAGCGCTTATAGCGTGACCCCAAGTCCACATGTGCCTTTGAATATCGATGCCTATGTCCACATAACGAGTCCCATAAGGCGTTTGGTGGACATATTGAACCAGATATTGTTCATGAAAAGTATGTTTTCAGTGAGCGATTCTTCTATATTATTTTTGGAAAAGTGGTTGAAGAAACTGGATTTCGTGAATGCGGGGTCGAAAAATATTCGGAAAATACAAAGTGAGTGTGAGTTGTTGGCGTTGGTTTCGAAAAACAGCGAACTAGTAGACCGCGAATTTGAGGGAATTGTCTTTGATAAAGTGTGCAAAGGTACCCATGAAATGTTTGAATATGCGGTTTATATAAAAGAACTGAAATTATTTAGTGTTATGAAAAGTGAACACGATCTTGAGAACAACAGCAGCCATCGTTTCAGACTGTATTTTTTCCAAGACGAGACGCGACTTTGTCGTAAAATTCGATTATGTTTGCTTAGGAAATTAAACCTTGATTTATAAGTCTGTCTCTGTTGGCAATGTACCAATCAGTTGTTTTTGGATATATTAACTCAGAACTTGTAGTTGTGTAAATATTTTTGTCTTGACAGTATAATGTTATAAATGGGAACATGTCGGGTGGCGGTACAAAAGAATCTTTGCTACCATTGTAGTCGGTTGTTGTTGCGTCGTCAAATGCCATTTTTGAAATTTTATTGTAGTATTTGTAGTAGTACTTATGGTGTATGCTTTTATAAATAGTTCCTACATGATGGAATTGCTTTCCCCTAAATGTGGTGTATGATTGAATTGGACTCGATGGCAGTTGTATATTGTTTTTTATGTCTTCGCTTATCTCTGGTTCGTAGATATCGTCAAGGTATTCTATTTTAATATTTATTGTAGAGGTTGTAGAGGTGGAAGTCAAATCTTTTAGTACTTGTTTCGTTAGGTTTGGATTTGTATCATTCATTTCAGCTTGGAAATCATTGATTATGTTAGTATTTCTAACTGCCCAACCTTTCCCACTAGAATTTTCAAGGGACTCGTTTATAGATGCTAAACCATATAATTCTCCATTATATTTATAATGTATTAGACAGTTACTGGGATCATACTTTAAAAACACATTTTTGTTTTCAGTGTGTAAGTATTCATTATTTCCCCCAGTGTATCTATATGTGCCAAATATCAAGTCAAGGTTTGGAGTAGATGTTACCCCTAGTGTAATAATTGTTTCATTATCACCAACTTTTATAAAAGTTGGCAATGGCATTAGTGCAGATACTACTTCATCCTTTTTTCGCCTAGGCAGTCCTCGAACACAAATGACAAAATTTGGCTCTGCTCCTCCTGGATTTAATTTGTTACAGAATTCACGATATTTTTCCTTATTTTTAACATCATCTTCGAACCACATAAAAGTATCAAATTTATTATTCAAAATATTTGTAAACTTGCATAACAACTGAACACAATCGTTTCTTAAAATAGCAGGGACATAGACCTTTGAGAAATCGTTTACATTTTTACCAACAGTTGTTTCTGCAAGAATTTGTTTGGTTTGTTGGTCCTCTTTCATAAATTTGCTATAGAACGATTCTTGATTGTTTATTTGTCGGTCTTTTTCGTCAGTAAACGACTCGACAAACTTTATAACCGACATGATACCAGGATAACTATAACCAGAAAGTTTAGTTGAAAATTTGCCTTCGATTTGACTTTTTGCTTGGTCGTGAACATCGATTGACATATTTGAAATGGTTTCGTAATTATAGTTCAAGAAAAAACTCCCAGGATCATAGTACGTGTGATTGCCACCAAATGTTGATACTCCCCAAACGCCAAGATTGGCTTCTAAACTAGCTACTTGCGTCAAGTAATATACACATTTCATATAATTTTGAAAAATTTGTTCTGGTTCAATTATATCATGTAAATCTGCTTCAGGCTCCTCTTTCGCGGTCATTGCTGTCCATGGATTTTTTACTGCTTGTTTACCTTTTGTTCCTCCATTCTGTGTAAGTGTGTTTATGTATGCGAATATTTGTTTGAAACAGTACTCTGTATTCAATAATTGATGAATGAATAAATACTGTGTGATTATAGGTTCTTTTGCCGCTGTCGCATTTTGTATAGTAGTCAATATGGATGATAAAACACCAGTTCCTGTTGATATAATTGGCATTTCCATATTTTCATATTTCATTACGACTCCACTTTTTTTCGGCAAGCAGTCGTATAAAATCTGCATTGCTGCTGTGAAAAACGACATATAACCAAGAAAATTGCAAACACCAAATCGATCTTCTGATCCGTTAAATGTCTTTGACATTATAATTTTAGTATCCATAATTGACTTGTCTGCCAAGTATTGGACAATAATGTCGTCAATAATTTTGTTGTCTGTTTCTGCAATTCCTGATCTGAATTTGTCAATGTCATCAATACTTGGCAATAAATTTTGCGTGTCATTTTCTTCTAGATTAGTCGCCCATTTTCGGTTCAAGAAATCATCGAGGTCGTCGTCATTAATTTTGAATTTTGTATTCAGTAACTCGCGATAAGTGGTTCCTACTTTAACGTAGAGGGAAATCGTCGATGTATCGTCTTTGTAAGCCAAAAGTGTATTGTCTTTGGGGACAATGCTGACGTCATCGTAGATCATGTCTGTTTTAAGTTCGTGGTAAATGTAGTGGTTCAATGATTTAAGTCTATATATGCGACCGACCTCTTTGTACCCAATAAGTTTGGAAGAATATGTACCAAGTTTGTCTTCAACTATGATAGTTTTTGTAGTTGGTGTAAATATCGTCCCTTCTGTTTCGTATCTGAAAAAGTCGACTTCACTTTTATCAATAACTGAATCTAAAAAACTAATCGCATCTCCCGTGTTTGTCTTATAAGGCTTGATAATATTATCAAAATCGTATATTTGTTTATCCTGTTCGCCATCTTTTAAATAGAAATGACGATCTCGTATGTGTGGGAGTACAGTTGTGGGTATTTTCGGATCCTTTATACAGTTATTACATCGCGAAGAAATGTCATAAAGCATCTGCAACGAAGCAATAATATGAGAAGCGTCTCCCCGAATGTTTGGAAATCCGAAACGACCGACGTAGTTAATAAAATAGTTATCCACCTTTACTTTAGTTTCTTCTTCAATTCTGTATCTGGACATGTCGAGAACGGATTTGATTGCAAAAAATGGTATTAATAATTTTTTTTGCATTTCACCTATGTCGCTCATATGCGGCACCGGCTCCACTTCAGGGAAGTCTTTGTAGAATGTGGTTTGACTTTTGTCAAGTCGTGCTAAGAATTTCAAATTTTCAATGACTGAAATTTTAATGTCAATTTGGGCATCGTATGGTTTAAAAATATTGAATATTTTATCGTAGTCATTGACGTTCGTGAACCAGTCTTTGGTAACGCGAAATGCTGGATCAAGTTTGCAAGTTTTATCGAGTACAAGTGTGTACCAATAATTGCCAACTTTGAAAGAATCTTTTTGTTCGATAGCCGATCGAATAACCTCGATTTTAACGTGTTTTGTCTCTTCTGTTGTTTGGCTGCTAAGAATTTCTTGCGGGGTTCGACTGTCGGTCTTACCAAGGTCTTTATCGCCGTCATAATATGTGAAATTGCCGTCATTTTCTACTCCTATTATTACGTATTTTCTTAAAGTTTCTCCACTCATTCGTTATATATTTAAACAATAAAACAATTTTCTAAATATATATTTCACAAAAGCAATATAACTGTAACTGTATAAGTGATTTTAATGGATGCAGAGGATATTGATTTTGATAATTATTTGATGGCAACAATTCGACTGCCTGTGAGAATTACGAGAGACGGGGACTTATTGGCATTGCACGACTATGCGGATATTGTAATTGGCGAGATCGTGGGCTTTCCGAAGAAGTCGAGCGAAACATCGGTTTTTAAAAAGGTGGTTGCGTATGCGGAGGAAAATCCCGAGTATTTGCGAAAAGTGGCACATAATATTTCTACAAAACCTTACATGGACGAAGTTGTGTCTGGACCAATGGACGAAGTTGTGTCTGGACCAATGGACGAAGTTGTGTCTGGACCAATGGATGTAGTTGTGTCTGGACCAATGGACGTAGTTGTGTCTGGACCAATAGACGTATTCCATGAGTTGCACGAATTTCCTTTTCTTCGCCGAAGACAAAAACCAAAGAACATGACCTTCCGATTACGCCATAAAGCGTCTAATTTCACGAAAAAAGGTTACTGCCAGTGAGGCCGTTGCTCTCTGCGCACAACCATCGGCTCGGGAATCAGCGTTGCTTGGGATTCAAACAAATCCAATGGCTTGAGTTGTCTCAAGTCAGGAACTACTTCGGCCTGTTTTACAACAAGATTGCACGAACCGATGCCTCTGAGCATGGACTCGATGTCACATGAGTTATTCGCGAGGGATACACGGGATACTGATTGACCAACGAGACCGTTGCCGGGGAGGTAAGTGTTTATAGGCGTGCCGTGTTTTGTCTTGTAGTCGATTTGTGCGAAATGGGATGATTGTTCGAGGTCATAGTCGCCACGTTGAGATTTATTTCTAGTATCGGTCATTATATTTGTTTACGAGAAAAGTTTTTTGTGCAAATTGATGTAGGAAGCGTGATTGTCGTCGAATCTGTCGCCCAATGTGTTGAATGCGATGAGCATTTGGTGGAAAAGGGGCAAATAGTCGAAAGCGAAGAGGACGCCGAGACCGATTTCTTGGTTTTCGGAAAGCATGAATGATGCGGCTTTGTTGTATACCACTTGGAATAGCGGTTGATCTTTTGTCTTGAAGTATAAGAAGTCGAGGGTGGGCAAAAACTCTTCTTCAGAGCCGAAGAGGGCAATGACTGTTTCGCGGTATTCGTCATCGGATTCGTAAGAAACGGATTGGATGGAGAAATTATACATGTGTGCTAAATAAGTTGAGGAAAAAATCTTTATCTTCTTTTTCTTTGACTTTGTCTTTTGCTGTTTCGGCGTTTGTTGTTTTTCTTGTTGCTTTGTCTTCTTCGTCTGCCTCCTTCTAATCCAACAGCACCTTTGACGTTATCAACTGCCGATCCAATAACGTTTTCTGCTTTCTCAAAGAAGCTTGTTCCGTCGGGTGTGACCTCAGGTGTTGCTACTTCAGGTGTTGTTACTTCAGGTGTTGCTACTTCAGGTGTTGTTACTTCAGGTGTTGCTACTTCAGGTGTTGTTACTTCAGGTGTTGCTAACTCCTCAACTGGTTGGTCACGCACCGCTATTAAACTATCATACTCAGTTTGTTCCTCGACACTTAAACCAGTTGTTTTTTTGGCGTCAAGTTCGGCCATTCTGGCAACCTGAGCTTCGTCCAAAGCACCCCCTCTAAACAACTTCCTTCTGTAATAGTTGCTTAATTCCTTCATTTTTTTGAGGATTTTGTTGTTCTTGTTCTTATTCGACCTGTTTTGTTTTCTTTTAGAGCCGGGCATCTGTTTTCTATATATTTAAATTATATAATAAATGATTGATTTTTATATAATTTATTTAACGTCTATTTCTCTTCATCTTTCTTGACTTTCCGCCAAAAAAACTTGTAGAAGGGGTACTTGCAGGTGCAGGTGCAGGTGCAGGTGCAGGTGCAGGTGCTGTTGCTGTTGCTGGTTTACCCATTATCCAATCAAAAAGTCCTCCTCCGACTCTTTTTCTTCTTTGGGTTCTTCTCTTTTGACTGTTTCTTTTTTGATTTGAAGGCATAATATAGAATTTGTTCATATAATTATTAGTCAGTTGATTACTCTTGTTTGTCGTTAAACTTAATCGGTTGTTAAACTTAATCTGTCGTTAAACTTAATCGGTTGTTAAACTTAATCGGTTGTTAAACTTAATCGGTCGTTAAACTTAATCTGTTGTTAAACTTAATCGGTCGTTAAACTTAATCGGTTGTTAAACTTAATCGGTTGTTAAACTTAATCTGTCGTTAAACTTAATCGGTTGTTAAACTTAATCGGTTGTTAAACTTAATCGGTCGTTAAACTTAATCTGTTGTTAAACTTAATCGGTCGTTAAACTTAATCGGTTGTTAAACTTAATCGGTCGTTAAACTTAATCGGTCGTTAAACTTAACGCATTTAATATCCACCTGCATTCGGCAAATGGGCGCGAGTAACAGATCCTCCGCGGACCCATCCGTCTAAAGCCGCCTCTTGTACTAAATATTTGGGGTTGGTGATGGTATCCTTAATGCTATCGATCAAAGGATACATGTTGTTAAAAGACTGCTCAGTAATAGTGGACACACTCTTTTTATTCGCGATAATGTCGCCCTGTTTCAGCTGGGATTCCAAAACGGTGTCACAAGACCCTCTTCCTAAATAGGGGACGGTCAAGAAGGGGCGCTGTTGCAACGAGAGTTTTTCTAAAGCGCGTCCATTCTCCTTTTTAATGTTCAAGTTGGAGTCTACGTCGACAGTTAAAGCATTGATGCCGGCGCTAGCACCACCATTGGATCCAGTGAACATCATAGCGGGTTGACTAGTGGCGAACTGAACGTGGTCGTTGCTGTTGGATTCGCTAAAATAAGCGGACAACATGTAGTTGTTGAATCGCGTATTGCTGATGGTTTTCTGGGATTTGTCGGTATTGTCATTTCTGAGTCTCGACGTGCTGTTAAAAGTGTAAGGAAATATGGAAGCCATTTGGTGTCGAATATACTATATGTATAGTATAGTATATTTTTGTCTTAAATCTTAATAGTTGGTGTATCTCGCCACATTCTTGGCACAAGCAAAGGCGTTCCCATCTTTGCAAGAGACCATACTTCCGTAGCAGAATTCGGAGAAGGATTCTTGATCATTGGGAATCGTGGTGCTTGCAGTAGAGTTGAAAGGGCGCAACGACTGTTCGAAAACATATTCGTCTCCTAAATCCTTGAAGAGTTTGTCGGTGATGTCGGGTTGGTCGGGGTTGGCCTTGCGAACCATTTCCTTCGCTTTTTCGATGATAGTGGCATTGACGCGTTCGTTGTATGCGGGCGGCGCGGGTTTTCGGTTGGGATCGTAGATGTAATCGGTGACCAATACGTTGCCCAAGGGATTGGAGGAGTCGGGTTCTCTAAAAACGTGCATTTCATCGCTACTACTAAAAAGTTTTTTGGCGGGCGTATCATCTTTGTCGAAGAACGCCTCTTTTTTAATGGGATCGCTTTGTTTGGATTTGTGCAACATGAATATGAAGAAGAGTGAAATGGCTGCGATGAACAGGATGCGTACGCTCTTGGTGTAAAAGAAGGTGACAAGAGACAAAAGAATGACGGTGCGGGAAATGGCATTGAGTTTCTGCTCGAAAGACATGGCTTCCACAGGGAATAGTTCAAACATGAAGTCATTGTTGAGGAGAATGTTGGGATTGTCGCTCCAGAAAGGAATGATGTTTTGGATGGATTCTTTACGATCTGGTTCTTCTTCTTCTTCTTCTTTTGTTTCTTCTTTTGTTATGTCAGGAATATCTAGTTCACTTGATTGCATTATAATATATATAACAATTATTTGTGCCTAAATATATGTGGAGGCATTGACATGTGAAAAGTGCGCGGACAAGTGGAACTCGTGTTGTCCGGCGTGGTCGTCGTATTTGGTTTGTCCGTCTTCGATCGCGAGCATCGGGTAAACAATACATCGCTTGCCCTCCTTCGTAATAGACCAGTCGGCACTGAATGGCGGGAAAACGGTGTCGGGGGTTTTCAAGAATTTGTCTGCATAACCATTTGCGTATTTTTCGACGATTCTTGTTGCCTGTGCGCGCGTCATCATGTACATTTGCGTGCCCCATATGTCGCCGTAGTCGTAGTAGCGGAATAACGTGGTGTTGGCAGTATCGATGTCCACGTAAATACTTTGTCTGCGTTTTGGGAAGCCGTCATTTGTCTCTCCGACAATGGGATATGTAACCAAGTAACCTAGAAGTAGTGTGTCTAGTTGCATTGCATCAAAGTCTTCGATAACGTGTTCGAGTCGCGATTTGAAGTTTGCGTCGATCATGATGTCGTCTTCGCATAAAACCACGTAATCCCTGGAGTCGTTTTCGACGAAATCGCGAATCATGTCGAGATGTCCGTACATGCACGACCAGCATTTTTCTGTGTGAGGGATGAGACCGCGCCCGGCGATTCTTGGGTCGTTTATGGGAACGCCGGGATGTAAGACTGCGTCGACGCCGACCGTTTTAAATCGTGATTTCATGGTGGCATTGCGTACTTCGTTATTGAAATTAAGACAGTAGATTGCGCAAGTGGATGTCATAAAAATCGTTGTTATTCCGTTTAAGCTTATTCCGCTTAAGCTTATTCCCTTTAAATCTCATTACTTGGCTTATTGTATTTATTATTTTTTTGTCTTGATGTATCGACGTTTCTTTGTGTTTTTGCGTTTTTTGGTATTCCTTCTTTTTTTACCACGGGTTCCGCCGTTCTTATGTGTATCCAAGTAGTGTTTGTTAGCACAATACCCTTTTAAAGTAGTTTCTCTATAATCGCTATTAATCTTGAATTGATCAATTTCATCGCTTCCCTTTCCAAGATATTTTTCGAATTCGGTGCATCTCGATAAACTCTGATGATTTTCTGCATTTACAGTTATATTTGGGTTTGCGTCCTTACACAAATTGTCACAGTCGACGGATTGGGGTTCATGTTTTGATTCTTCCATTATACTTTATGTAAATAAAATATAGCGAATTCTTGTCTTGGAGAGAAGTGTAGTGCTTTGTGCTTAGCGGAGTGCTTTGTGCTTAACGGAGTGCTTTCCTAATATTAAGATCCGGCATTTCTTTTTTACGCAATCTTTCTTCTTTTTGTCTTGCGTTGCGTTTTGTCTTTGCTTTACACAAAATGGAAATGTCTGCAGTTTCCCATCAGCGAATGGTTTTGTAGAGTTTCCTCGGATATTCCTTATTTTTCTCAGTATTGCAATTGTGTTTATGTTGAGAAATTCTGAGTTTATAGTTACTTGTGGATCCGATATAAGCAAAGTTTTTTGTCTTGATCCTATTATACCATTTGGTTTCTTATAGAATGTTCAGATTTTATAAGAAAAAAAAGTAAGTTTTATCGGTGGTATTTGCCAACTCTTGCAAAAGAGTCGACAACAAAAATTACGAAAACGCCTAAAAACGAGTAAAGAATGAGTTCCTCCGTAATATTGCTTGTTTTTTCCATCTGCAAGTCCTCCAAGATGTGGGTGATATAATTGAGTTTTTGCATGACACCGTCGTTTCCTTCAGCCACCTTGCCTCGATTGTAATAGGGTTTTCCTAAAATAGCACCGGCCTCGTAGCTTTTGTTGTAGTTGCTCAAGCTGTCTGTGCCGATGTCGCTGGGGACGTATTCGGGCAGTCCGGCGGCTCTTTTGAGAAGCGGCGATTCGAATCCTTCTTTTGCTAAAACGGTGGTTACGGGTTTGAAATCGACCAGCCCTTCGCCGACGGGGGACGCCGTGATTTTGTTGAGCATGTCGTTGATGGCGTTACCGCGTTCTTCGTTCATGGCAATGGTGGACGTCATGGATGGAGACAAAAGAAGATCTTGTTGTTGAGGTTCTTCTTCCTCTAAAAAATCAGACGACGATTCACTGGTGTTTAAAACCTTTTGAGTTTTGCGTTTTCCGATCGATGGGGTTCTTTTCATTGTTTGATTATAAGGAGAAGCGCAAGTAATAAGCGACGACATCTTTCTTGGTTATATATATATTCGAAAAAATAATGAAAAATATAATCGCAAGCCAAGACAATTTGATAATAATGCAGTTCGTACCGATTGCCTTGATTTTAGTGTACTTTTCGTATCCGAGCACGTTTAAGCAGGTTAGTCGCGGTATTTTAGGGAAACTGTTTGCAGCGATGTTGGTTTTGTATTACACACGTCAGCATTTCGTATTTGGAACGTTGGCATGTCTGTTGGTAATTGCTTACTATAATTTCCTAGATGATGTGGAAACGTTTGAAGAAGAAGACAAAAAAGAGGCAAAAGAACAAGAGGTTGTAGAACAAGACAAAAAAGAGGCAAAAGAACAAGAGGTTGTAGAAGAAGAAGCATTTAGTTTGTTAAAGGACGACAAATCCTCGATCATAACCATTGATAATTTCAATACGGTAAGAGACGAGTTTATTAAAGAAAAGTGCAAAAACGGTGTCTTAATGTACAAGGATTTCCCGGTTAAGAGCGAGATGGCCGACCACGTATATAGCGAAATCAAATTCACAACAAACAAAAAGTGCAATCCTTGCGACAGAACATGCGACTACAATATTGTAGAGGCGAAACTGAAAATGGAGGAATCATTAGCTCCGAAGTCGTCGAATGATTTGTTCGATGCGATCAAGAGCATTTTCGTTAGCGACGCACAAGTGTAAAAAATCTACGAGTATCATATAAAAGGGATTAAATGGTTAACAAAACGCCGGCGGTAAACTTTAGTGGCTTGCACGAAAGAATCCTGAATATAAACAAAAGCAAGGTGTTTGCCGGTTTGATGATTATTGTCTTGAACATTGCGTCCAAATTCGTGACATTCAAGTTTGGCAAGACAACCGAGATGTATTTAAAGTACACATTTAGTAGACAAATCTTGGTATTCGCGATGGCTTGGATGGGAACTCGAGACATTTACATTGCGTGCGGATTGACCTTGGTATTTATCGTATTGTTTGACTTTTTGTTCAATGAAAACAGCAGTTTATGCATTTTGCCGAATGAGCTGAAGGAGTTTTACAACAACATTGATGAAGACGTTTCGCACGACGATTATGTAAAGGCGAAAACCACGGTAGAAAAGTATGTGGATCAGCAACAGGAAGGTAAAAAATGCGATTGTGAGAAGAGTAAAAATAAAAGCAAGTAAATGAAATGAGCAACTAAATAAAAATCTTTGTATTTAATAAATGATTAGTCCGATCGAGCAGATTGATGATATCAAGGCGATCCGTATAAAATTAAATACAAACAACAACAAAAAGATTGATCTTAAGGCGAACACATTTGTATTTGCCGACGGGAAGACAATTTCGGGCGAAGGTGAGGGCTATCCATTTGTATGCTTAGTTGGTCGCGTATATAATACTGATTATTTCAAAGACAAGTCGCATTTTGAAAAAGTCCAAGTATTTTTTAACAAAAAGGCATTTGAGAAATTTTTGTCAAAATGTGTTCGAGACGAAACAAGAGACGTCTCGCGCGACAATATGCTTATTATGTTAAATGTCCTGTTTCCGATAACGTTTCCTATTAAGGATCATGTGACAAGTGTATTTGACGACAGTATTTCAACGAGTATTGTAGATACATTTAAAAATATTTTTCGTGATTCGGCGTTTGCATATCTGAATGTTGATACGCCGTGCACCGTCACACAAGTGATTTGGTTGGATACATTAGACAAAAATCCAACCTATGTTGAATTGACAAATTTATTTTTTGAAAAAAAGTTGAATGTAGGGTTGTTTATGCAGGAAAAGTCGAAGAAGGGTGCAAAACCCGTGGTTAAGGGCGAACCTGTGGTTAAGGACGAACCTGTGGTTAAAGACGAACCTGTGGTTAAAGACGAACCCGCGGTTAAAGGCGAACCCGTGGTTAAAGGCGAACCCGTGGTTAAAGGCGAACCCGTGGTTAAAGGCGAACCCGTGGTTAAAGGCGAACCCGTGGTTAAAGGCGAACCCGTGGTTAAAGGCGCAGATGCAGCTGCTTATTCAATCAGTTTATATGAGAAAGATGTCAAGGAGATGTCTCAGTACATTTCAAAGTATAAAAATGGTGACATGAGCGAATCAGAAATGCTCGAAGCGTTTAAGAACTATAAAGAGCGTTCATACTTGTGGTGGAAAATGTATTTTCTATTTGCAAACTTGAAAAAAAACACATCTGTTTATAAGGCGTTTGTAAAAGATTACTTGTCAAAGTTTGTTGGGAAAACCAATAGCAATTATTACATGAGTGATCGATATGACGAAAGTTTATTTCAAGAAGCGCTTTCGGACATGGACTTTTATTTCGAATATATGAAAAAACTGGAATTTTTTCTACCGCCTTATCGCGAGTCGATGAATCCGGACATTGCTCATTTATTTCGCGAAGAAGAAACTCGTAAAGTCATTGACGTTGATCAGTATTTATTACTATTTCGTGATCCTAACAATGTTACAGGTGCGGGTATTGATACAATTCGCGAAAGTAAACCGAAATCGAATGACTGGTCTTACGAAGTGAAACAAGTGAAGTCTTCTGTGATGTACGAGATTCAATTACTAGTTTCGTTGGTCGAGGGTATAGTGGACAAGAAGACCGGTGAAGACATGCTTTGTAAACTGAAGTTTCAAAAATTGGTTAAGGATAGCTCTGTGTTGTCCAAGTACAAACCGGGCGAAATATCCTTTTATCCGTATATTTCGATGAAGGAAATGAGTAGTTCGAAAGATGCGATTAAGTCGAAGGACGTAGTAGTTCCTGACCAGTCAACTATTCTTAAAACCATTGGCGGCCGAAGGCGTAAACGAACGCATGTGCAGAAGAAGAAACGTCGTCTGAACTTGAAAACGCGTAAAAAAGTTATTTAATGGGGATTTTGAGAAAAAATAGCCCGACCACAATGAGAACAATGCCGATATACTGATTGGGATCGCTAAATCTCTCTCCCAAGACTATGTAAGCTAAGAGCGATTCGATGAACGCAGAAATGCCGTCCCATGCAGCGTTTACCATTAGGACGGAAGATCCTCTGAGCGACTGTATTAGGAAGTAAACGACGCCTACATATCCGAGTATGCCGTATGCGAGGAAGGTGAGTCCACCCTCATTTGCGTATTTCTTGAGAGCAAAGTCTCCGAAAACTTCAGTAATTGACAAGAGTCCAATCGAGTACAAACTCATTTTTTTTTCGTTGTTGTATATATAGTATACACAACAACGACTTCTCACACAAGTTTGATGATTATATTTTGAAGGAAAGTCCGACCTCGTTGGTTTTGTTGTTTTCCCAGATGCCCGAAATTTTAAGATAGTTTGCGTTTTCTGTGTTTGCGTTTCCACCGTTCGTCGCGAATTTCGCCTTTAATAGTTCGCTAAGACGGCGTGTTATTGTGCGATGTTGTATGGGTCTGTTTTTTGCATATGCGCTCAAAATGCTGTCTTCTAACTTGACTAAGCTGTTGAATATTTGCGCGTCGATAGTTGGTTTTACGGATGAAGATGATGTGGAGATGGGAACGTTGATGTAGATTCCGTACATGGTGAAGAATTCGTCGCAGTAAAGGATTTTTGTGAAAACACCGTCAAACATCATATTGGGTTTGGTTTCGGCGAATAGTATATTGTTGACATTTACGTTATGCATATCGAGGAGAATGTTCATGTTTTTTTTTTCAAAGACTATCCTAAATAGTATTCGTGCGTTTATACTGTTTATTAAAAAAATAGTATAAGCGTTTCTTTTTTTTTTATTCGAACGTTTACATACCGACGACACGGAGACCGCCAGCGAGACCGGTGCCGATGGCGAGACCGGCACCCTGTCTGGAGGACACGCCCATGGAGGGGATGAAAGTGTCTAAAACGGCCAAAGTGGCGGCAGCGACAAGGGCAATGACAGTGACTTCCTCAATCTTCAAGGATTGTTTGGGGATAACATAAGCGGCTAAAGCAACGATGATACCTTCAACGATGTATTTGATGGCCTTCTTGATGAGTTCGTTAAACATTTTTTTATATATACTAAACTAACAAAAAAATATTGACAATATTGTGGCCCAAAATAAATAAATTGTTTGTTAAAATACTACTTAAAACGTAGTAGCAATTAATTATTACTAAATGTCTGGATTCCAAAAAAGAAAACTCGATAACGGCCAAAAAAACCCCGATTATGTGGATTTGTGCGAAGAGGACGCGTCAATTCCTTCTCAAAAGTTTGTTTGCATTTCCTTCATTTCCCCTGAAAAAGTGCTAAAGCAACGTGAACAGTACATTTTTGAGAAGTTTGTCCAACAATGGGATTTCAGCAAGTCGATCGAGAAGTTTGGCGATTTTATGAATTTCATTTCGTTCAAGTACAAGTTGAAGTTGGATGATGTCATGGCGGATATGAAAGAGTATGTGACTGAGGAGAAAACTCACCTAAAGTCTTATTCGGTGACTGACGATTTCAAGAATTTCATGGATAAGAATGAGGATCGCATCACTGAGGATTTTAACAGACAAAATGATTTTCAGACATCGGTGCGTGGTGTGAAGATTCGCGGCTCGTATTCGAGTCAAGCTGAGGCCGAGTTGCGTGCGAAGAAGTTGCGCGAGTCGGATCCGAATCACGATATCTTTGTTGGGCCAGTGGGTGTTTGGATGCCTTGGGATCCCGATGCTTACAAGACTGGTCGTGTCGAATTTATGGAGGAGGAGTTGAATCAGTTGCATCAAGAAAAGTTGAAGAATGAGGAGAAGGCGAAGCAGGAGTTTGACCAGCGCGTGCGCGACGCTAAGCGCAAGGCGATTGAGGAGAATGTGAAGAAGGCTCGCGAGTCTGGTAACAAGTTGACTCAGACCTTGACTGAGGACGGTGAGTTGGTTGGTGTGACTAAGACTGTGAATTTCGATGAGCGCGAGGTTGCTGAGATCAAGCCCACAAATGGTTTTGGAAAGGCGACTGTCGAAACAGATGCTGAAGATGCAGCAGTGGTAACTAAAGATGAAGAGGAGATGAATCGTGTGGATTAGATTTTGTTGCGGTTTCACCAAATAAAATAAAATAAAATAAAATGAAATGAAATGAAATAAAATAAAATGAAATGAAATGAAATGAAATGAAATGAAATGAAATGAAATAAAATAAAATAAGACAAAAAGTTGTGTTATTTTGTGTAAGGAAGAATTAAAAGAAATAGTATTTATTATTTGGTTGTTGTGATATTTTGTCTTCTTTGTTGAGGTCTTTTCGAAAAATCTTGGCATCAATATCGTAGACTTTGAAGCAAGGTCCAGTGTCTACATCTGCAGACTTGTTCATGTTTTTCTTGAAATATGTCGAGCTGGCTCCATCCAAGATCCAGTATCTGCGTCTGATTCCCAAGAATCGATAATCTTTGTATACTTTGCACAATCTGAAAAAGTAAAAGAATACTTCGGTAATGTAGTTGACATACTCCACAGTTTCTTCCGTATATTCGGCGTTGATTTTTGAAATGAGACTGGTGTATTCATCAAGTCTTGTCTGTACGTCGTCATTCTTATTGATGGGTGTAAAGTATATATGTTCAAAAGTCGCGGCATACTGTTCCCATTGTTTCGCCGAGTTGTAGTTGATGTCGGCTTTCTCTTTCAGTTTGAAGAATGTATTGACGATGGATAAGACAAAAGTTGTGAGTAGTATGTAGAATAGCTGGGTCTTGTTCAGAAAGTCGGATCCCGATCCGGTTTGTCCCGCGGATAATGCCGTGAACAAAGTGATTGTGAAATTGATGGGTGTGGAAATATAGTTCCAAAATCCAGCGTTGAATCTTTTTTTTTGAAGCTGCATCCCGATCCGCAAGTTCAAATTGTCTTGTACAGTGAGCATGATCCCCCAAATTGGAGACAAATTGTCAATGATATAGTCATTGTTGAGTCCCTCGGTGCTCATAGTCGAGATATTGTCTTCGATGTGTAGTTCATTCGTCGGCGTCGTTTTAATAGTAATTTCTTGATTTTTGCCTTCTTCCATTTCTTCAATGGTTATTCCAACCGTGTCTTCTTCACTCATTTTTGTTTTAGTACCATATAATTATATACCAAAACAAACAACCAACCAAGTATTTATAAACCAGTGGATCCGAATCCACCCTCGCCACGAACGGTTTCAACTCCCAATTTGTCTTCGTTTTCGACGAGCTCAACAAAGATGGGTATTAATCCGGGCGCACAAATCTGCACAATGCGGTCGTGCTGATGTGCGCAAAAATGGTTTTGCATACAGTCGAACATGCCCGTAATGGGACCGCGGTATCCCGAATCAATAATCCCGGTGGAGTTTGCTAAACGAAGTGGGGTTTTGTAAATGCTCGACCTAGGGTGCAAGTAGTATCCGGTATTATAGGCACGGACGTTACCGGTTACTTCGTCTCTCTCAACAATTTGCGCGGAACACTTGATTCCAAAGTTCAGCTTGTTTATATCACTACCAGTAAAATCGAGTTCTTGGGGTGTGAATAAGTCGAAACCGGCATCAATATGAATGGGATTTTGATTGATTTTCGCATTGTGGTTGTGAATGGCCTCGTAGTATCGATTGTATAGTTCGCCGTATGCAAAGTTGGCACAAATGCGGAGGTGCATATATTTGGGATAGAATCGCAGTAAGTTGTCGTTGATGAACATTTTTGTTATAAAGACAAGTATCAATTTGTCTTTATATTGCTTCTATTATTTGCTAGCAGCTATATATTCAGTTTGCTAGAGTGCTAAATACTACTTACAGTAAGTCGGACTGAATTTGTACAAAAGGAAAAACAGCGGTCCGAAAAACATGGCCATTACTATTCCCAATATTTTCTGAAAAATGGTTCCTGTTTTACCGAAGCAATAAATTGACCAAACGAATGCAAGGACTCCGCAAATGATCCAAACGAACAAGAACAAGCTAGCTACTTGAATGGTTGATGTTGTTTCCTCTGTGTCTTTGTCTTTGTCTTTGTCTTTGTCTTTGTTTTCAGTTTCACTCATTTTTTGTATATAATTTACGACTATACAAAAATTGTAATTATGTACCATCCATTATTTTTTATTAATTTAATTTGACATTATCACATGCCTTCACTGTATTCCCGATTGCAGTCGGCGTACGTCCATTAGAATATCCAATTCTGTCTTTCAATGTATAACTTGGTCCCGGTACTCCATAAGACAATGCATTCGCGGTTTGTCTTCCGTAAGCAGTCATGAAAGTGTTTGCTGAATTGGTTACCGTGTCATACTTCAACCGATTTAGTCTGGCACTGGCATCAACACTTCCTTGAGTTGCAAATTTACTGTTGCTCGGTTTGTAGTACAAAGGTATGTAAGGGGTTCCAATCGATGGTTTTACGGTGCCTGTTTTGAATTGATTGCCCTCAATGCTGTTGGGGTATGAGATACCATACAACGTTGTACGTGTTGCCGGCAAAAGCGTGGCATAAATATTATCGGCTTTCGTTGCGTTTGTGCTCGGTTGTGTTTGATTTGCACCAGTTGCACCCGATATATCAGCGGGAGGGTAGTTGCCGACGGATATTCCTAAAACACTTTGGAAATCGTTGTTCAAAATTCGTATTACGGGCACAATCGTAAAATCGGGTGAAAACCAAGTGGCACCAGCAGGCTTTGTGTATCTTGCAACTGGATGTATACTGACATTGTTTGTAGCAAAGGATTGTATCTGAACTGTGTCGGATAAAGTGTTGTAGACAAAATTGAAAAGAAAGACCTTGCTTGCATTGTAATTGTCGATGTAGTAATGGTTTTTACTTATGAGCGTGGTTTTGAAAAGAGTGTTCAGTTCTTCAATGTCGTAGTTGCCATCGGCGATGGTGAAATCGTTGACGGTGCCATCGAGCCACTGGTATTGGAACAGGGGACTTGCGTCGGTGCTGTGACCACCTATGAAAATTTTGGAGCAATGATTGATTCCAGCGGCTTTGTAGACGTTGGGAATGCTATTCGGACTGCCTGGTTTGTAGGAGGCGTCGCCGTATCTCACGTAGTTGAACTCATTTTGTTTGACAGTAATGTTACGACTGATCATGTATTCGTTAGCAGATGTGTAGTAGGTGGCATTGAACTTACGTTTGACGTTTCCCGAACTGCGGACGCGACGTTTTGCATCGGCGGATTTGCTGCAAGCAACCGTATCGCATAGTGTATTTGGTCGTTCCGATTCATTGGTTGTTAGATTGAACTCATTTGTATAAGTGGGTGTTGAAAGCGAATGCATAATGGTGCCTCCTGGCTGGAAAAACGAGTCACCACTAAGATTTGCACGAGTTTGGCATACGTTGGTGTTTGCGATTTCTCTGCGGTACTGTTTTACAGGCGGCGGTAAAAAAAACGAGGCATTTGATGTGGTACTAAATGTTCTTGTGTTCATTTTGAGTCCTGCAACAACTTGATTAAATGTCTTGCCTTTCCAAGAAATGTTCCTTTGTTTGTTCATGCTTAATAGTGCTGCCATGGTATATTTTATATATACATAAGCAAATAGAAAAAAAAACAGCACATGAATCCTCGAATCGAAGATGTCCTCTGGATGACATTCTTAATCTGTTTTTCAATCTTGCAAAGATTTTCATAAAATAATAAAAACTTTGAATGTGAATCCAGTCCAATTAAAAACAAAATAAAAAAAAATAAAACAAAATGTTTCAGCAGCTCGGCTTCAGCACACGTAAAGGCTCGTCGAGCAAAAACCAAGACAATGTACTTATTTGGCAAGATGGTGGTCGTAAACTATCGTTAATGGCCGTTTTAGACGGTCATGGATACAAAGGAACAGAAGCGTCAAAAATCGGCGTCGAAACTATTCGCAAGAAAGCCGACGAAAATCCAGATATGGTTTTGAATGATCCTGTGCGATTTTTCGAAGAGGTATTTAAAGAATTTGATGATAAATTCGTGGAATCAACTGCCAGTTTCTCTACTAAATTTGCGGGAGGCAGTACGCTAAGTATTGCTGTTGTTACAAAGGACAGGATCTTTGTAGCAAACGTCGGCGACAGTCCGATCTTTTTATGTGCTTCCGAGCCATATTTGCTGGATGAAATGGTTACTTTTGTGAAGGATTGTGCAACCGATGATTTAAGTCTTTTGAATAATCCGAAACCTCCAAGCGTGCTTTCCAATGTCGTTGAAGTTACGCGTAAACATTCGGCAGACAATTTAAGAGAATTCGACCGCGTTTGCAAACTGGAAGGTGCGAAATTGCATTTTGTTTACGACGACAAAGTGCCTCGTTTCTCGAAAATCGATTGTCCGCCATTGTACGATCCGACACCTGTAAAATATCCCGCACCCGAGCACAGCTATTACAAGAATGTTCGCAAAGAGTTTGGCTGCGGGGTTTGCGTTCCAAATGGATCTTTTCTCTCGATGACGCGTTCGATTGGAGACGTGTCTTTCAAATCGTATGGACTCACGCCAGTCCCCGAAATTGTGTCGATCGATCTGGCAGTCTTGCCGAAAGGCGTCGAGTATTGCCTGGTGGGCGTTACAGACGGCGTTGACGACAATTGGTTGCATGAACACATTGCCAAGTTTGTTACGGATCCGAGTTGCTTGAAAGCGGTTGCCGACGAACCCTACTTTGGTCCAGAGAAGTTTTCTAATAATATCGATTACCGCAATGGTGCCATGAAAGTGGCCGAGGCATTTTTGGCGCGTAATGAGCGGTTTGCGACTAAAAATTTCGGCACCGACATTGACGATGCGTCTGTCGTTCTTTTATACAATTTTTGGTTGCCGGTTTAATAAATCTTATGTGCGTTTCTCTTTTTTCTTTCAAAATTTTTGCGTATTTAACATAAAAATATTTTCTTATTATATAACAAAAGATGTTTAGATTCATTGTTTTACTTGCCTTGCTTAGTACAAGTGCGTGTGTCGATCTTATTGACCGGTTCTACAGCTGGGCCGAGGCCAACAAAATCGAGTTGCCTTATGGCGACAATGAATTATTGCGTGTTTTTGCAAACTGGAAAAGAAATGACGACATCATCGAGGAAACCAATGCGAAAAACCTCACTTACACTCTTGGACATAATGCCTATTCGGGATTGAGCGTCGAAGAATTCGCCGAGCGTATGCATTTTGGCCTAAATCGAGAGTTATTTTTAGAGTATAGCCCTCCATCTTTGCGCAGCGTTTCTCAACAATTGTCTTCAATTCCCTTGTCAATCGATTGGCGCACCATGAATGCAGTGACGGCTGTAAAAAATCAAAAAGCTTGTGGTAGTTGTTGGAGTTTCTCAACAACCGGTGCACTCGAAGGCATTTATGCAATCAAGCGAGGAATTCTTGCAACTTTTTCCGAACAACAGTTAGTTGATTGTGACTACCGAGGCGCAGGCGGAAGCTCAATTGGGTGTAGTGGTGGAAATATGGCCTCTGCTATGAAATGGGTTGGAAAGAATAATGGACTTTGCACGGAAGAGGCATATCCATATGTTTCGGGTGATACGTCAATAAATGGACCTTGTCAAAAGTCGTGTTTAGTTGTATGTGGTTCCGATGTTATGTCGACAGTTGCAGTTACTCGCAATTCTGATAGCGCAATGATGTCTGCATTGGCACAGCAGCCGGTGTCAGTTGCTATCTCAGCCGATCCGGTCAGTTTTCAACTTTACAAATCCGGTGTCTATACTGCTTCTTGTGGAACTGAAATCGATCATGGTGTTTTGTTGGTTGGATATGGCACCATGAATGGCCTCGATTACTACATAATGAAGAACTCGTGGAGTGAAGAGTGGGGAGATCAAGGATACATGTATATGGGAAGGGGAAATGACCCTGCAACAGGAAAGCCGTATAATGGTGGTAAAGGACAATGCGCTGTCTTAACGAATGGTGTTTATCCGGTTCTCTAAAAGAAGACAACAAAAAATAAAAAGTTTAGGTACAAAGACATTTACACAACGCAACAAAAAAAAAAAGAGAAGTTATTAGCTACATGGTAAAACATATTTTATATGTATACAATATATATATATATATAAAATATGGTATTGATCGGCGAAGGAACATTTGGTTGCGTATATAGACCAACCCTTCGATGCAAGACAAAGTCCAAAATATCGCGCAAAAAAATGATTTCAAAACTAATGACGAACAAAGAGGCAAAAGAAGAAGTAAATGAATACGAACTGCTGAAAAAGGTCGATCCTAGAAACGTCTATTATTTGGGTCCGCCACAACAGTGCGACGCAAACCCGACTGACGTAAAGAAGACTGAAAAAGAGTGCAGTCTTTTGGAAGAAAATCCGGACGTGAATGACTACGACCTGCTTTTTTACAAAGATGGCGGCATCGACTTGGACAATTTTGTAGAAGAACATTTGGACAAATACTTGGCCAAAAACGCAAGAGCCCAGACGGACAAGTTCTTTTTCAGTGCGCACAAACTGTTTTTAGGGATTCGTCACTACATAAATCATGGTTTTTTACATCACGATGTGAAACCTTCAAATATTGTTTTTGATCCCAAAACCTACACCTTCAATTTCATCGATTTTGGTCTTGCTTTAACCACGCAGACTTTTGTGCGCGACATTATAGTAAAGAATGATTATGAATCGTTTCACTGGTCTTATCCAATGGAACTCGGATTCACACGTTTCGAAAAGATGTACCATTTCGACAAATTGACTAATGAAGTTATTGATAATGTGGAACGCGACTTTTTGTCTTTTTTTGTCGATTTCGAGAACGAGGATGTCGCCAAGGATTTATACAAAATGAAGGTGAAGAGTTATGTCTTGACAACTTTTCGTTACATGAACAACGAACTCGAACCAATCGATCTACAAATAATGGTTAAGAGATTGACTAATCGACTCAAGGACTATATTGCCAACCACGATTTTCAAAAATTCGTGAACAAGACAGTGCCATTCATGGACGTCTATGCGCTCGGATTCACCATGAACAGTGTTGTGAACGAGTTTTACAAAAAAGGTGCGATTCCTGTTGATGACTATAAGCTTTACCACCGTCTTTTCTCGGAGATGTTTGATTTCGATTTTGAGAAAAGACTCGTCGACATGAATGTGGTATTGAACCGTTATGAATCCATTTTGGAGAAAACTGGCGTTTTGTCTCGCCTTCACAAAAAATTTGAGAATCATTTTCCTCTCGAAAATGAGAGTAGACAAAAAAAAAATAAAAGACGCTACATGCAAGTAACGCGAAAAGCTTTGTCCAAGTCTTCATAAAATAAAATTTTTAAAAATAAAAAAAAGTATGAGTTTCTTCTACGCCGTAAAAAAAGGACACAATCCAAATATTTACACCTCTTGGGAAGAGTGTGAACAACAAATTAACGGTTTTAGTGGATCTGAATTTAAAAAATTCAAAACGTCGGAAGAAGCGAATTCCTTCATGACATCAGCATTACCGATTACAAATGTTGCTGAATCTCAACAATTATCTTCAGAGCAACAAATCGCCTTTAATAAATACAAACGCGGACACAATGTTTTCATCACTGGTCCTGGAGGCACTGGAAAATCACATTTGGTAAAAACCATCAAGTCTGATTTGGAATCGAGGGGTGTAAAACACGCGGTATGTGCTCTAACTGGTTGCGCCGCCGTTTTGCTCAACTGTTGTGCGAAAACCATTCATTCGTTTGCCGGAATTGGTTTGTGCGCGGGGGAAATTCATGATGTAGTTGACAAGGTGATTCGCAATCGTCGAGCATGTGCAAATTGGAAAACAACTAGCGTTTTGATAATCGACGAGGTATCCATGCTTTCAACAAAAGTATTTGAAGTGCTCAATAAAGTCGCGCAAGTAGTTCGTAAAAACCATTCGAGACCCTTTGGGGGTATGCAGGTCATTTTTATCGGCGACTTTTACCAACTGCCACCTGTCGGTAGATATACCGAACCGGAGACGATCATGTTTTGTTTCCAGTCGCCGCAATGGCACTCGGTGTTTCAGCTGGAAAATCATGTTGTGTTGAAAACCCTTTTCCGACAAAAAGACGCCAAGTTTATCCAGGTTTTAGAAGAAGTGCGCCAAGGAGTTCTTTCGCCAGAGTCGGTCGAAATTTTGCAGGAGCGCAAAGTGGCCAAGTTCGCGGGCGCGGACGGAATCGTCCCGACAAAACTTTTCCCCGTGAATTCCGACGCCGACCGCGTGAACCAAATCATGTATATGAAACTAAAAGGCGAAGAGCATATATATGGCATTGAAAGCAAACGCGATTTCTCTACATACGTGGAGAGCGCAACCCCGATCCCAATGGAATTGATGGCGCTTTGCGAGACATTGAGCAAAGAAGATGCGGAACAACAGCTTTCACTTTTCGTGGAGGTTTGCAAGTTGTCGACGGAACTGCGTTTGAAAAAAGGCGCATTTGTCATGTGTTTGGCCAATTTGGACGTTGATGGGGGTATTTGCAATGGGTCGCAAGGCGTTATTGATGATTTTGTGGCAGTTGGTGGAAAGATGATTCCTGTTGTGAGATTCGTGAACGGTGTCAGTATGCGTATTTTCCCGAAAGTGTACCAGCATGGTGATTATCCGCGATTGGGAGTGCAACAACTTCCTTTGCGGTTGGCGTGGGCGTTTACGATTCATAAGTCGCAGGGAATAACACTTGATTATGCAGAGATGGACCTTGGGTCGCGAGTTTTCGAATGTGGTCAGAGTTATGTCGGATTGAGTAGGGTTCGAAGTCTTGAGGGGCTGTTTTTGAGTGAATTCGATCCGCGCAAAATCAAAACGAATCCGATTGTTTCTGAGTTTTACCGGGCGATACCTGTAGCACAAGATGAGAGTGTTATTAGCCAAAGTGCTAATGAAAGCCATAGTGTTAGTCAAAACGTTAGTGCTGTGAAAACCGCCGACTTTTCGAGATTTGCTTACAACAATCAAGGGTCTAAAACTACCGTAAAAGTTCTAAAACTACCGTAAAAGTTCCATAATCCAATGAAGTTAAGTTAAACATACAACTTAAATCCATTTTTAAACAATTTTAATTTTAACTAAACAATATACAAAATTCGCACCATTATACTGATAAAAACAATGGACGCCGAACTCGAAATTACCGAAAATAATCTATTGAATATTGTTAATTGGTTAAAGTTAGGGCACGTAGTTTGCTTGCACCACACGTATCGATGTGCACAATTTTATCATTCAATCGAAACAGTTGACGAGTTTGTAACCAAAGCTGCTGTCATATACATTGATTTAAAACGATGGCCTTCATTATTGGACGAAGATGAGTGGCCTTGTAACATACAGGAGGAGGGCTTTGTACCGTACAAGAGCACTCACGTACTTCCCAAAAAGGAGTACCATTTTGATTTACCATAAGGTACACAGAAAGGTCACGGATGCAAACAAAATGGCGCCCCATGCAGTA